TTTATTAACTTTTTCTGTCTTTAAAGTTATTTTATCTTGTGATTTTATTACCTTTAATAATTCCATTTTTTTAGTTTATTTTTAATAAAGCCTCACCGCCGGACACACAATTCGAAAGGAAGAGTCACAGAAAGGTCTCCGCTTCCGTTCCCTCCGTACTTGGAGACGCTGAAGTAGACCTTTCCTCTATTGTGGGTGATTGAGGAGTCGCCGTTCGAGTTTTCAAACTCGACGAGAGCAAATTTTCCATCTTTTGCCTTTCCCAAGAAAGCTCTGAACTGCTCTTTCGGGACACACAATTCGAAAGGAAGAGTCACAGAAAGGTCTCCGCTTCCGTTCCCTCCGTACTTGGAGACGCTGAAGTAGACCTTTCCTCTATTGTGGGGTGATTGAGGAGTCGCCGTTCGAGTTTTCAAACTCGACGAGAGCAAATTTTCCATCTTTTGCCTTTCCCAAGAAAGCTCTGAACTGCTCTTTCGTGTGATTGAGGAGTCGCCGTTCGAGTTTTCAAACTCGACGAGAGCAAATTTTCCATCTTTTGCCTTTCCCAAGAAAGCTCTGAACTGCTCTTTCGTCTCTTCAATGTTCCATAGATGGCCAGAGAATTCGGTCTTTACAACCCCATCGGAATAGGTGAAGACGACACCGTTGAAATCATCACCGTCCATTTCGAACGAAGAAGTGAGAGACATTTTTATTCGTGGTTAGCTTGTGGGACAGTTGTTTGATTTTCACAAAGGACGATTGTTTGGTCTCCAAAATGGTTCTCATCTCCTCCAAAAGCTTCGAGTGGCGCTCTTCCTGTTTCTTCATGGCGGAGAGGCAGTCGAATTTTCCAAACGTGCCGGGGGAATGCGTTCCATTGGAGAGAACCTTTCATTCTCTGTTCGCAGTATTTTGCGACGAGAACCGAAAGGAAAAACAGAACGGGTGGAGAAATAAAAAGTATTATTTCTCTGACAAAATATGCAAGGATATTCTGCTGTTGTGGATAGGGAGAGCTGCACAAGTTTTTGGTATATCTATCAAAAATTCGGAGAAGGTCGTTTTAGCGTGATTCCGATATTTTGTGACGCTACTTATTTTTTTTTACCCCTTGTTTACACTTTATGTTTATTAGGGATAATATATACTTGTTGTAGTACCATTAGGCAGGTTGATTTAAAGAAGGTTATAGCTTATGCTTCAAATAAATCTTGCGATTCGAAAGGAGTTCATTGGTAAACTCAGAGATTTTGTCGAATGCTTTCACAAGGGCGAGGATTTCGGACCGGTGACTTTGGACAAAGAGAATTCAGAACTGAGCCTCTGCAACCGAGTGTTGGGTATCCATAAATGCAACGACTTTTTGGGCCTTGACTTCCACCTCGAAGAACAAGAAAGCATCGAATTCGTTGACAATCTCGAGAAACAACTCGACATTGCGGAAAAATTCTATGGATGATATTTTATGACTCATAAAATATTTTATGTTGACTGGAGCGTGGTCAAATTCCGTTATTTCTCCTGAAGGGTTTCAAAGTGTTGCTGAGCGTTCAAAGCCCCTTTGTTTCCTGGGGCGTATTTGAGCTCTCTGTTCTTTTGTCGAAGACGCTCAATCTTCTTTAGGAGAAGGTCGTTCTCTTCCCTGAGTTCTTTGTTATTTTTCTTTTCGAGAAAAAGAGGGCTTTCCAAATGGCATTTTATCCATGAACTCGACGAAATACTCTCGATGATTATTTTAATCGCCTCGTCTTCGGGGATGAGGCCGCTCCCTTGATAAAAAACAAAACCTTCCTTCGCGTCAAACTGCTCTCCCCACTTGCAAATGTATTGGTGTGTTATGTTCTCTGCCCGGAAAATGTTTACCTCAGAACCCATGAACGTCTCCCCGTCGATAGAAAGAATAGCTGCGCGCTCATTGATAACGTAGTTTTGTCGAGGAAGAAAGTAAACTTCTTCGAGGAATTTTATGATGTTTGGAATGATGGAAGTTTTCATATTTTTAAATGTAGTCCTTGGGTGGGGGAGAAAGGTTCAATTTAAAAATATTTTGTGACCACAAAATGGAACATAATGCGACTCCTTTGACTTTTTTTCACACCCAAAATGTCAGGAGAATTTGTGTATCTCGTCACATGTCCGCATTACGCGAAGAACGTTTTCAAAGTGGGAAGAACATCCAGTCCTTCTTCGAGAAAAAAGGCATATGGAAAATCCGCAGATTTTGTCCGTTTCGAGAAAGTCGCGGATTCGAAAGCTACGGAACTCCATCTTATCAGGCGTTTCTCTGTTCTGTTTGAGTGCGTTAACGGAAAGGAATTCTTTGTCGGAGAAAAGAGAGATATGGAACTGTCGTTCGACGACAGCATCGCGAACTGGAGAACGAGAGAACACCTTCCAAAGAACACAGACGACCTCGAAGAATGGTGGGGGGGGGAATACTATAAATATAACAATAATAACCTTTTCGCTAATATAATGTAATAAATTGTTTATTGCAAATAATGTAAAGAATAATAGTATGCTATATTTCATCAGCGTTTTAGCATTGGTGTGGGTTCTTTGGCCCCTGACCGGAAGTTTTAATATATGACGCATTCCTGTATAATTTTTTATTTTTTTCTTTTTGTTAACGTTATTAAATATTTTATTTTCTTCTAAGTTATAAAAAAAAATAGCCTGTTTTTTTATTAAAGAAAAAAGTTCAAAATTCATACTGCTAACTTTCTCAAACTTGTCAAGACCCATTACCAAACCCATTTTATTGATTTTTTTTAAATTTACACCGTGAATATCTTTTTTATACCTTTGCGCGGTTACATAGGAGATTATCTAGATTTAGAGACGATCTATACTTTTAAAAAATTTTTATTACTAAACGGTTCCAATTTTTTTTTACCGAGTTCTTCCTATAATGATTTAACCGCTCTTTATTCATTTAATACACCCCTAACTCGACTAGATGAAGGCGATTTTTGTATATTGCTTGATGTTAATTTAAGGCTAAAAATGTTAACTCATTACTAAAACTAAGGTTTCAAACCTGAAACCCGTTTACTTTTGTATATGCAAAAGAACAAAACAGAGTTAAACTTATGTTTCTCCGCCTCTTATTCTTTCTATATTAAATTAAAATTCTTAAAATAAATGTAGACGTATATTTAATATTGAATGTAATTTTAACAGTAGCATTCTTAACATTATTTGAAAGGAAAGTATTAGCCAGTATTCAAAAAAGGAAGGGTCCTAATTGGACCGGTTTTTTGGGAATCTTGCAACCACTTGCTGATGCTTTAAAGCTTATATTAAAAGAAAATCCTGTTCCACAAAATGCTTCATCTGTTTTATTTTTTGGCGGCCCTCTTATATTATTAATTTTAAGCCTGAGTGCCTGGTTCGTCATTCCTTTTAATAACGAAACTGTTGTATAACAATATGTCATAGCTGTTATTATTGGTTTTTGTATTAGATTTTTTCTTTAATCGAATAGTATACATACGATCCTTTAAATTTATCAGCATATAACCAAACTAAACGTAAGGTTTTTTTTAAAACTTCAAAAATTGCTAGTCTGCTAAAATTTAATATATTTTATGCAAATACCGTTGCTTTTAATAAGGTTTTTATAAAACACAATTATTGTTTATCTTCTTGCTCTAATATCTATACGCAAACTAAACTTCTTTATTTTCCGATTATTTCTGTTAATAGGGGGCTGAATAGTGAGAAACTATTCCACCGTATATATAAGGTTTCCTATTTATAAATTTATTTTAATAGGGTTAATCGGCCCCTAAGTTTTATAATGACAATTATAGGCGATGGGTTTTGGGTTAAAATTCTCAAATTTTTCAGTAAGTGACAAAGGGGGCAGGTTATTTGTTCCGGGAAAACTAATATTTGAAAGTATTAGTATGAATAAACAAAGACTGAAAATGGGCATAGTAGAAACTAGGCCACTATAATATCTCAAAATTCTAGTTTTATACCTATCGTAAACACAACCTATACAAAAAAACAAACCGCTTGATACTATACCGTGGCTAAGCATTAAAAAAACACTACCGCCTACTGAAGTTTATGTAACAAATTTCATTTTAGATTCCAGTTTTTTTTCTTTTAGCGGATTCCTTATTGGGTTTTTACTTTTGACTGTTGGTTTTCTTTTTAAACTAGGGTCAGCCCCTTTTCATATGTGAATGCCAGATGTTTACGAAGGTTCACCTTTACTGATTACCGCTTATCTATCTACGTTGCCAAAAATTTCTCTGATATTTGTTATTTTTAAACTTTACTATTATGTCTTTTTTGAAGTTTTCTTATTTTCTCAAGGTTTGTTTACACTAACAGCTTTATTTTCTAAAAAGAAGTATCAAATCTTATATATAATATTTCTTAATTTGAGATTTTTAAATACCAAAATAACAAAAAAATTAACACTTAAAAAATATAAACCAAAAAAGAATAGTGTTAATCAAAAATATTGTGAATATTTGACCATCAGTAATAGAGATAACATTTGTAGGGATATAAGCAGAAACATCACCTGCTTGTGTTTCGACAACAGGTAAGGCTGTTAGTGATCCACCACCAAAATTTTTATTTCACCACAATTATTGGTTACCTGATTTTGTTACGCTTTACTCGGCACTTTTTTCCTACAGTTGTGCTACAATTTGCTTACTCGTTTTTGGTGTTTTAAAAAGTGTAACACTTGGTGATCTGATAAGGAGATTTATCGATATAGATAGAATTCGTGAAAATAAAATAAGGGCGAGAGGTTTAGAGAATTAGTCGCTGAAACCCATAATGCTCACGACTCATTTAAGATTTATTCCCGCAACCACTTATTGACTTTTGTCTCCTCTTTTTTTCTTTTAAGCGTCTCTTCTGGTACAGGTTTTGCACTTTACGTATCCGTTTGTGTATTGTTAAAAATAAAGGCGCTTAATATATTTAAAAGGGTATGTCCTGCTAGCATATTTGCAAAAAGTCGAACCGATAGACTAAAAGGTCTTATTAAATATGATACAACACTTCAATACCTTGCCCCATACACAGGTTGTGTTATAGGAGAATATTTTAGAGATAATGGTAAACATGCTTTAATCATCTACGATGATTTAAGTAAACAATTCAACGTATAGTCTCTGAGGATCCCTTTCAAAATAAATTTTAAGGTTTCCTGCCGATTGTCCCCGTGTACTAAGGATTTTTGCTACAACAAAAAGTTGGACATTAATGTTTGTTTTAATTTAATTTTTTATTGACTTTTTTATTTGGTGGATATAACTTAATAGGTAAAGTGACAATTTGTGAAGTTGTAAATATGGGTTCGATTCCCATTATTCACCCTCTGTATCGTTTGGCGGAATTGGTAGACGCGATGGGCTTAAAACCTATTTCCATGAGGAGTATTGGTTCGATTCCAATAACGGTTTATACTAGGCGAAAGTAATGTTGAGATTTTTAATTTTATGTCGAATATAAAACGTGTTAAAAAATCTAATTTTTATAAAGGTAAGGGGGTATTACAGTTTAAAAATTTTAAATTTACAAAATTAAAGGTTGGTAAAATTCGAATTTACTTATTATAGTAGCATAAGAACCAGCAGCACGTATGAACTGAGCCCCTTTATTTTCGCTTAATTCAATAGAATTAATTTTCAAACCAATAGGTATGTGTTGTAAATATGTAGAGTTTCCCGGTTTTAGAACAATATTCTCTTTCGCAAAGATACAATCACCCACTAATAAACCTTCTGGAGCTAAAATATATGACATAACACCATTAGAGTAAACAATTTAAGCGCCCCATTCTCTTAACACCACCTCCGCGATGATATCTAGTTATTCTACCTTGATTATTTCTCCCGGATATCCTTTTTAAACCAAACGTTAAATTTTTTATCGGCCTATCTTTTCACAATAATGTGGACATATTAAAATCAAATTAATTCTGCTAAATATCTTTTTTCAAGGCCTTACTTCTAGGGGTAAAAAAAAACTTTCTATTAGTATTTTTAAAACCCTTTTTTTGCTTCTAAAATTTAAGTACAAGCGAAAATTTATTGATTGTTATTTGCAATTTTTGGAAAAAGTTAGGCCTTTAATATATTATAAGGTTATGTTTATTGGAGGTAAAAAATATAAAATACCTACGTTAATGCCTATATCAAAGAGCTACTCCACTAGTATTAGATGGTTAATAAATAATGCTGATAAGAGGGATATTTTACCAGCATTTATACTTTTATTTATTGCTGTTCCATCATTTGCTCTACTTTATGCTATGGATGAGATTATTGATCCGGTTTTGACTGTTAAGGTAATAGTAAATTTCAAAGATATTATATTATATATAAGTAATTCCATTACTTGTATAAACAATCGTTGGGTTTTATTCTGGCTCCGAGTGAACGCTGGTAACATATTTTAACACATGCAAATCGAACGAAAAGTAAATTTACTTTAAGTGGTGACCTGGTGAGTAGTATAGGAGAATTGAAGTGTGGGTTAGGCCAAAAAGCCGGCCTCGTTTTTCACATCGTTTAACCCCTTAATAATGCGAAAGATTAAAACAGCAAGATTCTTTTTTAAAATTAAATATGGAAATAGCATCTCTAAAAACTTATTTACCAAGCTTAAACCAGTAATAGAATATTCAAGCATCCCATCATTTCTACGCATAATTAAAATAAATAAAAAATCTAAATAATGGTAGGGACAGGATTCGAACCTGTGAAGCATTGTAGCAAAAGGTTTACAGCCTTTTCCCTTTAACTTGAGAGAATGATCAGCCACATTGGGACTGAAAACGGCCCAAGTCTTCTAAAAGGGCAGCAGTGGAGAATATTTGACAATGGGCGAAAGCTTGATCGAGTAATGTTACGTGATATTTCTGGTATTTATATAACTATATTTTATCTTATTTCTTACATTTTTATCATGATAGGCCTATTTTTTTGTTTTTTATCACTAAGGGATCGTTCAAGCGGCCTTCTTGTTAAAAGAATAAATCTGTTTTCTAATTTACTTGAAGTTAATCCATCCCTTTCTTTTACAAGAAAAAATATTATTATAATATTAGTATCGATAGAATTAATGTTGTTAGCTGTTAACTTTAATTTTGCTATATTTTCTGTTTTATTGGAGGATATGTTTGGTCAGGTTTTTATTCTTTATACGTTGACCTTAGCCATAAATATTGCTTAATAGCAAAAGTAAAAATAAGGAACCCTATTAAAATTATATTTTTAAAGAAAACAACAGCAGCATCGTTATAATAAAAACCAGCAAATAAATAATATGAATCGTTGGTTAAAGCTGGTGAAATGCTTCAATTTTCTAACGATATTCAAGGTATGGCGCTAAATCTAAATTCTGAAACAGTCTCTGCTGTTTTATTTGGTGATGAAACAAAAATCAAACCTGGTGAATACGTCGAAGGAACTGGAAACGTTATATTTAATATTTGGTGGCTTTTCTGGTATTATAGGTACTATATTTTCTATGATTATAAGGTTAGAATTAGCTGCTCCGGGTTCTCAAATATTGAGTGGTAATAGCCAACTTTACAACGTTATTATTACGGCGCATGCCTTTGTTATGATTTTCTTTTTTGTTATGCCGGTTATGATAGGCGGTTTCGGAAATTGATTCGTTCCTTTAATGATTGGTGCTCCTGATATGGCTTTTCCAAGGCTTAACAATATAAGTTTTTGATTACTACCGCCTTCCTTATTTCTAGGGTTGGTAAGATTCTTTGCGTTATATCAAATTAAACCACATACTCCACCGCTTATACAATCTTCCGTCAGTTTCTTTGAGTTTTAACCTTGCGGTCGTAGTACTCAGGTGGAATATTTACGCGTTAGCTTAATTAATATAAAAAGGCAAGTCATTTTTAGACAGTCATTAAGGGATTTGAAATCTTCAGTTTCTTTGAAAAATTAGAAAATGTATTTATTACCTTTATTATTCCCTTTATTAAATCTTTTTATTTCTTGCATTTTAGGTAAATTTTTAGGAAAACGTGTTCCTAACTCACACGCCCGTGCGGTTAATTCATCGCATGAGTCCTCTTCTTTTATTTTTTATGTACTGGCCTTTTTAGGGTTTTTAAGTATTTTTATAGGTTTTAAAAACTTTCCAACCTAATCGCATTAATTGGTCATATCTATACCTTGGCAAAGTTGCCCTGACTCATATAAAAGCGAATAGGTAAATATAAACTTTTATTATGACAAAATATGCAAGGATATTCTGCTGTTGTGGATAGGGAGAGCTGCACAAGTTTTTGGTATATCTATCAAAAATTCGGAGAAGGTCGTTTTAGCGTGCAAATAAATCTTGCGATTCGAAAGGAGTTCATTGGTAAACTCAGAGATTTTGTCGAATGCTTTCACAAGGGCGAGGATTTCGGACCGGTGACTTTGCACCGGTCCGAAATCCTCGCCCTTGTGAAAGCATTCGACAAAATCTCTGAGTTTACCAATGAACTCCTTTCGAATCGCAAGATTTATTTGTACGCTAAAACGACCTTCTCCGAATTTTTGATAGATATACCAAAAACTTGTGCAGCTCTCCCTATCCACAACAGCAGAATATCCTTGCATATTTTGTCCACAATAGAGGAAAGGTCTACTTCAGCGTCTCCAAGTACGGAGGGAACGGAAGCGGAGACCTTTCTGTGACTCTTCCTTTCGAATTGTGTGTCCCTGCCCTTGAAAACGTCGCTTCATAGAATATATTTTTGCTGGATAAAATATATCTGAGATTGGAAAAAGCTAAAATCTTCCTTTGACTAAAGGCCGAAACATTGCGCGTTTTAAAAAAAGAAACGTTCGCATATTTTACTCACATAAAATATGGAACAAAGCAACCAAGTTTATCTCAATGCGACTCACCACTGCGGCATGTGGTATTTTCAAGTCTCCTCGAAAGAGGAGGATCGCAGATGGGATTAAGTGCGGCTCAAGAGCTCTCCTTCGAACAAATCCCACCATTCCGCCGTTTGATGAGGAAGTTTGTTCTGTAAGGAGAAATTCTGGATATGTTCTTTTGAACGGAAATGTTTTTTGACTTGTTCATCCGAAGAACACTTCTCTTGGCAAATAAGGCATGTTCTATCAGAGAAAATTTTGGGTTCACAAAAAGTATAAAGGGACCTGAAAAGAAAATTCCAAAATTCTTGAAGTTTCGCAACTTTTTTGTGTCAAAATGTTGGAGAAACTTCCGCTCGACAACCTGTTGCAAATTCTTGGTTACCTCAACATCGAGGACCTTGCGGCAGTTGACAGAAGTCACAGAGCTCTTCAGTTTGCATGCGCCCAAGTCTATCTGAGGGATAAAAAGCACCAGAGACTTTCCCTTTTTCTCAAGTCTGTCAATCCAACAATGAGATGGGGCGAAAGGTGGTCGTCCCCAACCCATATCAGCGCGATGAAAAGAGCCGGAAATACAAACAGAGTTCGGAGGAACCCCTTTGAGGTACCAAAGAACGGGAGAGTCGAAGTTGAGAAACGCTCGAAGAAGAGACAAGCAATAAGACTGTTGGAGGAGACCCTCTCCAAGAGAAGGAAAGAAAAGAACAAGCTTTTGTACGACCTTTGGCACTGCAATCAAAACGACACTTTTGGGCGAGACAAGGCAATCCTTGAGGTCTATAGACTTTTGAAGGAAACTGTTGATGATGACCTCATCACGACAGAGATTACTCTTTTGCTTCAGGACAACGGTTTCTACGACTCTGATGAAGAAGCGAATTTACGTTTGATGATGTGCTTCGACGACAGCGTATCGACATTGGATGGAAAGTAGACTCTTGCGGAAGAAGGTACATCGACTGTGGCGTGAAACCTCTTCAGAAATGCGAGTTGATGAAGGGTGGTTCTTACGGAAAGGTAGACCCTGTGCCAATCTCACAGAAGGCGGCTCCCAAGGCGAGCGTTCTCCCTCACAAGAATCTGTTCCCCAAACGATGGAATGATCGGATTTCACTGAAGAGCACGCTTGCGTGCTCTTCCATTCTCAGAAGAGCGTTTAGGGAGGAACCTTTGTTTTTCACGAGAAGGATTGGCCAGAAATAAATATATTTTCACGCAAATATATAAAAAGTTTGTCTCCTTGGCACCATCGACAAGTTCTAAAAAAGAACGTATAGAGCGAAGAGGTACGCGATGTCAAACATTGAACTTTCCTAAAATATTTCTTGAAATATTTTTATTATGGAGTCTCTCGTCTATTTTTGTCTTGGAACGTCTGCTTCTTTTGCTGTCACAGGAGCAGCCGTTTTCTCTTGGAAAAGGTGCGTCCCAAAGCTTTTCGACAAAAGAGTGTTGAAGGTCTCTGGTGCTCGTCTTTTCGAGATTGACCCTCGACAAACGAGAGCGACATTTGCCCTCAAGCCCCGCGGAGAAGTTTCGAAAGTGAAGTCTCTCGGATTTAAAGGAAGAACACACAAGAAGAACCTTTTGTCTGTGGGAGCGATTCTGGGGAAAAAGGTGTCTGATTCTCTTCCTGTCTTTCCAAATGTGGTGGAAGTCAAAGAGAGCGACGGAGACGTGTACATTGAAACTGTCGGAGACGAAGATGTAGCGAGCAGCGACGCTGAGGCATTGCAACGTTACATCTCTCACTATGAAAGGAACCACAAAGAAGATGGAAAGGATTTTTCTGATACCGTGATGACAACTTGTTATTTGGGAGCAAGTTGTGGCTTGTATGCTGGGGCTGGAATCGCAGTCATCGACATGCTGTGCTCATAGAAAATATTTTGTTCAAACAAAATATTTTATCAAGTCTCTTTGGTGTGGGAGACTTTAAGGCTCCAAACATCCCAATCTCCGCTGTTTTCACATGGTAGGTCAATGTCCCCATAATCTCTAAAATACGTCTCTAGTTCTTTGATGGCTTTTTCTTCAGAGAGGTGGAGGGACCCGCTGAGAGGGACGAGTTCGGGATGTGACGCTGTGTAGTCGTCTTTGACTATCGCAAGGAAAAAGACTTGTGACATTTTATGGTAATATTTTGTTGCATAAAATATTTCTATTGTTCTTTTGTCTCCTTTTTATTGGAAGAACTGAGCTCATGGAGGTTTTGATTTTTTGTGGGTCCTTACCAAAACAAAGACCTCCGCTGAGGTTCACTTAATCTAATCCGGATTTATGAAAAGTTTGGCGCCCTCAATCATCCAAAGCGTTTGGCAGATGCTTGGTTTATCCCAAAGTTCTTCGTCAAATATTTTCAAGCAAAATATTTTATTCAGAAGCACAAAAGGTGCAGCGCTTTTTTGCGGTTTTTTCTTCTTCGCATAAGGGGTCTCTCCAATTTGGGAATTCTTTGTCCAGTATTTTTTCCCTCTCGATGGTCAGTTGTTTTTCTCTTTTTGGGTCTTCAAGTTTGGCTTGCGCCCTTTGGTTCTGAAGGAAAGGGTCATTTCTCTTTGGGGGAAGGTGTCCGTGAAGCTGGTAATATTCCCGAGTTTTTCTGACATTTTCTTCCCATTTTCTGTTGTTTTGGTTTTCGTCCCAGCCAGGGAACATAGAGTCCATAATTTTTCTTCTTTCACATGGGTAACGTGTAGAGTTTTTTCTTTGTTCTCCGAGCCATGCTCCCAAAACAGTTCGACTTGAAGGAAATTTTTTGTCGTTGTTATCCATCCATTCTCTTAGAGCCTCCACCTTTTCGAGAAATCCTTCGTCTCTGGGATTGTACAAAAAATCTTGGCCATGGGACAGAAATATTCCTCTTATATCGTTGTATTCTGAATCCTTTTCATTTGGAGATAGTCTGTACGCCTTTTTCCAAGTGTTGAGCCTTTCGTAAAGGTTTTTGTTTTTTCCGGCTGTGAGCTCACAACGGTTTTTTTCGAGCCATTTGTCAAGGTCAATACACAAAATTTCAAATTTAGTTTCTCGAAGGTCCCATTTCCATCCTGGAATAATTTCAGCCGCTCTGATTATTCTTTTGTCGACGGGAACCGTCCTCCTGTTTGCATATTTCATCCTAAGCCTCACACAAAACCAGTACAATTTTTTGTCGGTGGTCTTTTCCGGGAACACGCCCTTTTTGTCCACAAATTTTTTGAGAAGCTCCAAATTCGCGAGGATTTTCTTGGTTGCAAGTTCGCGGTTTCTTTTATGTTCTGTCAATGTTCTGTACGCCTCCCTTCCAGAGAGCAGGGATTCGAACTCTTTAGAGTACGCCGTCACATCAAATTCTTCGGAAAGAATATGTTTCTTGTTGAGGTTCCTTATTTCGTCCAGGCACTTGAGAAAATCTGCTGTAATTTCTAGAGCTTGAAGCGGAACCTTGAACATCTCTGTTTTTCCCAATCTCGAATCAGAGAACATGTAGTGCATATTTCTCTCGAACAAGTCGCAATTGCCGGTTTCGTATGTTCTTTCGAATTCCTGTTTTTCCGAGGAGCCCGTGCAGTATGCGCTCAGTCTTTGTGACAAATTTGTAGCTTTCCCCACCTTGTATATTCCAGGATTTTTCGAAATATCTTTGAGGATGTACACAAAACCGTTCGGAGAGGTTTCGACAAGTTCTTTTTCGTCCTTCAGCGTTTCGAAAACGAGTATCTCGGCGAATTTCGCGAACAAACCGCTCATCGTTTTGTATTTGTCGCTCGCGTCTTCGAGAGAGATTTTTGGTTCTTTGTCTACTTTGACAGTGCAATGTTTTTCGATGACAGAAATTTTGACTTTTTGTGAAGAATGAAGGAAGAAGAATTTTCTTTTGCAGGAGCCAAAGAAAATCTTGTTCAGACGTATAAGAAATGCAAGTTTTTTGTCTTTGTTTGTCGAAGTCTTCGAGAGAATTTTCTTGAGAGACTCAAACTCAAAATATTTTCTTTCTCTTGAGTTGACAAGGAACTTTTTAAAATCTCTCGCGCCGTTCTCAAGGTGAGCGGACCCGAAATACTTCCCAATATCCAAACAACGAATATGGAGCGCTTTATCCGAGTCAAAAATAAAGTTGAACGTCGCGTCATCGCAAACAACGAAACCTTCCAAAAAACGCTCCATTGACCAACGCTCAGTATTTGCTTAAGTTCACTTAATCTAACCCGGATTAGATTAGATTTTCTCAAGCACAAAAAATCAGAAACAGAGCTCTGTTTCTCTCTTCCCTCCATCCATTCTTTTTTATTCAAATATAAAAAAGGTTCTACTCTACCAGAATTCGAGGAGTGACACCCATCGCCATCAGCTCTTGAAATCCGAGTTTTGTGGAGTAAGGTATCGACATCTTGACAACGTTGCTCTTGCCGTGACAGGCTCGGCAGTATTTCTTTTCCTTTGTTTCGACCGCGAGAAGACCACAAGCTTTGCAAACCCACACTTCGAACTTGTCGCAGCTGAGGAAAAATCTGTCCCTCAGACAGAAAGTTGCTCCGGACCCTACAAGGCTGTCTCTTTCCATTATCCCCGTTTTTAACCCCCCATTTCGGCTTCTGCCTTCTGTCGGTTGACGAGTGAGACTCTGGATTTTACCAGTCGATCTGGCGTGCATCTTGTCGTCCACCATGTGCTTCAGGCGATTGTAGGCGACAGAACCCACAAACAGAGCGACTTCCATTTTCTTGCCTGTGCGACCGTCGATGAAGAACTCTTTTCCACCTGGAGAATACCCCCTCTTCTTCAACTCATCCTCTACAATCTGGTAGTTGCTCGTGAAGGGCGTGCAATCGGTGTAGCTTCCAGAGTATCCGTTCGTCCTTGGATTTCTCCTTTCGAGTTCTTTCAACGCATCGTCCGCTCCAGGAAGGTCCTTTCGTATCCTCGCGGCCAGAACGCGATAAAGTTCTTCGTATTCGAAACGATGAGAGTCAGGAAGTTCTCTGTGTGCACAGGCTGTCATCTTTCCAGTGTTGCTCTCCTTTGGCTGTCCGATGGTCATACGAGACGGAAACGCAAGAGGATTGATGAGAAAGTCTGGATGAGTCGCAGAGAACGCATCGGAAGTGAATGGCATATTCTCTTCGCTTTCAAAGAGAGAGAACACTCCCTTTTGCGAGTGGAAGCTTGTCGCCTTGTCTCCCGTTTCCGGGATTCTTGTGGTTGCAACAGCCACACGAATGCAAACGTGTCCGCTCGTGTCCTGAAAATACGAGACGCTGGTGACGCATCCCTTCTTGTCCTTTCCAAAGTAGACAGATTCATCCTTTCTCGTCGCTCCAGAAACATCAGCGACGGCGATGAGAATGTCTCCGTCCTCGACCACCTCTCCAACTTCGACAACTCCGTTCGAATCGAGATGGTCGAGACGCGGGCGCTCCTCCACATCTTCGCAAAGACATTCCCATTTTTTCTTCCCCAAAAACTTCTTTTGTTTGCTGTCCTTTTCCTTTGTTCCTGGAGGGTCTTGGTTCAAAGGATTTCTGTTCCAGAACACAGTCTGCCTGTCGATGAAAGCTCTTCTTTCGTCTTCTTTCTTTCGGCAGACGATGCCCTTGTGACCAGCAAAAGAAGGAACATATTCAGACTCGCACTCGGGACACAGCTTCACCTTTTTGCCGCAGTTCTTGCACCACAACCTTTGACAAGACTCTGAAAACTTGACATCTTGGCAGTGGGAAGGGGAGAGCTGCTCCTTCCCACTGTCGATCTTTGCCACAGAGTTTTGGATGTGGTCAGAGACCATTCCTCCCCTCTGCGTAAAGGCCTTGCACGCAACGATGGCATCCTCTTGTCCATACCCCTCGTAGCTACACACTGCTACAACGAGATTCTGACAAATGGGGCTCTCGTTCATTCCAAGGAGACGAGCTGCCTTTGTGCTTGAAAGCGGCTTCTGAGGGTAGCGAAGAACATGCTGGTCGTAAGGAGCGATACCAAAGTCGAGACGAGGAACTGCAACAGAAGACTTTGCCATGCTCGCAAAGTACGAGAGACGAGGAGACGGATTGTTTGCAGAATATGGGATGATGGAAGCACAAACTCCATAGACCAAAAGAGGATGAATTTCGCAATGCGTCCATTTTGTCTTGCTCTGGGAGAGCTGCTCCGCGGAAGGACAGATGAGGCTGTGTTCCTGCTGCTCCGCATCGAGAATTTCAACGATGCCAAGACCGACAAACTCTTGCCATGTGATGTCACCCCTCTTCAACCTCTCGAAATGCTCCTGGCCAAACTCGAGCTTCCCATCTTTCACCACCATCAAAGGACGAACGAGTCTCCCTGCATCGCAGTTTACTCTCACCTCGTTGTGCTTCTCATCAAAGACGAAGCAACAGTCCCAGAAAAAGTTGCCAGCTCTCTTGAGGACAGAGAGCGCTTCGACGAGTGCCTTGGGAGAGTCGGTCGAACCCATAATGACTCCATTCAAAAACACAAACGTCTCCAGTCCAAAATCTTGAGAAAAGTCTTCGAGAGCAGAGAGGATTTCAAAACACTCTTCGATGGTGCATCCGAGGCTCACAGTCGCAGAGAGAGCAAGAACTTTCGACAGACCAGTTTTGTCCTTTGACTCTGGTGTGTCTGGAGGGCAAATAAATCCATAAGAAGATTCGTGGACCCTTCTCGGCTTTGTCATGTTTCCTTCCGTTCCGATGGCTGCATGAACCTTTCGAAGATTGGACGCAGAAGCGACTCCGTTCATCCTTTCGTAGAGCTGGGAAGTTCCTTGCTTCTTTGTCTTTGTGTTGAAGCTGCTCCAGTTTCCTGTGCTCATCGCTGTGCGGATTTTCTTTGTGATGTTTTTTGAGTGGATGGGCTTGAGGGGGTCCGCTGTTCTTTCTCTCCCTTTGCAAGAGTCCTTGATGAACTTGGTCGTCTGGTTCCACATGCTGTAGAATAGATTGTTCAACAGAGAGTCGACACAATCTATCCTCTTGTTCGTGTAGTGATCTCTGTCTTCGGGTTTTTTATCTCCCGTCTTGACCTTGAGAGCTCTCGCGAGCATGTAGCACATGAACCAAACTTTCTTGTCTGTCTCTTTGTAGCAAGGGAACAACTTGTCGCAAAGTTCCTTTGACAGGGTCGCGACCCAAACGGCGAGCTTGATTTCCGCTTCATCAGCAGGAAGGTCATCGATGCCCTTTGGGTTTTTGTACCCCATGCAAACAAGAGCTTTCGCCATCGTCTGGACTCTTTGCTTTCTCGAGTGGGGAAACATCGCCCTGGCATGTTCCAAGCTGGGAATGAGCAAACTTCTCTGCTCTTTTGTGAGGTTCTTTGCCTTGATGAACTTGAGAAGGTCCAGATACGAGATGCCCATCGCTTCCAGCACAACGCACAAAGGGATTCCCTTCTCTGAGAGATGCTGTGCATACAACATGGCCACGCCATTTTCAAGACCCACATAGACCGTGGTCGTTCTCGTGTTGCTTGTCGCAGAGATGCGTATCTCTGAATGCACCTCGTACTTTGGCATCTTTTTGTTCGCCTGTTTGTCTGCATAGGTATAGACCCTCCCAAACGCTCCCCTCTCAGAACAGACGACGATAATTTCTCGTTCGACGATGAAATATCCGCCTCTGTCCGTGGGGTCCTCCCCACGCTGACGACATTCGTCGCCCTGGAGATTGTACCTCGTCAGGTTGCAGAGACAACTTCTCACCATCACAGGAATCTCTGCGATCGTCTGTTGCTCGTAAACTGCGGTCTCTCCGTCCGCAGTCGTCACAATGATGTCGCAATAGAATGGAGCAGAGTACGGGATTCCTCTCCTTCTGGCGTCCGAAGGGAAGATGTCCTTTATCCTATCGTCAACTTCGCGATAAGTCACCCTTCCAAACGTCGGATTGGTGAATTCGACGACCTGAAACCAAGACTTTTTCTTCTTGGCGGCGGGAGCAGCGCGTTCCTCATCTTCGTCTTCGACGACCTCTTCCTCCCTGTCAATCTCGACCCTTCCCTTCTCTCGGATGATGTTGGGGAGAAGCTCCTGAACAAACTCATTGTACGCCTGAATTTGATGGTGCGCAGGTCCAGTTTGAGAAAACCAAACCTTGAAAAGTTTCCACAGTTTGTCGTTGAGAGCGTCCATGTTTTTTGATGTACAAAAAAACTGAGATAAAATTCTGGGAGACTCTCGTTTTTCGAAAATGGGACTTTCTCTTTCTCGTCTTTTTTCGTGGGACTTTGAAGAAGAAATAAAAAAAGACATCGAACTCGGAATTTCTTCAGAGGAAGAAGAAATTTTCAGGGAGGAAGAAGAAAAATATTTTGAAGACAAAAAATATTTATCGAAGCTCCAGAGGCGCATTTCATTCCTTTTCTTTCACAATGAAGTTCTCAAAGAATCCGAGTTCTTACTTTGCTCTTTTGGAAAACGTCAAGGACGAAAAGTTTGCAAACTCTCTGTTCCTTTCAAGAAATGTCAGAGACTCGAAAAGGGCTGCTCTCCTTTGTTCTCTCGTCGAGGCGATCCTCTTGTTTGACGACGTTGCGACTTTGAAGTACCTCTGTGAGAAGAGGTGGCTGCTGAAAATTCACAGCAGCAACGAAGGTCTGCTCACCTTTGGCTTTCGCCATTGGAGGCGCGAAACGTTTGACATCAAGATCAAGGTCCTCGATGCCCTCATCAAAACAAACTGTTTCAAGGTGCATTCGTGGCTCACACAAGAGCTCGGAATATGGCTTTGGATTGGCCAGGAAAACACTTTGGAAAGTCTGGAAATATACGGCAAGTTTCTCTCGCAAAATATTTACAACTAAATATTTTTAATGAAGGTATCCCTTCCCGAAGCAAAACAACTCGCAAAAAAACTTGGTATTGACCTTGAACAGGTTCCGATCCATATCTGGAGATACGGATTGCAGATCGAGACGGAACATTTGGAAAGCGTTTCATGCAGCATGCATCAGGTTGGAAAAGTTACGCGCGACCATCTTTTAGAATATGGGCCTTTGTACTATGTTTTGCTCGAACGGATGGAGCAGCGACTCGATGAGCATTTCAAGGGAAAGAAAAAACCGAGAGTTCTCCTTCCTGGGACAAAACTTCCATCCAAGTGCAAATAAAATATCACCCAAATAATTTTCTTTTAAAGAAAATTATTTTTTATTTGAATATGGACCATTCGCTACGTAAAAATCTGAAAGATGAGCAAGGTTCTATACGGAGCTGTCTCTGCATACGGAGCAGAGAGAATTTACGAAAGATTCGCAAAGGAAAGGAAGACATTTCATGAACAAGAACTTGTCGAATGGGTGACGAGGCCTTCCGGGAAGGCCTCGGAATACCAAACAGCAAAGGAGAGACTCTCGCTTTTCTTTTGACGGAACTTTGCTTCCCTTTCGGAGGGAAAAAGGTTGTCTTTGCGGACGGGCTACACTACGAAAAACAGACGGATAAAAAGATGGATGAAGGGAAGGAGATTTATATCGCAACACAGAATATCGTCGAATGTCTCGAAAAAATGGTGGAAAGACAATTCTTCTGAACAAGGAATATTTTTTATATTCAAAAAATATTGAAACCTTCCCAACGAACCATATATTTTTTTCTGTTTGAAAATGAACGACCTTCCGCCCGAGATGCTTCTCGCAATCCTCGAGTTTTTTGACATCGAAACCCTTGTGTCGTTCACAGAAACTTCCCATTTTTGGCATATTTTCATCCACGAAAACGCAAAGTTGCTTGTCCAGAAAATCTCGTGCGAATATGAAGATGCACCTCTCTTCTTCAAGAAAAAGTTTGATGGAAAACATTCCACCTCTCCCTGCACCTTTTCCGTCGACCCGCTCGGAAGATTGCAGGGAGAGGTAAAAATCTGTGATGACTCTTTCTCGTTCAAAGATGGACAGCTCCACGGAAAATGCAAAGAGACTCGGTACTTTGGTCAGGACGAGTGGACACGCGAAACGTCAAACTACAAGGAAGGAAAGCTTCATGGCGTTCTCATCAAGGAGCAGTCGGATTTGTTCGATCCCCCAAAACTGAAACAAGCGGAAATATGGGAAGAAGGCAGGCTTATTTTGCGAGACATAGAATTCGAGGAAAAAGAAGGCATCACAACAACATTTTCTCTCTGTGGGGAGAGAGTGTGCCAGGAAGAAACTTGGGATTGCTACAAAAAGATAACGAAAGGGCAAGGGGCCACAACGACCATAGAATACATTGATGGCGAACGCTTCGTCACCGTAAACGGAGAACTGCTGGATGGACCGAGAGAAAAAGGAGAAGCGTGGTCTCGCTGCTGTGAAAAGCATCAAAGGGAAATGCCCTGCCACATCTAGTGAATTTATTTCTTTTGCAAAAGAAATAAAATATGTTGCTACAAGATTTTTCCTCAAGTTCAAACCCCATTTTGTCCATGTTTCCGAAAAGTTCATTCAGCGCCTCACCAGAGAGCTCCATTCTCTCCTTGATGTGGTAAGGAGAAATTTTAGGGAACAAAAAATCAGAGGAGTTTCCTGTATGTTTCGGAGAGACTCGCTTGCGGCGAAAGAGCGTATCCAAACAATTTTGTTGGTCAAATTACCTCTTTTTCGGAATCCACAAAATACGGCGACTGTTAGGCAAGCTCTCCTCCCGCGACTGTGAAACTCCCGTCTCGCGCATTCAGAGTGGCGTCTCCCATCTTGGATATCTTTTGGAAGAAAAAGATATTTAGAAATTTTTAATGAGCACCTCTACGCTTTTCGCAGAGGGATTTTTCGAGTTGACGCTTCTTCTGCAAGAGATGTGGACAATCTCAAAATCTGAAAACTCGTCGAGCACAAGAGGGACGCAAGAGTTGCTCAAAAGAAATTTGAACTCCCCTTCCTTGCAAAGGGTAAAGAGTTTTGCGTGCTGTTCCGCGCTGAATCCGTCGCATGTATATCCAACGAAAGAATTTGCTTTTTCTGGGACATACGGAGGGTCAAGATAAACAAAATCTCGAGTTCCGACATTCTCCAACGCCTCAGAGAAACAAGAGACAGAAAACTTCACGGGAGCAAGAAGCTTAGAGATTTCGAGGATGTGCTCTTTCTCAAACACTTGAGGGTTTTTGTAGTGACCAAACGGCACATTGTACCCATTAGGCCCCTCTCTATAAACTCCGCGAAAGCATGTTTTGTTAAGGAACAAGAACATCGCCGACGTTTCTGGAGCTTTTCTTTTTTTCTCTGTGTTGAAGTTTTTCCTTGTCCAGTAAAAAAACGCTTCCTGGGAAAGAAGAGCCTCTCCTTCCGTCTTTGCGTCTCTTTTTCCTTTCATCTCTTTGCAAGAGCGAAATTTCTCCATGATGTCCTCCAAAGATTCGATGAGTTTTTCTGGTCTTTTCTGGATGTTCTTGTAGAAAAATATCAGGTTCTCGTTCTTGTCCGATACATAGATTTTTCCCTTGACTCGAATTTCTCCATCCCTCACCTTTCTTAAAAGACCCAAAAGGACAGACCCTCCACCGACAAAGGGTTCATAGTAATTTTTTATGGTTTTGGGGAAAAGCTCAAGGACGTTTTCGAGAATTTGCGACTTTCCTCCGACCCATTTCAAAGGGGGTTTTGACATTTTGCTTACGCCTCTCAACTTTGTTCTTTTTCTCGTTTTATCTATTCTGTGGATAAATAATTCTGGACAATCTCGGAAAAAGCCACAAACTCGACTCCCATCTCATTGTAAAACGCGAGAATTTTCTTCTTTTTCTCGCATGCTTTGTCGCAAAAAACGCCATAACTTTCCCTGCAAAGTCTTTCCGCTCCTCCGATGCAAAGTATTTTGAGAGGCTTCCCGTAAAGTTCTGGAACTTCGCAGTACAAAAATGGGACGGATAAAATTTTCTGAGACGCTGTCCCTGTTGTCATGTAAGTTTGCGTTTTCACCTCGAATATCTCTTCTTCTGTTTCGACATCGGGGGCTTTTCCTTCTTTCTTTTGTGGGCGCTTTGGCCTCTTCCCAAGAAGAACGCACATCTCTTCGCAAAGAGCTTCTCCGAAAGGTCCGGACCATTGTCCTTTCAGCTTTAGGTCTGGTCTCTTTTTCGCCAGAATTTTCCTTCCCCAGCTGTCCTCGTATTTTTTAAGTTTTTGCGTATACTGCTTTATCGTCTTCTTCTCCACAGGGGGTAAGAAACTGAGGTCTCCAAAAATCCATTGAAGAACTTTCTTTTCCCGAAGAAGAACAATCCTTTTGTCTGTATTGTCCTCGAGAGAGTCTAAAAAATTTGAAACTGTCGCTTCCATATTTTTCTTTACGGTACATTCCAAGCCATGTTTCGCTTCTATCAAAACACAAAGAAAAGATGAAGGTTCAGATTGTCAACAAGTCGAGCAACGACATTCCTCGGTACGCAACTCCAGGTTCTTCCGGTCTCGACTTGAGGGCTAACATCCCGGAAGACGTCGTTCTTGCTCCCCTAGACAGGGCACTTGTTCCGACAGGGCTTTTCCTTTCTATTCCTTCTGGAATGGAAGGACAAATAAGACCAAAGAGCGGCGTTGCATACAATAGAGGACTTACTGTTTTGAACAGCCCCGGAACGGTCGACAGCGACTACAGAGGGGAAATCTGTGTGTTGATAGTGAACCTTTCCAACGAAAGCGCAAACATCGCCAAGGGAGAAAGAATTGCGCAACTCGTCTTTTCCAAAGTTGCGAGAGCAAAATGGGAGGAAGTTTCCGAACTCTCAGAAACGACGAGGGGAAAAGGAGGTTTCGGTAGTACAGGAACACAATAAAAATATTTTTACAAAAGAGAAAAATATGGAAAGGAGCGCAGCTCCCACATGTTCAAACTCCTTTGGGAGGAGTACCTTTTTAGAGATTCTGATGTTTCCATCCAGGAAACTGTGGAAAACGAACAAGATTTTTTTGTGGTGAACGTGAAGCTCTTTATCTCTCAAGAAGAAATTTGCGGTTGGTCTGAATTTCACACTGGAGGCGAAACGCGCCATAACTGGTTTTCATGGGGAGATTTCACCATAGACAAGTTTCTCTCCGATGCCTGCAAACTCTTTGATGAAAGCCCTCGCCTTGTGAAGCTGTCGAGAGACAGACACAAAGAGGCGATCCGAGAGAGGTAATTATAATATTTTTGCTCAAAAATATTTTATTCGCATAGAGGACACTCGCCGCACTCAAAAAGCCTTTCATCATCGCTCTCTGCGTTGTTTTTTCCAGCGTAAGCCCTCGCACACTCTGGGCAGTAGACAGCAGAACATTCGCACATTGCACAGGGAAAGTCCGACGGTGTGTCTGTAAATCTGTAGCGCAGACAAGCGGCGCACTGCTCCCTGTCGTCTCTCAAAATTCCCTGATTCTTCCTTTTTTGTATCCATCTCTTGTGCTGTCGAAGAGTCGAAAGAGTCGGAAGTTTTTCCACCCTCGAGACGACGTCGATGGGTTTTGTGACTCCTCTACAAGACAGAGGAGTCCTACCCCTTTCTGAACAGCAGACAAAACCCGGAACAAGGCCGAGATTTTCCCTGCAAAAAACACAGAAATAGTGCCTTCCGTCTTCGCACGCGGTTACTTCCTCCCCCCAGATTTCGTCTTCGTTGTCGACAAGCTCTTCCTCATCCACAACGTCCAAACAGACACAACAGAGATTGACTTGGACGTCTCCATAACCGAGATCTCCATTCTCGAGAAATTTCTGGTTTTCTGCCAGCTTCTCGAGCGCTTTCTCTCCCATCAGCTTTTGAATCTTTGCGTATCCGCGCGACATCTCTTGTAAAATATTTCTGATAAAATATTTTATTCACTTTTTCAAGGAAAAGATAGAATGTTTTTCCAAAAATAACAATCATCGTTTCTCCTTTGACCGCATCTGATACACGCCTTTTTTCACTGCACAAGCGCCCCACGAGATGTCCATCATCGTACGTGTTTTTCCTGAGATATCCTTCACATCGACCGAATCAGGGGGTCATTGTTTTTCTGATGTTTTGCACACTGCACACCCGAGACTCTCAAGTGCCACTTGTTCGCTCCAAGGAACGACGTTTCTCCATTTTTTAGCTTTTTATTCAAAGGCTAAATTCAAAAAACACAGGCAAACTCGAGGTCGGTCTCCATATCGAGAAGCTCTTGAAGCTCCCTTTTGACATCTTGGATCTGTTGTTGGACGCACATCAGTTCGAGGGAAATGTAGTCTTCCCACAAAAGCCCTTTGTTCGCTTGAAATTCTTCGTCTCCGTTGTACGTCGTCTCAAGGTCAACATTAGAAAGAATTTCAACAGTCGACATTTTTTGTGTGAAAAATGTTTGGCGTTCCACTCACTGTTTTTCAGTTGTCCAAAGGAAGTTTCTACTTCTCGAAATTTTTCCCTTTCGGAGCTTTGTCTTCTCAAGATCTCTTTCCAACCCGACGATGGTGGACAACAGAGAAATGACGGAAGAAGAGAGCTCTCTTCTTCCTTTTCTGCCTCGACAAACTCTTTTACGACAGAAACAAAGTTCCTTTCCTCAGAATGTCGATGGCGGACCAAGGCACAAAATTTTGAATTCTCTTTCTCAAAATATTTTATTGTGTTTTCGAGCACTCGAAAAGGGAGCCAGCGACGATGTCTTGTTCGGCATTCGAAAGGTTGTTGGTGTTCCTCACATAACTCACTTGTCTAAACGCTTCCTTTAGCCGTTCTGTCGCTTCCGCATCGCTTGTAATTTTTGCGTTTGCAAATTTGGCGGCGACAGCTCTGATGACGTTCGAAGAAAGTTCTGAAGTCGCCTTTGAACGGAGGCAACGAGACAATTCATTGAACGAGCCGAACTCGACAGACATTTTTTAAAAACCTCTTCTTGTGAGAAGCATTAATTTCTTCTTACCGCAAAGTAGAAGAGAACATGCAAAGCAAGATTCTTCCTCTAGTGTTGGAACATCTGAAAGACGAACATCTCATTTTAGGTTCAGAGGTGCTTGCTGCGAGCATGTTCTCTCAAAAGGGAAACATGAGGTTCTTTGAATGTCGTATGTTCCTGAAAGAGTTTGAAGAAACCAGTTTTTGTGGATGGACAGAGCCTGTTGCGAGAGAAGTTGGGGAAACTCTTGAGGAGACTTTGTTGGACAAAGAAGAAACACAAAAAATCATGGACAAAGTCAAGCAAGAAATTTCAGATTCTGTCTTGATGCGTCTCGTCAGTTGTCACAAGTACAAGGCAGGGATGGAGAAAAATTTGGAAGCCATTCAAAAGCTTCGTGAAGAGATTCTTGAACTGGAATACTCTCCAGGAGGAAGAGGAGCACTTCAAGCACAGAAGCATTTTGAGGGGCTCGTTTCCGGCTTGTAACTCTCATGGAAGAAAAAATTCTTAGAAAACTCGAGAAGGAGTTCTTTGTTGATGTGTTTTCCCTTTCTGTCAGCATCGACGAGGAAGGGTACTGCAACCTGAAAGACGAAAAGACAGGAAACTCCATATGCAGCTGGGAGATAAAAAATACGGAAGAAGGACCAACTTTCGACAAGAAAGCTTTCTTGCAAGCCGTTCTCTTAAAGAAAAGAGGGAACATCATCGGAGAAAAACACAAGGAACTTTTTTCAAAGTTTTTCGAAACAGAGAGGGAGATTAAACGCCTCACGGCAGACAGGGATTCGCTTCTATAAATATTTTATTGCTGGGAGGAAAGAGCCTCAAAATCTTTAGAGAGTTTTTCTACGTTTGAGGTGTTGTTCGGAGACAGTTCAAACCCGTCGCTGAAAATCTTCTTCAGCTCGGACAACTCCTTCCTCATAAGAGTCATTTCCTGGTTCAAAAGCATCAAGTGATATCACGGATTGAGTCTGATGGTACAACACAAAGATTCCATCACCACATCCTTGGCAAACACTTCGCATGTACCCACCCCAAGAGAGTAAAGTTCGTATTGGAAGCTTCCGTCTTCCTTTTGTGACAACTTTGCACAAGAACTTCCATGAGTCTCACTAACCTGTAGCGAACGACTCCCATCTTTTTTTGCTCTTATTCCGATGTACCACTTCACTCCAACTTCCTTTTGAATGAGAGAGACGAAATCCGCGACTTCTTCATCCATTGTTCTTTCTTGAGCTTTTTGAACAACGACACTTTTCTATTTTTCCAACTCGAAATATTTTCAAGAAAATATTTCTTTCAACAAACTATGCAAGACTCTACTGGTCTCATCTGCCTAACGCACAACGACAAACTTTGGAGAGAGAATGTCGTCCGTCTCGAAAAGTCGAGCAAAATTTTTATTGCAGATGCCCCCGTTCTCTTGACGAAGAGAACGGAAAATCTTGAGGAAGACTGGAAGAACGTTATCCAAGAGTTTGACAAAAAATTCACCAAGGTCCCTGGCCATGAATGGCTAAATTATTACTTTGCAGACATAAAATCCGCCATTCTCACTCTGCACGAAGTCATCGATGAGAGAGAAAGAAGAGAGTATGCGAGACTTTGGGTGGACAACTGGGGAAAGTCCCACCAAAAGTTGAGAAAACTCACCAAAGAGTACGAAGAGGCGTTCCTTGCGTTGTGGACGCAAGAGCCTTTTCTCTCTTCTTTGATGGAGAAAAAATTCGCAAAGTATAAAAAGAAATCCATTGGGTTGGATTGGCAGCAGCACTATCTCAAAAAACTCAAACGTCTTGTTCGCTTGACAGAGGAGTGGATAAAACTCTCTCAAGAAAACAGCCCTTTCGGCGAACAAGAAATCTCTTTATTGAGAGACATCAAGAATCTTTGGGAAGAAGATTCCACCTATGTGCAACAAGGTGAGAAAACTTGGCTTTTGCGTCTTGGAGAGATCGCCAAAATCAGCCCTTCGTGTGCTCACGTTCTGTCGCAAAAGTACATAAAATACAAGAGAACCATTTTCCGACCGACCTCCAACGAAAAAAGAAGGGACTTTATTCGTGGGTGGAAGCTCAACAAGATGAATTCGGCAATCTCTGACGACATGTCGTTGCTTCGAGCGACAAAGAAGAGAGTGGAGATCGAGAAAAAGTACGCTCCTGGGGGAGAAGAAGCATCGAAAGCCAAAGAACACTTTGAATCTCTTGTGTCGACGCAATAAAATATTTTTGGATTCAAAAATATAAACGAGAAAAATGGTACTTTCCATCCAATAGTTTCAAAAACATGCAACAAGACGTTCGGGAGCTTCTCGTGAGGAAGGGAGTCGCAGAGAAAGACATTGAAATCTCTGTGGCTCCTTGGAAGAGCGGAGCTTTGGGAGGCGAATTTTCTTGCGTTGTCCAAAACATCGGCGTTAAAATTTCATGGAAGGAATGGGGAGAAGGAGATAAAACAGAGTTTGGGTTTCCTGGTGGTTTCGTCTCGTTGGGAAACAAAGAGATCGCCCTTTCAGTCTTCAAACGGTCACTCAAGAACTCCTCTGGGTACGAGAGCCTGAGAAAAACAGAAAAGAAAAAAGCGAGGAAACAACTTTTTGAGGATGTGCGTCTCCTCAAGGAAAAAGTCTCTTTCCTTGAGGAAAAGGTCCTCGAACTCGAATATGCCCCCGGAGGGAACAAGGCGAAACAAGCAGAGGAGCATTTCGAAAGCCTTTCGAGGGAACAATAGAAAATATTTGTTATTGCAAAATATTTTTACGAAATGGGGAACAAGTCCAGCAAAATCCGAGTCGCTTGCTCCGGAATCTCTTTCAACAGCTTCAGAAAAGGAAGAAGAGAGTTTGATGCGTTTGAATTTGAAAAGTGGGCACATCTCCCCATGCCAGAAGGTCTCGGAATTGGAGAGAATAAAACTGGAAAACCTCTTGCAAGAAAGGCGACAGAACTTTGTTGTGGGATGACAAACCAGAAAATTCTCTTTGTTTCGGGGAGATACGTTCTTGCTCAAACAGAGTAGGAAACCGACGATATTTTATGCCATAAAATATCCAGAAAAACCATGTCTTCTCCCTTTCCTGAAATCCATAAAATTTTATTGGAAGGTCTCGGCATACGCCGAGAAGAGTTTCTCGCTTCCGAAGAAAATCTCAGAGGAGAGCGTTTGGTGCATATTTCGATCCCAAAGTACGGAGCTTCTGTTTCTTGGTACGAGCCCTTGAGTGGAACAGACACCATCGTGGAAGTTGCGCAATGTCTAAAAAAGAGGGTGCTCGAATCCACAAAGTTCAAAGAAGAGCAACATCTCAACACGTCGAGAATTTTTCTCTTGGAGGAAGAAGTCAAAGAGCTGAAAGAGGCTGTGAAAGCTCTCTCGGAAAAAATACTCGAGTTCGAATACGCTCCTGGAGGGATAAAGGCAGAAGAGGCAAAGAAAAATTTCGAGAGACTTTCTCGGAAACAAACATAACAAAAGGACACCTTCTTTGGTTCCTTGCACACGTCGCCTGAAAGGAAGAGATGTCATCTGCAAGAGAACTGAGCGCTCAATAGAAATATTTTCTTGCAAGAAAATATTTCTTCTTGACGATGGAGAGTGAAATTTTGCCTATCATCGAGGAATTTCTTTCTGAAGAACATCTTCTCGAGAAGAAAGACTATGAAGTGTCCATAAATCAGAAGGAAAAATACGACACAGTCTCTGGCATTTACGTCCAGATTTTCCTAAAGAAAGTGAGAGAAGAAATTTGTTCCTGGTCAGAGTTTTCCGTTGACAACGAGACGCTGTTCTACATCGGCAACGGCATCTTTCGAAAGAACAAGGTATGCCTTGACATTCTCAAGCTCGTCATCCGAGAAAACAAACATCTCTACACGCTTCAAATGGAGAAACTCGGGAATGCGATGAAACAAAACTGCTTGCTTGAGCAAAAGAACAAAGAGCTTCTGGAGCACAATGAGAAACTAAGAGCAAAGAACAGAGAGTTTCGGTACTCTCCAGGAGAAAGGGGATTCCTCAAAGCAGAGAAACATTTTATCGGTCTCATGTGATGGAGAAAAATAAATACTTTTGTTCAAAAGTATTTTATTGCGAATACATGGAGGAGTCGCTCATCAAAGACGTTCTCTCGTTCCTTTCCGAAGAGCATCAAGTACAGGAGGAAGAACTTTTCGTCCAGAGGAAGACATTCCCTTCTCCTTTGGGGTACAAAGGGAACGAAGAGATTTATGTCGTCGTTCTTTCGTCGGATCAAGAAAAACTTGTCTGTAGTTGGTCGGAAGTGGTAAAAAAGAATGGCAAAATTGTGTGGCTGGTTTATGGCATTAAAAACACTAGAACAAACGTTCTTGACTTTCTCAAGAAACAAATAACATGTTCTGAATTTTTGCTTGAAATGTACCGCAAAAGGTCCAAAGAAGTTGAAACGCTGAGAAAGGAGAATTCGAGACTTGTTCTCGAGAACGAGAGGTTAACAATAGAAAATTTGGAACTCTCATTCGCTCCAGGCGGAAAGGGTGCTCTAGAAGCGCAAGAGCACTTTGAACGACTTGTCAAGCAATGAGAGAAATTCCTTTTGTCAAAGAACATTTTATATTTTTTCTCACATCGTCATGAGTAGACTCTTGAACATCGTTCACTCTTTCCTCGAGATGTACAATCCCTCTGGTGTTTCTGTGGAACTTTTCTTCCAAGAGAACTGCACCATCGTTTCTTTCAACATTGAGAACCCAAAAGTCTCTTTCTATTGGGTCGAAGCAGAGTGCGGCACAGAGTGGTGGTACGCATTCCCCGGAGAGAACGGGATAACTGACTCGCAAATTCTTCTTGACTTTATCCAGAAAAGGATAGAAAACTGGGAAAGACAAAATTTTGCCGTTGGAACTGACTAGTATATTTTTATCCACAAAAAATATAAAAAGTTTTAGAGAAGAAAGAATCCTTTCGAGAACATGTTGAAGAGAGTTTTGGCGCTTCTTCGGGATGAGTACATGTTGGAAGAAAAGGACCTAAAAATCAAGCAGATTCTGTACCCGGATGTGGAGCTCGAAGACGACATCATCGACGAACTGCACATAAAAATCCGTCTGGAAAGGACAGGTTCTACCATTTGCGAATGGAAAGAAGCAGAGAAACAAGAAGAGACCGTCTACTTTGAAGGAGATGGCGAAGAGGTCATGAGCAGTCGCGATATCGTCTGTTGCATAAAAGGGGAACTGGACGAATGCCCCTCCCTCCAAAAGTTTTATAGGGAGAGATGTCGAAAGCTGGCAGCAAAAAACAAAAAGCTCAAAGAAAGGAACAAACGTCTCGAGAAAAAATATTCGGAACTAGAACGCTCTTTAGGAGGAAAGAAATCTCTCAAGACGGAAAAAAGATTCGAAAAGCTCTGTTGAATGGAGAGCACATTCGAAATCTCTGGACCTTTTGCACAACAAGGAGAAAATTCTTGCGCTCCTTTGAGGAGTGCGAAAAGACAAGAAGGAATTTTGGGACTCTTGTTCAGTAATATTTTATCCAGAATAAAATATCTAAAATTCGTACTCTACCAACCTCAAACAAAGTTCATCTCCGGTCTCGAGAATCAGACGGACGTACCTCAACCCATCCCTTTCAAAGACGGAGACATCGTCTAGCTGTTTCACTGTCGGCATTTACAAAAGGAAATTCTTGGGTTTTTAGGACATTTTCTAAAAACTGAGAGTCCAGCCGTAAAATATCCAGTAATATTTTACATTTGAAAACATGGACAGCGTTCTCCTACCGAAAGTCTTGGACATCTTGGAAGAGTTTCTTGTGCAGAGGAACGAGGTGAGTATCGAAAAACAGGAAGACTTTCATGTTTTCACAGAGTTTTGTGGCTCCCTTTGTTACTGGCAAGAGAACGATGACGGGACATTTCGAGAGGATTCTGAATCTCTGTCAGTCTCTGAAGAAGAGATGCTCGAGTATCTCCGTTCCCGCTTGGAAACACATGGGCGTCTGAGGACGTTGCATGAAAGAAGAAAAAGAAACGTTCCGGGCTTCCATCTCGAGAGCGTTCTTTTGCCCTTGGTGCTTCCTCGCATCATCGAGGAGTTTTGTCTCGAAGAGAGCGACATCGGCGTCAGCTACGCACTTAACCCCGGAGAAGAACCCAGTCTCGAAGATCTTGACAACAATTCTACATGGGTGACCATCCATCCGAAAGATTCCAAACAGGAAATCTGTCGTTGGTTAGAAGAAGATCTTGGAGACAGAGTTCGCTTCAGCGGAGAAGATGAGGTTCTCTACTGGCCTTCAGCCAAAGAAGCAGTCGAAGACATATTGCTTCGCGCCACAGATTCTCCAGCCACTTTTGCCCTTGCTCTAAGAAATCTTAAAAAGACGAAACAAGAGATCGCAGAGCTGAAGCGAAAGAACGAGAAACTGCGAGACAGAGTTTTAAAGTACAAGTTTGCTCCAGGGAGCGAAAAGGTCCAAGAGTTGCAGAGGCACTTTTCACAACTCGCCGAATAAAATATCTTTTCAAGAAAAGATATGAAAGGGAAGAGCCACATAAAATATTTTTCTCAAGATTTGTAATGACGACAAATTTTGAAACTCGGAGAGAACTTGTCGTCTCCAGAAAGTTTATCGTTCCTGTTGTTCCGAATCTCGCCTCTGCCATCCTCGCAACTCCGGGAGCGATAGTTTTCGACACAAGCACAGGCAAGCTGAATGTGGCGACTGGAAGTTCATGGAGTCCTGGAGGCGTTCCCATCGCGACGCCGACATCGAGAGGTGTCGTTTATGGTCAGACGAGCACCGGAGCCATTGGCGTCGTGTCTCTCGGATATCTGACGACAACAACGACATCTTTCGGAACTTACGTAGGCTATGGCGCGGGAGCAAGTTTGGGCAACTTGTCTGTGGATTGCACAGCGATCGGGTACAGAGCAATGGACGTTCCTGCATCCATCGCTCGCTGTGTTGCGATTGGAGCGAACGCAGGAAACATCACAGGAAACCAAAACATCTCCATCGGCGCATCTTCATCCTCTGGCGCGACTGGTGATGACAACGTGGTGTTTGGATTCGCCTCCGCTTCGGGAATGACAGGGTCGAGAAACATTTTGATGGGAACGCAAGTCTCTGATGGAGGAATTTCTGGACCTTTCAACGACAATGTCGTTGTCGGCTACAGAGCTGCAAGAGCTGCAACAACAGCATCTGGAAACATCGTCCTCGGAAGCGGCGCGTCTCCAAACTTGGGAACTTGTGCAAACTGCATCGTTCTCGGAACTTCAGCGACAGCAGGAACTTCAGGAACGAACAGAATAGTTCTGGGAGCTTCCGCAATCGGAACGACAGACAATGAGTTGACCATCGCTCCCACAATCACGCAATGGAGGAGCATCGGTCTCTCTTCGGCTGCTGCCGCAAACACGCTTCAAATAAATCCCGCGACAGGCATTATCACACAGGCTGCTTCATCCAGAAGATTCAAAGAAAACATTCGTGACCTCTCTGTTGACACTGGGAAACTTCATGACCTCGCTCTCAAGACGTACAAGTACAAAACAGACGGAAAGGAAGATTATGGTCTCATTGCTGAAGACACTTTCGAAATCCTTCCAGAGATTGTCACTCTCGACGCAGAGGGAAATCCTCACGGCATCAAACACCTAACTTTGGCCATGTTGCTTCTTGCAGAGGTCCAGAACCTGAGAAAAGAACTCAAGGAGCTTAGATAAAAATATTCTCAAATATTTTTTTGTAATGAACAACATCTTGAAAAAAGAATTCAGCACATCAAAGGGACTTTTCATCCCAGTGTATCAAAACATTCCATCTGCTCCAGAGCCAGCCATCGGAGGGATGGCTTACGACAATTCAACACAGGCGCTTCTTCTTTCTGACGGCATCACATGGTATTCTCCCTCAGACCCTTCCACTCCCACGACTTTGGGAACTGTTTTCGGGACAACTTCAGAAGCTGACCCTTCCGCTACAGGTCTTGGTTACCAATGCGGTTCTGCTGTCGGCGAGAACGTGTTTGTTGGGAGAGGAGCAGGTCAAAACGCAACAGCCTCTCAAACTGGGCTGACCTTTGTCGGCATTTTTGCCGGAAACGCCTTCCAAGCCACAAGCAACAAAACTCTCATCGGAAGAACTGCTGGAGCGTCAGTTCCTGCTGGACTTGCCCTACAAAACGGAACGGGTGTCGGAAGGGCCGTTTTCAACAACGCAACAGGGTCTGATGGAATCGCGATAGGGGACAGCTCACAGCTCGCCAACCTCGGCTCAAGAAGTTGTGGAATCGGAACAAACACTTTCGGCATCACCCTCGGTCCAATTTATGATGACAGCGTGGCGATAGGTTATGATAGGTTGAATGTGCCACAGATTTGCTCGGGCATCATCAACGTCGGTTCGTCAATGACCGTTTGGAATCCAGGAACTTCCACAAATGTCGTGTACGTCGGTTCTGGTTCTACCCTTTCGCCAAACATCTCAAACGTTGTCGCTCTCGGTTCTGGAACTTTTGCTGGGGCCGTTGTCCCAAACAACACATTCGCTGTCGCCGACGACGTCACACAATGGAGGAGTGTCGGTCTCTCTGTGGCCGCTTCAGCCAACGTCCTGCAATTCGACCCTGTTACCGGTTTGATGACACAGGCCGCTTCATCCAGAAGATTCAAAGAAGACATTGAGGATGCGGACGAGAGAGTTCCTTCTTTGGCAGAGGCGAAAGTTTGCACTTACGAGATAGACGGAAGTACAGAACATGGCGTCATCGCCGAAGACATTCCCGAATTTTACGCTTGTTCCGACAAAGAGGGAAAGAACGGCGTGATGATGACTCGTGTGATCATGGCACTTCTTTGTGAGGTGCAAAAGCTCAAGAAAGAGATCGCAGAAGAAAAAGAGAGGAGGAGATAAATTTTATATTTATGGGAAGGAAAACCCTCAAAAATGCAAGAGAAAGTTCTCGAGCTTTTCGAGAGCAAAGGAATTCCAAGAGAACTCGTCGAGTTTCGAGAGGACAAAGAGAGCAGTCGTTGGTATTCTTCTGTTGACTGCTTTGTTGGTGGGACAAACACCCAAATATCTTGGAAACAAGCGGAACAGGAGGGAGGAACAGTTTTTGCTTTGGCTGGAGACACTTATACAGGCGACAGCGATTACACGTTCCGTCGCATCGAACAAAAGACGGAAACTCCCTCATTCAAGTCCCTGAAAAAGAGAGTCAAAAGAGAGTTGTTTCTGGGTCTGCTGAAGCGCGTCAAAGAACTCGAAGAGAAGATTGTAGAGCTCGAATACGCTCCAGGAGGGAACATTGCGAGGAGCGCCCAAGAACACTTTGAAAGTCTTTCGATGAAACAGTAGAAAATATTTTTATCTCTAAAAAATATTGAGAACGAGAGTTTCACAATCTGCGGTTCCTGGATACGAGAAGTTCAACCCCTGTTTGAGAAGAGGGAATGTTTCTCAAACTTGAGACACTTTCCAGGTAAAAATACAAAAGAAAAATATCATGTTTTCTTTTATGAGCCAGAGAGAAAAATTGTCCCTTTCGTTCTCTGACTGGGGAGCGAAAAGGGATTTAGAGGACATTTTTGAGGCACGCATCCGCGCATCAAACAAAATACGAACTTTTTGGAAAAGATACGGGAGAAAGATGCATCTCGGAGAGGGAGCGAAAAGGGAAGCGTTTATCGATGACGTGAAAGGAACGCCAGAAAATTTTCTCTATTCTATGGGAAACATGAGGAACGGTTGGATGAAATGCAAAAAAACGTCTGATTTTTCTTTCAGATTGAACCGCACAGTCGACACTGTTTGCTTGTTGAGAATAACAGGGAAAAATATCTGGAAGATTGTTGTGGCCGCCAACGGCTCTCCTTTCCCTGTCTATATCAAGAAAAGGAACAAAAAGACCACGTTTTGTGTGGAGCTTCCCTTTTCTTTGCCTCTGTTTGCGATGCCCTTCTCTGAAATTATCATTGATGTGTATGGAGAAGAGGTTGAAAAGATGGAAATGAAAGGCGCGCAAGCCCTGGGCAATGTCCGCAGCACTACCAAAGCACAAACCCACATTCTTTTCTACAGGAGAGCGATAATCAAAGGTGGAGAGTGCAAGTTTGCACCCTTTGGTTTGCGGCCAAAAGGCGAAGTTGTCAAAAGGAACGTTTCTGCTCTTTTCGAATGAATATATTTTGTGGATAAAAATATATTGAACTTTCTATGAAACATTTGCAACTTTTTCTTTCACAATGGATTCCCTTGCCAACGAAACTCTTGTTCACATTTTCGGATTCTTGGACGCGAAGGAAGCGTTGATGTTCTCAATGACTTCATCCCTTCACAGGGAGTTGGTCTTGGCGAATCCAAAGGTTGTTCGCGACAGAATCTCTCATGAGAACAGTGAGCACAAAGAAGAGAAATGGGTCACCAACATCCGCGGCGTCAGCACTGTTCTGAGAGTCAGAAAGGAACAGAGATTCTCAAGGGAGAAATTCGAAACTGGTGCTTTCGTTGATGCTATCCTCTCAAAGGAAGAGGGATGTTTGCTCAAAGGGAAGAAGAACGGAACCTGGAAAACGGAAAAGCATGAAGATGACTCTGTGTTTTCCAGCGAAACAAGGTCTGCTTGGACAGATGGGAAATTAGACTATGTCCACGTGAAGGACATCTACGGAGAGATGTTCTTGCTTCCTCGAGAATGCAAGAAGGGAGAGATGAGCGTTTCGTTCGAAGGGCAAGTTCTTGCCTGTGCTTTTGTCAAGGCCCCACTCTTGACCAAGAAATGTGAAGGGGTTGAACATGGCATATTCAAGTGCGCAAAGAGGAGGACATACGTCCACTGCTGCGAGAAACACCAAGGAGAGATGCCGAAATCTTTGTTTTAGTCGAAATATTTTTAAGAATAAAAATATGGATATTTTATTGTCATGGTTAAAAGAAGGTAGGGAAGAATGGGTAAAAAGGAGAAGGAAGGAAATAAAAGAAGAGGCAACAATTCAGACCCTCATGAAACAGAACGGACAAATTGTCCCAGAAAACAGAATGCAAAAACTTGAGATTGCGAGAGAAGAACTAAACATAATAACGGGTGTCCACGAAAAGAATAAATTGGAATGAGACTATATTTCTGGATGAAATATAGAATGGATTGTCCTTATTGTCAAAAAGAGATTGGAGACGAAATGGAAGAGGGTTGGTTCTGCGAAGAATGCGGACATGTCTATTCTTTCTGTTGGCGTTGCGACAATGGAAAATGCAAGGAATTTATTTCTGCCTCTGTTCCGGAGGAAGATGTATCCGGATACGGAGAGATGATGAAATGTCAAGACTCAAAGATTGAAGAGCTGACAAAGAGGGAAGCTCGGTCTTTTGGCGAAGAACTACCAGAAGGGAATGTCGTAATTGTGAATAAGGTATCTGGACTCTGTTATGCAACCGTTGGGAAGGGAAATGGGTTGTCTGAACCTGCATGCTATATTTGGAAATGCAACGACTGCGGGCAATACAGCGACACTTGTTCGGATTAGAACGAACATCTTTTATCAAAAGATATTGAACTTGACGGGATAGGTGATATTTACAGCGAAACTCTCTCGTTCATATCCTTGGATTTTTGGATGGAAAATATTCACAAGTATCTGTTCCGATTACGGGAATTATTCGGTATATTTTTTGAACCAAAAATATCTAGAAAACCGAGCGCACTCGGTCGAATGCATTTTGGAGAAGTTCAGTAACCTTGACGCTCACCTCTGATGAATATTTGTTCTCTCCTTCCACAGTTATGGTGAGGTAGTTTCTGGCGCAATAGAGCCTATATTTCGTGTTGCCGTCTTCCCAATCAAAATGTGCCGAGCGCTGATACATCACAGCTTCACATAGTTTTTTGAAATTTGAGATGTCTTCGTTTGACCTCACGACGACGGGAAACACAAAGGAAGAATCTCCAACGCCGAAGCCGAAAAGCGTGCGTTGTTCCATTTTATTCCATATTCTGGAAATTTTTATGGGGATTACAAAAAAGAACACGCATCTTTTCCGTTGGAACGAAGAAGGACAGAAAAATATCTTTTCAAAAGATATTTTTACGAAGCGAAAAAGAGGACGTATGGGCTCTTTTCACAGATTTTCTTTGCCTCTTGTGGGCAATCTCTACCAAGGACATCCAAACATTTTCTCGACTCTTTTTTCTCACAAGCAGCAAAGGCTCTCGAATTTTGGAGAATGTCGCAACGTTCTTTGCAGATTTCTTCATAACCTTCCTCCTTTATTTTTTCTTCCAAAGCTTTACTCGTACCATAAATGAGCTCTTTGTAGTCTTTGCGTTCCTTCAAAGAAAACCATACGCACTTGGACACGCATTTCTCAAACTTTGAGGTGTGGACTTGATAATCGTGCCCTAAACCGTCATACCCTAAACCGTCGCTTTCGTTCATGGAGTGTTTTTTGTATGGATGGTTTGATGGGTAAAAAATCAGTTCACCAAAAGAGAAAACATGTGCCTCTCTTTGTGCGCAGATAGGATTCAATAAATTTGTTGGGATACTCCAAGGACAAAACAAATTGGTCTTACGACATTGGGAAACGCAAAAGGAAGCGTTGTGATTAAACTTTGGTAAAAGAGTTTCTTCCACGATGGAAAAGAAACTCGAGGACATTTTCAAAGGGTCTGTCTTTGCGTACGGAAGCGCGCTGTACACGACTTTTGCAAAGGGAAGAAAATCCTTTGAAAAGGAAGAGTTTGAAAGATGGGCAAAGGCCGAAAGCGAACTGGGACTCAATGACGAGTCGACAGAGAAGGAGATTGCAGAGGATGTCTCTGTGCTGTGCCTTGGTTTGTCGGACAAAAGGATAGTTTACAGAAAAGGACGATATTTGGAAGTGCCTGTGAAGAAGAGGGAATAAATATTCTGAATAAAATATTTATCTGACGAACACATAAACTTTCTAAAAAGATGGATACACTTCCCAACGAACTTCTGGTTTGGATTCTCCAGTTTTTGGACGTGAAAGGCGCGTTGATGTTCTCGGCAACTTGCTCAGAATATGGACGACTTGTCTCACAAAACAGTAAAGTCGTTCGGGATTGTGTAACAACAAAGAACGACGGAACGACAAAGACGGTACAGATCACAAGCATCGATGGAAGAGCAAAAGTTTCAAAGACGAGAGAGATTGCCCATGTTGGGAAAAAGGGAAGAAAATCCATAGTCAGTGACACATGGTGTCACTGCGGCTCTCTTTTCCGTGGGAAGAGAGTGGGAATATGGATAGAAGAAAAATTTAAGAAAGGAGCTAAACTCTTCGAAACGAGGTCTTTTTGGGAAGACGGAAAGCTCCAGTACATCCATACGCGCTCCAACAAGTGGCAAATTATCGCCTTGCCGAGAGAGCCAAAGGAAAAAGAAGAACTTGTCCGTTTCGAAAAGAATGTGCTCTCTGTCGCGTTTACAATGAAACTGGCGCTCCATGGATGCGGTGGAAAGAGCTATCGTATTTTTAAGGATGTCGAAGGGAGAGAATACAGCGCTTGCTGTGATGAGCATCGAGGGGAACTTCCTTTTCTTCTCTTTTGAGACTATCTTGGACAACTAAACTTCTCACGGTAAAACCTTTCGCGGACAGTAAATTATTTATAAAATATTTTAACCACTTTCATCATCCGATGAATATAATTTTTAACCCTTCTTGTTGACCACAATTACTGAATATTCAGTAATTGGTAATTCTTATATGGGGCAACAAACCACAATTCCCAATTATTACGAGGTTATTTTTAAATTGGTAATTGTGGTTTGTTGCCCCATGAAGTTGCAAACTTTCGGAAAACAAACAAGGGTGTTGAAAAGAATTGTTTTGGATATATTTTGTGAAATATATCGAAGAGATGGAGAAAGTTATCAAGAATGTTTTTATCGAACCCACAATTAGCCGTTGGTAGATTACATAAAAATATTGCATAAATAAAATGGGACACGTATACCTGATATCCAGACCTTCGTTTGCGGAAGGAGTGGTAAAGATTGGAAAATCAGAGAGCATTAAATCAAGGTTGTCTGCTTATGGGTCACAAGCAGTTTGGTATCGAGTGTGCTCTGTTGGAAACTGCAACGAGGTGGAAAGAAAACTCATCGAGTGCTTTACCGAAAAATTTGCCCTTGTTGAAGGAAGAGAATTTTTCTCCGTTTCATCCATCAAAGATGCGATGAAAATTTTTGACGAAGTTGTCGCTGATACAGACTTTACCCAATCGATGGGCGACGATTCTTTGGTGAAAACACCTCAAAACTCCTCGGTAAAAACATTTATCGACGGGTTTATGGGTGAGTTTTCAACGGAAAACTATACCGCATTTGAAAATGGCTGGATTATGGCGTCAGATATCTACGAGAACTTTGTCGAGTGGAGCAAACAAAAAGGGAATAGTCATCATGCACACAACAGCGTATTTGGCAAAATGACAAACTCTTTGTTTGACAAACAGAGGATGACACTAAATGGAAAAAAGCATATATGTTGGAAACTTCCCTCCAACAAAAACGCAGAACAAGTTCAAAAAGCCCGTTCCAATTGTTCATGGAAGAATTTGACCCATCTAAATATGAGGCAAATAAAGATGGGTGGATTCCATCAGCAGACATCTATTCTGATTTTGTTAGTTGGTCTGTCAAAAATGGCTACAAAAACACTCCAAATGCAAATGTGTTCGGGAGAAGCACCAACTCTCTCTTTGAAAAGAAAAGAGAAACATCGAAAGGAAAGAAAGTATCGTTTTGGAAAATCCGAGAGCGCGATTCCCAAAAGGAAGACATAGTAAAAGAAGAAAAAGTGGAATAGTTTTTTGGGGCGACCAAAAAAGATATTTTATTCAGAATAAAATATTCTGTGGGAGAAACCAAACATAAACCGGAAACAAAAGTATATATTCGTTCAAAGAAAAACGCGGAAGGGATTGCCTCAAAATTCTTCAATCCATAAAGGCAATCCCTTCCGCGTTTTTCTTTGAACGAATATATACTTTTGTTTCCGGTTCGTGCTTCAACAGACCTTTGGAATCTCGAAACTCTCCATTTTTTGTTTTTGATGCACTGTCGTTGTTTCTCCGTATAACCAAGGTGACGAAAACTCGAGCACCCATGAAAACCTTTTGCTTTTGTTAGTTCTCTTCAATCCAAAGTCGAATGTTCTCCTAAGTATTGAGTTCACCCAAAACATCATCCCCTGTTCTGGTGGAAGTTTCCCAAATAACTCTTGGAAATATCTGCTTTTCGCAACTTTTTGCCTCACTTCTTGAATTTTCTTCTTCATCTCTGAGCTTCCAATCTTTTTCGCATCCAAAACGCTCTCATATCCAAGCCACAAAAAGAGCCTTCTTGCATATATGACCTTCTCGAGATTCACAGACAAAGCCCAACTCTCTTCCCTTTTCATTTCAAGTTTCGCTTCGTTCTTCTCCTTCAACATGACCTTCAATCTCAGAGTTTGTTCTTCTCTTGTCCCTGAAAATGCGAGCTTCTGATTTTTGAACTGCTTTTCCTTCCCTTGGTAGACTTCCACAAATTTTGGGATTATGGCGCTTTGTTGTACTTCAAAGCCGTGAGCAAGCATGAACTTTTTACAACTAAATATCTCTTCTTCTGTCTTTTCTTTCCTTGAGCAAAGAAAAGAGAATTTCTCCCTCGCCAATTCTGGAGCAGAACATATTTTGTGGATGTTTTCACCCTTTATCTCTTCTTGCAAAAGTTTGTTCATCTTCCCGACTTCTTTGAGTTCTTCTCCTTTCAAAATTCTCTCTGCGTACTCTACGGACGCTCCTTGCTCTTCCAAGAGTTTTAGCAAAACACCCGCGATGTTCACCTTTGAAATATTTCTTCGTACCATCGTTTCAACGTACGCTTTCGAACGCGGAGTTTCATGATATTTTCTTGTTGCTGGGTCCAGTTTTATTCCTTGAAGGGAAAAAGAGCAGCTCGTTCTGTTCTCAAGACTCTTGATTACTCCCTTTCGCGTTGTGGGACAGTTGGACGTTCTGTTGTCGAAGGCGAGTGCTATCTCTTTCATTCCAATGTTTCGAACGCGGAAGAGCATCTGTTCTGCTTCTTCGGCGCAACAGGATCTCGAACTAAAATACCCGTACACCTTGTCAAAGTGAGTTTCCTCATAGCTCACTCCGGCTGAAATTTTTGGAGTGTAAGCGACAAGGTCGTAGTCCTTCCAGCTCTCCAACCAAACGTTCTCGCTTTGGCCTTCTCCCGTATACCAAAGAACTTTATAGTCTAGGAATTCTGCCTCTTTGCAAATATTTTGAAGTTTCTTTTTCGAGCTGCTTGCAAAGCATATTTTGTTCCCTTTCGCGAGGTCTCTCAGAAGAGCTTCTTTGAACTCGAGGAACCCATCCAGTACAAGCACCTTTTTATCAGAATGAGCTTTGTGTTCGTTGCGAACAACGTGACATGAAACACCGTTTTGTTCAAAAAGGTCGATGGTTGTTTGGTCGAGGTTCTTATCCATTGCAAGGACCCTCTTTGTGTTTTTGAGATAATACTTGAACGTTCTCCAACAGCTCTCCTTTTCTTTGATGTCGGAGAATAGACGAGCGAGAGTATATGTCACCTCATCACATACAAAAAGGTCATATTTTCCAGACACCCGATGGAGTGAATCTATCTGAACGACGAGCCTCGACGAAAAGAGCCATCCTTTCCCTTCATCTTCGTAATTGGAGAATCCTGGAAGATTGTTTGACATCTCCCTCGCGAGAGTTCGCCTATATGTGACGGCGAGAACTCTGAGGAAGGGTCGCGTTTTCAGATAGTTTGCAAGAGCTTTTGTTTTTCCTGTGCCCATCCCTCCTTGGATTGCGATGCACGCCTTTCCCTCTTGAAAAATTATTGGACGGGAGGTCGAGGAGGAATAGCAAAAATCTGCCTTGAGCTCTGGGAGGTCTGTTTTCTCGAGTTTTCTGGGCTTTTTGGATTTTTGCGTGTTCTTTGTCGGGGCTGTGATGGGGAAATATCTCCCTGCACGGAAGCAGTAAATCCAAAGTCTGTCGTTGTAAACGCTTGCGAGGTAGTTATCCGCATCGTGTTCTCTATCGCAAAAGGGGCAATTATTGGATTGCCCCTTTTCTCGTTGAATGCGCCATTTGGTTTCTCCTTGTCTCTGGATTTCAAAAACTCCTTCGAGGTCGTTTTCCACAAACTCGTTCAAAACATCCTCAAATTCACCAGGATTTTCAAGGCAACGAAATTTTACTTCTTCGGGTTCCGGTTCTGTATATTCTCCCATCCAAAGATATCCTTTCGGAGTTCCAAAGAACTCGATGGGGTCTTTATCTGTGTGTTCTGCGATTGGGAGCAACCTTCGGGAACTTTCGGATTTCACTGACCAGGGAGAGCGTATCGTTCTGTTTGTTGTGTATACCTGGATATCCAGCATCTTTGCGAGAAGTTCTCCGTCCCTCCTCTTTTCAAGAAATTTGATAAACTCTTCGCATAACCCCTTCATCGAAACAAGGTCGTAATGCGTCTTTGTTGTGACGACATGAAATGAAGTTTTGTATTTTCCAGATTCTTCGCCGCACGCCTCTGTAATAAAAAAGTCAAATTTCTCTTCTGGGGAAAACTCCCTTCTCAACTTTTGGAAAAGTTTGGGAAAGTCCATATCAAGGATTTCTTCCTTTGAAAAATCAGAGCTATCGAGGTCAAAGATTTCTCTGGTTGGATGTCCCTTGAGAAACTGTTCATGAAATCTTTTCTCGTTGTCAGGAACAACGACGTAGTTCTTCCAATACTCTTGGAATGTTGGGTAGCTTCCATAAGACCTCGAATATCTAGTTGTTTCGTACGCAAAGAAAAAATCGTGACCACAACTTTCTCCAAAAATATGGGCAAGTTTTTGTGGAGAAGGCAAGCCGACTTCCCCTCTTTTTTCTCTTTCATTCTTTGACAGTCGATGCTTTGACCTGAAAGAGTTCGAGAAAAACCAAGCCCCGAACCTCTCCTGAACACAGCAATATCTCGGAAGTTTCCCCAAGAAAAACGCCAAACTTACCCTTGTCGAATATTCTTGTTCTCCTTCTCCCTCCCCTCTCTCATAGAATTTCGAAGTCGCTTCGGGCGGTTGCATTGTTTCAGAATACCTCTTCCGATGCTCTTCACTCTGATAATGTCTCTTCAAATCTCCCCCATCCTCTCCCTCGAAATCGCAGAGAGGGCATCCGAATTTTCCATCCCAAGTTTCAGGTTCAACAAAATCGGGTTTAAGGATAAGATTGTAATTGGTAGTGTTTTCGCTCTGTGATAGCCGGTCTGCCATTACAGGGCGTTTTTATTTTCCTTAAGTGCGTTATCTGTAAAATTTTCCTCATAACGAAAAATGTCCACCGGTAAGATGGATGATAAGAAAAAGATCGCAAAGACGAACGCAGAAAGACAGCGCGAATGGGCAAAAAGAAATCCAGAAATTGCCAGAGAAAGGAACAGGGAGTGGTATGAAAGAAACAAGAAAACTCTTTTGGCAAAAAAAGCAAAGCAGTACGCCGAAATCACGGAAGAGGAAAAAGAGCTCAAGAGGAAGCTAAAGAAGGAGCGAAAGGAAAAAGAAGAGAAGTTTGCGCGTTTGGGAGAAATTGTCGATGGATTTCTCCCAAATATTTCCTTCGAAGAGCTCCGTTCCCTCCTCCAAACTCTCGCCCCCAAAGACAAATAAAAATATTTTCTCCCATAAAATATTTTATCTCAAATCAATGCTTTCAGTCTCTCATAAAATAATCTCAAACATGGAAGAAAGAACTTCCAGACTCTATCCTCATATCGAGGAACATCTCAAGGAAAGGTATCTTTTTTTGCCGGGAGACTGCAATGTCGTTCTAACTTCTCGCAAATTCCTTACACAAAACGGCTCTGAGGAGGGAATTCAGGTAGGGGTGTACAGTCGGTTCTGTGCGAAAAGCCCTTTTTTTCTTTGTGGATGGGGAGAACTTCCAGATTCTCGTGTTTTTATTTCTGACTTTGGTGTTTTGAACGAAGTGGAAGCGCTCAAAAACATAAAAGAGTACATTTCGTCCCACAGAAAAATACAAAAATACTCTGAAGGTTCTCTTTATCTCGAAAGACTGAGGAACAAAGGGCTGCACACGGAAATTGGCATCTTGCAACAAGAGATTGAACGTCTCAAGCAGAAGAAGAGAGAACTCAAGTACAGACCTGGAGGATATGGAGCTTTGAAGGCACGACAACACTTTGAAAATATTTTGAAATAAAATATTTTAAATCTCACTCAGAATCCTCCAAACCAAAGGCAGAACGTTCCCCTTGTCACCCTTCATCTCTTCCTTCAAAGTTTTTCGAACTCGCTTCTTTATGTTTTCTTTTGTGGTGTTTTTGTACAACAGAAACTTTTTCTCTGTCAGAAGCTCCATCAAAACACACAGAAACCTCATCCTATCTTTCGACCCAAACGTCTCGCCAATTTCGTACTTGTCCAAACGAGCCATCAGCACGCCATCAAAAGTCACAACAAAATCTTCCATCGTCAGCTCTCTATCAAAGCAAATGTTTTCCCAACTGCAATGTTCATAGAACCTCTCCATCCAAAGACCGAGAGTTTGTGGTGACTCAAACCATTGGAGTGGTTTGCTTTCTGGATACTCTGCAAAGACACAGAAAACGTGCCCCTTCCCATACCGAACGAACCCTTTTCCAAAGATTTGAGGAGTGAACCTGCCGTCGTTCCCCAGAGCTTTGAGATTCGTGGAGTTTCTTGCAAGCGTCGAAACCTCTTCTCTCGTGCTTTCGGTGAGAGGAACAACAAACATGAGATAGAGCTTTTTCTCCCTTGCCGGACTCTCGATAATCCCTTTTGTGTTCCAGACTACATTTGTGGTCGCAAGCCAGAGACGAGGCCCCTTCCCATTACACAGGAAGGAGACGCAATTCGGGGACTGAGCAGAGCCGTTCCACTCTCCGATAATCTCTCCAAAGAGGTCGTTGCAAAGCGCGGTCGCTTCTCCGCAGAGGTCCAGGCAAGTTCCGTCGTTGACGTCCAAAATGTCGTTGTGCACGCTGTTGAGAAATTGCATTTTATTGTTGGGAAACTCTATCAAGAAAAAGAGTTATGAAAAAGTCAACAGTCTGCGGTCTCTTGTACAGCGTCACGTCCATCTGTCTTCCGACCTATTTTGTTCCTTTGAACTACAACGAATTCAAGGCAAAGAACAACAGACTTCCGACGAAAGAGGAACAAAGTTCCATCGTTTGGAAAAGCACGATGCACTCGTTTCTGTTTCCGTACTTTTTCCCGATGAGTCTCATCCAGAAGAGAAAGATTTAACTTTTGGTCAAAAGTTAATAAGATGTCGTTCACAGCAAGGGAAAAATTGGCGGAAGCTACCTCATCGGAGCTGCTGGATTTGCTCCTCTCATCGTGAAAGACATGGGAAAAGAGAACCAGAAAAGGACGTTCTGGGAATTTATGCCAATCTTCCTTTGGAGAACAACGTTCTTCCCATACTATCAAACTGTTTTTCGAAGGATAAAATATAACCACAACTAAAACATGAGCAGAAGACTTTCAAACTTTGCTTCGAAGCGCGAGGACGCTTTCGCGATGTTTGCGATCTCTTATTGCTACTGTGCGACGGGGGCAGCACTCATCATCGGCGCAGAAGAAGGCAGAAAATCCGTCGACAATGGCACAAAGTGGTATCAGGACCTTCCAAAGGTTCTTTTCAGAAGTTATTTCTTCCCTTTCTACATTCGGGAATATCTTTAAAATCTTTTTTCAAAGCTGGATTCATCCACAAATAAAAGAAGATGTCAAAGGCAAAAACATTGGCTTGCACTTATGCGGTGACTGCCATTCCGCCGTATCTTTTGTTTTGTGTTGAGGAGGGAGTGAAGTTGGGATGGTCCGAACAGAACGCGACCTTTGGAAGCGTGACTTCTTCGTTTGGGTTTGCAATGTTCAAAGGGACATTTTATCCATACTATTTTTACAAGTACGCTAAGGGAGACATATCTTTTTGAATAGAAAAAGGATATGGATAGTGAAATTTTTGAGTTGGCGCTTGGCATAATCCATCAAGTGGAAGTCAACGACCCTGAGACGTTTGACGTGCTGCTTCCAGAACACAGAGAACAAACAAAGAGTGAAATCTTGGAAGATGTCCTAAAATACATCCAAGAACACGCCGATGTGGACAAGGGAGATATCATTGTCGAAATTTCGGCCGGTCGTTGTAGGACGGAATGTCAATGTAAGAGAGAATTTTATTTTGAGAGAGTTTGCAGGGAGTGCGTCCACGGCCTTCCTTTTTTGGAAGATGTCCATGAAATCTCTGCGAGTGTTTCCATCAAAGGGTGGGAATCTCGCAGAGACGTTGTTTGTTATTGGAGAGAAGTCAAGGATAAAAACAAAGGGACCTTCTCTGTCTATCCCTTTAGGTTTCATGAACCTTGCAACGCCAAAGAAGCTCTACCCAAAATAATCTCTGTTGTTGGGAAGCACAAATTCAAAAACTTTCGGAGGAAGAAATTCCTGAAAGTTTTCAAGGAGACGTGCGATCTCACCGTTGCGCTCCAAGAAACAAAAGAGAAGAACAGAGCTCTTCGAGAGGAAGTTCATACGCTCGACAAAAAGAACAAAGAGCTTCAAAATTTGCTCGCAGAGGCTTACGCTCCAGGCGGAATTTTAGCAAAAGAAGCGCAAAAGCACTTTGAAAGCCTCTCATAATATTTTGTGAAAAATATTTATTAGGATCTTATCTTGTCGCAAAACAAGAAGGCTTATTTTGGCGCAACCAAAGGCTTTTCGTCTCTCTGATAAAATTTCTCGGGTAGGTTATAGTCTTCCTCTCCAGCGTACAGTTTCGAAGATTCAGACATCTCTTGGAGTTTCTTTGCTCTTTCAGGGTTCCTCAAAAGAGACACGTGGTAGCGAAATACGGCACGAGCGAATGTTTCGTCCATTACGACTGGTTTATCAACAAACGCTCAATACAGAAAAATTTCGACGATGTGCATAAGTGCACCAGAGGTGAGAGAGATGGAGGTTTTGAAATGGTTCTGCGCCTCCACAGAAGAACATAAATATTTTATCAAGAGTTGTCGTTTGAAAGACACAGATACACCATCGAAGGGTTCATGTACTTTTTCTGAAGGTACATGTTTGCCAGAACATGTTCGCATTGCACATTGTCAACTTTTTCTGGGATGATGTCGTAGTTGAAGCCAGACTTTACGAGACTCGAGATTCTGTAGATCGCACAGCCTCCGAACGCGCTATCCACTTGTTCGAGGTCGCCTCCTGGAGTCGAACCGAGATGGTCCAATTTCCTTCCAACGGCATGGGAAATCCATCTGTTGGGATGGTATCTGCCTGCGCCTCCCAGTTCAGTTGTCGCAAGACCATCGTAAATGACCTGAATTCCACCAGGGAATCTCAAAATTCCAAAGGACGCGATCATGTCGATGTCTTTATCCTTTGCTAGCCAACCAAAGCTGTTGAAAAACCCGTCTTGATACAGACGACCGATGAGGTCAACGTCCTGAACAACAGCGTAGTCCCAATCCTTGAAATCCTGCTTTATTTTATCCAAATAAACTTGTCGAAGCATCGACATCTTGTTTATTCTTCCCTTTGTCACTTCGTGCCCTTCTGTCTTTGGCAAGTTCATGCTACAAGATGGCGCGTTCACACCACAACCCAGAACCATCACTCTCTTGTTCCTCCTTGCCCACTCAAGAAGAAGTTTTCTCGTATTGTCTTTGGAGTCGTTCTCGACTATAAGAAGGCGCCAGTCCTTGAATCTGCCGTTGAACCTTTCAAAATCCTTGATGATATCTGGAATTCTCTCTTCTCCGTCTCTTATCATTGCACAGAAAACCACTCGAGATTTCCTTGCATGTTCGAGGCCAAGTTGAACCATCCTGTTGTACCTCTCTGGCCATTCCTTTCCAAAATCTTCAGGTGTTTTCTCTCCAAGGATTTGAGAGTTGAAGATGATCTGAACCTTCCAAAAGAATTTCCAGAGGAGGAAGAGGAAGATGCCGACGCAGAGATAAAAGGCAAGCTCAAACGTCTCCATCCTGTGTTACTTGTCGTGAAGAATTAAAAAGAAAAGCCTCTTTGTTCCAAACAAAGAAAAATGTTCCAAACGAAAAAGAGGAGCAAATGCGTAGACGACTGCGTCTACAGGGGTTATTGCGAAACGAGCAGTCCGGAAGTGATGAAACAACTCAACGAGGAAGGACATCTTCGTAGCTTTTGCAAACAAAAGTGTAGAACCATAGAGAACAGCAGAACATTTGCAAAGTGTGAAAAGAGAAGGAGAAAGGACTGCGAGTACCCTCTGGCCGACGATTGTAAAGAAGAAGTCGAAGAGGCTTGCAAGAGCGACTTGCGCGTTCTCTTTGTCAAAAATATTTTATACTAAATATTTTAACGGATGTTTCTTCTCGTACTTGTCGTTCTGGGTTTTCTGGTGCTCCTTCTTGATATGAAGAGGAGGAAACTCACTCCTTTTGAAGTCAACATGGTCAAGGTAAAATCTCGAGACCCTCTCCTTCCGATAAAGTACGCTTGGTGGTTCAAAGACCAAAAAGCAGGGAGGCCTCCAGTTTTCATGTTTTTCAGGGACCCGAAAGGAGGAATTCTCCACAGTTTCACGCTCGACGTTCCAGACGCTGACAAGGCGAGTTTTCTTTCGAAGCGAAATGTCGAGTTTCTTGACCTTGAAGTGAGGGATAAACGGGACGATCTGCTTTGGTCTCAAAGAGTAAGATTTTAAAAAATATTTTATACTAAGTATTTTTATACAAGGGTCATCGTACCAAAACCAACGTTTATTCGAGAAACAATCTCCCTCGTCATCCCAGAGCACAAAGTTTCGTCTTGTTCTCCCTCTCCTTCAGGAATTTCAAACTCTTCAATATCAGGCTGTTCAGAACCACAAAGTTTGCCAATCTCATCTGCCATTTTCAAGAGGCAGGTGTCCCTTTCAATCTGAGAAAACATGTCAGAACCAGAAGGCTTTGTTGTGATGCCGTAAAGGAACTTTTGGCCAGAAATCTCTCCAAAAGCGACAGGTCGAAAGTTGTTCGACCTAAACTTTCCAAGAGAGATCGCAGAGCAGCGAGAGCGGATGATGAATGTCGTGTGAGTGTTCATTGTGAAAATAAAGAGACGAACGAACTTTCCTTCCTTCGATAATTTTTTGAAGAGAAAAAATTATTTAGTCGAGCATCTGTTCCAAAGTTTCTCTGTCGAAAAGTTGGAGAATTTCTGTCCACTTTTTGTTCCCCCGAACGAACAGCTCCATATTTTCACTTGTCGCAAACAAGCGGAAAAATTCAAAGAGTTGGTACGTCTTTGCTTCTTGTTCATCGAGTTCTCTCTCTTCTTCTTCTGAGCCAGAGACGTAGTCCGATGGGTCGAATATGACAGCTTCCTCTTCCATCATCGTTGTGCTCCCAAAGTCGATGACCTTGATGCGTTTCCCGTCTTTCGAAACGAGGATGTTTGCCAGATTGAGATCGGCGTGAAACACTCCGACAGTGTTTAGTGCTTTGGCTGCCCAGAAAAGCTTCTTTTCCACAACGCTCTTGTCTTCCAAGTTTTGCAGAGGTTCACCGTCAAACCATTCCATGCCGATGACAGCGGTCTCCTCTTCTCTGTCAAACTCAAGAAAGAGAGGTCTTGGGAAAAGTTCAGCGTCTGCTCTCCAGGCGAGACACATCACATCAAACTCTCGGAGGATTTCGTCTTCCTCTCCGTTTGGACGACATCTCATCACCTTTTCGGCAAACACTCTTTTTCCCTTTGTGCATTTATAGACACCACCAGAGCATCCACGAGCCACAAATTCTCTCGTCGCGTTTTCGTAGCTTCCATCCCTTCCCTTGGCGAAGAGGTCGCTTGCGATACAAGAACGGAAAGACATTGTGAAAGGAAAAGACAGATTTCTCTCTAGTGTCTGCAATTTATATATTTTCTTGAAAAATATATTAGTGTCCGCGAGAAGTGAAGAGCTGTTTCATCGAGACGTCCTTTGTGCTTCTTTTCGCTTCGCGAATCCAAGACCTTTTTTGGAACGAATAGTCCAACAAGAAGTTGACAACGTCGGCGTATCCGTTTTTTGTGGCTCCGATGAGAGCTCTCTTGGTTGAATTTTCCCTACGATGGAAGACGAGGAATTTGACAGAATCCAAATGTCCATTCTCTGCTGCCAGGTCGAGAGCTTCCTTCCCACAACCGACGAGGCTGTTGCAGTGAAGCACTCTCAGAACCTTGACGTGACCATTCGCCGCTGCTCCGTTCATCGCTTCTTTTGTGGGCACCTCCTTTCTGACAATCACAAGAAACGAGACGACATGCGAATGACCGAAAGTTGCAGCTTTGTTCACAGCGTCGGAAGTGCAACCTTCCGACCTGTTTTTGTGGAGAAATTCAACAACAGGAAGATGTCCTTCCATTGCCGCCCAGTCCATCGCCTTTTTGCTGCATTTGGTGCCGCAGCGATGGAAAGTTTGGACTGAATGGAGGTCTCCCCTCAAAGCTGCAAGGTCAAATTTGTGAGACGACATTTGAAAAGTGAAAACAAAAGCTTCGAATGTTCCATCAAAACAACAATTTGAAAAGGATGTCGAAAACGAGACTTGTCCATAACGTGCAATTTTCAGAGATTGGAGAGACAGGCCCTTCGGCCAGGAAAAACGCTCTCGCTTTTCTTGTGGAGACGGGGAATGACCGCATTTTGGTCAGCATGCCTGTGGAGCTCTCTGGGGGAAAAGTAAAATACCCTGTCTGCTCAAAGTGCGGAACTTGCGTCGTTTGGTCTTATGGACACTGTCGCTGCAAGAGTTTGAAAGAGGAAAAAAGCGGACACTACTCTGTGGACGATGAATATTTCTTTGAACATAAAACGTGGAATGCATGAGAGCCTCCAACCATCAAATCAACCAATATTTTCCTTTGCATCGACAAAGGAAAAAAATGCAAAACGAAGACATTGAGTGTGCCATCGCTGATGCAGGAATCGTCGGAAAGATCGCGGTTTCTGGTGTTGGTCTTTTCTGTGGTTTCAAGGCAGGGATTTGCGCTTCCGCTGCTGCTTTTGCTCTCGGACCTGCCGCGTTTGCGACTTTTTCGAGCGTACCTGTGACGCTCGCATTTGTTCCGTGCGCCCATGGCATGGTTTCTGCCATTGCGAGTCTCTTTTTTACAAAGTCGTCAATCGTCCCTTGGATTTGGCTGAGTTATTCTGCGGGTGCTCTCGTTGGCGCCTGTCTCTTGAACAAGCCAAAGTTTCTTGTCCCTTTTGTGGTCATCACAACCGCATATTCCATCGCAACCAAATAAAATATTTTTTCGTATAAAATATTTAATCAAAACCATCGCGTATACAAAACGTAGTTGTCTCCGGACAGTTCGAGACGCGGTCCCGCTTCCGACCATTTTATGGCTCCTTTTGCCTCAAAGTCTTTCATATACTCGTCCAAATTTTCAAAATCTGGAACCTTCCGTTTCCCCATTTCCGACAATTTCTTTAGTGAATATGGGACACCAGAAACCCAAACGAATTCGCCTTCGTGCTTGCATACAACAACAAAAAAGGTTGACCTGTCCTTCTGAAGCCAAAAGATTTGACCAACAAACTGCATGGAGCTCTTTCTGTTCCTCGAACAACAAGAGAGAATCTCGTTTCTCTGTTCTTGCGATGAAGCATGCGAATGGGGAAACTCCAAAAAGAACGACTCAAAACATCGCTTGTCCGTAGAGATGAAAACAGAAACGCTCTCTAAAAATCCAAACGCTTCCTTCGTCGTCGACGCTCTCAGAAACAGAAGCGTCGAGACTGTTCGAGTCACTGTCGACTCTCTGGGAAGAATACAAGGGAAGCTTTCTTTCCGCGACAACGTCTTTTTTTGGAAGGACGGTGTTCTTCATGGAGAGTACGTAACAAAAAAAGTCCAGGGAGAGAGCATGTACCTCCTTGTGGAGAGAGGGTCGTTCGACAACGGCGTGCGCAAACCTTTTTACACGTCTGTCCAAGTGCGCGCTCCAACTTATAGTTTTTGAATAAAAAACTATAGCTTCATAACAAGAGAAAATTTTCCACGATCTTTCCTCTTCCCGACAAGCTCTTCCGACTCTGGACTTTCCTCTCTGTTCAAAAAAACGACGTAGTCGACTCCCTCCAAAGAAGTTGGGACAACCGGAGTGCAAAGGATTTCACAGCTTCCAATGGGACAAGGGAGACTTGGAAATTTTGAAATCTTCTCGTTCTTGAAACAAAAGCACGACTCGTAATACGGACTACCCATAATTTTATCGGATAACCTTTCCCATTTTGGAGAATGAAGAAACTCTGCGGTCTCTTCTCTTGAGCCGATGAGAATGCACTTTGCCATATATTTTATCCACAAATATATTTTTATTCGAAAACATTGTCGTATTCAAACTTTCGTGTCCCCGACATCACAGCTTCCAGATCCTTCCCGTGCTTTTCGCAACATCTTCCGATGACGCAGCAGTCATTTTTTCCAGAACCCTCTGAAACTGGTTCTCCATTCGCTTCAAACTTCCAGTAAGACTCTCCGTGAAACCACGAGGAAGAATAGAAAGACAATGGAAGTTTGTTTTTCTTGCATTTCGAGATGAGCGTCCACGGATCGACAGAAACATCAGAACAGATGTATTTTGAGTATCTTTGCCTGCGATACTCTTCTGCTTGAGTGACACAAAATTTTTCTCTTGTTTTCCTTGTTCGGAAGGAGCGCCACTCTTTGAGGTATGCTCTGTTTTTGTCCAGGATTCGTACTCTTTTTTTTACTCCCCTGAACCATGTTGTCCATGTCCCATAATTTGGAGTGCAGTCTTCGAAAGAGCGAACGACACCATGAAGCTTTCCCCTCCGGAAGTTTCCCTCTTCGATGAGAGCATGGTCGTACGCCGTTTCCATCACACAACGGAAAGGTCCATGGAGCGCTCCCTTCTTCACTGTCCAAAAACAAGAAGAGCCGTACTCGCCCTCGAATTCGAGTTTTCCCTCTATGCGACCAAAGGGGTCAACACAAAATTTTGCTGTCATGTCTTCCCTTTCCTTCTCAAGAGGTTCGTTGTTCGGGACATACAAACCTCCAAGTTTTTCTGCCACAATATTCCCATCGCATTCTACTTTCCTCAAAAGAAAATTCTTTTGAGCGTCCGCGAGTTCTCTTGTCCACTTGTTCAAAGCGCAGAAATTAACGACTTCTTTGGCATCAAGAAAGCTCAAAATATGAACATACATTTCTGGGGGAAGCTGTTCCATGGTTTCACAAAATTATGTGCAAGTCTGTTTGCACGATGTCGATAAAAGAAAAGCTTGTGTTTCACAAGCTTTTGCTGTCCGACGCAACAGTTTCCAGGGAAAAGTTTCGCTCTCATCTAGAGAGAAATAAAATATCGTCTTTGGGAAAACTCCAGGGTTGACAAGTTTTACGCTGAGTCTCATCTCTCAAATCTTTCCTCAAAGAGAAAGCCTCTCCAAAACGTCTCGAAATTCAGACACGCTCTTTTCTTGTGTGGCGCTTCCTATGGTAATTTTCACAATGTCCCCCTCTACAGAAATTTTCATCGGTTCGAGAGACTCTGTCTCGACCTCTGTTGTGTATGGAATGCCAGTACGACAAGACAACAAAAGGAGTTGGAGAGCAACTGCGTTTTCGCCAGTTCTTTGGAAGCTGTCCATCGCGTTGTGTGGGTTCCTGGCTGATTTTATAAAATATTTTGTTTTGCAAAATATTTAGAGTTGTTCCTCGCATTGAGTCTGAAATCCATGAATTGTGGGTATGATTTCTTCTTGTTTCTTTATCGCAAAGGCAACGGATCGCCGCTTTTTACCGCTCTTTTTTAAAATTCTCGACTGTTTGCCGCCAAAGTCTCGAGTTCTTTGTGAACTGCTCTCTCAAGAGGTCTTTGCGACCATTTTCGAAAAAGAGACCTCCGAGTGCCACCCGTTCGGCCACTCGATCGAGAAAAAGAAAAATATTGTTCTGTAAATATTTTTATGAAAATATGGACATTCTCTTGCGCATCACAAGAGAGGATTTTGAGTCCGTCGGAACAGACAACGAAACGGACAAAGTCAAGGCTCTTTTGAAGCTTGTAAAAAGAGAATGTCCAAGCATTGGAGAATTTCCCCACAAATTCTGGTCTGGAATGGAGGCGAGAAAACAAAAAGTCGAAGGAGTGATGTCTGACGCCGACTATCCGTTCATCTCCTCCCTTTTCCGAGAATGTGAAAAGTTTCGAGAAAAAAGAAGAGGAGAGCATGACGAGCAGATGACACTCGTTTCGTTCATGATATCCAGCATCTTTGCGAGGTTTTGTAAAGAGAAAGCATACGTTTTTCTGAGTTCCGACAAACCAACAGAGGAAGCAGGCCTCACAATATCCACAAATTTCTACGAAGCGGAACTTCCTGTCCTTTTGCGGCTTGGTCTTCCCATTTTTGTCTCTCGTTCCGTCGAAAGGATATGGACTCCATTCCAAGAAATTCGAGAGGACTCTTTCGACTGCCCGGTTTGGAAAAGATATTGGGACCCTTCAGATGGTCCAGAAACAGAGAAAAGTTTCGTGAAGCAAAAAATGTCTCCAAACGAATGGGATGAATGGAGGCTCGCTCCTCCGAGAAAGCCTCTGAGTTGGAAGGAGCAAAGAGAAAGGATGAACTGCATCGCAAAGGGTTGAATAAATATTTTTTGTTTGACAAAAAATATTAACACCAAAAATTTCCAGCTTTCTCTGGACCTATCCAGAACACCAACTCCACCAAGAAGCGCCTCTTCGCGGCGGAGTATTCTCTGATGAGGGCGAGAGCAAGAGTTTCTCTCATAGAGGCCAACAGTCTCCTTTCTGTTTCTGTCGGTATAAACTTGACCAGAGACCTAAAGATGGAGCACTCCTCGCGAAGACGAGAGAACAGAGTCAAAAAGTCCCCGTCTCGTCTGGTCATCGCTCCCATAATGTCTTTGGTGGTTTCCGCAAATTCGGTGTATGCGCCGAAATGGCATCCTCTTAGCACAATGTACCTCGCCAGCCGAGGTTTTTGGACCGCTTTTATCTCTTTTATCGTCTCTTTCACTTCGATGGGAAGGGTTCCCTTTTTGAGACCGAAAACTTGCACTGCCATACAACAGAGAGAACGGAGACTCGGCACTCTGCAAAAATGTTCCATCTCCCTGTAAAATTATACTTTGAATGAACTCGTAAAAATATGTTTTTTCTCCTTCTGATATTCGGGAGTGTAAATGTTTTTGCCGACAAAACATTTCTTTGAAACACCTTCTTCCTTCCAAGGGAAGTTCTTTCAGATTTTTTATATTCCGTATCCCCAATATTTTTGGTTGTGTGCCTGTTGTGAAACACTCGGAAAGGGACATTCTGAAAAAGAGAACCGCCACCTGTTGACAGCTCCGGGACAATTTCTAACAGGTTCCATCGGACCAGCTACCATGCAATGTCTGGGGTCGGCGTTTGGAATCTCCCCATCGGTTACGGTCAAAACGCGAACGTCTCCGGCCATTCTCGAACTGTCCACGACGCGTACTTGTCTCGCAGGGGGAGGGCAGACGTTGCACACAGCTTCCCATCCTCCTTGCTTTTGAACAAAAACAAAGAGACTTCCGTTTGCACATCCTCCTGTCGTCAGTTGGGACTTTAGCCTTTCGGGGACGAGATTCCCCTGTTTATCTCTCACATCGCGAAAATCTGGATGAATTCCATCAGGACAGAGCACGAAAAATTCCGCAGGAGCCCAACCCGTCTGCGAAGCACCAAAAGCAGACTTCCTTGCTGCTCCTCGATAAAAAATTCCGTTTGACTGCATCTTCTTACAAAAGAAGATGGACGACTTTTTGGAGAAAAGAGAGTTGTTCTGTTTTTGCATTTGTTTGGGAAAAATATGCGACACAGAAAAATATCGGATAAAAGTCGCAAAAGGAAACTGTGTGTACCATCTTCTCCCAGATGGGACAAGGGATGGGACTTTTCAAGAATTTTGGAAGGATTCCTTTTCTCTCAAAAAACAGTCCGAGTACAAATTCGGAAATCTTGACGGACCTCTTTGCGAATGGGCAGAGAATGGGGCTCTTTTATTTTCTGGAAACTACAAAACGGGACGAGAACACGGTCTTTTCACAAAAGGGACGGCTTGTGTGTCTCCTGTGATTATGAGCAATTTTGTGGATGGCAAACTCCATGGAGAGTACAAAGAATATCACGACAACGGAGAGAAAAGGACGCTTTGCTGGTACGACAAAGGAAAGCAAACCGGAGAAGCAACACATTGGAACAAAGAAGGAAAAGTCATCGGGAACGGGAGCATCGACCCTTTCGGAAACTACACGGGAGACAAAATATTGTGGTGGGAGAATGGCGTCATGCAAGCCCATCACAAATATTCGAACGGAGAACTTCGCGGGTTGCAAATCTGCTATTCAGAGGCAGGAAGATACACAAGCATCCAACAATTTCACAGAGGAAAAAGAATCTCTGAATACAACTACAAAGGGTAAGATGTCAGCCCTACAGGCAAGGATTCGAGAATATCAGAGACTTTTTCCATCGGTCAAACAGTTGAGAATAACACCTTCCAGCCGACCACAAAAAAGACTCAAGGCAACATTTGTGCTCGGCGGAGAAGAGAAAGTTGTGCACTTTGGACAAAGAGGTGCGTTCACGTATTTCGATGGAGCGCCAGAAACAAAGAGGAACGCCTTTCGTGCAAGACATTCGAAAATTCTCAACAAAGGGAGAACTGCCTATAAAGTTCCGGGAAGCGCAAGTTCATTCGCGTGGGTGATCCTGTGGTAAAATATTTTTTAAGAAAAATATTGAAAGAGTTCGAGTGTTTGTGAGACAAGTTGTTTCGTATGTCTCTCATCAAGGAGTTTGAAGTCGGTGCTGGGGGAGTCGTCTCGCTTTTTAAAGGAGACGACTTTTTTGTCTACAAACGTCCGCATCGTCGCTTCGACATCTCCCAGCTCGTCGAATATGAGACGCAACTGGCCCTTTGGAAGAGGTACAACGACGGCTTTGTGAAACCTCTCTTCTCTGAGATGAAGGATGAAAGACTCTGTTTTGCGATGGAGTGGTTTCAAGGGAGAAGATTTTGTGTGGAGAGGGTGAAGGATGTGGACAAAGTTGCGAAAACTTTCTGTCGTTGTTTTCAGGCGATGGAAGATGAAAGAGTTTATCACCAGGATCTTGAATGCCGCAACATTCTTTGGAACGAAAAAACAGATGACGTAAAAATCATCGACTTTGGGATGGTAGTCAGGTACGAGGACGACACACAACGAAAAAGGTTCGGTCCATCCTTCTCTTTCCCTCCCAAAGAGCTTGAACTGCTCGATGGAATGTCGTGTCTGATGACGAGGGAAGAAGCATCAAAAGCACAAATTTGGGCTCTTGGAGATTTGTTGCTTCAACTTCTCACAGCAAAGGATGAAGTCGAGAGGGTGAGATGGTGTGACGGAAGAGAGGCGTTCGAAGAGGATGTCCGCAAACTCTGCGATGGAAAACAGGGATTCACAGAAAGGGCCATTCTTGCAGCTCTCCAAAGAGAGGCAAAAGACAGAGAAATTTTATTCGAATAAAATTTCTGAATGGGAAAGAGAAAATGTCAGAAGAGAACACGTTTGCGGTTTCGTCCGACTTCACGAATGCCGAAATAGCAACTTACGCTCCGACCACTGTCGTTGGATTTCCCAACGAAGAGCTGTATGCAAAAGCGGAAAGCAGAGCGAACGATGTCATTGAAAAAATTCAAAAGAGAATTCCAGTGCCTTATCCCTTGAACACCCAAAGAAATTTTCGTGGAGTTTCTGTCAGCTCCCCTTCTATGAGAGCGTTTCATACGGACGGAGAAAAACTCTACGTTTGGGACGACTTTCGTTCGGAACTTTCCATCGACGAAGCGGAACTTGTCGAGTCTCTGTCGCAAAATATTCCGCTTTCGGCAGAATACCAGCCATATCTCACCAACAAACTTTTGAAAGACCTCAACGAGAATTTTACAACTCTCTTTTCATGGCTCAGAGAAAGCGTCGAACTCGTCCCTGGTTCGGAGCGAGTGCAAAAAATTCAAGAAGATTTCGAGAGCAGGCAATAAAATATTTTAGATAAATTCAGATAGAATCCAACCACAATAACACGGAATGCAAACGTCTTCCTCTCCGACAGGCATCAACTTGAAAGGTTTGCATCGACACTTTTGGCATTCTTTTTTGTCAGACTCTTTGTTGCACTTGGTACAGAGCCAAGCAAAGGACGGTTTCGGATGGAACTCTTCTCTGCATTTCCAACATTTCGGAATCTCTTTACAATTCGACATTTTTTTTCTTTCTTCTGACAAAGGAAAAACTTATGGAAGAGTTTCTTGACGATTCAGAGCTCGCTTCTTGTTGTGTGAACGATGAGGGGCTTATCGAGTCTTTGAAGAAAAGAAAGGAAAACACATTGACAGTGTACGATATCAACAGTTGGAGAAAAAGGCGTTCTGATGAGTCAAAGATGCCAGGAATGAACGTCCTTTTGAATGGCGTTCATTCGAACCTTTACACCAACCAGAAATTCCCTTCTTGCAAAAGGTTGTTTGCCAAAAAGTGCGAAAAGAATTTCTTCTATCACCAAGTCAGCAAAAGGAACTTCCCAAATGTGGAGGAGCTGTGGATAGGCTCTCACCCTTGCGACGGCAAGGTGTTTTATGAGGGGTTTCCAAAAATTTTCATAACACCGGAATACTCTCACTACGCAAAGAGGTGGGCTCCTAAAAATTGCACGTACGTCTCCATCACACAACAAGAGTTTGACAGCGCCGTTTCGTCTTTCGACAAACAAGAGCTCCAATAAACTTTCAGGCAGAATAAATATTTCAAAAGAAATATTTGAAAGAGATGCAAGGTTACTACATTGTGTTTGCCTGTGACCAAAGAGGGGGTATCGGAAACAAGGGAAAAATTCCTTGGAGTTTGCCTGAAGACCTCGCGACGTTCCAAAGGATGACATTTGGAAGGACCATAATTTATGGGAGAAAAACACTCGAATCTTTTCCTGACTCAAAACCCCTAGCGAAAAGAAGGAACATCATCGTGTCGAGGAACAAATCTCTTCGAGTGGAGGGAGCAGAGGTTGCGCACAGCATCGAAGAAGCCTTCTCTTTAGCGCAAGGTTACTGTGCTGTCGTTGGTGGCTCTGAAATTTACGCGCAATGTCTGGAGCAGTTTCCCGAGCTCTGCCTTGGCGTTTCGAGAACACTGGTTTTGAGCAGCCACGAAGTGGACGCTTGGTTTAGCGTCAAGGAGACGAAATACAGTTATCTGATAAAATCCTCCCATAACTTTGAGACTGCAATGCTGTTCCGGAAGAACGAAGGGGAGATGAGCTACCTTTCTCTTTTGTCTGAAGTTCTTCACTTTGGCGAAAGGAGAGACGACAGAACGGGGACAGGAACGAGGAGTCTCTTCGGCAGACAACTTTCGTTTGAAAACATTTCAGAAAATTTCCCCCTCATCACAGTCAAGAAGATGGCGTGGGGGTGCATTCTCTCTGAACTTTTGTGGTTCCTTTCTGGGTCAACAGATTCAAAGATGTTGGAACTTCGAAACAACAACATCTGGAAGAAAAACAGTTCGAGAAAGTTCTTGGATGGAAGAGGTCTAAGTTATAGAGAAGGAGACTGCGGTCCTATCTACGGGTTCCAATGGAGACATTGGGGGGCAAAATACATCGACTGCGACACAGACTATCGAGGCAAAGGAACGGACCAAATTCTTTCCATCCTTTCGCAGATAAGGGACGAACCGACTTCGAGGAGGATGGTGCTAAGTGCTTGGAACGTCTCTGACCTCGACAAAATGTGCCTTCCACCGTGCCATTCTTTTTCACAGTTTTATGTGAGAGGACAGTTTCTGGACTGTCACTTGTATCAAAGATCTGCTGACCTCGCTCTCGGCGTTCCTTTCAACATCGCGAGCTATGCTTGTCTTTTGAGCATTCTCGCGAGCGCTTCAGGAAAAACAGCGGGGAACCTTACCATGTCGTTTGGAGACGTTCACGTGTACGAGAACCACGTCGACAATGCGCACAAAATGACAGAGAGACTTCCCCATAAAAGTCCCAAGTTGCGCGTCCAAATTTCAGACGAGACTCTCTTTGGTCTTTCAGAGAAAGATTTCACGATGGAAAGGTATTCCTCTTGTGGCGCTCTCAAGTTTGACATGGCAGAATAAAATATTTTCTAGAAAATATTTTGAAAGAATCTGTCTTTTCTTCTCCTGGAAATTTCCAAGAGCTTGCATACCTCGACGTCGAACTCTTCTTTGATGCTCGAAGAAGAAACTCTCTTTCACCTCTCGACTTCAAGCATTTCCTTCTGAAAGGATGAGCAAAAAAGTGAGAGTTCTTTGTTTGTGGCGCAACCCGGTGTCCTTTGTCTTCTTGGCCCATCCTCTTCGCGAGTTATTGTCTTCTGTGCGTTCAAATTCAGAAACAAGCACCTTCTGTATTTTATAAATGTCAAGAAACAAAAGGTCAAGGAGCCGATATAAATTCAAACCCTTTGTCTTTCCGTCTGGTAAAACTGTATGGATTCAAGGGTTTGAGGACATCTATCTTGTGTCCCTACTCGAGGAATTCAAAGAACACGAAATCCTTGTCTGTGAGCAAACTCCGTATTTTGTTCCGTACAAATGGTATGGAAAGACCAGAAAATACCTTCCGGATTTTTTCGTCCCTTCCCAGAACCTTTTTATAGAGGTGAAGAGCGACTTCACCTTCTTCAAACGAAGAGGTCAGGAAAGAAAGACGAGAGCGAAACTTGACGCTTGCAACGCCCTCGGTTACGACACGAGACTCGTTGTGTACAAGTCAAGAAGTTCAAGAAAAGTTTCTTTGTTTGAGGAAAAAGAGGGAATCTTTCCCCAAGATTAAGGATGGCATTTTCTCGTTCAAGACAAGACAGAAGACCTTTGGTCGTCGAGACAAAACTCCAAACCAAAGAAGACCGGACTTTGGCGTTTCACGACGCAGTGGTGTCTGCTTGTTTTGCTGGAGGAAAAAATATAGAAAGGAAGAAGAATGGCGTGGTTATCACAGGTGGTGATAAAAAGCCAGAGTATGTTCTTCATCTTTGGATGTCAGAGATTTTGAAAGATTCGTCAACGTTTTTTTACGAACCTCTTACTGGGTTTGTTCTGGAGGACTACGCGACAATGAAACCTTACGACTTTTCTCAGGCTCTTAGGGTCGCTAAACACATGTGCAAAGCAGTCGCTTTCATCCACGAACTCGGCATCTGCCATCGAAATTTGACTCCAGACGCGTTTGTTGTCGTTCTTCAGAACGAGTACAAAAAGACAAAGACAACAACAAAACTCTGGAAATTCGGAAACTCGTGCGCTGTGAAGAAGTGGGGTCTTGGCGAGTGCATCTCTCCGCCAAAGTCTCCATATTCCGCTCCAGAGACGCTGACCAACGAGAAGAGCATGAGCAGACTCGACTGGATTTACGCAGACAGATACAGCCTGGGAGCATGCCTCGAATATCTTTTGACGTTTGGAGGAGAAGAGAAGTTGCGAGTCAAAGAGATACACAGTTTCATAACCTTGATGAAACAACAAAGAGCGAGGAGAAGGCCTTCTCCTCTCAAAGCCATAGATTTTTTCGAACAACTCTAAAATATTTTGAATAAAATATTTTTTCTCTGACTTGGCATTGTTGGGTCTAGAAATGTAAGAGGATGGCGTTTTCTGTGTTTGTGAACGCGGACGAAAGTTGTGTGCTGTTTGGACTCGAGAAAGGTTTCAAAGTCTACGACACGGAAACGCAAAAGCTTTTGCTTTGGAGGGATGTCGGACCTGTGACGATGGTGAGAGTTCTTTCCTCTTCAAACATTTTTGCGTTTGTTGGGTTTGACAAGAAAAAGCTGACGTTTTGGAACGACGAGACAAAGAAGAGAAGCGCAGAGATTGCTTTTCCCAGAGTCATCACGCAGTTCTTGTTTGGCAGAAGCAAGATGGTTGTTTCCACAGACGAAAAGACGTACCTGTACGACCTTGAAACTTTGAAACTTTTGGGAGGATACGAGACGACACAAAATCCCCACGGAAGCCTTGCAGTCAACAGCGACAGAGCGCAACACGTCTTTGCTTTTCCTGGAATGAAACAAGGATATGTTCACATCATTCGAAACGGCATATCTTTGTTTGTTAAAGCTCACGAGGGAGTTTTGAGAGTTTTGTCCCTCAATAGGGAAGGAAATCTGTTGGCCACGACTTCAGAAAAGGGAACGGCCATCCGCGTGTTCGACACGACCTCTGGAGAAAGAGTAGCAAATTTCCGAAGAGGAAAAACAGAGACAAAGATTAACCACATTTCATGGTCAAAAGATTCAAAATTTCTTTGTGTGAGTTCAGAGAGAGGGACGAGTCACGTTTTTCGAATGGGACAAAATTTCCAAAACTCTGCTCTTTCTGGATTTCTCCCCGACCCCTTGAGTGACTATGCGAGTTCTGAATCCTCTTGGTCTCTTGCGAGATACCTTCATCCAAAGGGGATAACTCTCGTATCTGAAGGTTCCTTTCTGAGACATTTCAGCGTGGACGAGTACGTTTCTGAATGCATCGTTCCAGAAAACGGAGGGGAAGCGCTGTTTTTGGAACAGAGAAAGATGTGATATTTTTATCCATAAAAATATCTAAAATTTGAGAACTGCCTTGAGGTCCCACATTGTGGAGATGAGATTGACATGTTCCTTTGCCTTTTGGGGCGTGAGGTCAGATTCATCCATTTTTATCTGGTAGAGGAGCTTCTTTTCCGCTTCTTTGAACTCTTCTGGAGTTGGGAGGATTTGAAAGTAGCTCTTCTGTTGCGACATATTACTTTTGGGAAATTTTGCGAAGTTTCGGGTCTTCAGAAAGAAAGCCACATATTTTCTGTCTGTTTTGAACTTTTTCGAGAGTTGCTTCTTCGTCTCCTGCGAGGAACACGTGGTGGGCGTGTTCGCAAAACTCGAGCACGCAGCCGAGAGCCCACCAGTCGATGTTCTCGTCCACTTCTTCGTTTCGAAGAGATTCTGGTGAGCGATATGCGAGTGTGGTGTTTGGAAGTTTCAGAGGAGAGCGCTGAACGCTATCAAAATCTCCAAGGCAGATTTTACCCTTTGAAGAGACGAAAATGTTTTCTGGTTTGATGTCGCAATGAGTCAATCCTTTTTTGTGGAGGTATTCTATGGCTGAAAATATGCAAGTCTCGACTCTTTTTATAAACTGTCTGTTGCAAGGGCCAAAAGTCGTCACAAACCTGTAAAGGTCAAAGGGGTGCCATTCCAAAACAAGGAATCTGTTCTGGAGGCCAAAGCAGGTGAGGATGTTCTCATGATGGGGAAAACAAGCGTAAAAAGCTTTTTCTTCCTTTTCTGCGTCCTTGAGAACTCTCTTTGTTTTGTGTAGAACGTCAAACACTTCTTGGACGAGAGGAGAAGTTTGTAGAATGTCAAGGAATAAAAAATTTTGCATCTTATATATTTTTTATATTGTCTCAAGCCTTTGTTCGAGATTTTCGAGAGCGACCATTTCAAAGAAACACCTTGCGTCTCTGGTCTGTTCTCTCCAAAAATTTAAAAGCTCTGGAGAGCTTCCAAAACTTCCAAACAGAATGTCACATCGAGAAACGAGCTCTCTTGGGTTTTGTACTGTCCCTATGTCCCCAGAAATGTCCAAAACGAGGATGACGCCATTTTTCGTCTCGATGAGATGCTCTTCATAGTTTTTTGTTGGGACATGAGAACCACAAAATGCGCCGTTTATTTTCCACAACTCTCTTGTTTTTCCGATGCCGCTGTCTCCCACAAGACCGACAGTTTTCTTTTGTTGTTGTTTTCGTCCACAAAATAATTCGGAAAATTTTAAGGAAAACATCACCCTTAAAAGATAAAACAATGTCCTTTCGAAAATTTCTGCACTGAGAGGACCTTGTCGATGACCTCTCCCACAGAATTTGGATCTCTGCAACTACAAAAAAAGTCTGGCGACACCGCGGCTTCAAAATCCGTTTCTGGAAGGTCTGTTTTGTTGAGGATGACAAAAACGGTCTTCCCCTTTCTTAAAAGTTCTTCGCGCTTCGATAGAGCGTAAGTGGCAGATTCTTTCAAATCCCTGGACATAAAAACCAGAAAAACATCAGATTCTTTCAGGCAGACTTCTTTTATCTTTTCGTTGGATATGGCACAAAAGTCCCAGATAGAAAGTGACTTTTGCTCTCCTTTCACCGTTTTCGAGAAGCTAAAACAGTCTGCGCAACAGGGCTTGTAACTATCCACAAATTCCTCTCCAGAGGCCACACGGCAAAACCACGTCTTTCCCACGAGCGGTTGTCCCAAAACAGATACCATCAACGACATTAAAATTTGTTGAACAACAAATTTTTAACGAGCCGCTTCCATCGCGACGCAGAGAGCAAAGACAAGGCACAGCCACGAAACGCACACAGTCCCAAAAATCATGGCCATCCAAAACTCTTCGAGATTTTCGTCGTCTCCGCCAAATTTGAGAGTCATCCAACTGCAAAAAATTATGGTTGAAAAGAACCACAACAGAAAAGAGAGCAAAGGTTTGAGGCAAGGCATAAATAATATTTTCAAAAACCAAAGACAAAAGTAATGGCTACCAAGACAATTCTCGCTGATAACCTTTGCGTTGTTGATTCCGAGGACACCTTTCTCCTCACCATCGATGGAAGTGCAGTCGCTCGCATCTCTGGAAAACAGGACGCGGAGAAGGCTGTCATCGTAATCGTCGAAAAGATTGAAGGAGAACTCAAAAACTCTTCCACCAGCGTGTATCGAGAAAAGATTGATGGCGGGTTTGCCATTTTCACTCGCAGCCTCGGCTATCTGGTGAACGGTTCTCCTGTTCAGAAGCACGTCGTCAAGTATCTTTCCCTTCCCAGTCTCGTATTCGAGGAGAAGGAAGAAGAAACTCCCAAGATGGAAGTTTCTGAAATTCCGACTCCTCCTCCCGCTCCAGAGGTCATCTCAAAGCAGCTCCCCGAAATTCCGAGCGTCGAGAAAGTTGCTGAAGAGACCAGCGTCTCTCGAAACACTTATAGCGTGGAAGGGCTGATTCCGCACAACAGCACCGGCCTCTACGAGCCCTATTCTTCTGCCTACTAAAAGATTTTTTCCAACTAAAAAATCTTGTCGATGTCGCCCTCTGACATGGCCGAAGGCCAGACGTACTCGAGATCCGGATTCTGGACTTGAAACTTTTTCTGGTAGAAATCTGGCTCTTTTCGGAGAAGTGACGCTCTGTGACTTTCGTGAAACTTTTGATATCCCAACCACCAAGGAAGAGGAACAGTTCTCTGTACGCGGATTTTCTTTTTTGGTAGAGAATGCTTCGTACCTGCCTTTGTGCTTCTCGTTGAGAGCTCAGATATGCACGCATTGATGTACTGCCGGAGCGCCCTCTCATAACCAAACCACATTTTCGTGGCTGGGTGACAGCAAAAGCCAAGATTTATTTGCAGGCCCTTTTTCCCGGACGAGATGTCCTTCCCTCTCAAGAGAATTTCATAGGTTCTTTCAAATTTTTCTTCTCTTGCGCGGTATTTTTTAGAGAATGTTTTTATCCATTCACATCTTGCGACAAAGGACTTTGCGAGACATTTGTGGTCGAGCAGAGGAGGAAGTTCGCCGAGTTCCACGGAAAGAAACCAAAGGTCTTCGAGAATTGTCAGGATCTGGTACGCTTCGATAATCTGTTTGTTGAGCCTTCTGTTGTCCAGAGTTTTTGCTGTTTTTTCGAAACTCTCAAAGGGGAGAAACGTGTTGACCATCGTTAGACAAAGAACAAGAAAACTTTTGCGTTCGCAGAGCATCAATTCGTAATGAAACTCGAGGGAATTCCCGTCAGAATTCTGGAAGAAAAAATATTTCTGATTCAAAGAGAAATATGGGAGCAACAAGTGTACGGAAACTGGCTTTCGTTCCTTTTGGATGGGAACGAAAGGGAAATTCCAGAGCCTCCACAAGAGGAAGAAACGCGAGAAGTTTCTCTTTCTCAGGTTCTCTCCTCTTTGGTAGAAGTTGAAAGTGAAGAAACTCTCGCTGATGTTCTGGATGCTCCTTTGGTGAAAATTCCACAGTTTGACCCCTTTGAAGTGATAAGCGAACTTTCAAAGATTCTTTCAGAATTTATTTCAGAGAATAACTTTTTGTCTCTGTTGGTGTCTGAAATTCCAAAGCCCTCGTGGTACAAAACATTTGCAGAATATAAGAAGAGATGAAGCTCGCAAACGCGTCCTGTTTGAGCATATTGAAAGAGTGCGAAAGAGGCGCTGAAACTCTCGAAATCCAAGAGATGGACGCAGAACAACTTGCTTGGCTTGTCGTGTACGGCACAGGCGACACACACGTGTACGTGCAAAGCGTGTGTTGCAATCTCGATCCATCGAGATTCATGAAGGGGGCTCCCAAAAGAGAGACGATACATCTCGTCTCTCCAAAAGACGATTTCGTCAGAGAAATATTTGCTGGACATCTTGTCCTTGAATAAATTTTTATCTATAAAAATTTATGCTTGCTCGAGTGCGATGAAAGGAATTCCCGTCCAATACGCTCCGAGCGCCAACAAAACGGTGAAAACAACAGCGACCAACGTCATCAAAGTCAGCGTTTTTACCCTTGTGTTGTAGAACCATTTGTCGAGAGCTCTTCCTGCTATTTCCACCCACAAACTGGAGACGAACCACGCCGCAACAAAGAGCATGAATACGACAACAGGGCGGAACGTTATCTTTTGTGTTTTCGGAGCTTCTTCGACTGTGATGTTAACGTTCTCTGGATTTATTTCTGTTATTTCTGCTTGGGGGTCGCCTTCAAACTCAAAGTTTTCTCTCTGTCGCGTCATGCCATAGTGTCTCGAAACGCTGTCAGAGACGGGAGTTTGCGCTCCGACGTCGTTCTCGACGAACGAATTCGCTTCGGGTTCGTAGAGATTTCCCATGACCGTTTCATCTATGGGCTTTGAGTAACCATAAATGTCCGAAGAAGAAGTGGGGATGTACGTTTTCGTATAGTCTGTTTCGTACATGCTGGGCATTGAGCCAGCATAGTTTCTCGAATAACTTGCCTTCTCGTCAAGATATGGAACTGGTTCTTGCGTCTCGCTCCCAAGGAGGGGCAAATATGTTCCTGACATTACTAACAAAACCTTGACTAAAAAATAATGATAGGACTTTGTTGTCTACTTTTTATCGCTTCACTTCTAGTGCTCGTTCTGTTGTTTTTTCTCGTTGGTTTCTTCTTCTCGAAAACTCCGAGAGAGAATTTTGGAGAATTTGACAGAACAGGTCTTAAAACGGGAGATGTTCTTCTTCTTTCTGGGAAGACGTTCCCAGAAAGAATAATCTGTTTTTTGACAAACTGCGAATTCAGCCATTGCGCCATGGTCGTCAAAAAGGAAGGGAAACTTTGGCTTTGGGAAGCTGACATTGGCCAGGGAAAAAAGAAAGGTCCGAGACTCATTGAATTTGACCAGAAACTCAAAAGATACAAAGGATACCGCACGGCGGCGATAGTGAGGATAGACAAAGAACTCGCCATTTCCGAATTTCTAAAGGGAGCAGAGAAGCACTTCAACAGGCCGATGGACGACGCGATGTTCTCATACTTTTTTGGAAGGAACAAAAAAGACGACTCTGTGTTTTGTTCTGAGCTTGTTGCTTCGACACTAAAGGACTCTGGAAAAATAAAGAGAGACAGAGAAACGTGCAAAGGCGTTTCCCCTTCACTTTTTCTGAAAGGTTTTGAGGGAATATACGGTCGACCAGAATATTTTAGTTGGTAATGGATCAAGAGATCGGTCTTTGGGTGGAAAAGTTGCAGTACATTTGGCTGGAGAAAACGCTGACACGCCTGTATCTTATGCCAAAGAACTACCCCGTCGTCGACAGCGAAAACAATGTGGTCAAACTGTCGAGATATGATGGAGACTGCTGGCTTTTTCCTACCACATTGAGCTGTCCATCAAAAAATCTTTTGAGAGTGGCGGACGCTTGGCCAACAACGCCGAGAACTCTTTACAAAAAATATGGACCTTTCAGTCTCAGGATGGAAGGGAGAGAGCAAAAGATGGTCAAAATTCCTCGTGTTCCGGAGCTTTATTGGATGGGGAAGTTTCACAAAACTCCAATTCCTTCGCAGTTTGTGGGGCAAAAGCCAAAAGACGTGAAATCACCTCTCGTCTCTGTGAAGAGCGGAGAGACGTACAAAAATTTATGGGAGTTTGAAGCCAAAACAAAGGCGTCGAAAGACACGATCGCAAGAATCCATCAACAGTCTCTCGAAGGAAAGGGTCCGTACAGATATTTTTGGCAAACTTTCAAGGACAAACAAGCACAAAAACTTGGCAGGCAAATCTGTCTCTCTTCCTTTGACTTTTGGTGCTTGTAGTGACCACGTTCAGAAGAGATGCGAAACCGTTCCGTGAAGCGGTACTTTATCGAGTCAGAGATCCGTTCCGTAAAAAAGTCTCGTTCGTGTCCTGATAAAATATTTTTTGATAAAATATTTAGTACGAAGGGCTCATGCCTTGTTCTTTCTCGTACTTTGCGAGTTCCTTCTTGCTAAGTTTGGCGAGCTGACGTTCGCTCAAGCTCTTTTGAGATTTCTTGGTGGGCTTTTTAGCAGCGGAAGGCTTTTTCTTGGGAGCCTTTTCTTCGGTGGTCTTTCGCGGCTTTCTCCTGGGGACGTGAACCTGGACGAGACTGACACCGGCACCAGAGAACACGCCCTTTCCTACAACGTGGAAGAGAGCGGCATCGTCTTGAATGGCGCGCATGATGTGCTTGACAGAGATACGAACTTTCTTTGAATCTCTGGCGGCGTTACCCGCAAGTTCAATAATCTCTGCCATAAAATATTCGAGAGCAGCGGCAAGAGCGACAGAGGCACCTCCGGAAACACGGCTGCAAGCGCTGTGCTCACGAAGGACGCGCTCAGAACGAGCAACGGAAAGCTTCAGCTTGGCCTTTGAACTCCTTGAACCTTCGGAGACCTTTGACGCTTTGTAGCTTGCGACAGCCTTTCTCGCTTCCGAAGCCGCATGCCTGCCGAGGTCCTTGCCAAAGAGGTCCTCTGCCGAGAGAATCACAGCTTCAGCGCTGATGGTTTTGGTACCCTCTGGCAAGAGGGTGGCAGCGCCATGTGAAATTTTCTTTCCCACGAAGACGGTGATGTTGCTGAGTTCAGCAAGAGCTTCGGTTTGAACAGAAATGTCGGGATGGATCTGAGAGAGCAAGCTCCTCAGACCAAGACGGAAGTTCACGCTCTTGTCTCTCTTGCGGGTGGTTTCCTTTTGTGTCGCCATTACAAAAGTAGTAAAAAAGTAAATATTTTGCAAAAAACTCACACAGAAGCTTTTTTACTCGAAAAATTTTTCGTTCAAAGTTTTTCTCTGTCGCAAACTGTAATGTCAAAGGCAGCCAAAAAGTCAAAGTCTCAACAGCACGGTCATCTCGCTTCTTATGTTCTCGGAGGGGAAACGCAAATCCCCAAGGCCACCACGCAGCACCTCTTGCGAAAGGCCGGTTCTCTCTCAGCGACCGATGACACTGAAGTGCCCATCCGAGGTTTTGTTCGGATGAAGCTTCACAAACTTTTGCAAAAATCCCTTCTTGCGATGCAGCTCGCCAAGAGGAAGACCATCCTCAAGGGAGACGTCAAGAAGGCGGCGGAGCTTATGCATCTGCCTGTTTTCGCAATTCCCACCAAGGAATCTGGTGCAAAGGGCTCTGTTTTCCTCTCTTGTCGTCAAAAGGGTGCCGGTTCTGCCGGTTCCGGTTCAGACACCAATTCGCAAGAGGTCAGAAACCAGATGAAGTCTTCGTGCCTCATCATTCCCAAGGAGAGGTTCAGGACGATGGCAAAGGAAATTTCAAAGAGGGAAGGTCACGATGTGCACATTGCCGAAGCCGCCCTCGACATGCTCCAGGTCATTGTCGAGAGCTGCACTGTCCGCCTTCTCGAAAAAGCACTTGTCATCACCTATGAAAAAGATAAGAAGAGGGTCACCTCGAGGGATATCGAAACCGCATTCATGCTGGAACATGGTCCGCTATAAGCACAAATACAAATATAAATAAAATGTCGAGCATCAACTCCCTTCCTGACCTCATCGGCATGATGAAGAGTTCCATCGACAATGACGTCGCAGAGCTTCAAAAGAAACTCGCTCAAGTTCGTCTGGAGAAGCTTCAGATCCAACAACTGCTTTTTATGATGCCTTTGACGACACAAGAAAATATTTTCGGATAAAATATTTTATTCTCTTCTCTTTCCTGTCAAAAACTTTCTTCTGGCTGAAGAAAACATCTGCGCTGCGTCCGCATCGGGTTGAATCTGCGCCATCTCACAAGCCACAACAAACTGTGACAAGAGGTTCTGTTCTTCCAATTCTCTCTGCTGTTTCTTCTTTTCTTCGAGTTGTTCCATCAACTGCTTCTCAACTTGGCCCAAATGGCAAAGTCTTTCCTGGAGTTGACGGCGAATTTCTCTCGTTTGTTCCTCAGACGCTGTCAGAAATTTGCCAAGTCGAATCAACGGCTTGGTCGCGGCTTTCTTTGGGCTCTTCTCGTTCGTGGTGCTTGACTTTCTCTTTCCGAGAGAAACGGTTCCGTACTCGTAGTGGTCCATGATATCGCACTGCATCTCAAGTGTTGTATCGCACAAAAGAAAAAATCCCTTTGCGTTTTTTTGTGGTCAATTCTTCCAAATAATATTTTGTATCAAACAAAATATTCTAGTTAATCTCAATGTCCTTCTCGTTCAACCACGAAAGCTTCTCGTAAATTTTGCGTTTCTCCTCCATCGGAATATCGGGCTTGTCCAACTGAATTCGAAAATCTTTGGGAGTGAAACCGCGAACTGCTTCGGCATTCGCATGTCCCGCTGCTTGGAGAAGGTCCTCGTTTCCCAAAAACGTAGAGAGTTCATAGAGAAGGTTGAACCTGTCTGTCAGCCTAAAGTTGTCCACGAGTTTGCAGTTCTCGCGTTGGAAGGAGAGAACCTCTTCCTTTGTCTTTTCCCTCTGTTCGTTCTCTTCTTCAGTCACAATTTCCCCATAGTTTTTCAAAAGAATCTCTCGAAGATGGGGAGCAAGGTCCTTGTATTCTACTTCCTTGTTCTGTTCCCTCCACAGCAAAAAGTCGACTGCCGTCTTGCAGTAGAGGTAGTGAAAGGGAAGGCGAGTGCACTCGCCATTGTCGGGCTCTCCTTCCTTGTAGTTTTCTTCCTCGAGTTCAAAATCTTGGAGGGAAGAAAGAGCAGTACATCCCCCAAACAAGGACTCGGAGACGTGAAACTTCCTTCCTTGAGGTTCAGAAGAGACAATCTCCGGCTTGGGACAGAGGATGGGAGTATAGAATCTTCCAATGTCCTTTCGTTCTATGGTCAAAGAGTCCATTTCTGCCTTGTACTCTGCCTGTTCCTTTGCAAACTTCTCCTTCTTGCCAGAGAGAAAAGCTTCCCAATCCTGGTCCTTACCAAAGGATTTGTAGAAATCAGACTGAGACATAACAGAGAACTCAGGGAGAGCGGGAGGGTCGACATATTCTCCTTCCTTGTTGATGTACTTCTCGGAAGAGACGAGAACAGAGTCGGTGGACGAATACCAGATGCCAGCCATCGCTTTTGATGTTTGTTGTTGAGAGTTCGAATGTTGTTTTGTCGAAAGAAAAGAAGTTGGGTTTTCGATAAGTAAGAAGATGTTTCAAGGAGGACCAAAGATCACAAATTTGGGTGCGTACGTTATTATGGATTGGGGACCCGGAACTCCGAAACGCTATACTGGTCCCGCATATGTCGGAAGGTCTTTCGAAGCGCCGTCTTGTGCTCCGCCACAATATGTATACAGAGATAATATTACTCGTCCGTGGTTGCAACCATCAGTCATCGAGATCGGAAGAGGAAACATCGACAACATTTACGCCTGCAACTCAGCCTATGGACCGATAAATCCTTGGGACAACCTCGCGCCCGACCGCGCTCCATGCAAACGACCAGAAAATGATGGCATAGGGTCGACGAATTGGCGAAAATGGTGTTAGATATGGGACTTTGTAACCATAAAATATCTTTTACTTCAAAAAATATTTAGTGTGGACAAAAAGGCCATTTTTTAGGGTCAACACTCGATGGAAAGCGTTCCCTTTCGTTTCCGCAAACGTCTCTGACCACTTTGTTTGCAGTTTTTTCTCCGTATACGTACTCAAGAAGAGAATACGCATCGAGCTTTTTCTTTCCTTCTGCTTGGGCTTTCATGTAGAAAATTATGGCCTTATGTCTCTTTTTTTGGATATGCCCCCACAAAAGAGGCGCATAATCAGACTCGAAACAACATGCGTGACACCTCATTATGCATTGCAGTCCCAGAGTTTCGTTGTGCTCTCTCATGTGCTCTCCGAGTTCATGTTCTTTGGAAGTTGCGAACCCGCAAGTCTCGCATTCGAAAAGTTCGGGATTTTTATTGCTTCCCATTTTTACATACGTAAAATCTTGGCTAAACTGTTATTTCGAGTTCGGAAATTTGGGAAATTCTCGTCTCCACCCTCTTGGCGAAAGGTGTCGCTTTTCGCAGACCAAAATATGCTGATGTCAAAGAAGAAGAAACCTTGTTGCTTCTGTTTATGAAAGAAAGATAGAAAATGGGAGAGTTGTCTTCCGATGCCCCAGGAGATACAAAGGGAAATATTTTCGTTAGAAACGCAAGGGTCAAAACATCGCCACTGTATTCCTTCTTCGTCGTCACAGAAAAACTTGAGATAAAAGACATGAACTTTTCTTGTGAAAGAGTTTTTCTGTCAGCAAATGGAGGCGTTTCACCATTTTTAGACAAAATAAGACCACGAGCACACTCAGTCACATCTTTTTTAAGTTTTTCTTCCAAGAACCACCATTTCCAAAAAGACTCGCAATGGACGAGAGAATGATGGGTGTTCTCTGTCGACATATTTTTGTGTTTTATTGATGCTGTGTCGAACCCTACATAAAGTTTCTCATCGACGCAAAGCTCTGAGTTCCCGTTTTGTGCTTCTTTTTCGCTGAGCTCCAACCTTTTGCTTCTGATGCAACAAGCCAACGTCAGAACAAAAGAAAAAAAGTCTTTTTTGGACATGATATACTTGTGGTTCGTCCACGAAACCATGCATCTCCCTTCTTTTTCCTCCACAATGTCTTGAACGTGCTCAACGCAAGACTTCATCCAAGAGAAAAAGACAACATCGTCGTTGGCGTCCCTGTAGTTTTTCTTTGGAGATATCCTATTCAAAAAACATCTTTTCTCTGTTTCGAATGAAAACACTTCGTTACGCAAAAGATGTTGTAAAACAACCTTCTGGAGTTTTTCGAGTTTTTCTGGTGAAAGGCGGCAGAATTTTTCGAACGCAAGCTTGTGTTCTCTTGTTTCTCTGTGTCTTTGCAACCTGCTGTGGCACCCAACATCGACCTTGCAGCATTCACAAAATCCTTCGGGAAAGGGATTTTTATTTTTGAAGTTTCTTTCGTGCCTTGCCGAGCGCATGTGAACATGATAGTTGCATTTTATGGCTGTCTCGTATCGACAAGCATCGCAAGAGAATTTTTCTGGCTCTGTTTCGCCCTTTTCTGCTTTTTGGTGTTTCTTTGTTCCCAGGTGCTGCCGATAGTTGGAAAGAGTCGTAAAACTCTTATCGCACAACTTGCATTCGTACTGCTCCATTACGTTTGGGCGCTGTATTTTTAGTAAAAAATTTATGGGAATTTGAGAATATTTTTACATCTTTGCCTGTTGCAAACGAGTGAGAACACCATTATAAAAATTTTTCGGTCCTTGGACAAGTCCACAGATTCAAATTTTACGAAATTTGAACAAAATATTTGCGCCTCCTTGCATGTTTAGAAGAAAGTGTGAGTGTAATTTTTATACGTCAGACTCTCTTGAAAAAGACGGGTGATGGAAAAATTATCTGTCAGACTCTCTTGAAAAAGACGGGTGATGGAAAAATTATCTGTCAGACTCTTCCCGTCGTTCTTTCAAACATTTTCCGAAAAACATGCTTTTCTTCTCTCCAAAATATTTTGTTGAAAAAATATTTATGAGAAGACAAGCCGAAACAAACCAAAGGATAATGTTTTGGAATTCTCCGTGTTCCTCTCCCAGAAGAAACGCCAGATGAGAAAGCGGAACTCTACGCCGATGGAGCTTGTGGCTGAGAAAAGAGATGGCAGAAAGAGCCATTGAAATGAGGAAAAGGTGTACGGATGCCAAAGAGGTTTCTTCCAATGACTGAAATATTTTATGTCTCATAAAATATGGAACCTCTGTGTTTGTTCAAAGTAAAAAAGAGATATTCTTGTTAGACTTTTCAACTAGAAAGATGTCTATCCGTTCGAAACTTTTAAAGGTGAAGTCTGAAGGAAAGTGGTGCATTTTCAAATGCTACGACCTCGACAGAGAGGAAGATTTTCGAGAGAGTGGAAAAATATGGTATCTCGGTGACGCTCTGAGGGAGAGCGGAGTCGATGTCAGCAGATGGGACTGCGGAGGCTTTGGAAACGTCATCGACCTGATGGTGGAACTCCAAACAGAGGTCATCTGGGAGAGAGCGGACGGATGGAATATGTTCCCTGTGCGCATCGGAGAAGGAAAAGAGAGACTCAAGAAAAAACTTTTGAAGCTCTAAAATATTATTTGCAAATAATATTTTTTATGGTGGAGTTTGCCTTTCAAGAGAAATTTCTTCCCAGAGATTCTTACTGATGGGAGTTTCGTAGTCCTTGATGTGCTCAAGCAAAAGTTTCTTCTTTGGCAAGGGTTGCTTCCGTCGACTCCACAAAGTATGAAACTGGATGGAGCAAAATGAGCGGTCTGCAAATGCAGAATCTTTCGGCGAGTGCAAATATTTTTATTGCTGGCTTTCGCGTTTCACTCGGAACGTTCCAAACTTTTTGTATTTCCACTTTTTGTCAAAATCTGTTTCTTTGGGGCCAAAAGCATCGCGCATCTCTTGGGTGAGTTTGTACTCCTTGACTTCACAATACTCGACATTATAAAGTCTTTGATGCTTGTTGCAGGCTTTGTCGCAAATGTTGTCCACTTGCTCTTCTGTAAGTTGCATTTTGCACTCATCGTCCCGACAAAGTGTGAGTTTCGTACCGGAGCGATAGCGCGGAGCATCATCGGATACTCTCGACGGATAAGGATGGCGCTCACGTCCTTCCACAGCGAGCCCAAATTTCGACGCCTCTTCGTAAACCCTGTTCTTGGTTCTCCACGATACAAACGTCGCATGACAACCACCAACATCGACCGATGTTCCCATACAGTAACGCTCGTCATATTCCGTTTCATAGTCCGCATAGTCCAGATCTTCGCAATACCACAGAGAGAGCGTAAAATCGTGCCCCTCCAAACGAGGTGAACGCGGGTGGTACTTGTAGCAGTAACGAGTGGTCATTTCATTTATTTGGTGTGTTCTTCTTTTGGTCCGCGATTTGCATACAAAATATTTTATGTCCAATAAAATATGCCGCTGTCCCATCAAATAATATAGAGCGTTTTTCTGGATCGAGAAACGCCTGTGTAAGCCGCACGATACGCGTCATTTTTTGCCCAATTACTGAATGTATCCCCAGCATCAAAAAAGACGTTGTCGTATGTGGACCCTTGAGACTTGTGAATTGTGCAACTGTAGCTGTAGCTGAGGGGTGGCAGAAAAGAGTCTGCAATTCTGTAAAAATCTCTCCATTCTTTTTTCTTCCTGTCTTCCTCTTCCTCATCTTTTCCGACGACCACCTGGTCCACGTTGAACCCCAACTGAGAAGCTTTGTAAACTCTCTTCATTTCGCGGCATCTGTCTTCGTACTTCTTCCTGTCTTTCTTTTGGACGACAAAGACAGTGTCCAGTTTTCCAGAAGCTTTTGGGCTCTTGATGAGAAGTTTGTAGGCATAAATTCCATTATCAAACCATGGATGGTCGAAACAGCCAGATTCCACAGAGAGAACTGTTGTCCTTTCACAAGTCGTGTATTTCACTCCTTTTTTGTTCTTCTTCCCTTCGTGACCACCAGAGATAAAGTAGCCGTGGAACATCATCTTTTCTCCTTCGAGGTAGGGGTTTTTTCTACTCCTTTCTCCGAAAAGTTCGAGACGGATGGCGCAGTTGTATTCAAAAACTACCTTGTTCCTCCACGCGAGGATGACAGTGGACTCTTCCTCGTTCGAATCTTTTTGGACAAACTCAGAGATGAGGTACTCTGTGTTTGGGACGATAAAAACAGAAGAATCCGGGTCGTTCGAATCTATTCCCCAAGATTCTGGATACTTTATCTCGTGTGTTTCAACGGCATCTCGGAAGAGTTTATGGGCGAACGAGATGCTGTTGTCGCTTGCTCTCATGTTCTTTGTGAGACTCAGCCTATTGTTGGGGGAAACCATGTCAAACACTGGAGACGAGGAACTTCCGACAGGAGGAAGCTGGTGTTTGTCCCCAAGGAAGAGAATTTTTGCGCAGTGATGTCGAGACCAGTCTCCGATGTAATTTAGAAGCTTATCGTCAATCATGCTGCATTCATCCACAACTAACAGTCGAACGTATCTCGTCTGTTCGATGGGGGACGTACGCTCTACCTTGCCGTTCCCTTCTTTGTCATACACGAACTGGAGTCCAAGAAAACGGTGGATTGTGACCACGTCAAAGCCATCCATCCCCTTTCTTAGAACTTCCGCTGCTTTGTGTGTGGGACAAGCGAGCGCAACTTGCTCTTTGTTTTCGAAATAGTTGAGACAGAAGCGTCTCACAGTCGTAGTCTTTCCGACTCCTCCAGCACCAAACAAGAGAACACAGTTCTTCCGAAAATTCGAAGACGGCACACGAGCCATGAATTTCTCAAGACATCTCGTCACTCTCTTTTGGTCGTCGTTCAATTCAAACTCTTCCTGCATCTTTCATAAAAAAATATTGTCCAAATTTTTTTCTTGGTTTGTTTCTTCAGGTAATGTCTCCCTTGCAGATTCTTCTCGCCGCTTTGGTTCTTCTGTTTGTCATCTGGCTGCTTCAGGGCATCTTCTCCGGTGGCATCCTTACTATCCTTGTCATCATCTCTGTCGCCATCTTTGTTTGGTGGTTGTTTATGGGACGTGCGTACTAAATTTCTTTGTGAAACAAAAGAAATTCTCTTTAGCCGAATGTGGACTCTTCGGAATATAGCAAGCATAGAATGTGCTCATCTTCCGAGTGTTCTTTCGCGAGCTCTCCCATGTTCTTCGTCATAAGAAGAGGACTTTTTTTGAGAGAGCTCACAACGTAGAGCGTTTTGCCTTCTGGACAATATTTTCGAACCTCTGCCATCGTATGAGCAAAGGACGTTGTCTTGTGGATGATGAACTTTTCTTTGGAGAGATAGGACTCTCCGCGAAGGGGGAAAAAGATGAGGGCTATTCTGTCTGGAAACTTCCTGGAAAGAAAACTCCGAATTTTATTTGCATCGTTGGTCTGCAACATCTCTTACCCTTTGCTTATACTTTATCGCAAACCGTGTCGATAGTTTGGACACTGATTTTCGTGTGAAGCTCCTTTGGCCCATTCCAGAAAAATCCCCTCTCTTGAACGTGAAGAGTCCATTCGTCATCCCCTTTGGATGGAAAAGTGGCGTAATCCTCGATGTTGACTTCATAAAAAGCGTCCTTCATCTGCGCCTTGGCAAAGTCCACAGCTTCCTCTTTGCTCCGAGACCAAAAAGTGCACTTGTCATTCACAACAACGACATGAATGGTTGAAAACAGGTGTTCGTTATCCATCTTTTTCTTTATATTTTCGGAACGACGAAAGGGAGTTTATTTTATCCAAGAATAAAATAATGGCTAGCGACAAAGAATTTGCTTCTCTGTCGTGCAACGGAAACTGTCGAGAGAGGCCTGTGCTTCTCTCTGATGGGACTGTATGGCGTTCCTGAGAACGAGCATTTTCAGATATCTCTTCTTTGTCTTTCTTTTTGACTCGCATTTTTGGAGCTTTTCCCTAAGAACAGAGACTCGTTTCTCTTCTGTCTCTCTGATCACTGCTTGGCATTCCTTCAAAAAGAGAAGAGAGCACTCGTCGAGATGACCGATCTTTGCGGTTTTGAAATTTTCTGAGGAAGAAAAGCCCATCTCGTCGGCGTTTTCGCATCGAAAAGAAACGACACAGTGCCTGCTCATCTTGCTTTCGCGCAAAACGTACAGTTCCCAACAGTCAAAGCACCCATACGCAACGAGCTGAACAAGTTCCATAGTACGAAAGAATGCTCCAAAATATTCTTTCTCTCTTTTGATTGGAAATTTTATCCAGAACAAATTTTTGTTTCTTTCATCCTCAAATTTCTCTCGCTGGGAAAGAACGTTCTTTTTTGTGAGATATACGAGCCACAATTCGAACTCTTCTCCTTTCGCAAAACAGAATGTCCGACCCTTGCACAATCGGAAGAGAATCCGAGTACAGAACGAGACAACAAATATATTTTTACTGCTTCTTTTCAAGAACAAAAGTTGATGGACTCGCTGCGTACTTTCGAAGTTGTTCCACATCTTCCTTTTTGACTGTGCTGCGAACGGACTTCTTTGCCTCTTCGAAATGTTTGGAGTTTATGTTCCAGTTTGTTGATGAAATTTCCAGAGCTCTCCTTGTGGATGCGTTGTACTTTGAATATTGCACTTTCGAATCCGAGAGACATCTCTTCTGGCCTGTTGAAGCAGAAATTCCAAGGCCTTCCAAAACCTTGTCGTCATCCCCCAAAGTTCCTGGAGTTTCAAACCATTGAGAGAGCTTCTCTTGATCCTTTTTCTTCAGAGAGCTCCAAAAAGTTTCAACGTCTGCGCATGCTAAATTTCGTTCCATAAGTTTCGTTAAAACTATCGGAGTCGTCTCCACCAGAGAGAAAGCAGATTCTTTCTTCTTCCCAAACACAGACGCAGAAGAGGTGCCTGTCACTCCAACAGCCTCTGGTTCACTTCCCGCCAACCATTGGAAAACTTGTCCCATGTCGAGGCCAAAAACAGAATAGGGAATGTTGATGGAACGACGAAGCAAAAATTCAAAGAGAATGGCCGGGTCCGCAACAGGATATTCGAATGCAGTTCCTTGAGCGCTTCCCCACGTTGTCAAAAGGCTGCTCCTTCCGCTGGAGAGTAGCTTGACAAGGTTCGAATATTCCTCTCTTTTCTCTTGGGACGACTTTCTAGAATCGTACTCTCCTCCTGTCAACTTTGCCCAAGCAGCCTTTGAGTAGTCCAAGACTCTCCTCGTCGTTCCAGGTGTCAAATTTACTTCTGTGGCAACATAAAACTCTTCTACGCGCTTCATTCCAGGAACGACCAAAAGAGTCAACATCTCCATCACAACTGGATCGTCCACAGTTCTGACGAGCTCTTGCCAAGGGGTGTCTTGCAAAATGGTCATGTCGTACCCCTTTGACAAAAGGTGCTGTTCAATGAATTTGTAGAGAATTCTTTGTTGTTTCCGAAGAGAGGGTTTTGTTTGCCTTCCGGCGTACAGCTCTGGAGGAATTTCAGGTAAAACGCTCTGGTCCTGTTGATGCACCTCTGAAATGAAAGAGGTGATTATCAACATCTTTTGTGGGAACGTCGCACCAGAGAAAAGCTCAAAGAAAATAGACGAGATGTTTGGGTCGTTCAAGTTCAGGATGGGGTAGACGGATTTGTTCAAGAATTCTTTTTCTGCAAATTTTATGGATAAAACTTGTGGTGTGTTCAAGAACCTGAAATCTGTCCTGTTCTTTTGGAACGACTTCAAAAGGTCGTCCGGACCCAGAGAGAGGGTGCTCATAAAAGTCCCGTATTTTTGCCCCGTTTTCGTGGGGAAAGTGTACCTCATAAAAACGTTGTTTGCAACGCCCTGTGTCGCTGCCTGTTGCACAACGCTTTTGAACAGTCTCGCAACGTCGCTCCCAGAGTAGAGTTCCTTCTCGCAGATTTCGGCAAGAGCACGAAGTCTCGGTTCGTCAAGATTTCGAATAAACGTGTTGTATGGCGGAAGCTTCCAGAACTCGGCTCTTTTCTCGGGCCTCTTGCAAGGAGCGCCGACGACCTTGGACGTTCCCGTCTTTCCCAGAGACTCGCAAAATCTTGCGAGGGAGCGAGTGTCTGTCACCTTTTTTAGTCCATCGAAATGTGTGGTCAAAAGAGCCATCATTTGGTCATAGATGTCTTCCTTCTTTGGAAGGTCCACGAGAATGGAAGTGGTGAAACGGCGAAGAATGGCAGGGTCCAAATTCCATGGGTAGTTTGTGGCTGCAATCATCGCGACGTTTGGATATGAGACAATTCCGTCCATCACTTGCAAAAGAGAGTTCACGGTCGTCGCGGCAAACTTGTCGTCGGAACGGTTCCCTGCAATGGAGTCGAACTCGTCCAGAAAGATGACAGAAAGAACGTCCACGGTTTCTTTGCTCGCGTCAGAGTTGAGCTGTACTCCGAGGTCGCAAGCTGCTTTTGAAGCGCAGCTGAACATGGAAGTTATCATCTTCTCTGATTCTCCAAAATATTTTCCTTTGAGTTGAGAAGCAGAGGGGGCGTAGAAGAGGATTCGAATATTTCCAGAACTTGAGAGTTCGTTAATGCTGGCCCTGACTATGTTGGTCTTACCTGTGCCTGGAGGGCCGTAGAGGAGGATTCCTTTCGTTGGCTCTCCGAACAACTTTGGATATCTTAGCGTGTTGATGAGACCGTCCTGAAGTTCCTTCTTTGGCGTTTCGAGACCGATGACTGTGTCGAACCAATCTCTGCACTCTTTCCTTCCTTGTTCAAACACTATGGGATTGAAATTTTTGCAAAGAGAGTCAGTGTCGTCTTCAGACGAATAGCGGTTTCGGACGTCGTCCTTGGCGTTTGCTATTCTCCTCTTGAGCTTCTCTGTCTCTGACGAAAGATTGATGGTTCTTCCATCCACAGTTATCGCATCGACTCCAGAACTCGACAGTGCCTCTAAAAAAGAACCGAGAGCGACGAGTTGCGAAAGCAGACCGACAGCATCTCCTGCTGACTCTGCTGATGAAATTCTTCCGTTAAGCCTCGACCAAGTGCTCGAAATGTCCCGAAGGTCCATAGTTACTTCTTGTTTTTTATCCGCAAATATAAAAAACCTCACTCAACAAAAGTGTGAACTCTCACCCTTCCAGTCCTCCCCAAACGCTGGGCTCTTCCTATCATCTGTCTTCGAATGTGCTCTGCGACCGGATGCATGAACACAACGTCCGTGGTTATCTGAAGGTCGAGACCACTTGCGTTGTACGTTGCGTTCACCAAAAGAACTTGGATTTCTCCAGCCATGAAAGCGGCAACGATCCGTTCCTTGACAGATTTTTGCCCCTTGATCATCTTGTATTTTATCCTTGCTCCGTTGAGGAGGCGTTCGAGACCTTTGAACGTGTCCTCATGGGAGCTAAAGATGATGATACTCAACCCATTCTTTTCTGCGTTTTTGACAAGCTCTTCGACGTGCTCCATTTTGGACATCACCCTATCATCATGTTCCTCGAGTTTTTCCTTGCCCTTGCCTACGTTTTTCTTTTCCTCTCCTTCCTTGACAAGAGGTATGAGAGAAGCTATTCCAATCTCAACACGGCACATTGGGCAAGAGTCGCTCGCCTTTCCCTCTCTCGACAACCAAGCGCAAATGCAAGAACCGCAGAAAATGTGTTGACAACACGGAGAGAGAACAGGTTCTGCAAGTTCGGAAGCACAGATCGGACAGTCCGTTTTGAGAGCTTCCTGGAGGCGAGCTTCCAATTCTGCGATCTTTTCTTGCATGTCTTCCTCAACTCCCTCCCATTTTTCAAGAAGTGCTTTTTTGTTCTCTTTGTCGCTCGTTCTGTACTTCGTGTAGGCTGCGATCTTTCCTCTTGCCTTCTCGAGACGTCTCTCGTATTTTTGTCTCGCAGCTTCGAAAACGTTCTTTTCTTCTGCATCCCCTCCCAGAGAAGATATCGCTCCAGAGATGTTGCCTGCGCTCATCATCTCCAAAACTTCAAAACTCACAAACGCAGACAACGCTCCTCCGACAGCGTTTCCGAAACACAGGTGTTTCACCTCGAGAGGAGGAGGGAGACTCTGAGATGCGAGAATGTACTCTCTCGGATTCGCGACTACAAGAGCGTCGATGACGGTCGGACCCAACGGGAGGAAGATTTGTTTCAAAAAACTTTTTTTGCTTCTTGTCACAAAGTTGTAGTGGTCGTAAAACATGTGATATGTGGCTGTGACAAACCACGAAAAGCAGGCGCTCCAAGCTTCCATGCTCGGAATTTTGACAGACGCCGGTTCGTCAAACACAAACCTCTTCCACACAAGGCCAGAACAGATTCTGGCGAGAAAGTTGTAGAGAGTGTGTCCGCACAAGAAGACAATCTCTTTTTTCGTGTCCCTGTTTTTCTCCAGAGTTTCTACAAAACTCTGGACGTCCTTTTTTGTGACGAGTTTGACGAGACGAATTCTGCCTTTTGGCATTTTGAGTGTTTTCTCCCATTGCAACATGATGGACGAACTACAAACGACGAGAGTTGCGTCGATGAACCGATGTCTGATGTCTTCGTCCATTCTCTTGTCCTTGACAAAGACAAAAGGGCCGAGATTGTAAGAGTTGTACGTGTGATAAGAGCGTTGGATGTCTCTGTCTGTAGGTTTCATCTTTCCAAGAGCGATGAGAGTGCAAACGCTCAAAGTTTTTCCGTACCCCGGTTCATCGCCAAGAATGCCAAAGCGTGTTTTGAGTTCGTGTGTCCCCGCAAGCTCTGGTCCGGACACTTTTTTTGTTCTCTCCAGTTCCATCATACGATAGACGGTTGTCTTTTGGTGTTCGTACAGCGGAATGTCAAGAAATCTGGGCTGCTCAATAGTCGGATAGTCCTCCATGTTTTGGTTCAAGAAACAAAGTTGTTTGTTTCTTTTGGATTTGGTTTTTGGGAACAAAAAATTCTTGAGTTTTACATTTGTAATGTCATCGCGCTGCGCGAATAAACTCCAAAGCAAGGGGCTCACCGGAGCTCCAGAGGAACAAATAAGAAAATATTTTCAGGCAGAGACGAACGTTTTCGAATACGCCAGAGTCTTGGCGTGTCTTTCTGGGAGAATTCAAGAAGAAACTTTTTCCGAATTCGAGAAGCTCTTGTCACGAAAGAGAGAAAGTTATTGCTCTTTGTTTGTCGCTGAGAAGTTGCGAGTCTCGGACACAAAGAACAAAGTCGCTGTTCGTTCTGCGTTCGCAGAGTGGCACAGAGATAAAAAAGACCAAAGAGACACCGTGAAGCTGAAACAGTGCCTCGTGGACATCGGCATTTTCAAGACGCCGTACAAGTTGGAACAGTTTTTGAGACAGACGGGTTCAGACACTTGCTCTCGGTATCTGGAAGAGACAGGAATTTTGGAAGCGGACATTCCTCCCTCAAAAGACTATGTTCTTCCGAGACTTTTCCTGTGGCACACAAGGTTTTCAAACGACGAACGAGCAGTTTCCAGAGTCGCCACTTGTCTCGTTGTTCTGGGTATTTTCAAGGATAAAAAAGAAGTCCAAGAAAAACTCAAGTCGTTCTCGGAAGTTTATAGCACCGTAAGAAGCTGTTCGTCGTTCCTTGGAACTCTGGGTTTGTGGCCCGCTCCTGGGAGGGTTTATCTCGAAGAGAATGAGGCTTTGACGACCCGTTCAAAAGTGCTCGAATTCCTTCGTGCATCAAAGGATGAAATTCTGTCCAAAAAGGTCAGGGAGTGCGCTACGCTGACAGGAATTTTGGGAGAGGAAGAGGACATTTCCATCTCTGGGAAGGAAGTTCTCGTTCTCAGCCCAAAGGTCGTTGATGCGATTAGAGAGCCCGCATCCGACAAAAAGAGACAATGCCGAGATTTCTTCTCTGATATTGGCATTTTTCCGAAAGAGGCAGAGTTCATCCACCCATCCCAGATTAGTCTCTATGGGCCGTCCCTGCAATACGCGTACAAAGAGGCAAACATCCTCCAAAAGTTGAGAATTCTCGAGTGTTCTGAAGCTCTTGGTATTTTCTCTCGAGAGAAAATTTCAAAGAAGGAAGCTCAGCTCGAAAAATGCCTCGTTCGTCTCAGGCAAAAGGGGTTTTCTTCTGTTTCGGCAGACGACATGATTTCCCCCGCAGAGCTTCGCGAGCTCGAGATGAAGGTGAGAAAGGGAGTTTGGGACCAAGAGACTGCGGAATGCGTGGGGAAGGTTCTCGGCTCTGGAGAAAAACCAAAGGTCAAAGAAGGCGCTCTCGTGGTAAGAAGGGAGAAGGAGAAATTTGAGAAAATTCTGGAGGAGCTCGACTCAAACATCGCGCGGTCAGACGTCATGGCTTATTGTCTGATGGTCCTCAAGGTCTTGGATATTGCTCCGAATTCTCTTCTCGTCCCGGAAGTTCTCGAATTTGTTGATGACCTCTCATCGCGCGTCGACCTTTGGTTCGAAGAAACGCAGAGCCCAGTCCTGAAGCATGAAGTTCTTGTGGCTGCTGGAAGCCTTGGAATTTTGAACAAACCAAAGTACGAAAGGCTCGCCGACCAACTTGTCCAAGATTCTCTTGACTTTTTAGAAAGAAAGGGCATCAGCAAGAACAATCTCGACCAAGTTTTTTCAGGAGCAGGGACAAAGAGCTTTGGAATTCTCCGCATCGCCTCGATGGCCGGAATTTTGTCAGACGCAGAGATTCAAAGGTATCTTGTGGCTCTGAGACCCCAAAGACAAGTTTGTATTTCCGGTCTCAAAAAAGCTGCGTTCCTGCCGTTCGTTCCTGACAGCGACGTGGAACTTTTCATGCCTCTTGCTGCCCACAAGTTTATGGTTTGGGCAGAGAAGGAATTCGAAGCATCTGCTTTGGACGGAACAGAGTTTTTGAACATGGCATCTTGCATCACTCTCGTGAATTCAGAGGAACAAGGCTCCCTTGTGTTTGAAGTTCCTTCTTGGAGCACCATCAAGAAAGTTCAAAAGGAGACGGTCGACAACATACCTTCTGGTCTTTTGACCCTCGAAAAAGAAGGCATCATTTCGCAGGACGTTGACACCACAGACATCTCGAAAGTGGCAGAGTCCATCAACCAAAGGTTTGAACTAGAATTTGAGAAAAAGTCGCCAGAAAAGAAGCTCATGATCCTCAGCGCTGTCGCTTCCACCGGCATCGCAGAGTCTGCAAGTCTCCAAGACCTTCGAAAGGAAACGCTGCAAGAGCAAGAACAAGAGAAACCTTTTATGGTGACGGCGTCTCCCCCCAAGAAACTTCCTTCTGGCGTTTCTTGCACGAAAGGAGCGAACGGAAGGTATTACTGGTTCCTGAACGGAAAGAGAACGAGAGCAAAGAAAGAGTGGGATAGAGAGCTCTGTCAAAAGAAAGCTTTCATGAAGACCTCAAAGAGGCCAAAGAGATTGCCAAAAGATGTGATGTGCATCGAAGGAAAGGACGGAAAATTCTATTGGCTCAAGAAGGGAAGACTCACATTCTCTGGAACGGATAGACCTTGTCCATAAAAATATTTTCTTACAAAATATTTACTCAGACTCAACAACAACTTTATCCCTCATGAAGGACTCTATCAAAAACGCCCATCGCCACAGAGAGACGAGACTCTCCTCCCGCTAAACAGCAGTTTTCAAAACTCTGCCAAACAAAGGCTTTGAAAATTTCTGCATAGACGCTTCCTTGCTCTTCCAAAATCTTTGGAAAGAGTGATGTATATTTTTATCCATAAAAATATATCGTATCAAAAAGACCAGTCGATCGGTTCCTTTCCAGCTCCTTTGAGGTATTCGTTTGCTTGGACAAAGTGGTTGTTGTCCTTGAATCCCTCAACAGATAAAGGACTCGGATGAGCGCATTCGAGAACGAGATTTTTCTTTCCGTTGATTATACCTCGGAACTTTCTGGCATGACCTCCCCACAAAATATAGACAATCCCCTTGCAGTTCTCGTCGAGATGGCGAACTGCATCTCCAGAAAAGTCTCCCCATACTTTGACGTGTGATTCCTTTTTCCCCTCGAGTGTCGTCAGTGCTGTGTTGAGAAGGAGAACTCCCTGTTTTGCCCAACATGTGAGGTCTCCGGAACCAGAGAGACTGAAACCTTGCTTTTTGACTTCCTTTGCGATGTTGGCGAGAGAAGCTGGAAGTCTGCCAGAACCGCTAAAAGAGAAGGCGAGACCCATTGCATTTCCTGGGGTGGGGTATGGGTCCTGACCAACGATGACAACTCTCACAGAATCTCTCGGAGTTTCAACGAACGCCTTCCAGACGCTTCCAATCTTTGGGACGATTTTGTTGTCCTTGTCTTCCCAAAGTTTGTCACTTATCTCTTTGATGTTCTCTTCTTGTTCGTCGAAAAACTCCTTCCACCCCAAAGGGAAGAACTTTGGATGTTTTGTCAGCTTCGAGAGGCCCACAGCGGTCCAATTCACCACGGTCGACGGAGCTTTTGCGCCAGAAGCGACTTTCTGGACAGGTTTTTTCTTTTGCTGTTCCTCTTCTGGATGCACTGAAATTTTGACAAAAGGGTTATTGCACCTTATTCTGTCCACAATCTCGTCAAATTCTTCCGGAAGCTGTTTCTCAGAAAAGGCGAGATGTTCGAGGTTTTTGATGGTTCCGATACGGCACAAAGTTTCCTTTCTTCCTTCCAGGGAAGAGAAAATGGACAAAACCTTTCGCGGCTCCCTGGTGAGAACAAGAGCGTTCCCTTCCCTCCGTTCAGGAAAAACAAGACTTGGATGAACTTCCAACAGCTTTTGGTCGAACGAACTCTTTCCCTCACTGACGATGCGAACGACGAGTTGTGCGTTTGTTTCCCATATCGGAACCTGACTTTTTGACGGTCCGCTCTTGTCTCTTGCAGAAACAACCCTTTCGACGATGTCCTCCCTCGAGCAACGAAGGACTGAAAGACAAAAGTCAAGAAGTTCAGTGTCTGTGATGTTTTCCATATTTTTCTTTTTTGTGTATCAAAAGAAAAAAGTTGGTTGATTATGAGCAGCTATAGCTTCCAGACAAAACGTACCCAGAGGCACAGTTTTCGCCAGAGGGGCAAACTCTCTTTCCGCTCCAAACTCCAGAAGTCGGAATGTTTTGCAACGTGATGCTGTTTTTCCCGTCCGTTTGCTGTTTCAACTCTGGTGTCACATCAAGCTCTTCACAAGAAGAACAGCCGGTTCCATCACCAAACGGAGAATAAGTTGCCCTTTCGAGCGTCATCGTCTTTCCGACTGGACAGCTCAATGTGACGTCCTTCCCTCCGATCTGAGCGAAACCGCTATACAGCGGCCAGTCACGAATTTTGCTGTATTCTCTTTCGGCGTACACGAAAAGATAGACGGAGACTCCAAAGACAAGAAGCAAAATAACTAAAATTCCGATACCGACCCAAGTAGATGCTTGCATATTACTATATTTTTTGAAGCCAAAAATATATCAACGGCAATCGGCAGCTTTTGTCTTTGCTAGAACGTACTTTCGCAGTAACACACGCATTTTGGGGCGCACTTTCGCCTTTGTGGAGGATTTTGAGTTGGGAAAACTAAACTCCTCCAGACGGTAACTCGCTGTTTCTGGGTCAAACACAAGCCCTTCAATCTCTTTTATTTTTCCTTCGTCCATCAAGATGGAATCTGCCCGAATACATCCGAGGTCGATACAAGTCATCAGAAACCAATAGAGGCTCTGTCTCTCTTCGTCTGAAAGAGATTTCTGCTTTTGTTCCTTTTCCGTGAACTGCAAAACAAACATTTCTCTTTTGGCCTTGTTTTTGACCTTTGACCAGGAAACGCTCTGTTGTTCGCCCGTGAAAGACTCGAGCTTTTTGTCGAATTTTTCCGTGTCAGATATGATGCCCAATTCTGAGCGCAACGCGCCAATTATCATCATGCTCGTTTCCGCTCTCTCGTCTTGGTCTCCATCTTCGGAAAAACAGAAAGTTTCAAATTCTTCGCTCCCAATCACGACGGAGTCGTCCTTCAGAGTTATTCCTGGATGAATGTTGCCGTTGGTAAAGTTGTCCAAAATATCACACCAAAACGGATCGAGCGTGTACTCTTTGACGAGAGCGAAAATGGGATAGCTTCTCTGAGCTTCGACCTTTTTTCTTCTTGACATATTGTCTTACATCACACAACAACTTTGTCTCATTTCTGCAATTTTTATCTGGCAAACAAAAGTAATGGGTCTTGCTATCTGGATTTTTGTAGTCATCGTCTTTCTGGCGGTTGTGGGAATGTTTGTTGGGTTTTGGATGTTCGACTCAAAGTTTGCTCAAGCAGCAGAGAACAACTTGCTGAGACCTTTCGCCGCACATCAAGGAGAACAAGTTTTGAAGGCTGACGGCAAGCCGCAGATGAGCTGTCCGGCAGGGAAGAAGATGACTGTTATCGGCGCGGTCTATGAAGTTTACGACCCTTCCCTCGAATGCACAAGCAAACCCCTCACAGAGTCTGGAACGCCAAACTCTGTTTGTGGACCGATGTCAGCCACAAGTTCAAACGACCAACTCTCTGGTGTTGGCGGAAGTGGACAATGTAGAATCCGAGATGTGACCGGACAAGTGGGAATGTTGTGCAACGGAAAAGAGACTTGCGACTTTGTGGTCGATGCAAGCTCTTTGGGTTCTTACCCTTGCTCCGATGCCGCTCCAGACAGCGCAGAATATAACGACCTCCCCAAAGACTCTGCCGGTAAACAAGGATTTTGGGTACACGGCATCTATCGGTGCGAATAAAAATATTTTGAATAAAATATTTAGAACCAGATGTTGCTCTCGAATTTGGAAAATTCTGTAAAACTCTCGACAGACGGAGAGGTATTTCCTCTCACCAGAACCAAAACATCCTTTTGTCCTTTGTATTTATCACAACACGGACAGAGAACGTTGAAAGCTCCACCGTGGTCAAACCCGCCATACACTTCGTCTCTGATGCTGTCGAGAGTTTCTCCTTGCAAAGTCTCGTCTTCATCAGTCTCTGTGAGAAGTTCCGGCATTTCATCATCTGCTTCTTCTTCAGCAAGGACGCTTTCGTCGACATAGAGAGGATTTCCTTCGAAACGACGTACGAAAAACATGGTGTAAAAGAAAGGACAAATTCGCCTCGATGTCTTCCGATTCTTTTTTGTGGATGTGTCTTGGAGAGGGGGAATGGTGGTGGACAAAACTTCAAACGACAAAACGCCAGTTTGAAAAAGTCAAAGAAGAGCTCGAATTCTGCCACAATTGGGTTTTTGACATTCTCTCAAAGGGAAATGCGCCAGAGAATTGCTACGCTTTCGCCGAGTGCAAAGAAGAACTCTCGAAAGAAAGAAAAAGCAAAGGAGCGCGCATGTTTTACCACAACGAGGTTCCTTATCGCTTCAAAATAACCAGAAAGGAGCCAAAAGAATTCAGGGACAACTCTCTCACAAAACAAGAAGCTTTTGAAGTCTTTACTCGCCCTTACGACACCTATGATTTTTCTCTCTCGGTCTTTTGGAGATGCCTCCTGTCCTTGCGTCACTCCTCTCATAAAATATTTTGTGAACAAAATATTTATCTTTTTCTCCTTTGGTCTCTCAAAAACCTTTGCTTTCTCTGTTGTTCGAATTTTTGCTTTCTCGCCAGTTCGCAAAGGGTCTCTTCTTTACAAACTTCTTCCTTTTTCTGGGAATGTGCGCCATGAGAGTTTTCGCGTTCTATCTCGTCGAGAGGAATGACGAAACGTCTCGCTGTTTCCGCATATTCGTGGGGAGAGGCAGAACGCTCATCTGCCTTCGGAATTTGTTGATGGAGGGCGCTTTCGTCAAAATATGGGCAGACGAGCCTTGCCAAAGCGCTCTCCATCACCACTTCAATGTAAGCTCTTATTTTTGTTTCTGAAGCATTGGCGCCATTTCTCGAGGAAAGAAAAGACTCGAAAGGAACAACCTTCAATCTTCTGAGTATCGCGTCGTCTTGCATCGAAAAATCTGAGACGGGCTATTGGAGAGTACGATTTTAATGGGCAAAGAGTAACCATAAAATTTCTAAAAAATAGCGCGTTTCGAGACGAGACAATGTTCGCTTTTTACTGAGTGACGCTCCAGCGTCACAAGTAAGAAAATTTTGAAAGAAAGAGTTCTTTCAAACATTCTCACAAAACACAACTTTTTTTCCTCCCATAAATATTTTCTCGAATAAAATATTTTATCCCAAGCTCAACAAAAAATCCTCTCAACCCTCGTAATCTCTCACTGCTACCGCACGAGGAAACCTCGGAACGCCTGTCTCTTCATTCCTTCCCTGAAATTTTACAGTCACCATCTTCCCAATGAGCCCCTTTTTCTTTTTGTACATCTCTCTCCTCCATTCGATGGTTCCTGTCGGTCGGCACGTGAAAGTGTCTCCGCTTTCCGTTTCCAGAACAAAGATTGCAGCTCCGTCTTCCGTTCCTCCTTCGCTTTTCGAAACGCCAACAATTTCGTATTCTGCATCTTCAAAGTCCTTGTACTTGAGAAGCAGTCGCGACCTTTTCTTGGGCGTGTACATCAACTCTGCATCGCGAAGGATGGTTCCTTCAAAACCTCGTTCGACCCATTCCTCGTGCAGTTGCAGCATCTCCTCGTGACTATGGACTGGTTCCGTCAAAACTGGAACGATGCATTCGGGCAGGTCCCCAGAGAGAAGAGAGTCGAGTTCTTTTTCCCTCTCGAGCCATGTCTTTTCTGTGTCTACAATGTCGAAAATCCAGTATTCCAACCTATCTTCTCTTTCATGGGGTTCTTTTCTAACGCTTCTCGCTGCTCCAGTGATAAGTTCGAATCTTTCATTCTCTCCCATCTCCTCGCCATGAAAATAAAGTTCTCCATCCAGAACCATATTTTCCCTTCCCTTCAAAAGTTCTGCAATGCCTTCGCGGATGTGCTGCAAGTGGACAATTTGCTTTCCCTTTCGCGAAAGGAGTTCGACGTTTCCTTCGACAATTCTGGCGATGCAACGAACTCCATCGAGCTTCGGTTGCGCGACTGACCCCTCCCTGAATTGGAACTTTTTGGCTCGAGACTTCTTCTTTGGGTTCATGATATCGTTGTACTTTTCCGCAAGCATCGGAAGGAAAATTTCCTTTGTCTGGGACTTTTTGGCTGTATTCTTTTCTTCTTTCTTTGAAGAAGCCATGACGTTGTGGTTGTTTCCGCCAGCATCCTCTTTCGCTTCCAAAATTTTGGAAGCGAAAGCGACAGCTTCTTCGTCGTCTTTATCCACAGCGTATCCCTTGTCGAGCTGTTTAATCCAAGAGCAATCCCTCTCTTTGACAGCTTGCTCTTCTGAAGTTGTGGAGTTTGACCTTCCAACGTTCTTCGGCTTCGCCTTGGTTTCGACGGTACGAAGCTTCCCTCCAACATAGCCAAACTCCTTGATGATATTTTCTCCTTCGCTCCAGACCCTCCACTGCATCGTCTTTCCGGTCTTTGTTTCGCAATAGAGAACAGGCAACATTTTTCCTTTGAGAAGTCCAAAAGAAAAAACTTTCGATAAAATATTTTATGGGGCAATGCTGAGAATTCGTGTTATAACAACGTAGCCGGAATACACAGTGTTGACTGCGCTGTTGCTTGTGACGATGAGGCGATAATTGCTCAAGTTGATGTCTGCTGTGACTGCGATGACCGCGGACCCGCTGTTGCTCGTTTGGTTGGTTGTTGTACCAAAGACAGAGATCAAAGAACCTATCCCGTTGCTCAGAACGGAAGATTGTCCCACCGCGTAGTAGACGTTTGCTGTTTCGTAGTGGGCGAGAATGTTCCATTGAAAAAGATACACAGCGTTAAAAGACGGCGTGAGCGGAGTTCCAAAGGTGAATATCGTTGTTGGAGATGTTGAGGCGACGATCACTCTCGTTATCGGGGATGTGGACGTTCTGAGTTGTGCGCTGTCCGCTATAGTGAAACCTTGACTTTGTGCAACTATAAGATTGGTGATGTCGTTTGTGTTTGAGGTAATGTTTGTCGTGTTTGTTGCGACTTGTCCTTGCAACGTAGTGATATTGGAGGTGTTTGTTGCGACTTGTCCTTGCAACGTAGTGATATTGGAGGTGTTTGTTGCGACTTGTCCTTGCAACGTAGTGATATTGGAGGTGTTTGTGGCGATGTTTGTTGTGTTTGTTGCGACTTGTCCTTGCAATGTGGTGATATTCGAAGTATTGGTAGACGTCTGCCCTTGCAACGTAGTGATATTCGAGGTGTTTGTTGCGACTTGTCCTTGCAGAGTGGTAACGTCAGTCACGAGAGTGGAAACGTCCGACTGGAGAGTCAAAATATCAGCTGTGTTTTGCGCCACCTGTGCCGCCAAGGGTCCGACGTCTCCTCCTGCCACAGACCATATTTGTCCGTTTGAAATGTACAGATTTTGGTCTGTCGTTAAAAAAACAAGAGACCCCCTTGAAAGGACTGGAGGAAGTACAGAGTATGACCCAACGACGGGGATGTCCTTGAAAAACCCGCGAACACGAGACATTACAAGAATAAAAAAATATCTTTTGAGATATTTTTATGAGAGAAAAGAACCACAATCTGTGAATTACTTGCGGAAGACTTCCATCCTTTTCACGAATTCTTCGAGCCTCTTCCTATGGGGCAGCGCCATCTCTTCGGACGCATCAAAGTAGAAAAAGTCGCGAAGATGAAAGAGTTTTGCATAAAAATGTCCTATGAGGCTGCCGTCTTCATCCAAAACTCGTTCTCCATTTTCCTTCCACTCCCTGTGTGAAGGGGTGGAAGGAACGAACATCGGAGTTCCGCGGATGGCGGCGGTACCGAATGCTCTTAGCACACCCTCTTCGCAAACAGCGTCGAGTTTGTCAGCATCACGAACGATGCGAAGCTCTTCAAAAACTGGCACATCTCCTTCCTTCTTTTGAACAGACCACGACGTTCGTTGGATTATCTGGCGAATCTTGCCCGTTTTTTGTTCATCCAAACACAGAGAGGACAGAGCTTCTTCGAGGTCGACACGAGATGCGTACTTGTGGTCTGCAATATCGTGAAGTACGCAGCCAATTTCCACAACTTCTCTGTCGAAAGTCAGAGAAGTTTCTTCCATAATTTTTCTCGCGTGTGCGAGAACTCTCAAAACATGCATCCAGTCGTGGGTCACATCCTGAGTGCTCATGATGGGTTTTGCGATGGCGACGGCTCTGTCCATTTTTTCCAAAATATTTTTAAGAAAATATTTTATTCGATAACTCGAGGCATATCCCAACTCTCTGTTTTGTAATATGCTCCTTTGGATTGCTTTGGTTCTCGTCGCTGTTCTCGTTCTTTGGCTTTTTATGAGACAGAAGAGGGAGACAGAAGCGTTCACGGAAAACAAAGGACAATTTGTCATCCCGAGATCGGGAACTTGGCTGGTCTCTTCTGACTTGGAAACAGAAATATTTGTGGTTGGTTTATCCTTTGGGAAAAAGAAAACTCTGATTCGAAAGCTCGAGAAAGGACAAACTATCTCTTGGGAAAGAGGGACGCACATGAAATTTTTAAGACTTGTTTAAGGTAAGTACCACCAGAAAAGAAAAGATGAACATTGACAGCACACAATACGTAACCTCGGGAGACGAATCAGAGTTTGACGTTCCTGTTGGTGAGACGACATGGTCGACGAGTCAACTCTATTGCATCGTCGATGCCTGTTTCGACCTTGGAACAAGGGCAACTGAAGGGATTACAAATCCTGTGTATCATGTGTCGTTGAGCCATGGAGACTCTGAATTTATCCGTTTCCGCATCCCCATCACAAAGGTGTACGACGGAATTCCGTCGTACACTGCCTTTTTCAAGCCGTCTCGTGACGTTCACACTTCTGCGTCCGACACCATCACTGTGCGAGTCGTAAATTCTTCTGGCGTGAGAATTCAAAATCCTGGTTCTTGGGCGCTTTCATTCTTCATGTCTCCTTCTTCAGAATAAAATATTTTTTGAGAAAATATTTTTTACATGCCCTTGTTTGGCCAGTGCGGAATCACAAACTCGACCATCGCGTCACTTCCGATGGGCGTTCCGAATCCGCTGTTGGCACGAAGAACAAATCTCAGTCTTGGCTTGAGAGGTTGAGGGAGTTCAAATTCTGTCGCTTCTCCAGGAAGTTCGAAAGTTTGCACGCCAGCCGGACACCCTCCCTCATACTGCATTTTGACGGTGTAGCTGGAGATGTTCTGTGCGATGGGTTTCCAGAAAATCTTCCAACCGAATTGGGTACCCGCGCCGTTCCCGTCGTTCCTCAATTCGAGGTTTGTGACAGGTTGAGTGTCAAGCGTGGAACAAGCAGGAAGACCTGTCCTTTGATGGTACATCTGAAGCGCAGCTCCGAGTTTCTGCGGGTCCATGGATGAAAGGGAGACTTCCTCGCACTTGGAGTATGCCGGTTGTTTCGTCTCCGTTTCGGTAAATCCTTCCTTTTTCGTCTCTTTCGAATGGAGAAGGAGAAGCACAAAAAGTATCACAAAAATTATCAAGAGTATGAACGACGGACTCATCTTAACAAATTTGTTTTATCTTTGGAGTTGCAAAAATAAATTCTGCTTCCCACCTTTTTTCTGTTCGCCTTTCTTTTGGAAGGCTGGCGTTCGCCAAAAACAGACGCGACGATTTCCATCTCCTCCTTGCTTTCGAGCAAACATTCATCGTCGCAAGAGGGGTCATGTTCCTTTCCTGAAGTACCGTCCATACACGAGCACCAATCCAGGACGCCGTTGAGCCTTGCGGAGCGATGTTGGGCAAAGTCTTCCATATCTTTTCTTTTCAAAAGATATCTTTTGTAAGATGACGTCCTCCTACATGGTTTCACAGAGGAGAATCCCGACAAAGCCCACAAATTTCGACGCGAGGTTTGTGTCTTCTCCCAATCAATGCATCGACGGAGAGATAACAGTCCCTCTCCTCGGAAAGAACGGAAGTTGTTCCGGAAATATGCTGTGCGTTCCTTGGAAGTCAAGAGAAGCTCCGATTGTTCCACAAAAGTCGCAGATTGTTCGACACACAAGCAACCTGTATTCTATACCTGAACCTTCCAGGCTCTGTTCTGGGATGAATTCGGGTCTTGCGTCTTCGACAGACTATGCATCGACATACCTTTGGGAAACAGACTGTCGAAGGAGTCGAGCTCCTCCAGATGCCAACTATGCGAGTCTCAACGATTACTACAACCTTCCAAACAGACACGACGGGACGGGTTTCAGAGACATTTCGAGCAGCCTTTCTCCGAGGTACTATCCGAGCATCGAGAAAAAATACGAAGTCTACCATATCATGCCAAAGGACACGCTTAGAGTTCAAGAGAGAGATTCTTGTTCTTTTCAAGTATAATTTTCCAAATGTAAGAAACGCATGCTCGCAGGTTACATTTGCCCAGAAAAGGAACTCGAAGAAACACAAAACTCGCAAGTGCACATCTCGCTGGTCAGAGCTTCAAAGAAGAATTTTGTAACGCATGTTTCTGGTCTTTCAGACCAAGAAAAAGCACTAAAATTTCTAAAAAGGCACCTTTGCTGTAACGGAAATTTGAAGGAAGGGAATATTTTGGAATTCCAGGGAGACCAAAGGCAAAAGTTGGCGCTTTTTCTTGGGGAGAGATCCGGGTCACAAAACATAAAAATTCACGGAATATGAGTCTCGAGGATTTTTTGAAATTTGAAGAGAGGAAAAAGTTTTGGGTAGTTTGCCCAGAAACAGCACAGCAAGAAATACAGAAATTCGAGAGAATTTTTGGAAAGAGTGTGTGGGGCACAATACCAAAAGAAATAAAAAGGTTGTTCTTCCTTCGGAGAATTCCTCCAAGAGAAAGAACCCTGTCGCGGTTTTTTGGAACTCCTCTCTCGTTGGACATACAAGTGAGCGTCGAAAGGAAGAATGGGGGCGTTGTTCTCGTCTGGAGATACCAAGATATACTCGAAGAAAGCGGAGAAAGAATATGTACGACGACAGAGTCCCTTTTTCGGGAACTCGCAATGTTGTTGGACGAATTCGACGGATACTGTGATATGACAGACGCAAAAATGTGGGTCGAGAAATTCAAAAGGTCACTTGAATAAAATATTTTTTGAGTAAAATATTTTATGTTCTCTCTGCTTTCATTCTCTGTCTTCTTCTGTACCCTCCGCTGACGTGAGAGTTTGAGAGAAAAACCCCTCTTTCCTTTCGGAATTCGCCAGTCTCTGTGCTATACCAAACTCTTTTTATACCGCAAGAGCCCAGAAGTTTGCTGCAACAGTTGCAAGGTTTCGCCATCGCGAGACTGCCGTCGTTCAAGATGCGAACGACATAAAACTCAAGCTTCGGATAGGACTTCTTGTGCATATGACCCTTTTAACAGTCGACGCAAAGCGCACATTTCTGCGTGCATCCGACAGTGGTTTCCAAGGACGAACCCGTCCATGTCTTTGTTGTATCCAAAAGAAACGGGCCTCCCTCCCATCACGATGACACAACCAATTTTCTGACTCATCTCGCTCTTTTCCGCTTGCTCTATCGCGAGAGAGAAAAGCTTCCTCTTTGTTTGGGACAGTTCTTCCATTCTCTTTTAGAATAGATTGTAAAGTAAAAGAAAGAAACCAAAAAAGTTTTTATATGTTCGGTTCTTCCAACAAAAGAAGATGAGTAAATTTCCGGAAGTCGTTTCAAGAATCTCTCCCGTTGCTTTTCCTGTGGAGCTCATCATCCCTTTCGCAAAGAAGAGCTCGCGAGGAGTTTTAGTGGTGGAGTATGGCTATGTTGGGAGAGCGTTGGTCGGAAAGGAAGGAGTTATTTCCCAAGGCGCCATATGCGCTCACTCGTGGCATGAACCTCACAACGAGAAACAGAGAACAAAGTTTTCCATCGGAGCGAGGACAGAAAGAGCCATTTTCGACATTGACCTTCCAGAACATGGAGTTTTTCGAGAGCTTTTGTTCCCAGGCGAGACAGAACGAGGAGAAGACTATATCTCATATTCCGAGAAGGACTGGGAGATTCGTTAAAATATTTTAGACAAAATATTTTGTTAATGAAATGAGAGACTTTGTGCCTTTGACTCAGTACAAAAGAGGATTTGTTTTTGCAGACTTTGACTTTATCTATCGTGAAGAGCCAGAATTTATCAGAGACATTTCCGCTCTCGAAAAAGAAGGCGTCTCGTTCATAAGAAGAAAAAGGTTCAAATGTGGCAGAAACTTCCACGGAAAGAAAAAATACGCCTATGACATCTCTTGGAAATATCGGGGAGACTCAAGAATTTTTCACCTTGATGTCGACCTGAAAATGGAGGAAAAGCCAAAGAGTGCGGAATGGAACGTCGAGAATTTTGAGCTGAGAGTGTCGCAGGGGCTGACTCGTCTATTTGTCGGAGACTCAAGAGACCTTCCAAACACGAGAGAGGGGAGAGTTGCGAGAATCTTGGCTTTTCTTCCCGAAGCGAAAATAAGCTCCGACAAGTAATATTTTTTCTTGCGTAAAGAAAAAATGCAGAACCCAAACTCTGTGGAAATAAAAGCCTGGAAGGAAACCACAGAGGAGTTCTCTATTGTGTGGGACGATGTTCTCAGAGCGATGGGAAAATGGCGAGATTCTGAAAGCGCAGAAGTGAGGGCAAAACTTCTCGCAGAGTTTTGCCAGGACAATTTCCCCAGAGATTCAGAATATTACAGACTTTCGGAAGCTCTGCGGAGTTACGACTTTGACTGGTTCAAGTTTTGTTCTCTGAAAGACATCACTGTTGTCTCTGAACTCGGCAAGGGAACTTTCGGACACGTCTATAAGGTGCTTTCTGGGGGGCGCCTCTTTGCTCTCAAGCTGTTCGACGTTGGAATCGTTGAGAGAGGAAAGAGAAACCCCATGGGCATCGAGGGACTTTTGGACTTTCATCTCGGCAGGTACGAAGCAAGATGCATACTCGACTTGACTCTCCAAAAAGAAGGAAGCATCCCTTTCCCAAAGTTTTATGACTTTGGAATCACCGCCGTTGGCGGCAAGGTCAGAACCTACATTCTGATGGAGTACCTCGAAGGTGAGACGTTGTGGGAGCTCGTCAAAAGCGGCAAACGCCAAGAAAATGTGGAGGCTCTGACCAAAGGAATCTTCTCTGCCGTCCGCCATCTCCACGTCAAGGGATATTCTCACGCTGACATCAGTCCCGCAAACATCTTCCTCACAACAGCGGGAGAGGTTAAACTCATCGACCTTGGCTCTGCGTGCGACGTCAATGTGGATGTCTTTGAATTTCTTGGCTCTGTGAATCCACCAGAAAACTTTGCAACACCCTCAAAGCGCATCGGCATGGTGTCACAGTTTCGGAATGATGTGTGGTGTGCTGCGTACTGCGTCATTTACTCTTTTGGCAAAAGAGTCGGGAAGAGAAAGTTCCCCCAACCAAAGAGGGAGTCTTTTTCAGAGTTTCTCGATGACCTTGCGCTGACGATGGACGAAGTCAATGAGAACATCGAGGAAATTCCTCCTGTCGTTTTGAGAGCTCTCAGTCTCAACCCCGAAGAAAGACCTCTGTTTGGTCAACTTTTGTAGATATTTTATGAGAGAGTTTATCCATATTTTCTTTGACACCAAAGCGCTCCAGACAAACTCTGTCGTTCCTTTGATAAATATTTTGTACACAAAATATTTATTGCGCAAGAGATTCGAAGTGTCTCTGCGCTTTCAGCGCTCCTTCTCCTCCGGGAGCGTACAAGAGCTTCGCGTTCTCGTTCTCCAACTCTTTTATTTTGGATTGTTGTTCTTTGACTGTGGTCAAAAGGCTTTTGTACTTCTCGACAAAAAGCCCAGAGAGATTCGAGTAACAGATTTTTTTAATGCGCTTGAACGGCTCTCCTTGGTCTGTGTACGTCTCTCTTCCGATGCTGTAGACTGTCCAGTTCGAATAGTCAGAGACCGTCTCTGACCACTCACAGACGACAACGTTCTCCCACACAATGACAAATTTCTTTCGAAGGTATCCATCACCAAAGTCTCTTTCTTCCCTAACAACAAGCTCCGCTTCCGGAATGGGATAACTCTCAGAGATGAAAGAGATGGTGGTCTTCAGCATATTTTAGCAAGTAAAAAGTTATGCGCAAAAACGTCCCGTACACTTCGATGTTATTCAAACAGTTTATTCTATCCATATAATTTTTATTGTAAAAATTATGGTTCATTCGCATCTCTCAGAGTAGATATCCTCCCACCTCTTCTTTTTCTTTGCTATCCTCGAGATGCACGAAAGGGCATAACTCCTGTAAGTTTCTGACGCAAAGACAGCGTTGTCGATGTCTGGATAACTGTCCGTTTCTCCGTGTTTGTCTTCCTCCCAATAAATTTCTATATCGAGCACCCAACACGAGACATTTTTTCCTCTTCCGTTCTCTGCAAAGTCAAAGGAAATGTCCTTCTTTTTGATGTGGAATCTCTTGACGAGTTCCCCTTTGACTTGTTTGCTTGTCCTCGAAGACATTTGAGAAAAATATCTATATTTTTCTCTTCTTTTGTTATTTTTTTTGAGAAAGAAATGTTATCCCTCCAACACAGAGGGAATTCCGTATCTTCTCAGGACGACTTCAGAAGATTGCAGAGCTCCGTTCACCCAACCCGGAGACATGGATATCGCACTTCCAACAACAGAAACGTTCTTTCTGATTCTTGTCAGGTCGCGATATCCTCCCGCCTTCCAAAAGAAAGCGCCGTGATTATGGTAGTAAAACAGCACAGTTTCAAGGTCTATCTTTTCTTCAGACACACCAAACATTTTCGAACAACACGCTCGAAAATTCTCTGTCAGCTCTGGGTACAACTCGCAACTCTCAAACTTTCCGTTTTTCTCTTTGGGTATTTTGTTCCTCCAAAAAAGGCCGCTGGCGTTGTCGCAATAGAGCATCAAAACATAAGGCTCTTCCGAATAGAACCATATCTGTCTCGCAACACCAGAAGAAACATTTCTCCCTTTTCTTTGACCATTCAAAGACAAAAGCCTCCATGTTTCTCTTGGAACGATAAAGAAAGCTTTGAACGCCGACCAATTCTCGACGTATGGAAAGTAATCTATCCCCAAAAGACAGAGTGCGTTTGGCGGAAGCGCCAGAATCAGATTCTTTGTTTTCACCTTTCCAATGCCCAGAATTTTACATTCAAGATTTTTACTAAATTCTGTGAGAGTCGCTCCGAGCACCACCTTTGTGTCTGTCAACCTCTTCGCGAGCTCAAAAACGACAGAGTCGTAGCCTCCCTCAATAAAGTGTTGTTGTGATGTGCCAGAGAGACTCGAATTTTCTCTGATGCCTGTCGACGTACCAATCGGCGCATCGAACGCAAAGTTGTATCCAGAAAGGTCACGGTACGCTTCGATGGTCCCACAAGAAACCCCTTCTTTTATCAGAGACTCTCCATAAATTTCCCCGTTTAGTTTTCCGCTTGAGAACATCCTGGTCCAATCCCCTAGAATTTCTGGAGCGATGCCGACTTCCGCATCAGAAACGCTTCCGTTCACAGACTTTGTCGTGCCTGTTCTGTAGAGCTTCTCAAGTTCTGCTTTTTGTTGACCTGTTGCGTCGCCAACAGAAACAAGGAACCTTTTGCCTTTGAGTTCTGCAACATTTTGTGGCTCATTGTATGGGACAGGGAAGGATTTTTTCCCAATCATCTGGAGAGTTTTTGTGAGTTCCTTGTCAATGTCTGGGAACGACCGCATGGCAAAAAGCTCTGCATACATGCCATTTCCGAGATTATATGAAAGCAAACGACCTCCGAGACGTTCTTCTTTTTCTATGAGAAGGATTTTCTTGTTTGGGAAGAACGTGTTCATCCTCCAAGCAAAAAAGACCCCGGAAACGCCTCCTCCAGCGATAATAAAGTCGTACATTATCTTCACAAATATTTTTCTTTGACAAACAAAGAAAATGCAAGAAGAGACTTTTATCTTTGACGGGAAGAAGCACGTCTCTCTCGATGGGAGCATCACATACCTTGGAGTGGAGAGGTGGTTTCTCGATGAACTTGCAAAGTATCTTTGGAACGAACACTGGGCAAATTTGAGGTGGAGGGAGGTGGGAACAGAAAAATTCATCGCTTTCATCGACGAGAAGAAAGCACACATTGAGGGTGACATCGAAAGTCCTCTTTCTATTCGAATTTTCTCAAATGGCGCACCTCTCCCAAAGAAATTTAAAATGGACGATGTCCAGAGTTTGGAAGAGACAGTTGGCGATGAGCTGATTAGAATCACGTTTTCTTGATGAGATTGCCCATTAAAGCAACCACAATGAACTCTTCTCCTTTCATTCCTCAAATCGGACATTCGCCTTCTGCCGTCTGTGATGGCACGCTTTCTCACAAGGGAAACAATTTGTACGGATGTGAGTGCGGCGGAGCTCTAATTTCTGCTTTTGATGTGCCTTTGTCGTCACAATCTGTCATTGCAGAAATTATCGCAATCAACAGGGCGATGAATAACAAGAGCAAGACTCTTGAACAGACCCATAATGAGGCCAGAAAAATCATGCTTGGGGGAGCGCGTTAACGATATTTTATTCAAAGATAAAATATGGAAGGAGAGACTTTCGAGTACGACGGAAAAAAACACGTGTCTCTTCGAGACGGAGGAGTCTATGTCGGTGTGGAAAATTGGGTCGTTCACGCGATCGCTGAGGCGCTTTGGGAAGACCATCTCAAAAATTTGAGATGGAGGGAGTACGGTTCCGGGGAATTTTATGCTTTTGTCAAGGAAAACGATGACTACATCACAGGAAATTTGGACGACTACGAGACGGTGTTTGTAAATATCCTTTCTGTAGAGAGGCTTTCCTCCCTTCCGAAAGTTCCTTTTTGGAGAAACAAAAAGATCGCGCGAATGGCAGCTGACAGATTGGCGATTGGGTCTACGAGAATTCAAGATTTCATCCATATTTTCTAGATAAAATATAAGAGAAGAAATAAAAATGTACGTGTGTCTTGTTTCTTGCGCTGCGAGAAGGCTTTTTGTGGTCAAATTTAACGGACCTCTCGATGAGCTGAAAAAGAGACTCGGAGAACGAGAAATTCTCCTTGCCGCGTCCAAACAAAAACATAAGGATGCGGACAAGGTCCTCTTGAGAGTTTTCGAGGCTTTTTATGGAGCGAATTACCAGAGAATTTCAGAGTTTGAATTTCTGGAGAAAAGCGATGATGACGTCGTCACAAGATTTCTCGATGCGACAAGCGGAACAAGAGAGGCATTTCACATCAAAGCCGCAATGGAAGCGATAGACAAAGACATCCAAAGGCTCGAAGAAAAACAGAAGAACCTCCGTCAAAAGAAGAGGGCTCTCAAGGAAGAACTCGAGAGCCTTCCATGCCAGAAAAATTCTTTGTAAACATTTCATATTTTAGATAAATATGAAGCGACAGGCAGAAGACTTTGCACAGCGAGTGAGGGAAAAACTTTCGAATCATTGGGACATCTTTGTCAGAAAACTCTCAAAAGACGAATATTACGTCACAGACCTTTCCGGTTGCGCGTTCGAACTTTTCTCTGAAGGAAAGGAGAATGGGAACATCGATGCTTTCGTCTCTGCTATCGAATCTCAGATTTTCTACAAGACATTTTTAAGGCTGGAACAAAGGCTCGGAGTTCCAAAGGATAAAAGAGTTTCTTTGTCTGAACTCGCCGGTTTTGTGGAGTAAGATGCAAGCGTTCCTCTCTCCGAGAGAATTTCTTAGTTTCTCGTTGAACGGAGAGAGTTGGGAAAAGTTTGTCGACGTGTTCCTCGGTGTGGTAAACTACGAGAACGGAAGGGCTTCTTTCCTTCCAGACGGCACAATTCATGGCATATTTACACAGAAAACACAGAGAAACACTTTTGTGGAAACATCGTACTCTTTTGGCGCGTTTGTTTGGGAGACAGAGAGAACAGAGAAGGGGAATCTTTTGAGAGAGAAGAGAGAGATCGGAGGGAGGATTTCTGAAAAGTTTTGGAAGAGAGGGGACAATGAAAGGGTTCTCGTTTCGTATAAAAAGATGGATGGAAACCTCCAAAAATCCAAAAGTTTCTGGAGGTCGGGAACTCCTCAAACTCTGACCAAATTCGTGAATGGCAAAGAGCACGGCAAAGCTTTCTCTTGGCACGAATCAGGAGCTCTTTCAAAAATCACAGAGTATTTTGAAGGACAGCCTCATGGAGAATCTCTTTCTTTTGATGAAGCGGGAAACGTTATCTCTTCTGGCTTCTACAGCCTTGGAAAAAGAGAGGGTGTTTGGATAACCTCTTCGTCTGAAGGAAAGAAAAAGCAAGTGTGGAAGAGAGGAAAACTCGTTTGTCCCACACGTGTCTGGGAATAAAATATTTTTCTTTGAATAAAATATTATGTGTCGTCTCTTTTTTCTCGTATGTAACGATGTCCAAACAACAACCTTCCACAAACGGTCAGGTTGTTGTCCCCACGTATTCGGAACTTCCGCGCGTGCAAACAAAAGGGAGTTTTATTTCTGTTGGTGGAAATCTCTACATCTCCGATGGGCTTTCTTGGCAGGTGGCTTTCGCATCCGGGAGGAAGCTTTTGGATTATGAAGACTGGACGACGTTCCAGCTTTCGGGACCTGCTGCCAAATGGACAGCTTTCGACCCGTCGAGGATGGACGCGACAGTCACAAACACAACAGGAAAACTAACACTGAACGAGACTCCTCAGTCTTTCACGCTGGCTCCCATTCCGAGCACCCTCTCGCACATTACGTATCTCTGCTATCGCAACGGACCGGACCTCATTCGCTCAAGCGGAGCGGGAGCGAGCCCAACTGCCAGAGGAGCGTATTCGGCTCCCGACGACGGAAGTGAGCTTGTCTTCGAAACGAGCATCGCCGTTTCTCAGTATCTCCCCATCGGTTCTACCTTTGTTCCCGCTGTGGCTGCTGAAATCACAGATTACAAGACAGACATCAGAACAGGCGCTGGCTCGTTTGCTTGTTTGGACGAAGAGACGTACATTGTGTATGACGTCTTCTCTGTGGAAGGAGAATTCTTTGTTGTGGAGGAACGTTTACCATTTGGGAGACCGAGTTTTGGCGGAAGCCAAGCGACAGAGTACGCAGCGTACACAACACTCCACCCCTTGTGCAAACGAGGAGGAAACAGAGACCCTTCCAAACCTGTCGACATGCTCCAGCAGTTCGCAAAGGTTGCCATTTGCTACAACCGAAGCAGAGGATACATCCGCTTTCTTGTAGAAGGAGAGGAAAAACTTCGCCTGGACAAGATCGGAATTCCTCCCACATACGGGAGAGTCCTCGATGAGGGAGGAGCGGCAGCCGTCGTCGCTCCCAGGCAATTTCGCCCTGGGTTTGGAATCTTTACTTTGATGGATGCTTCAGCTCCTCTCGCAGCTCCCGGAAGCACGACGCGAGGAATTGTGCGTCTCAACCCAGCAACTCCACCATTCAACTACTACAACACCACCCAATACGACGCAAGGGGAGATTTTGTCTCCCAAACTTTCGCGTCCACGACATTGACCGATTGTTATGCGACCCCAGCCGCACAAGGAATTTCCATGTCCCTTTTGCCTTTGAGCATCTACACACAACAAGTGGTGACACAATAAAAAATATTTCAAGAAATATTTTTTATATCAACCGACTCTTTCAAGAGAAAAAAGTTATGTTTAGTGAGATGGAGAGACCGAGACACGGAGAGATTTCTTGCGAAAAGGAAGGATGCAAAAACAAAGCTTATTGGGAGCTTCTGGAAGAGAATTCTTCTTTGGCGTTTGTTTGCGGTGTCCACTCGAGGAAGAAAGAGAGAGTTGCTCTTGAAAAGGTCCCACAAAAAGAAAGGAAAGAGAAGCTCGAGGAAACCCTTTCATCTCACAGAAAGACAGTGAGGAGGGCAGCAAGAAAAAACAAAGGTAGAGGAAATCTCGGCTTGTTCCGTATGAGAATGATGAAGGAAGTTCCTCTTCAGGAGGGGTGGCTCAACGTTTTCCCAAACTTTCGCCACCAGAATCGGAGAGACGGCCTTGGTTGCATGTCCCTTTCGCCGATGTCTCTTGGCCCTGTTGAGCATGTGCACCCAGAACTTCCCCCAGCAAAAAACATAGAGAATTTTTACCAGGGGTCGAAAGTCTTCTCGGAAGAAGTAGACAAAGAAAAGAACCCGACAGCTCTGTTTTACGAGAACAGAGAGAGGCTCTTTTCTGATGAGGTCCCGCATCGGCACAAGTACAAAGGAACAGGGAAGAACAAGAACATTCCACTTTATTTTCTTTGGACGAACGTCAATGGAGAAGAAGAGAGGCTCGGATACGTGGAATCAAGACAAACATATTGCAACTTTTTCGAGAGACTCGCAGCAGAAACAGAGGATTTCAAGGAACTCTGTCATTTGCAAGATAGTGGTGTGAACTTGATGTTTTGTGGTTACGACGCCCACGACATCAAATCACAAACTCTCGAGGAAGCTTACCTCGATCCGAGTGTTCCTTTCGGCCACGAAAGGGTCCTTTACACGATGCTTGCGCTCAGAGACACCCCGGAAGAATATCCTTGGAGGAAGCACAAAACTCTCGAATTTTAACTTTTTCATGAAAAAGTTAAACAAGTGCTGGAGGAGCCCAGAACGCGAATCTTGTGTCCATGGCTGTCGACGCCTGAGAGACAAGAATCTCTACGGCGACCTTTGAGAAAAGTTGAGCCTCGTTGTCTCCCTTTAAAATTTCGGCGTTTGGGTAGTTCTTTTTTATCCATGTTCTTGCTGTCTTTTTTAGGCACTGAACGCCAGCGATCCCCAGTTTTTTGCGGAAGGATGTGCTCAGACTCGAGGGATAGAGAAAACACGCTGCGAGTGCACAAGAGGCTATTGTGTTTTTCGGTGTGAACTTTTGTTGGAGAATGTTCAGCGCCAAAAGAGCGACCTCCTTCCTTGTTGTGTCGTTGACGCCAGAATATCTGAGAAGTTTGTCTGCGTGCTCTTTCGTCGCTTTCTCTTCCCTCCACTGACAAAACTCTCCGAGGGTCTGTAGCGCGGATTCTGAAATTTCTGCGATATACTTTAGGGAACGAAATTTCCTTCTTGTTTCGTTGGAAATTTCTGCGGATGGCGGATTGCACCCATAAATATTGGAAACCACACGAGAAGCCGTCTTTCCGGAAACGTCGACTCCCCTGGCAAAGCCCTCATGAAGAGATAACAAAAACTCTGAAGGACTTTTCTCGAAGACTTGAAAGTCTACTGCGTTCTGGAAAATGACGGGCGCCTCTTGAGACATTTAACACAAGGGAGTCAACAAGAATATTTTTTCGATGAATGTAAAAAAATATTTTAGAAATATCCTCGAACGCTCGAGAACTGCTCAAAAGGAACGAGCACTTCCGATGTGTCTTGGGTGCACCCCTTGCATTGGTCTTTGGTCGTGTTTACTGTACAACATTTCGTGATACAATACGCTTGAAAATGTCCAGAAATCCCAGATTGTCTGAACATGAAAGAAGCGGGGCACGTTCCGAAAAACACCTGTCCAGAGACAGCGACAGAGCGGCCAACTGCGTTTCTTACATCTCCCTTTGTTTTACCCACAAAGATGGCCGGAGTGAAAGGACCTGCTCCCTGAATGCTCGACCCAAGCATCGCTCCGAAATACTCTTGCGTGAAATCGGGAACGTCTTGGATGACCGTCTGCGGGTAGTAGTAGATTGTCTGCCAAGGAACCCAAGTGTATGAAAATTGTGGTCTGTAGCCCCACGGTCTCCAACCTCCAGGTCTCCAGCTGGGGCGAAACCCTCCTCTCGGACGAAAAGAACCTCCTCTTCTCATTACAAGTTTTTTGTCTTGAAAAAAACTTTTTATATCATGGTCGAAAGACGGCACTCGAAACAACCTCCTTCCATGGAAGGCCTTATTCCGCAGCAGGGAGAAAAATTTCCTTGAGCGCACGCAGGAGGTCCGAACCTCGACGCTCTACAGAAAGCGCGATATGTGCCGTCCGCCTGTTTCAGAAAATTATACAAAGGGGGAGAACAACTGAACGAACTGAACTGAGCAATGTTAACAGAGAGCCTTCTGCCCATCTCGTCTCTAATATCACAATTCGATGGACCTGCGAAAACAGTTGGTTTGTACCACAACACAGTCTCTGAACTTCCGAGCTTTGGTTTGTCCCTATAAGAGAGCGGTATCAGTCCCCGGTAGTAAACGTCAGTTCTTGGAGGGTCGTTGCTCGTCATTACAAAACTCTCGAAAAGAAAATACAGAGTTTCAAAGCGTAAAGGAAAGGATGTCAAACAGAAAGGACGCCGCGAGAAAAGACAAAGAAAGGAGGAGGATTGTGTACGACTTTGCCACAGGAAGGCTGTTCCTCGCGGAATCTGATGTCGAGATTTCTCCCTTAATACCGTCTTCTGGACTTTCAAAACAGGCGAGCCCCAACGGATACACCATCGAGAACAATGTCCTTTCGCTGTGCGAGGCGTCATCAAACGGTCCGGGAATCGTCTACGCTCTCCAAACAAACAAAAACCTCGGATTCGGAAAGGGGAGTTTATTTTCTGTGTTGGAAGGAAAAGAAAACTCTTCTTTCGGGCACGGTGCAGGAAAAAGACTCGCAGAGGGAGATAAAAATTCCCTGTTTGGGTTTTCTGCCGCTGACGAACTCGTGGAAGGAGAACTTAACGTCGCTGTTGGAGCATCATCCCTTTGCACTTTGAAAAAAGGGGATGCAAACGTTTGCATCGGCGTGTTTTCTGGAGATGGAATGATTGCAGGCTCGAGGAACGTTTTCCTCGGGTTTCATTCAAGAGCGAAAAAGCAAGACATCTCTTGCAGTGTCGTCATCGGGTACAACGCCGTCGGAGAGAAGAGCAATGAACTTCTTGTGTCTGACCAAATTCACTCCTTCCGTATGAGAGGTCTCGAGATGGAGCCTCGGTCGTGTAACGCAACGATGCTTTGTCATGACCAGACTACAGGCCTTCTCTCACCCATAAAGTATCCTTTGAGAATGAAAAATGCCAGTTATGTGGAACATGACACCATCAAAAAGTTACTTCAGACACCTGTCTGCTTTGACAGTTCTGGGTCGACGTTCATTGAGCTTGACAAAGCCAAGGACATTCCGGGTGTAACAACCAAAGATGCATCGGGACAAGTTTCTGGGATAAACCACCCAAATCTCATCATGACCATTCTTGCTGCTGCACAGGAACTAAGGGAAGACATCTCCACCCTCAAGAAAAAGGCAAAAGAAGTTGTTCCAGTTTGTCCCACTGAGAAGAGACTTTGCGACCTTGAGGCCAAACTTGGAGAAGACATCGACATCAAAAGAGAGCTCTCTGTTTTGACCGAAAAGATGGGAAATTTACCCACTGAAAACTCAGAGTCGATAGAGAGACTTCATCAAAAAATGGTGAAGCTGGAGAAGAAACTTTTGGAACTTGTGGCGCAAACCAGCCTTGAAAAAGAGGCTTATTCCAAACTCTCTGAAAAGGTCGAAACGCTCTCAGCGTTCGGGACGAGTCAAAACACAAAGACGCAGAGCTCTATTCTCCTTCTTTCGGAAGAAAACAGAGAGTTGTTCGAGAGACTCTGTTCGGCAGAAGAGCAGAACTTAAAACTTTCTTGTGCTCTCAAAGAACAAAAAGAAGAAACAGACAAGAAACTACAAGAACAAAAAGAAGAGACACTTTCTGTCATGAAAAGGCAACACGAAGAACTGATGGCTCTGTTGAAGCATCAACAGAAAGAGAACAGACCCATCTCACCTCTGCAAGTTTCAACAAGCGGCGACCTCAGAAAGCGCATCATCCCCATCGACAAGATTTTGGATGATTGGGAGAACATTTCATAATATTTTTTCGTATAAAAAATATTATCAAGAGAAAGAAAAAGATGAACGTCGACGCCAATGCAATCCTCAACCTCATCCTGAATTCTGCTCTTCAGCAGATGAACCTCAACAAGGAGAACTCTCAGGCGCAGCCTCAAACGAACAATTCTTCGTCTTCTCGAGAAGACGAGAGGCCAAACTTGATGGATCTTTTTGAACCCACCCCTTCACCTCCTGTCGTTTCGATGAAAAACAAGCGTCAGCTTATGGCGCTTGGCGTTCTTTTGATTCACTTGCAGGAGAACGGAGAGCTCCCCTGCCGTGTGAACTCGGCACTTGTGGTTCACTGGCCTGAAAACGAGCATGGAAAATTTGAAGAGTTTGGCGATACCATCCTCAACAATTCAGAGAACATTTTGGGGGAAGGAACCACTTCCAGCGAGTACGTTGGAGATGTCCTTAACGTTCTCTCACGCGATTAGTAACTATTTCTTTTGAGCAAAAGAAATATTCCAAAGAAATGGAGGACCCGATGGACGACAAGATTTCGAGACAGGACTTTCTTCTCTCTTACACTCAAAGGAAGAAGGAAGGCGAAAATCCGCAAATTTCAAAGGTCAAAGACCTCAACAATCAGATGCTCTCTGATTTCGCAGACGTTGTGTTCACTTCTGATGAAAAGGTGCCTCGTTCAGAGGTAGCACAAAAGTGGAGAATCTACGAAGACGGCATCGAAGTCAAAAGGTACATGCAGAACAAGAAGAGAATCATTCTGCCTTCCGAAGTGGCACAACGAAAGGCTCGCGAGTTTTTTGACAGGGACATCGAAGACATCTACGAGTCGGGTTATCCACTCACAGTGCAAAATTTTAGCATTCTCGACTGTGAGAAAACAAGGAGAATTATGGGACAAAAACACAAGAGAGTTTTTAGTTCCGATGACCCAAACGTTTGGTTCGAAAAAGCGCGAGAGTTTCGCGAGCCTGTCGACCAGGAAGACATTCGCCGAGATTCTAAATTCAAGGCTCTGAGCCTCGCAAAGCTCTACATCTAAAATATTTTTATAAAAATATTTACATGAAACACATCACAAACATATCATCTCTCCAGTACCTTTGGAACAGGACAAAATCCTCTTCTTTGAGGTCGTCCCAATTTTTTATGGACACGTGAGAGACGAAAGAGCCCTTTTGTTCAGAGTGCACGTTGAGGAGATTTTTGAGCATCTTTTCTGCCTCTTCTTTCGTCGTCTCTTTGAGAAAAACGATGGGGATGTATTGCCTTTGGTTGACGTCAACCCAAAACATCTGCGCTCCTTCGAACGAAAGGCCGAATTGCGCCTCGCATAATTTCTCTTTGAGGAGAGGCGATGTTTTGTACTTGCGGTAGATTACAAAGTTTTCTGATGTGCAGACTTTGCTCTTTGAATTTCCCATCTCTCTAAAAATATTTTGTCTCGTAAAAATATTTCTTTCAGAGCTCCATTATTTTGTGGAAGAGACCTCTGCTCGCTTCGTGACTTACCACGACCACAAGGCGAGAAACGGCTATCTCGTCCCTGAGATACTCGAGTATCTCTGTGTTCACCTCTTTGTGAAGCTGCGCGAGCGCTTCATCCAAAAACAGAAAGTTTGCTCCCACCACCTCGTTGATAGCAAGGATGAACGAGAGGCAAGCTTTTTGCCTCTCCCCCCCAGAGAGCGAGAGGAAGCTGTCGTATTCGTGACCTTTGTAAAAGATGTTTGTGCACATCTGGGTCTTTTTCCCAGACTTTGTCTCTTTTGTGGTTTTGAGAGTCACGGTTATGGGGTCCTCGACAAACAACCTGTTGAGATGATGCCTCGCTGCTGTGTTTATGGCAGACAGTGTTTTCTCGACTGCAAGAAAAGTCGCCGACCTGCTTTTCTCCTTCAAAAGAAAAGCGTCGATTGATTTTTTCTGGTTCTTTTCCGCCATACTTTGCACTTCATTTATTTTCTGGAGAACTTGTTCTTTTCTTTTTTTCTTTTCGTTGTAACCCTCCCATTGCAAGGCAACAAAGCAGAGGGTTTTGCTTCTCTGCAATTTCTCTTCAGCAGAAGAGAGCTCCTTTTGAAGGTCCGAAAGTCTCTGTCTTTGTTTGGAAAGTTTCTCCAAAAAATTCTCTTCTCTTCTTTCGTTCAAAAGACAAATGCGAGTTTTAATGTCTTTGAGTTGTCTCTCGAGCTTCTTCTGACGAAGGAGGGAATCTTTTGCTCTGTCGAGTTCTCTCTGTGCTTCTTCTGTGGGAGGAACATCCACAGTTTCAAGAAATGCGTTCTCTTCTTCTGTAAGTTTCTCACATTTTTTCTCCATAGCGAGAAGCCAGGATGGGACCTTTTCATCAACAGGGACGTGACTCTCAAGTTTCTGGGTGATGTCATCCAGTTCTTTTTGAGATTCAAACTTTGGCGAACTTTCAGTCAAAACACATTCAGATAGTTTTTCAAGAAGAGACTTTGCCTTTGAGAATTGCGCTTTAGCGTGTTTGAGTTTTCTGGTCTTTTCTGCGAGAAGTTTCTCTACCTCTTTTGCGTCGAGGCCTGTGCTCTTGTGTTCAGATTTTTCCAACGCACCAGAAACAAATTTGAGACTCTCTGAGCAGCAAGGGCACACCAAAACAGCAGCTTCGAGCTCTGCTCTCGCTTTTTGTTCGATGAGCGCTTCGACCTTTGATGAAAGGGATTTCTCTTTTCCAGAGAAAGAGTCCATGTTTTTTCCCAGGTGCTTGGAATAGGAAGAAACGGAAGGGCTGATTTTTGTTGGGAACTCTCTCTTGACTTCTGCGTAGATTGTTGACAGTTTTTTCTCCACTGCTTTCCTCTTTGACAGAAACGCATCGTACGACGTCTTTTGTTTTTCGAGCAATTCCTTCCTTGTTTTGAGGTCAAAAATCTCCTCTTTCGAGAGGCACATTTTCTTCTTCTCTTGGAGCTCTGCAAGGAACGAGGAGAGTTCCTTTTCGTACTTTTCTCTGTCAGCCCTTCTGCTGACTAAAAGAGCAAACTTTCTCGCATCGTCTCTCTTCTTTGTTAGAAGAGAGAGAATGTTTTTGTTCACGGTTTCTCCAAAAGAATCCTCGATGCACTTTTTTTCTCCCTCTAATTTCTCCACAGACAGAGAGATGTCTGTGTTTTTCTCTAGTTCGGATATGGCTGTTTGACACTCGACGATGCTCTTTTTCAAAATTCCGACTTGCTCCTCCAGAACAAGAATTTCCTCCTTGGAAACTTCCACAAAAGGTTCTGTCGGCTCCTTGAGACCCTCAAATTCAGAGAGCGACTGTGAAAAACATTTCTCCTTTGTTACAAGTTCAATCCTTTCCTCTTCCACGCTAGAGATATATTTTTTGAGGTTCTGGCGTTCTCGTTCGATGGTCTCTTTGTCGAGGCTGAGATTCTCCACAAACGCCAACTGTTCTCCTGGAGTCAACGAAAGGATGGAATTGTCCAGATTCTGGACAACGTAACAAGACGCCATAAATTCTCTCGAGTTCAAGACCCTGCTGTTGATGGTTTCCTGGGCAACTTCTCCCTCATATTCTGCGTCTTTGTTTTTGTGGTCAAGAACAACCAGCCTTCCGGGACCTGCTTGTCTTCTTATCGAAAGACCATATTTCTCTGGGAGCGAAACGGACACAGAACAACTTCTCGAGCCAAAAGCTTGTGGTTTTTTAAGTTCGCCATAGAGAGCCCAGAAAAATGCGTTCAACACTGTGCTCTTTCCTGTTCCAGAGGGAGCAGAGAGTAAGACAAGTCCCCTTTCCGGAAAATTCACGTCCTTTTCTTTGAAACAGCGAAAGTTTCTCAGCGAGACTTCCATCTTGTTTTTCTTTCTCCTCTGCGTTTCTCAAACTTTTTTGATAAAAAGTTTTTTATATCACTGTGAAATCCTCAAGAAAAAGCGGAACGTCGTCCACAAGAAATTCTGTGACTTCTTGCTCCTTTGGAAAAGCAGAAGGGAAGAAATCTCCCTTCAGGCTGCACAGTTTGCCCACGCAAATGTCGTCGAGAGTTTTTTTCGTTCCTTCCCAAGAACCGAGTCCGAGAGAGTATCTCAACTTGTCAGTGAGGGGCGGATGCGTCAAACAAGTTGGACAGGCAGCTAAAACTCCACTCAAAGCCTGTTCCATTGTTTTTCTACTGTTCTTCAAGAGAACTTCTGGTATCTGTCTTCCAGAAATCGCGCATTCTCTTGCAATGGAGAAGGGCTCTCCCTCTGTTTCTTGAAATTTCCAAAACACCCCTCTTCGGTACAACGAGTGCTTTTCTGGGTTGTACTCGCAAACTGGAATCTTTTCTTGGGGAAAGATGCAAAGGTCCACCTTTCTTTCATCTGAGAAAAGTTTCTCTCTGTTCGCTCCAGGAGAAGGTTTTTTGTAGACATGTATTTCCTGATTTTCCGCCAACCATATTCCGCCAAGATTCAACGTCAGAGCTCTTTTTTTGTTCACCGAAAGCACCTTCGCGGGAGAAGAGAGCGACGACAAGAGAAAATCTCCTTCTTTGATATTCTCCGCTTTCAGAACATCTCCTTCTGACGTCAGAAAACAAACAGCATTCGACACACAAACAAGTCTCTCCATTTCTTGGAGATAAAAAATATCTTTGAATATTTTTTGATGTAAGATGAAAGTGTTGTTTTTGTGGCTTGTTCTGCTTTTGGTTGTGGAGGTTGTTGTTCTCTACAGCATGAAAAGATATGCACACTCGACAGAGAAAGAGCCTTTGTTTTTGATGTTGACATTAGTCGGTTATGTTGTGCTTGGGTATCTCATCATCAAAATTCTGGAACTGCAAGAGAGCATCGGTCTCTTCTTTGTTTTTCGGAACATCGTTGTTGCTCTTCTCGCTCTCGGCATCGGTCTCTTTGTTTTTGGCGAGAAAAAGTTGTCTTTGAAACAGGTTCTGGGAGTGGCGCTCGGAATTGCAGCTCTCTTTTTGATAGCGTAGACCATGTAATGAGACAAATATTTCACAACTTTGTTGTGGTGCTTCCCTGGCTTTTGGCGATAGTCGTTTTGGAGCAGCTCTCCTTTGTATGTGCAAAGAGCTACGCAGGTGGAAAGTCTTGGTGTTTTCTTGTGTTGGCGGGGGTCGTGTACTCTGCCGTTGGCATCGTTTTTGCTCTTGCGCTGAAAGCGCATGATAACCTTGGAATGTTGAACTTGATGTGGAACATTTTATCCACAATCTTTGCATTTGCCCTCGGCATCATCATCTTCAAGGAAGCGAACCTCAGCACAAGAAAGATTGTCGCTCTGGTTCTCGGAGTTGTCGTTCTTGTCCTCGCAGTGTAAAATATTTTATTCAAAATATTTAGACTTCCATCTCCTCACCGAAATATCTCGAAACCTCAGACATCGAGGGTCTCTTGTTCGGGTCTTCCTCCCAACATTTTTTGAGCAACTTTTTGATGTCTTTGGGACAATCGTTCGGAATGGAGAGACGTTTCCCTTCTCTCGCTAGCTCCGCGACGCGAACTGGGCTTTGTCCTTCATAAGGTTTCTTTTTGGTGATGACTTCCCACACAAGAACGCCAAAGCTGTAAACGTCTGCCTTTTCATCGTATCTGGAGCCGCTCAAAACTTCTGGTGCCATGTAAGCTGTGGAACCAACGGACGTCATCGTCATGTTTTCTTGCTTGAGCCTGGCAAAGCCAAAGTCTGATATTTTCGCTTCCCAGACGTCGTTCACGAGAATGTTTGAACTTTTTATGTCTCTGTGAACAACACCTTTCGAGTGAAGGTAGCAGAGACCTTCGCACACACCAGAGAGAATTTTTCTCTTTGTTTCCCATTCCATCTTTTCTCCCAGAGACAAAAGAGTGCCAAGGTCGCCAGGAGTTTCCAATACGGTCACAAGAGAGATGTTTGGCTTCTCGAAACAACACCCAACAAAAGTTGCGATGTTTTTGTGGTCAAAGCTCGCCAGAAGAGCGACCTCTTCTCTGAACCTGAGCTTCGAGTCTTCAGACATATTTTGGTTGATGACGCGCTTCACGGCGATATGAATTCCCTTCCAGGTCGCAGAGTGCACAACGCCAAACGAACCCATTCCCAGCTGCTTTCCGAGAGAGATTTCACGAAAGTTCATCACAAAACGGCTGGTGTTGATAGACAAGAGGCCGCTGACTTTCTGGTCTTCCTTTGCTTCGATGAATCTCTCTGATTCTTGGAGGCGTTTCAGGTCCCTCGTGCTTGAGATTCTGTCGATGGAAATTTGTCCAGGAGACGCTCCTTCACAAAGAGCCTTGAGTTTGACCACAACATCTCCAAACAAAAGTGGAGGATTGTCTCTTTTGACAAGCACATTTCCAGACGCGATCCCGAAACGGCACTTTCCAGGCCAGGAAATTTGGGAAAGTTTCTCGAGTGTCTCTTCACAACAGAACAGAGCTGCCTTTTCTGAACCAAAGACAAACAGGAGACATCCCTCTCCCCTTCCCATTCCTTGGATGTGGTTTTCGTACGCTCCGTACTTTTCCGCCACTTCGCGACAACAGGTGTTGAACTGTGTCCATATTTCTCTTGCGTTCTCTGGTTTCTCTTCCCAGAATTTGAACGCGTCCACAATGTCCACCAACGCAAGGGTGACGTACTCTTCGGGTTTGGGAGTTTTGTACCACCCCTTTGTGGTTTGTGTGCTGCTCGAAGCGCTCGAGTAGTTTGATGTTGACTTTTGCGTTGAACTTCCAGATGCAGCCAGACCGGAAGCCCTCGAAAGGATTTCCAAAAAAGTTGGCCTTGAGTCTGGCTCTTGGCTCCAACAACTCGTCATAAGGTCGATGTAACCATCTCCAAATTCTCCTGTGTTTTCTGGGACTTCTGGCCTTTCTTTGTCTCGAATGACCGCGACTGCCACAGCGGCGCTGTTCATTCCTTCAAAGGGATTTTTCCTTGTCAACATCTCCCAGAGAATAATTCCAAAACTATACACATCGGATTTTTGAAGATCACATCCCTGCTCTTCGTTGAGGATCTCTGGTGCAGTCCAAAGAACAGTTCCGATTCCAGCCTCTGCGTCTTTGAGGAACGCTGCCATGCCAAAGTCTGAAACTTTCACATCCCACTTTTCATTCACCAAAAGATTCAAAGACTTGAGGTCTCTGTGCGCGATGCCCGAACTGTGCAGGAAGTGCATCCCCTTTGCAGCTTGTGTGGCAATCTGAACGCAAAGCGCGGGCGGCATGGAAGGCATGAGTTCGTTGTGCAAAACTTCGTAAAGAGAGCCGAGACCCATGTACTCCATGACGATGCACATGTTTGGAGGCTTTGTGCACGCCGCCATAAAAAGAATGACGTTTGGATGGCGCAAGTTGGCCATCGTTTCCGCTTCTGAACGAAAGTCTTGGATGGATTTCTTGTTTGTCGTCTGCGACTTTAGAATTTTTATGGCAACATTTTGTCCTTTCCAAGACCCAGAACAAACCTTTCCAGAAAAGCCTTCTCCAATGTCTCCAGAAATTTCCAGTTCAGAGATGTCAATGTCCCAATCCTGTCTTTTCTCTCTTTTGGAAAGAAGAACGACGAGCAACACAGCAACGAGAGTACAACATAGGACGACCACCACAAACGTTCCTCCGAGAACTCCGCCCACAATCGCACCAACGTTTTCCGAACTTGAGGACGAAGAACTTGTCCCGAACTTGGCGTTACAAAAGGGAACGCTGATGTTTCCAAGGTCTTCTCGTCCAGCATTGGAGAGGAAGACAGTCCTCGATCCTTTGTTGCAACACTCGAGACCCGAACCGCAAGAAGTGGAGAAGCCGCCGATAGAAAAGCCGCCAATATCCACAGAAGAGAGCGAAAGAACGTTGGATACAATTTTTGAACTTGTGTATTCAAGGGACGCAACCCTTTCGACAAATTTGAAGTTTACAAAACTCCAAAATTCTGCTTGGGTGGAACCTTCAAATTCTCTTGTCAGAGAAATGTTTTGGATGTCGTGAAAGGGGATGGAACTTGAGAAAAACACCCTCTGAAGAGAAACTCCCTGAGCAGAAGCGGCTTCTGTGACATTTTCTGGAAAAAGACAACCAAGAAAAAGAAACTTTGAATTTGGGTACTCTGCAAAGACCTGCGCCTTTTGGGCAAAAGCGTCATCGACAACAACGACCTGAGCCCCGACTGTTTTCCCAAGTTCGGTGAGAGCATCTGAAAAAACATCTGAAAAACTTCCAAAGGGATCGAGGAAGCTTTGGTCTCCCATCAAACGAAGAGCCCCCCAAAGTTCCTCTTTTGTCGAGAGAGAAACAGAGAAAAAGTTGTCTCTAAACTCTGAAGGAAGAGGTGCGACGCCAAAAACGGGAACGTTCACATTTTCTGCTCTGTCCAGAGGCAAAGATACAAAGAGAGGGACGTTGTCGAGAGTTTCGAGCTCCTGGATATTTGATGCCTGGAAAGTCTCCAGATTTTTGTCATCGTACGACAAGAGGATGAAGCCAGGGTCGGCAGGAATTCCCAGTCGAAGAGCAGAGTGGAAGCTGTTTGAAAAGTCCAAAGTTTGTCCCATTTTCGTGGGTACTTTGAAATCGTCCGTGGTCGGATTGCAGCTTTTCCAAGATATGGGTTTATCTGTTGCGTACTCTCCATAACCGCTGGGATACTTGAACACATACATTTGCCTCGTCGCAGAGTTGCAACATCCGATGACGCCCGAGCAGTCATCCCCAAGAGGTCCAAAGAAAACCTCGCCTATCTTGATGATGGGATTTGAAAAAACAGTGTCTAGAAAATTTTGTCTCGTCACGTTTCCTGTCATCTTTTCAAGAATGGAGATAATCCATCTTCCGTTGACGTACCCTTCGATGGCTTGTTCGGCAGCAGGCAACCAAGAAGGGAAGAACTCGTTCCTGTCTCTCCAAAATTCGTTCTGGAGCTTCGAATTGTTGTCCGCCAAGAGAGGGAAAGGGGAAAGGGAGTAGACGTTGTCAGAATCTCCTGTGAGCCAAAGTTCGTTCGGAGTGTCGTTCATCACCAGCGTTTCGATGATAAAAACAAGGGAAGGGATGACTTGTTTGCACCTCCGAATGAACTCGGCAGATTGTGGACCAAAGAGAAGGACGACAAGAGCTTGAGGATTCGCTGATGTGATGACTTGAACTGCTTCGTCCATCATGGGACCAGAGATGACCGTGTAGTCGGGAATGACATGACCTGCTACCACGCGAAGACCGAAAGGCTCGATGGAACGTGTGAAGTTGAGACTCGTGCCATCAAGGCCAGCGCCTGCAATAAAAGCTATCCGAGACACTCTGATGTTTGACGTGAGAAACTGTGCCATAACGTAGAATTCTGTGTCGAAGCTGGGGCGAAGGTTGAGATAATTTTTAGAGAACGGAGTGAACAACTTCACGTCTCCAGAGAACGAACCAAACAGGGGAGGAGGATTTGGTTGGAACGGAAGAGACTGAACTATCGCCGTCTGCATTGGAGCCAAACAAGTCACAGAGAGAAGTTGTGACTCTGGTAGAGTGAACAAGTTCTCTAAATTTTGCACTGCCTGAAGATAGTCCTGTTGGTCGTCCAACACAAGAAACTCAAGGTTCAAAGTTTTGAGGACTCCGTTTCTGTCGTTTGCTGTTTTGTTGTTTGTCGCGTAGATCGCAGTTTGCAGCCCTTCGATGAGGCCTCCGATTCCGACTGCGGGACCAGAACGAGCAGCCGTCGTCGCGACGACAATTTGCGAATCCACAACCATAAAGTTCACGAGAAACAAGAAACAGAGCGCCAAATTTTTTCGAACCATCTTGATAGTTCTTTCCTCTGCTTCGGAAAAGACTTTTTGGGAACGATTCTTTTTCAGACTTTGTAAAAATATTTTCTTCAAAATATTTTATTTCAAGAGAGACGAAAATTTCTTTCTCATCCTTTCGGCAAAGTACGCCTCGCTCTGATGCTCCCATTCACAAAAATTGTTGGGGGCTGCTGACGCTTTGTCTTCTTCCTCTTCCTCCTTTTCTGCGTATCTGTTCGCCAGAAACTTTAGGAGGCCTTCCGACTTTTCGACACCATCCAAGGGCAACTTTATGAAATCGTCCTTGTGCGGAAGAGGGTACCTATTCACCCTCTTCAAAAACTCTCTTGCTTCTTTGTCAGAAGAATTTCTAGAAACGTACACTTGGATAGCCCAGAGAAATTCCCTCATCCGATACTTGTCCATCTCCATTTTAAAATCCTGCCGTTGGATAAATCTCTCTGTTCAATTCTTCCAGTTGGAAGCGAAATCCTGGGTTGGGGTCCACGCACTTTCTCTTGCTTTTTACAAATGCCAAAGCAGTGTCGTACGTCATACCTCTTTTGAGCATTAAGAACGCGATGACGACAGAGCTCGATCTCGAAATTCCTGCTGCGCAATGAACAAGGACGTCCAACCCGGCTGCGAGAGATTCCTGGATAAAACTCGCAGCAGAACGAAACACTGGTTTGATGTTTGTTCTGCTGGAATCCATCGCTTTGATGATGAAACGAGGGAACGCAACTTTGCGATCGTACTCGCAAAGTTCTTCTTTGCTCAAAATGGTGACGACAGCCCATTTCTTTTGCTCTTCGACGGATGAAGAAGACAAAAGCAAAAAAGAAGCGAGATTGCCGAGATAGAGTCTCTCTGTGATGTGATTGTACGTTGCTGTGGTTGGATAGTTCATTATAAAGTTTTAAAAATAAACTTTATTCGAGCTGCTTTGCGTCGGCAGAGAACACGATTTTGTCCTTTGTTTCCAAAGAGTAGACAGTGTACCCTTTGAACACTCCCTCTTCCGAATAGAGCTCAACTTCCGAAAGCCAGCCGGTGCGGTACCATTTTTTGTGTTCACCGACTTTTTTTCCTTCCTTCAGCCTCACCTCAGTTCTCTTTGTTTTTGGGCACCACCACGTCGTCTCGAGACCATGCTTCTCTCCGTTCAAAAACCAGGTTCTCTTTTCCAGTCTCTCCCTGTCCCATATATCACAAGGTCCTTCCAATAGATTGTTTTTGTTCAAAAAGAAGGTGTTTTCGCCGTTTGCGTAGAATTTATGCCCAAGAGCAATAACAGCAAATTCTTGGTAGTCAGAGAACCCTTCAGGGACGTTTTGCGAGTCTCCAGACACAAAGAGGCGAACGCTCGAAACGTACTCGTCGAGTTCTGCGATTCCAGAGCAAGTCGAAACTTTCAGCGCTGACAGAAGCTTTAGAGACGCCATAGTAAAGAAAAAGTTTGAAAAGTTCTCAAAGAGTAACAGTTTCTCCAATGTTTCGCATTTCAGACCTTGACTTTTCTCGTGAAAAAAGTTGTGACTTTTGTGGGAAAAGGTCTCTCTTTGTTTTGGAATATTCCAGAGAAGAAACAAAGGTGTTTTACAACGTCTGTGTCGGCTGTCTCAAGAAGAAGGAGAGGGAGATTGGCAAAAAGATAGAATTCCGCATCGCATAAAATATTTTCTTCAAAATATTTTTCTCCCCTTGGTCTCACACCGAAATGTTCTCGCGTCCGCGAAGTTTGCAAACGAACGGTTTGCGTTCGCCTTCAAAATAGAGAAGCCACTCTTGGAGTTTCCCGTCCTCGGAATAAACCTCTGTTTCTGTGGTGCGCCCAGCAGAAGTCCACCTTGTATGTTGACCCACTTTTTTGCCGTTTTTCCACCGCCCTTCGTATATTTTGCCCTTGATCACAGAAGACACCCACGTTATCGTCTCGTTGCCATTCTTTTCGCCGTTTTTGTACCACACCTCTGTTTTTATTCCGTGCTCGGTGGAAACGAACGGACCCTCTGCTTTCCCGCTTCTGTTGACAAAGAAAGACGTCATTCCGCAAGAGAGAAATTTATAACCGAGCGCCCGCGTTGCAAAGTCAGCATAAGACGTGTATCCTAAAGGGGGAATGACACTGTCTCCAGAGACAAAGTTTTTGATGCTCTCAACATACTCGTCGAGTTCAGGAATCCCCGAAAACTCTTCGACCTTGAGAGAACACAAAAGCTTCAAAGACTCCATGTAAAAGAAAAATTTCGCATCGCTCTCTGAATTCGGCGGTTTTTGGAATTTTCTTGAAAACCCATGGAACGGCGAACTCATAAAATATTTTCTCATAAAAATATTTTTATCTATCGAGCGCAAGAATTCCCAACAAGATGGGAACGCTGTAGAAGCACCACAGCGTGGGAATTTCATGGATGTTTCCAGCCATCCTGTTCATCAAAACAACTTGCGCACACCAATAGAGCAACTTGAGCCAACCTCTCCTCTCGTAGATGGAAGGACCAAACCACAAAAGAAGATATGCTCCCCAATTCATCTCCACGCCGTTGAAGCTAAACAGCGGAAAGGTCCAGAAGAGATGTGTCGGTCCCATCCTCGTGCATGTATCAGTTCCGACCATAATTTCATGCTTTGAAAGTGCCTGATAAATCCTTCCTCCACTCGGAAGACTGCTCCTCGGAACCAGACGGACAGAGAAGAACACAAGCCACAGAAAAGACAACCACATTGCGCACGAGAAAACTGCCCTTTGGCGAACTGTGGGGGATTTGAGCCATCTGTAAAAATTCCAAGCGAGCGGCTGAGCAACAACAAGACCAAACGCAGCGTACGAAAGAGCAAGGTTCATTGTCGCTCCACAGTCGTTCACAAAAAAGTGTTGTGCTGTTTGAAGCCATTCCATCAAGCTGTAGAGCGCAAAGATTATCCACATCGGACTCCTCTTCCTTTTGGTGGCCGTTGCCATCGCTGTACCAGAGACAGCCAAAACAAAAGAGAGAAGCGGAGTGTGACACATTTTATTTTTGTCTCAAAAAATAAAAAGAAAGTCTCGATATGCCTCAGATGACATACATCAGCAAAGGAAGAATTCCCGGAGAGAGCATAACCGGCATATCGGAAATCTTGAGAGGAATCTTCGCTCCAAGAAGAGCATCCAACACAAGAAAAACAAACTTTGTGACGCCCCTCTCTTCGAAAAAAGCAGGAAAAACCAAAAAGAGGAAAAAGCACCCCCAATTCAGTGTGAAACCGTCAAGCGGAAAATCCCAAACGACAGAAAGCTCTTGGTTCACCAATGTAATTTCTTCCTTTTCTCTTGCCAGGATGTCGAAAAGTTGCCCCTTTTGCCTAAAGAGGGAAACGTAAGAAGAAAGCCAAAACACGAGAGACATCCAAGTGACGACCTCGAACGCTTTATAATTTCCTGTCTGCCTCAAGCGGCAGAGATTCATGACAAAAGGCCAAGAAAAGACCAGAAAATAGCCCAACAAAACAGACGTTTCCTCGCCAAAAAGCTGCGTTCCGTAATCTTTGTTGATGCTCAGAAAAACTCGCAGAGCGAGGAGGGTAGACATTTTCCCTTTCTTTTTGTTTCCTATAAAACAAAAACACGGAATGCCAACACAGTAGCCACAAAAAACAGAAAGATGAACAGAATCTCGAGGTTTGCACTTGTGTGTTCGAGGTAAAACACTCTCTTGCTCAGAATTTTCTGCTTCTCTTCCATCTTTAGGAGCTGTGCAAGTTCGGGAAGTTTCCTGTCTTCCGATGCGACAGAGTCAAAGAGCGATGTCGCATGGACGATTGAGCCGCAACAGAAACTGTTCTCTCCAATCTCTGGAAACGTTTCAGAAAAGCTCTTGAGAAGTTTCCGGAACGTTTCCCTGTCGTGGCTCTCGATAGCCCGATATATAAATTTTTCCTTTAGAACTTCCCTCTTCTGCTCGAATTTATTCAGCTTGAAACAACCAACAGAAACGACGACTGTTTCATGGCTTTCTTTTGCCTTTTCTTCCGTTGTCAAAAATATCAGCCTCATCTTTCCTATCGAAAAATAGAGAAAGATTCTCTGGTTCAGTTTCGCTAAAGAAGATGTATCAAATTTATACCGACGGTTCTTGTTTGGGAAATCCAGGAAAGGGCGGCTACGGAGTCGTCATATGTAAAGATGAAGAAGTCGTTCTGACATTGTCTGGGCACTTGGCGGAAACAACAAACAATAGAGCAGAAGCAGAGGCTTGCATTGTGGCTCTTTCATGGCTCTCAGAACCAACGGAAGTTGAAATTTTCACTGATTCGCAGTATGTCGCGAAAGGAATGACGGAATGGCTTGATGGATGGAAGAAAAACGGCTGGAGAACAGCGAACAAAAAACCTGTTTTGAACAAAGAAGTGTGGCTTGAACTCGACAGGCTCAACGCAAAGCATAAAGTCTCATGGCGGTGGATTCCTCGCTCTTCCCACAAATTCAATAAACTTGCGGACAGCTTGGCAAACGGGGCAGCAAAGGGGTAATAAAATATTTATTCAAAATATTTAGAAAAAATCTTCCTGTTCTCTGTCTTTGGAAATTCGACGCCGCACCTCAAAATTCCTCTGTGAGCATCTCAGATGCCCTTGAAATCTGTTCGCCGTGGGGAAACGCTAAAGTCAGAAGTTCCGTTTCCTTTTGAGATACTCGACAGTTTGAACTTTTTTATCATCGTCCATTTCTCCAAAGAAAAAGAAATCCTTCCGGAGAATTTTTGAGTTTCCTTTTATGATGGAGGCGCTTCCCAATGAAACCCTTTTTCACATTCTCTACTTTTGTGGTTCCCAAGAGCTCAAAAATTTCGAAAGAACTTGTCGTTCAAACAGAGACGTGTTGAGATGTGGTTCTTTCTGGTCCCTTTATGCCAGAGAAAGAAAGCATCCAAAGAAACCAGAAAACATCTCGCAAAAAGAGTGGTCTCTTCGGATGGAAACGCAAGTGTCTGTCAATGTCAAAAATCTGATGGGAGAGCCACATTTTGGATATCCTTCATCGTCTACGCGCGTTCTGTGTCAGAGGGATTCTGCGAGATGTCTCATCGATGCGATCTCGAGATTGACGCGATTTGCTCCCCACAACATCCTGCTGTACGCTGGAGGGAATCTTCTGGACAAGAACATGCCAGTCAGAGGTAAAAGATTCATCAGAAAGTCGAGGCTTCGCGAAGACAGAAGAGTCAAACCCATCGGTATTTCTTTCGTCCTCATCTGAAAGAACGAATATTTTATTAAAGATAAAATATTTTGAGACAAGATGCAAAAAATTATCGCGTGCTATCACGGAGGTTGTTCCGACGGAACTTCTGCGGCATGGGTTCTTCAAAAGAGATATCCAAACGCAGAGTTTCACGGAATTCGCCCATCAGAGACGGATTTTTCTTGTATCGACTTTGAGGGAGCGATTGTTTTCTTTCTGGATGTTTCTCCCGCAAATTTTGACGAAATCCTCCCAAAGGCAGAGCACGTTTTTCTTTATGACCACCACGCAACGACCAAAAAACTTGTGGAATCTGTTGGAACGAACGAGAAGTTGTCTGTTGTATTTGATACGAAAAGGTGCGGCTGTCTCATAACTTGGGATGAACTTTTTCCAGGAGAGGAAAGACCTTGGTTTCTCGAATACGTCGACGATAGAGACAGATGGCAATGGAAGCTTCAAAACTCGAGAGAAATAAACGAGGCCATCTACTCTCAGGGTTGGATGGAGAGGCTCGACGAACTTTGGAACACAGAGAAAGAGTTGCTCATCGCATCTGGGAGAGAACTTCTGCAAATAAAAGAAAGACACATCAACGATGCCATCCGCGTTGCGGTTCCAGTGAAATTTTGCGGATACGAAATATGGCTCTGCCAAGCCAAATGGCAGCTTCGTTCAGAAGTCGGAAACAGACTCTGTTCTGTGCTCTTGCCGAATGGCAAAATTCCGTCTTTTTCTGCCATTTGGAAGCACGATGAGGAAACTGGAGAAATATGGGCGAGCCTTCGAGGAGAAAAAAACTCTCCTTGTCTTGCGACTCTTTGTGAAAAATTCGGGGGAGGGGGTCACCCGAAAGCGGCGGGTTTCACCATCGAGTCCGCAGAGGAGTTCGAGAAAATATTCGAAATAATTTGGACAAATTATTTCACTGAAGAAACTTTGTGGATGTTTTTTATCTTTGAAATGTCTCTTGAACAAGTTCTCGACGAAACGCTCGATATTTGGATGGACGCATTCGACGAAGAAATTTCTGATAAAAGGAACGGCGCCAAAATCCTCGAAGGTTTGCGATACTCTCTGGCTCTCGTTCGCAGGGAAGACGTGGCAAGGAGAAAAAGAAAGTATGAAAAAGCGCATGGAGTTTTTAGGACGACTCCCAAAAAGCTCGCAAAACTCTGCGAGAGCAGAGAAAGAGGATTTCTGACGTTCAACGAAACCACGCGCGCTTGTGTAGGTTACGACCCAGAGGAAAGAAAGACGAAAAAGAGGATGAAGAGGTACAGAGAATTGTCTGAGAAAAAGAAGGAACTTTTGGAGACCTTTCTTTCTTACGCTCCCAGCAATCGTCCCGTCTTTTGGGATTGTAAAGACAAACTCTGGTTCACATACGATAAAAACTGTTACGGGGATGGGAAAGGAAAATACATCACAGTGAAGAGGGGGAAGCCGAGTCTGACCCACTCGAAAGGACCGCTGAAGGTGAAATTTTGGGACGGAGAGATTTCTCAATCTGGGGGACTCTGCGATTGCATCGACAAGATTTTGTAGATATTTTTGTTTGTAAAAAATATCAAACCAAGTCTCCTTGTACTTTTGCTCTCGACGAAGACCATCGAAAACACTTCTGTTTTGATGTGCAGCGACACGTAAAAGCCATACACTATAATTTATTTCAAACAAAAATAAATTATCCTTGAAAGAAGCCTAAACACTATAAAATGCATCGCTTCCTCGGGAAAAGAGAACTCGTCTCTTTTTGTGCTTGCGACGCCCCAGAGAACCTCCCAAGAAAGGAAGATTATGTCACAGTGAAAACAAGAATGAACGTGGACGTCAGAACGAGCCACGTTCTTCCTGACGGCTCCATCCATTTTTTAGAAATAAAATATGGGACAACTGTGGTGAAATTTATAAAAAACATGGCAAGAAATTTCACTCTGAGGACAACACAAGAATTCAAGGCGGGAGTCCCCCATGGAAAATACAAAGTTTTCAGAACGGATAAAAACGGGAAGGAAGAACTTCAGGTCGAGGGAACGTTCCGAAAAGGGAAGGCTCACGGCAACTTTTTCATCCGCGGAGTAGAAAACGCCATTGAGCACACATGCACTTTTGTCAAAGGGCGAGTTTTGGAATTTTCAGAGGCTGAAGGGAGGCATGCTATAATCTCCAGAAACAAAAAGAGCGGAACATTGCACTACTTTGAGAAAGATGGGGAACTTTGTCTCCCTTTGAAGGTCTCTCGTTACCTCTTTTCTGAATTCAAAAGAGAATGGCCCTCCTACTCCCATCTTTTATTCGACACAATTTCACAAAAATTTAAAACGTACGAGTACCGCACACAGCTCGTCTTTCCCTCCTTTGTCGATACACAAGAAACCAAGTTCAGCAACATACCCGGACACGACAACTTCAAACCCAACGAGGTGCGCGCTACAAATTATTTTGTGTGGGTGGGATGTCCATACAAGGAAAGCTTGCGTGAAGAAGAACATCCAACAAATCCCCCAACGATACTTTTTGTTTAAGTTTTGAAACAAAAACATGCACAAGTTTCTGGAAAGGAGAGAGGTCACTTCTTTTTCTCTGAATGGGAGCTTTTGCCCAAGGAAACAAAACTTTGAAACCACAACGCAGAACGAGACGGAAACTTTGACGGCGCTCCCCGATGGCTCTGTCGTCAGAAGCTATGCACAGACCCATTCGCTCCACGGGGAAACCATCACAAAAGAGAGAAAATACAAGAAAGGCAGACTTCACGGAAAGTTTTCTCTTTTTGTGACTTTAGCAGAGCAAGAGACGAAACGAGTGGAGGGCAAATTCCGTAACGGAAAGCTTCACGGGAGGTGGACACTTTACGATAAGGGGAGGGTCGAAAGTTTTACGTTTGTGAAGGGAAAACTCATGGAATGGACCAGCCATCACGGAGAAACGCACAGCGTGATTTCCCACAACGAAAAGAAGGGAGAGCTTCATGTTCTCGAAAAGAAAGGAGAGAAAACATTTCAGTGCCACTTTTTTGAAATGATGGGAAAACGCGAGATACATTCCAGCTTGGGTGTGGCCGTCCCAGCAAGGACCTACAAAAACTACAAATGCTTCACGAGGACATTTTCTCCATCTCTAAAGAAACAATTGGTGCAAAATTTCAAAGAGAGAGGATTTTGGAAGGGTCGTCTCAAACTTGCCAGGCCTTGTCTGTACATCGAATGTCCTCACGTCCGAACTGCCTACGAAGAGATGGGATATCCGATAATCGTCAGCGCTTTCAGACCCGGAGAATAGATATTTTTTCTTTGACAAAGAAAAGAAAAAGATGCAAAAGTTTTTTGAGAAGAGAGAATTGGTGTGCATTGCCCTCGTGGACACGAGCCTTCCCTCTCCGGAAAGGAAGGATTTCATGACCAAAAAAATCACAAAGAAAGGATTTCGAGAGGTCAGAGGCGTTCTTCCAAACGGAGAAACGTTCTACTACATTGCCAAATTCAGTGGGGGAGTTTCCCTTTACGCAACATACATCGACGGGAAGATGGAAGGGCTCTTTCGCGTTCTTCTCGACAAAGAACTTTTGGTGGAGGGACAATTCAAAGAAGGAAAGCCGCATGGAGTGTTTTATGAATGGTGCGGGAACTCTGTGGCATCCGTTTCCACTTTTGTGGATGGAAAGATCTTGGAATGGGCTTGTGACGATGAGGTCTATGTCATTTCAAGGAACGAAAACAAGGGAACCTTGTTCGCTCTTGGAAAACAAGAATCGGAGAACGGAGGTCTCTTTAGGTTTTCATGGCTCTTTTCTGGGAAAGAAGACGGAGAGCCAAACATAGAAAATATCGGCTCTTCTCTCCACATCGCTCTACCGAGAGAAAAGTTTCGGCATTTGGAATGTTCAGAGATAGAGTTTTTTTCAGATGAAAGAGAGGGACGAAAGAGTTCTCCGCAGTGGCACAGTTTGACCACAAATTTCCTTTGGGTAGGAAGACCCACAACTTACGAGGAGAGATGTCCATAATTTTCTTTTGATAAAGAAAATTCACTAGTCGGAGTCTGTGTCGAGTTCTTCGTCTCTTGACGCCTTGAGAGGCTTTCTCATTCCTCTGGGGCGCCGGATAATTGCAAGCTCTTCGTCAGGTTCGCGATCGTCATCTGAAACGCCACTGAACACAAATCCATCCTCTTCTTCTCGATGTGTCTTCTCTTCGAATCTGTCCTTTATTTTGAACTCTTTGAGAAACCCTTCCGCAATCGCGTTCTTCCTCAACGAAGAACAAAGAAGTTTCTCCTCATCAAGAATTCCGCGAAGACAAAGAGCATCGTCACAAAAACTTCCTTCTGTTTTTCGAACACACATCAACGCTTGCTCGAGAGCACGAAATCTCCGTCGAGAGAGTTCCGCTGCTCCTTTCATCGCCTCTTCTGCTTTGGCAAAACAAGAGTCGCGAAAGATCTTGATCGCCAAACGGACTTTCTCAAATTGGACGCTTCCAGGAGTGGCTATGCCCTTGATGTACACAGGAGACGCAAAAGTGGCAGAACACACAATCGCATCTTGGTTTTTTTGTTTCGCTGACGACGTCAAAGTACAAAACTCCCTTGTGGGCTGTTGCGAGAAGAAGGGCTGTTTCGGTTTGCATCATTTTTGCGGAGTGGAAGAGATTCTTTTTTGTTCTCCCAAAGAGTCGGTTGAAACTTTCGAAATGCACAAGTTTTTCGAAAAGAGGGAAATGGTCTCTTTTTCTGTCTCTGAAGGGAACCACAAAATCCCAGAAAAGAAAAACTATGAAAAACCCAAAGTGTCCCGTAGACACTTTGAAAAAACTACAAAAACTGTCCTTCCAGATGGAAGCTCGGTCCATCTTTTGGTTGAGACGATTATTTTGGATACAGACGGCACTTTCACCCGCATCAACACGAAAAGTCACCAACACAAGAACAACGAGAAGCACGGAAAATGTGTTCTTTCTGATGTTTGGGCAAGCGAAAAGAAAAGAATTCGCGTAGAGGGCAACTACAGGAATGGCAAACCTCACGGAAAATTCACAAGATATGTTGGTGACATTGTCCAAGAAACTTGTGAATTTTCAAATGGTAGACTCGTTGAGTGTTCCGTATTTCTTCAACCCCAAGGCAGACTTTGTCAAACAATATTGTGTAGGGAAAAGAACGGCACAGAACACACCATCACAAAAATAGAGATGAGGGATGGCTCTTTGTGCATCGAAGAACAAAAATGCCCTTTGGAAGGAGCTCACAGAGAAAGGTTGAGATTCTTTTCTCCTGAAGGCAAAGTAGAAGAACTAGACGAAGAGACAGAATTTGACAGAATGCGGGAGAGGAACATCTCATCTCGCATGTTGGGTACAGAATAAAATATTTTATTGATAGAATAAAATGTACAACTTTTTCGGAAGGAGAGAACTTTTATCTTTCTGTGTCTCTGAAAAAAACCATAAACTTTTAAAAAAGGAGGACTTTGTTTTGAAACAAAGGATTGTTTCCGATGATGCAGAGCGGGAGAGTGAAAGACTCCCAAACGGAGAGCTTTTCCGTCTCAAAGGCTCCATTTCCGACAAAGGGACACACATAGACGACTCTACCATATTCACAGAGTATGAGTACAAGAGAGGTGCTCTTCACGGAAAATATCGCGCAAAGAAAGAGATCAGAGACAGAACTTGTGAAGTGGAAGGAGAGTTTCAAAAAGGGAAGCCTCACGGAACCTTTGTTTTCTACGAAGGGAAAAAGTTCTCAGAGAGTTGTGTCTTTGTGGACGGAAGAGCTTTCGAGTCTTCTCTAGACACACTCTCAAAAGAAACAACGATATTTTGCAGAAACAAAAACAGAGAGGAAGAGTACCACATCACAAGGACAAAAGAATTTGGAATTTCTCCATACGTCATCCGCATCGAAGAAGAAAAAGTAGTGGGTTTGGACGTCGTCGAAACGAGAAAAAGGGAATTCTCAGAGACTGAGGAAGTCGTCGACGAAACGAGGAAAGCAAACGCAGACAGCAGGGGCTCTTTCGAAATTTTCTTTTTCTCTCGTGGATACCCAGAGCAATAAAAATTTATGAGAGCTTGGGTGTGTATTCTCGTATGCACAAGTTTCTTGAGAAGAAGGAGTTGGTCTCTTTTTCCGTTGCTGAAGGGAACCATAAAATTCCGAAAAAGAAAGACTTTGAAAATCTTGTGTTTGGTCAAACAACGAAAAACGGAACGGAAAAGTGGACAAGATTACCCAACGGACAGCCTGTCTTTCTTTGTTTGGAAGGAGTGAGAAAGTTTCACGGGACTGCCGTTTCCTGGACTATAGAACAAGAGTACAAAAAAGGACTTGCTCATGGCAAGTACAGAGTTTTTTGTTGCAGAGAAGGAAGTGAAAGGAAACTTGTGGTCACTGGCGAGTTTGAGAGAGGAGAGCCGTCGGGGACGTTTTGCGAGTTTGAAAGCGTTGAGACTTGGAATAGAGTCGCCTACGTCAGAGGGAAGGTGTTCGAACGTGACATCGTATTCCAAGGGTACGAAATGAGAGTCGTCAGGAACAAGAAAAAAGGAGAAGAGATTTTTGTGGAGACTAAACACCGTATGGAAGGGGTATTTGAGAAGCGCATCAAAGAGGCGTCTCTTTCAAAAAAGACGTGCCGCATAAGGTTCTTTGGCGAGGAAAAAACAGCAGATGTCACGAGAGAAATGGGAGGTTGTGACATGTTGTCTGTCCGAGACGAAGTTTTCTTTCTTGATAATTTTTACGAAGTAAAATTATCCAAAATGTCTTTGAGTTCGTGGGCAAACTCTGTCACGTCGTCGATGTTATCCCCCCATTCTTCCTTGCAGTTAAAAGTCGCTCCTTTGTATGAAATGGTAACCCCTTCGCATTTGCACGCTTCGATGGTCAAGTCTTTTGAAAGTTTCATATTCCCGGATTTTTTGTCCAGAAAAGTTTGAACTTGGTTGAGTGCGTCGTATGTGTCCTTTATTTTTACTTTGCCAGAGAAAGAGGCGTTTTGAAAGTGCAGGGAAAATTCGACGACGAGGGTTTTTTTGTGGCTGACTTGCATCATAATAATTTTTATGTAAAATTATTCTAAGCTTGTATCTGATGTTTTGCGAGAAGTTCCTTGAGCCTTGAAAGCTCTTCGAGCTGCTTGCGTTGCTCTTTTTGTTTCTCTTGGCGAATCTCTGCCCTTCTTTTTAGGGCCTGTTCTTTGTTCCGTCTGTACCATTCTCTCGCATGTTCTCTCGACTTTTCCCTGTTCCTTTCTCTAAATTCTCTGGAATAATCCTTCTGAGTCTTCTTTGCGGCAACAGAAGCCATTTCACTGTTACAATGGACGTTATGATTTAAAAATTCTATTCCAAAATAGTTTTGGAAGACATTTAACCAACGAGCCTTTGGAAGTAAATGAGCTCGACCAAAGTTCGCAAACTTCCAAAGACTATTGTCTCTGATTTTTCTAGTTATACCTTTTTCTATCCAAAGACTTTTGAATTGGACTCTTTCGCTTGTCCTCTCTGCGTTTTTTCTGGTTCTTCAAAGGGAGATTTAAAGAAACATTACCAGAGCGAAGAGCATCTCTCCGAATTTTTCAAGGCTGTAGAGAAGCCTCCCGTAACTTCTAATTTTTGGGATTTGCAAGATGGAGAATCTGAGGAAGAACTCGCTCTTAGGACAAGTTTGATGTATGCTCTTGGTGTACTTCCCCCATATTTGAGGGTGGAAACGAGATGGGTGAATACGGTCATGTTCTCTCATCGAGTCGCTCCAGAGAGCGAGGAAAGTTTCGCCAAAAGAACATCGCGAGGGGAGACGTACCTTTCGAAACCCATCGAATTTGCCATAAATTATGGGAGACAGATGGGTCATAAACTCTTTTTTGTCTATGGGGAGAACAAGTATTCGAGAAAATATTTGAGTTTCCGGGACTTTGAAACTTTTTGGAGCGTATACGAAACGCTTCCCGACGAAGAGAAGAGGTTCGACGAACTGTTCACAAGCGAATCTCCGACCAAGGAAATCTTTGACCTTGAGACGACAAGGTACGCAAAAGGGAAGTTAAACGAGAACACCATATTCGAACTCTTTGTCAACGCGAGAAAAGAGTTTTCCCCAGAAAAGAAGCTAGAATTCTGGGCTTTGAAGAGCTCTGGAAGGGAAGGAGACAAATACAAATATTCTCTCCATATTCTGAGCAGCGAGATGTATTTGAACCTTGAATCTATGGGTGGTTTTATCCAAGATTTTGCAAAGTTTTTACAAACAAGAACAGAGTACGCCATTCTTTACGAAATGATGGACAAGCTCATCTACAACCGAAACAGAGGAATTCGCTCTCCACTTTCGAGAAAGTGCGGAAGTGAAAGGAAGCTTGTACCTCTCTTTGATGGAGAAGACATTCGAGAATTTTTCGCAACAGCTCATCCTTCCAGGTATTTCGGTCCCTTTGGAGAGGAGAAGCAAGAGCAAGAAGAAAAGGAGAGAGAGGTTCTCGATGAGTGCGACGACTTTGAAGAAGCTTTGATGGATTACGTTGAGAAGAAGCTCGACAACTGCTTTGATGTGTTTCGTGAGGGAGAAATGTGGAGACTTCAAAGAGTCTCTGGTTGCTGGAACCATTGTCCCATCTGTGACAGAGAACACGAAAAGGACAACATGTTTGCATTCGTCAAAGGTTCCGGACTCTACCTCGGATGCTATCGTGGCGAGAAAGGAGAGAGGTCGATACTCCTGTGTAGGAAGGAAGGAGCAGAGAAAAACAAATGCGCAGAACGAACCAGCCAAAAACCTGACCTTCCTCCCCTTTGTTGCGATGAGGTTTATCGTGAACCGCAAGTCCGAGAATTTGTCGAAAGGAAGAGATGTGCGACTTTTCTCGCCAGCGCCATGGGGACGGGAAAGACAAAAGCTCTGGCGAGGTACCTCTCTTCCCATCCAAACAAATCTGTTTTGGTCGTGACCTATCGCAAGTCTTTGGCGAGAGAGCTTGCATTGAAATTTCCTGGTTTCAGCCACTACAAAGAATCTCCAGATTGGACAAACGCAGAAAAGCTCATCGTCCAAATAGATTCACTTTGGAGAGTCGATACGTCGAGATACGACATCGTTGTATGCGATGAGGCGACATACACATTCTCTCGTTTGGCGAAAGGAGTCAAGAATGTTTCCGGTTGTTGGAAGACGATGAAACATCACCTTCAAAAGGCAAAAGAAGTCATCTTTATGGACAAGAACATGTCTCAGTCGCTTGTGGACGTCATGAAACTTTTGGGGTTGAAATGTCACGTCGTCAAGAACGAATTCAAAGCTCATACGCAAAGAACGTGCTTTGTTTGCCCAGATTTTGAAGAGTTTAAAAATTCTCTCATTCATGACCTTGAAAGAGGAATGAAGCTCTGTTTTGCGAGCAGTTCAAAGAAGAAACTTCAGATTATCTGCAAGGAGGCAGAATTGCTCGACTACAAAGTTTTGTGGTATACGGGCGACGGAAATAGTGAAGAGGTTTGGCTCGAAAGTTGGAAAAACTATGACCTCGTTGCTTACAGTCCTACAATTTCAGCAGGAGTAAGCTATGAAGAAAAACACTTTGACAAGGTATACGGTTACTTCAGTAGTCGCTCTTGCCCAGCAGAAGAGTGCGAGCAGATGCTCTTCCGCACCAGAGACATTCGAGCAAACGAGATGGTCGTTTGCTTTGACAACAGGAGTTCTCCCGCTCCTGTGACTCGAAAAACGGCAGCTTCTCTTCTCGAAAAGAGACTCAAGGTCATGGACTCTATTCCTTGTATTGGATGGGATAGAAACACAAAAGGAAGACCTTTGAATATGAAGCATCCGTTCACAGCACTTTATGTGGATACGGTCGTCCAGGAAAACATCTCGAAACGCGACATTTCTGGAACACTCATCAATCTCTTGAAAGAGCAGGGAGTCACGATATACTTCGCAGAGAGCAAACTCTCTTCTATAGAAAAGAAAGAGGCCAGACAAATAGCGAGAGAAATAGCAGAAGAGGTGAAAGAAGAAGAATTTCAAGGCATATCCTCAGCGAGAGAAGTGGAAAGACCAGAGTTCTCGTATCTTTGCGCTTTGGAAGACAGAACGAGGGAAGAGAATTTCAGCTGTAAAAAGTTTATGCAGGCTCATCTGTTTGGAGTGGAACAAAAAGACATCACCGTCAAATTTCTAGAACAGTATCATGGTCAGCACAAGCAGTTCAAAAACCAGAGGATGGCGCTGTTCGGAACACGAGAAGAGCAATCTCGAAGGCTCAAGGTGTTGGCAAGCAAGAAAAAAGCAGAGCGAGAAGCGATGGACGGAATAGAGCGTCTCCAAGAGAAGCAAAGCTTTGAAAAAGTCGTCTATGCGAGAAGGCTGCTTTTGAAGCTAGGGTTCTCGGATGTTCGGGAGAAGAAAAAGATACATTGCGATGAGATGGCGAAAAGGGTCGTATTAGCAAAGGAGATGATACGGAAGAGCAAGAATTTTAGAGTTTTGTTTGGAGAGATGCCAAAGAGGAAGGAGATGTTTTGGCTCAACGGAATCCTGCGAAGAACGTTTGGATGTTCTATACAAAGGAATTCAAAAAAGAAGGCATTCAGCTGGGTGTTGTTGCTTGTTTCTCCTTGGAGCTACAACGGAGTTGTCCCAAACACAAAGGTAAAACTCGACAAGGATGTGAAAATTCCCGAAGTGTCTGGCTTTGAGGTCTGATAATATTTTTAACAAAAAATATTCGAGAATTCCAGAAACAAAAGAGAAAAATATGAGGGGGTGGAGAGCGGTTGAATCTTGGAACCCGGTCGTTTGGAATGAGCTCTCCACCCCCTCATATTTTTCTCTTTTGTTTCCCGTACAGTCGACAAGGGGTCAACTTCATTTCACTTATTTGTTACAAGTGGCCTTCCCATGTTTTTTGTTCTATCTTTAGATACTCTCCAAAAAAGAAGTTTCTCTTCTCTTTTGTTTCTGTCGTCTCCTTGTCTTTGGAAAATTCTCTCTTCCACCCTTTTCCGCCCTTGAACGTGAACCACCAGATTTTGAAGTGAAGGTTGCATTGCAGCCCTTCGCGTTTGTCTTTGTATCCGAACCATTCCACCTGTTCAACGGAGGGGGTTTCCGTTTCTTTCCTCATGAGAAGATGGAGAGTTTCTTTCTTTTTGTTTCTGGATATGACACTGCTTTGCAAAGGGCCTAAAGAATATTCCAAAATCTCTCCGTTCACAAACACGCAAGACGACAAAAGTCTTCCCCCAAAGTTGTACAGACGGAACGTTCCGTGTGCTTTCCCATTTCGGAACATTCCCTCAACTTCGACTGCGACTCCCTTTCCACAAGAAAGGACAACTTTGTATTCTCCGTGCTTCTTTTTTCCTTTGTATTCACAGGAAGTCACAACAGAACAACTGAAATCTTTTCCTTCGTCGAAAATTCTTGTACTTCCGAGCCACCCTTTGCGAACAAAAGTCAAAGAGCCATCTGGAAGCTCGGTGCGCCACACAAGGAAGCCTCTTTTTTCCTTTTCCTTCTCCACCTCAAAATCTCTCTTTGATACCGTTCTGTGGCTTCCCCCTGCTATCGAAAAATTTAAAACTTCCCTTTTGTCAAGAAAGTGTTGCATCTTCTCATGGAAGAGTTTTTGGAAAAGAAAGAGCTCGTTTCTTTTTCTGTTTCTTCTTCATCTTTCCCACAGAAAGAAAAGTTTCTGAGGCAAGTTATAGGGCTCAACAAAGAAAGGACGGAATTCTGGACTGTCCTTCCAGATGGGACAACGGTCCATCTGGAAAGTGTTTCAGGAAACACTTTCCTTTGCCCATACAAAGACGGAAACCCTCACGGAGATTTCGAATACAATTGGGAAGGTTTCAAGGAGAGAAGAACGGGTTCGTTCAAAAGAGGAAAGGCGCACGGAAGCTTCTTTGTTTGGGATAACGAAAGAATCTCTTTGACTGCGACGTTTGTGGATGGAGAGATTTTGGAGATGGAGAGCCGCTTTCGCAAATTTCTCTTTTCGAGAAACAAAAAGAGAAGAACCCTTCACATTCTTTTTTGGGAGAGAAATGGAGACAGGCTCGTCATCGAAAAGAAGCTGATGATGAACGCATCCCAGTCAAACAGCGTTTTTTCTTGCCCGTTTGTCCCTTTTGGAAAAGAGCCGCTCTTTACGTTTGCGAAGCAAACCCTTTTGGAAACAGAGTATTTCCCTGATAGACCCAGCGAAGAGAAAGTGTCAGAAAGTTGGGAGAACATGTTCTCCGTAGATTGAATGAAGCACAGACAGTAAATATTTTTACAAATAAAAATATGGAAGAATTTCTCCACAAACGAGAGTTTGTCGCTTTCTATGTCGTTTCGAGACAAACTCCAAAGAAACGGAATTTCACTGTCTTTGACGGTGAATGGATGAAACTCCCAAACTCTCTGCCGGTTTCAAAAAGACGACATGACGATTCTTTGTGAATACAAGGGAAAACTCCCCCACGGAAATTTTATTTGGAAGTGCGGGACGATGACAAAAACAGGTTCGTTCATGGGTTGTTTTTGAGTGCGCCAAAGTGTTTTCTTTTGGAAATCTCGTCGAGAGACAAGGGAAATATTTGTGCTGTCAAGGAACAAGAAGAAAAAGGAAGAGTATTCACTCTCAAAGTTTCAAAAAAACGGAACGCTTTCGGTCCATTCGCGGGTCACAAAGGGAATTTCTTGCGGTCCCTATAAACTCCCGGAATGCATGTGCGTCGTTGGAAAGTCAAGGGTATGCGCACATTCCTTACGGAGAACGCACAAAAGGAGGAAGTAGACGGGGAAGAATTCACGAAACTGCGAGTTTCGAAGGTTTCGTTGTCGCGACGAATAGAAAAATATTTTATTTCAAATATTTTATGAAGAACACATGGAAAGATTTCTGGAAAAGAGAGAAACCGCGTCTTGGTTTCTGAACGAACCTGAACTCGAACCAGAAAAAGAGAGATTTGAACAAGAGCGGATTTTTCAGGAACAACTTTTACATCGCTCTCGAACTGCGGTTTGGAGAGTTCTTCAGAACGGTGAAAGGACTCATCGCTCCCTCACGACAGAGGACTCCAATTTTATTATTGTCGAAAGTTGCAGATGCAAGGACGGAGTTCCTCACGGAAAGATGGTGGAATACACCACAAACAAAAGAACTGGTAAAACCTGTCTTTCGAGAGAGGCCGAGTTTGTGGATGGCAAGCTCCATGGAGAGTTGTGGGTATGGAGAAGCGTCGGTCACCTCCAAACTAGGGCAACATTCACAGAAGGGAAGCTCATCGAAAACAATGGTCACATCTTCACTTGTGTCTTTTCGAGAGGAAGAGGCAAGGCAAGTTTTTTATACAAGAAGCTGACGCTGCATTTCTTGGACAGAAAAGGAGAGGAATATTCTTCTGCAAAAACTTTTGGAACGTATTCATCAGAGGATTTTTTGACTTGGGGAGGCGGAGATTGCACCCCCTTCTGTCCTTTAGAGGCAAAGTTTACGATGAGAGACGTCGAAATGGTCGTAGAAAGACATGAGGGACAAGAGAGTGCGCGCTTCGACAGACGTTTCGAAGAGAGGACGGTCGTCAATAGATTGACGTTCTATTGAAGTTTTTTCCATCCAAAGAAAAATGTCAGAATTTTACCTCGTGTCGAGTTGCGAAGAAAGGCCTTGGTCTCCTCCCAACCTTTACGCTCTTCAGAGCACAAAGGAGCTTCTCAGCTTTTTGGAGGAATTTTTCGGAAGGGGCGAGGAAATCTTTGTCGTTCGGATAACAAAGGACGGAAAGTGGAACAGCGTGAAAGAATACGACGACTTTGTCGATGCCGTGGAAGAAAAGGACCTCTTTGGAGAAATATATGAAAAAGATGGGATACACAGCGTCAAAAAGGCGAGAAGTCTCTTTTGTGCCATGAAGAAGAAGCTCAAAACTCTCCCTGACGTCAAAGGCATTGAAGAGGAGAAACTCTTTGCTTGTGATGAGTGCCAGGTCGTCACAGAAAAACTGACGTCTTGTGAAGACGATGAGTGCGTCTGTTTGCACTCTTGTGGATGCAACAAGCTGAGAGAAATCTCTTTTCTCTAAATATATTTTTTGTTTCAAAAAATATACACAAGTATGGGACACAAGAAGCTCACTGACGAACAACTCGCTGACGCTCTCCAAAGGATTGTCCTCGCAAAGAGGAAAACAGAAAGGGATATTTCTGGAGAAAGAGGGGACAGAAGCAAACTTTACAGATTTCTTGGGGAACTTGAAGGAGAAAGGGCTCTTATCCTCGCAGAGATGAGAAGGCGACAACCGCAGCAATACATGACCCCGAGGTAAAAAGTTTATGGGAAAGCGAAGCAATAAAAATTCAAAAGAAGTTTCTTCTTTTGAAGATGGAAGTTCATATCTGCTCCTTTCCTCAAGAGGTGCTTCTCGAGATTTTTGGCTTTTGCGGTGAGAGGACTTCTTTCGAACTCGGAAAAGTTTGTAAACTCTTTCGTGGTCTTTCTGTGGACAAACAACTTGCGAAGCTTTTCAAGCATGAAAGGAACAGAAGGAATTTGGACGAAAGGCTCTGGTTCTTTGCTATGATGAAAAGGGTCAAAGTGTACGGACAGTTCCAGAGATTCAGTAACACAGAAACCACAGAGTACCTCTGCGCTGGAAATAAAATCTCTGACCTCAGAAGGAGGATGGCAGAGAAGCACATGTCTCCTCCGCACTATCTCGTCGTCCAGTATTCTGAGGGAGAAAAGCGTGTGACTCCCCCAGATTGCGAACTTCTCGACCCAAAGAAAATATATTTTGGAAAATCCATAAAAGAACCTTGCTAAGTTTTTGTATTGAAAAACTTTCACAATGCAGTCTCTGATCCTCGAAGCGATGAGACATTCCCTCCGCGTTTCCTCGAGACCGAGGAAGAACATTGGGAGACTTCGGAAATGTCTCGAATTAATGAGCGCGATAGAGGCAAAAATTCCAAAGGCAGAACAAAGGTACGCTTTCTGTCGTTACAACGAAACTCTCTATGAAGAGACTCATGACAATGTGGCGACAGAACTTAAAAGGATGGTCGGCTTTGCGCCCGACTGGAGCTTCACGAGTCAAATGGGAATTTTTCACGAAGGGTACGAAGAAATAATAGGCGAGTTATCAGAAACAAACGCCATCTGGTGGGAAACGGAAGAGGCTTCTCACATCACGTTCCTCCCTCCTCGTCCTCTCTTGGAAGGAGATTTGAAAGTCAGACTTGTTTGTGGCGAGCAAGGGTACACCATCGTTGACGCAGATGGTGATGAAACCCCTTGCGACAAGGAAGATGCCGTTCTTTGCCTTTCTGCTGCTTGTGAAAAAAGAAAGGGAGGATATCCTATTTTGAGTGCCTGTCTCGAGAGGGTCGAATCGATGCTTTGAAAACTTATATTTGTTGTCCAAATATACGGAAAGATGCATCTCGGAAAAATCTCTCTTGTCGCTGAGAAGACGCCAGACGGGAAAATGTGGGAGTTCACTGTTCTGTTCTTTGAATCGGACAGGGAGGATGTCGTGTGTTTTGTGGATGTGGGAAAGGCGAAAATTTCAGAAATGTTTGTGACACCAGGAAGCGTCCCTGTCGGATATTTGAGGATAGGCATCCTCGAATTTCAGGAAGAATGCAAGAGGCATCTGCGGATCTCAATCATCGAGAGCCTTGCAAGGAGAAAAAAGATTATGAACACCCTCTTCCTCTGTGCTGTTGAAGACCGAGACGAGGAAAGAAAGTCTCTCTTCAAATCTCTGGCAAACAAACAGAACAAAAAGGTGCAAACTCTCTTGTCCCGCACAGGAGACAAACTTTTCGTCTCCCACAAGCAAAAGTTTGAGACGGACGATGGAGAACTTTTTTGGGAATCTTAGGACAAAAGAATAAAATATTTCGCATAAAATATTTTGATGCAAGCTTCTCTTGATGTTCACAGGTTCTTCGTTAGCGGGATTTTTTAGAATGTCAACTGTTTGACGTAAAAGTACGACCCTGTGCCGAAATTTTGCAAAGTGACGGTGTTTCCTGTCACTCGATGGCGGAGAGTCATCGTTTGGCCAGAAGTCGCCTTTAGTATGCCGCTCCCTCCACACGTCACCCACACAGACGTAGAGAGTGCGTTTTCAAAATTGTACTTGACGACAGCGTTCGTCGCATCATAAATCTCCATCGCCGACCCTGTGGCGGAGTTTGTGCTTCTTTGGAGGTAGTAGATGATCTCGAAATCTGCTGTGGCGGGAAATGTGAACGTAGTCCCACCGCTGAGGGGAGCGGAACTATAACCTGCGTCTGTCGTCCATGACAAAACATTCGTTCCGACGTTTTGCGTTCCAGAAGAAGCTGCAAGACTGAATTTCCAATCTGGAAGGGCTGGCATCTGAGTCGTCGAGAGTTTTCCAGAAACCAGCCCAGCGTAACCGTTCGTTGCATTCTTATTCGAGAGACTCTCTTTCGACGCCATGTTCGTGTCGATGGTAGAGACGTTGTCGTTTGTTCCTACAGCCTGTCGCATGACAGAATCTCCTCCAATAACAAGAAGTTTGTCTGTACCGGTACCTGTGACAGACAAGTACCCAACAATTCCAACATTTGTCTGTGTTGGTGTTGGACAAGCACTGAAAGAAAATTTGGAATTCGAGTCTATCCCAAGGTATCCGGAAGGTTGGTTTTTTTCCGAAAGATTCTGTTTGGTTGTTTGAAGAGATGCGATGTTTGTTGTGTTTGTGGATACCTGACCCTGCAATGTAGTGATATTCGAAGTATTGGTAGACGTCTGCCCTTGCAACGTAGTGATGTTTGAAGTGTTTGTTGCGATGTTTGTCGTGTTTGTGGCGACTTGACCTTGCAACGTAGTGATGTTTGAAGTGTTTGTTGCGATGTTTGTCGTGTTTGTGGCGACTTGACTCTGTAGAGTTCCAATATCCAATGTGTTTGCGGCAACTTCCCCTTGCAAAGTTGTGACGTTCGTTTGCAGCGTGGAAATGTTTGTTGTGTTTGTCGCTATGTTTGTTGTGTTTGTGGCGACTTGACCCTGCAATGTGGTGACGTTAGTTTGCAGCGTTCCGATATCCAAAGTGTTTGTGGCGACTTGTCCCTGCAATGTGGTGACGTTCGTTTGTAGCGCCCCAATGTCCAAGGTGTTTGTAGCAACATCCGCCTGCAAAGTTCCAATATCCAAAGTGTTGGTCGCCACCTGAGTTTGAAGCGTGCCGATGTTTGTTGTGTTTGTGGCGACTTGTCCCTGCAATGTGGTGACGTTCGTTTGCAGGCCAGAAATATCCAAAGTATTTGTATTGACCTGAGTTTGTATTGTCGAGACTTGGAGTTGCAAAGCAGAGATGTCTGTCGTGTTTGCGGCGACCTCTCCTTCCACAGTCGTAAGGTCGACATTGAGAGCTGAGATGTCGTTGGTGTTTGTCGTCACCTGTGTCTGGAGTCCTGTGACTGTGGTGTTTAGAGTGGTTACTTGCCCTTGCAGATTCGTAACATCGGTACCCAGAGAAGAGACCTGTGTATTGAGAGTTCCGATGCTCGCTGTGTTTGCTGCAACTCCGCTCTGAAGAGAAGAAACGTCTCCTTGCAAGACGCCGATGTTGACGGTGAGCCCTGCCGTTTCGACTTCTAAAGCCGCAATATCGGCTGTGTTTTGGGCCACTTGTATCGCAAGAGGTCCGACATTTCCTCCAGCGATGACCCACTGCTCTCCTGTCGACATATAGAGATTCGAGTCTGTTGTGAGCAAAATAAGAGTTCCTCTAGGCAAAACTGCCGGAAGAACAGAAACGGATGCGATGAGGGTTATGTCCTTGAAAAAATTTTTCTCCCTCTGCATCACGTGTTACAATGAACAAAATATTTAGAACCAGAAAATATTTTAGCTTATTTCTCCTTGGAACATGCCGTAAAGTAATGGATATCGCAAGCGTTGTTTTTGACAAGGACAAACTTAGAGAATTTTTAGGGACAGAGAGACTTTGGATTGACAAAGAGGGTCGCATCCGAGACGACTCTGGGAACTGCTTTGACGTCTGTGTTTGCATTGTGAGACAAGACATTTCGTTGGATTGTGTAAGGCTTCTCCTCAAGCACAAAATAAAATTTTTACATAGTTGCGAAGGGTGCTCTCTTTCACAAGAAGGGATAATCCCTGTCCTTCTCAAACTTTTGGATGAAAAGAAATGAACAGCCACAAAGAATTCTTTGTTATGGAGCGCCTTCCAAACGAGATAGTGTTGCACATTTTATCTTTTTGCGAAGCAAAGGATGTTTGCAGCTTCTCAAGAACAACAAAAGAATGTTTGTCGTTGGCAGAGGACGAAAGACTGTGGAAACAGCTCTGTGAGAAGAAGAAATTTCCAAAGAGAAAAAATGCGATGGCTGGAGAGAATGGTTCGTCAGAATGATAAAAAGGAAGCCCCTCATGCTATCGGTGTCTGCCAATTCACAAAAGACAGAGAGGTGCATGAGACTCTTCTTTCGCACGGGCAAGTTCTCGAACTTTTCATTCAACGATAAAATATTTTTGCAAAAATATTTAAAACTCTTCGTCTCTCTCTTTGTCGTCATCTTCCAAGTTTTCTTGTTCTTTGAAGCTGAGACCTCCGAATTTCTTCCCTCCTGTGGGCTGGATTTTTATGGCGCGAGAGAACTGCTTTCTGAACTTGAGAATGGTCATCGTCTTTCTCACCGCGTAGCTCGGGAAGTTTTCGTCGTGCCATTCCTTGTAGTGGTTGAAAATCTCGCTCACAGTCAGGAAAGATTTCTCTTCGTCTTCTTCCTTCTTGTCGATGACGATGCATTCCTTGATGTACTTTCGGATCGTGTCGTTTCTCGCCCTCATCTTTGCGGTGGCGGCCTCGACTTCTTCTGGTTCGCAGAGACCCTCTTCTTTGTACTTTCTGAAATCTTCCAAACACAGCCACAAAAGAGCGTGGGCAAGACCCGGAATTTTCTCTTCAAAGTGTTCGTCCGCTTTGAACATCTTTGCTTGTCTGCGAAGTTCTGGGTCTTCTATCCAGTTTTCGTCCTGTTCAGACAGGAATGTCGCCTCGAACGGAATGAGTCGAATTCTGTTCCATGTTGCTTGGTCAGAGCCAGGAACTCCCGGAGGTTTATTGGCCATCATGAAGATCGTGAACATTGGCTTGATGTCCCTTCCCTTTTCAAAGAGGTTCCTCACAAAGAACGAGTCGTTACCAGAGAGTTCTTTCAAAATTCCTGGGTTAAACTTCTCGTTCTTGTGAACTTCTTGGATCACACCATATCTGGTTCCCGGCGCTCTTGCGAGTTCGGGACGGGCAGAACTCGGGTTTCCAGCCCTTCCAGCAAGGCACATTTCTCGAGGAAACTTTATCAGGTACTGTCCAAAGATATATTCGAGAAGAGAAAAGAACACAGACTTTCCGTTGTTTCCCTTGCCTGTGCAGATGTAGATTCTTTTGTTCCTATTTCCTCCTTGCATGCAAGAAGACACCATTCGAAGAGCACATCTTCTGATGCGAGGATTCGGGAACAACTTTTTGAGAAATTCGCGACATTCGATGACTGACCTGTCGTCCTCTGACAGAGATTTATAGCTGATTCCCGTACTCATCGAGATAAAGTCGTCAGGACTTCCATCTCGGAAGATTCCAAGTTTCAAGTCACAAACTCCGTCTTCCATTCCCAAAAGATCCCTGTTTTCGTCCAACTTTGAGAGGAATTGTTCGTTCAAAAACAGCCTTTTGCACATCGTCATCACTCCTCGAGAAAATCCTTCCATCTGGAGTTTGGACTGGATGTCCACGCATTTTTTAATCGTCAGTTGTGCGTTCGGGTCCTGAGACTGCCCCGACACCCCAGACAATCTGTTGATCTCGAGACGGAATTCTTCTGGGAGCTCAAAGCTGATAATTCGCATCAACTCGTTTGCATCGTCCAGTTTGTACCAACGATGACCTCGGAATTCGTACCAAATGTTTGCCGTCGAATTGGCACAAATGAACCTATCCGAATACTTGACATGGATCAGACTTGCGATGTTTGCATGCGTTGGTTTCGATGCCAACGACGCCTCTTGCAAAGCCTTTGAACTTTTTTCTTGCTTCCACTCGCCATATCTTTTCGGGTTGTCGTTCTTTGCCATCTGATAGAGACTTCCGATGCTTTTACCCTTCATCTCCATCGTATCCCAAAGGTATTCGCATTTCTTCTCGTCGAAATTTGTCGCTCTCGAGCTGAAATCTATCCAAAGTTCGAGGGCTTCTGGAAGACCGTTCCCGATATTAAACAAAGTCCAGCCTACATTCATCCAGTCGTCATAGTTTTCCGCACGAGAGTCGTCGAGCATCTCCAAAACTCTCGAATTTCGAACTTCTGCGAGATCTTGCATGATCTGTTCCACAGTTTTTGTGAGACGGGCTGGTCTCTTTCGACGCGTCATCTTCTTTTCCGTTGGGATGATACCTCGAACGATGGGGGTTGGCTCTCTTCTTCTCTGGATGGACATTATGTACGGAAGGTCTTTGGGAATTTCAAGATCCATTTCATCCGCTTCCTCTCCGAGCAAAGCGTCCACATCAATCTCTTCGAGCTCGTCACTGTACACTTGTGTGATGGTGTACGGCTCCAAAAAGTCTCCGATATCTCCTGGCTTTGTTGAGCCATACATAAGCCATGCTTTTCCTTTGAGCGAGTCGATGCATTTTTCTTCAGGTTCGAGCATTTCGAGGTCCTTGAAAGCTCCAGTTTCAACGAGTTCTTTCACCACCTTTTGTCTCATAAACACATTCTGGACGTTTGTGGCCACAATAAAAAAAGGAAAGAAAAGATGGAATCCATCCTTCACTTGTTCCCCAGAAAGTCTCGGCCCTGACCTCTCAAGGACGATGCATGACAACATTCTCTCTGTCTGGTCAAATTCAGGGACGATAACGCGGATGACGTTTTGATACGCACGGATCACAGCCATGACATGCTCTTTTGTGTATTTTCTCTTTGGCATCTTTTTGCCAGAGTCCTCGAAGCGAAAGTCAACGTCCACGTAGAGAGGATGGTACTTGGATGGCATCTCTGTGACGCAAAGAGTGACTCCGTTCTCGACAGCGTTGCTGTAAACCTCAAAAAACGCCTTCAAATTCTTTACTCCTTCAATGGCATACCTTCCAGAAGGAGAAAAGGAAGTGTGTGTGCAAGGAATTCCCTTGGCAACACGAAAAGAGTCCAAAAACGCAAAAATATCCCTGGTCTGTCTCTTCGCCGCCATTTAATTTTGTCTCGGAACAAAAACTCTCAAAAGCGGTTTGCGAAATCTCAACCTTTCGGGTTTTTTCTGAATATTTCTTTTCAGTTCAAAAAAAGAAATGTGTAAAACTTTTTTGTTTGCTTCCCTTCTTCCCGCAGAAATTTTGTGCAACATCGTCGCGTTCTCTGACAACACAAACTGCCTGTCCGTCAACAAACTCTTTCATCACGAGTTCTCTAGAAAGATGAAGACGAGGAACGAAAAGAGAGGACTCTCCCTCCTCGAAAGGGGGTCATTCTACGGAATCGTGCTTGCAAAAAATGCAGAGAAGGGCATCCTTTCCGCCCACGCTGCGCACTCAGGAAACAAACGCCTCCTCAAAAAGGTGATGATGTACGACAAAAAGAATTGCTACGCCGGAAGCCAAGAGAACGCACTCTACTGCGCCTCTTTTTCTGGGAACAGAAAGCTTGCACTCTGGGTGAAGAAGAGGTTCCGGGCAAACTGTGTGTCTGGATTTCATGGCGCGCTTGAAGGAGGCCACACAAAAGATGCTCTCCGCTGGTGGAAAAAGATGGAGAAAAAAGTCGGAGAAAAAGAGAAATCCGGATTTCTTGGGCATGCGATCGTTCGAGCTCTCAAGTCGGACAACAAAGAGGCAGTCCCTGTTCTCCTCAAGATGGGAGGAGTCCCCACACCAGACTCTTTCGACATTTGTGCAAAGAGCAGAGACCTTCAAACTTTCAAACTTCTCCTTGGAGCGGACAAGATGCAACGGAGAGAAAGAGCTCTCCTCGCAGCCATCAAAACCAAAGACCAAGAATTTGTCTTTGCGTGCTTTCGCGCAGGCATTCAAACAGAAAACATTCACATAGAGTTTGCGCAAAAGACAGACAGAATGATGTCTCTCCTCATCTCATAATTTTTGTAAAAAATTATATCAGCGATAACGTTGGATGGCGTCGGCCACAGTCCCGAAAAAAACCGTCTCTTCTTTTTCGAACCAGAAGAGCTCTTGCGATACCAAAGGAACATCTCGCGGTCCCACTTTGTTCTTTGAACCCCAGAAGCGCGATTCCGCTTCTGACGCAAAAGACTTGAGATAACACTCTTGACAAAACCAGTCACCACAAAGGCCTCTGACACCTTTTTGGTTATCACAAGGTTCTGGTGTCATTCCAGAAGAACTCGAAATTCTGCAAACCCCTCCTTCACATTCCATCTCAAAACAAGCTCCCTCCATTAAAATATTTTGTTTGAAATATTTTACTAAAATTCTTTGGTCATTGACACCATAAACTTCAAAAAGAGAAATCAGACCGTGTTCAATCTCTCTACGAAAATTTCCTTGAGATGAGCCAGTCAGAGAGTTCCTTGTAATTTTTAGAGACTTGCGGTCTCATTTCTTTTTCGACGAGAGAGTTGATGTTTTGAGCGGTCACGTTGTACTTCATCAGAGTGAACACTGCCTCTTTGACCTTGTGCTCAAGGAGAAATTTCCTTGTGACATTGAGAGCGATGCCGAGCTCAAACATTTTGTTACTCTCTTTTTGTGGGATATCTTTCTCATAGTTTTCCCTCCTGTGGCGGAGAGCTTCTCGAATCTTTTGGACGTTTTCTGCCGCTTTCAAAAACTCTTCTGACATTTCAATGCTAAATATTATCCAGAAATATTTAGAAAATTTCGAATCTCTTCTCTCCAGTCCGTCCGCTCCAACCAAACGTCCTCTTGCAACAAACGTAAGAACGTGTAGCCTCTGTCTTCTGCGAGTTGTTGCTTGAGTTTGTCCCTTTTTTGTATCTCTTCTAGCAAAGTCCATCCTTTGACTTGGCGAAAATGTTGTGGTCCATCGAGCTCAACGATTTTCTTTCCAACGACAAAGTCGTAGCGAAAATGTTTGCCCGTCTCTGGATTTCTGCACCAGTCGAACCTCGCCTCTGGAACTATTTCCTCAGTGAGCGAAAGGCTTTCGAGATGCTTTTTGAGTTTGCCTTGTGTTTTGAAGTGACAACCAGGGCACCAACTGTTTCTCCAGAATATTGAACTAGGAGAACACCAGAACTCTCCGTGTTCCTCGCAGTCAAAGAGAAATTTGGAGCACGATGCTGTATACACTTGACGAGGAGTTTTTCTGTTTCTCTCGGACCAAGCGTCCGCTCTTGGATGGGAGGCGAACGACCTTTCAAAACACCATTCGCACTCAGAGTTTTTGCACATCGGAGGAGAAGGGGAAGCGCATATGAGACAACAACCTCCCTTTTTTCTTTGTGTCATAGTACACAGTTTCGTTGTGAATTCGTGCTTGCAGACATTGCATTCGAAAAGATATTCTTTGTTGCTATGAGGTCTCACTTCACGAGGCTTTTTCTCGTTCTTGAAGCTCCAAATTTCAGAAGCGGGGTTGGACGCAAAAGAAAGCTTTACGCACCAAGAACATTTCTTTTCTTCTTTGCAAAGCTGTCTTCCACCACAGAAAGAACACCATATCCCCCTTTGGATGATGTGCGGAGAGAGCGAAAAAGTGTGCCCGCAGTCCCCACAGTCAAAGAGGAAATATTTATGGGTGGAATTGCGAACGTCTCTCGGAGACACCTCGTTCTCTGAACTCCAAAATTCAGCCATTTTGTGGCTGGCGAAACTGGCTTTGTGGCAAAAATCACAGTCCTCTCTTTGGCACATTTTTCTTCCCTTGCAGTATGGACACCAGTTTCCTCCTCTTTTGTCTGTCATCATCATCGGTGTCGTTTGAAAACTGTGCAAACATTTCTTACAGTCGAACCAAAACTTTCTTTCGCAACCTTTCCTTATCATTCTCGGGTCCTCTACATTTCTTTTGCTCCAATACTTTGCCTTTTTGTGGGATGCGATGGAGTGCTCAAAGCAAGAAATGCATTCTCTGTCTTCACACAGCTTGCTGCGACCCAACGAAGAACAATAAGGGCAAGACGCGTTTTTTGTCTTTGATAAATCCGAGAGTTTATGGGGGAACTCGTGAGAGCACTTTTCACAAAAGAACAAATAGGACTTGCCCGTGGATTTCAAAACCTTTCTGGGACTTGTGTCGTTCTTTTCTGACCACATCATCGCTTTGGGATGGGACGCAAAACTTTTGTTGAAACAAATTTCACACTCTTCATCACAGAGTTTTCCACCTCTCAACGAACAAGTCATCCTTTTTGAATTTTTTGGAGCTCCAAAAAATTCGTCGATATCTTCCCTTTCAAAGAGACATTCAGGGAAGAGAGTCTTCCTTTAAATGCCGCCAAGGAAAAAAGAAGATGGCCAAAAGACGCTCAACATCAGACCTTGGGACCTTTTGAATTCTTATCCGTCGGCCAGCTACATCGCCTGCGGCCCTCCGGGCAGCGGAAAGTCCAATTTTGTGCGTAGTTTTTGTTATTACATGCGCCACAAATATCCCGTTGCCAAAATTGTCTCGGGTACGGAGACAGAGAATCAGACATTCCACGAAAATTTTCCTCCAGTCTACATCAGCACCAAATACGAGCAGCATGCGGAGCTCCAATACGTCGCAAGACAGAGAAAGGCAAAGACAGACAAAAAATGTAAAAACTCATCCGCTATTCACGTTGTGGACGATTGCGCTGATGACCCTAAAACTTTGCGTTCTCCTCTCATGACCTCATTCTTCAAAAATGGCTCGAGGCATTGGGACGGAATTTTTATGCTTCTAACTCAAGCCGGGTTGGATGCTCCTCCAGGGGTAAGAAAGTGCGCTTCTTATTACGTGCTTTTCTACGAGGCCTCTCTTGTCGAACGCGAAAAACTCTGGCGAAACTTTGGCTCGAAACTCGGAACTTTCAAAGAGTTTTGCGACATCATGGACCAAGTGTGCGTCGACCACGCCTGTATGGTCATCGATAACAGAACGCAAAGCAAAAACATTGAGGACATGCTCTTCTGGTATCGCGCGCCTCATCCCATTCCAAAGTTCAAGTTTGGTTGCAAACAGTACAGAAAGTGGAGCAAAGAAAGGTACAACAAAAATTATGAACCCCCTCTCATCTAAATAAAATATTCAAGATAATATTTTTTATGGAGAGACTCGAGAAATTCCCAAAAAAGTGGAAAGGCGTCGTTCACTGCACAAAGCATTTCGGTCACTCGTCTTACCACAAAACAGAGGACGTCCACTCTTGCTCTCCCTTTGTGAAAGAGAGTCAGTGGAGAGGAGTTGTCTCTCTTGTTTCTTCGAAAAAAGAGTTTGCCCTCGTTATCCCCCACAAACTCTTTGAGTTCAGCTCTGAACTTTTTGTGCAACTTCGAAAGAGAGGGAACTGGTTCGTCTTTTCGTACCCCTGGTTGTCCGGTGGTTGTTCGACGTGCGATGGAGAAACAGAAGCTTCGTTCTGTATCAAAGAATATGGTGGAATTCATGACCTTTTGTGGAACCATTTCACAGACAGAGAAAGGGAAGATGGGCTCGGTCTTTTCCTTTGGTTAGACGAGGAATGCAGATATCCAGATTCTTTGCAAGAGTTTCGAGAGAAATTCCCAAAGAAGAACATTTCGTGGATATTCGCATAGATAAAATATTTTATATAAAATATTTAGAATTTATCCTTTGAGCCGCAGAAGCAACAGCAAAGATGACTCTCGCTCACCATGCGAATTTGTACTGAATCCTCGTCTTCCAATATTCTCCAAAAGTTTTTCTGTGTGAGATATGGGGTTCCTGGAGCCTTTGACTTTCTATCGAGCAATTTGGCTTTCTTGGCAAAGTAGAGAACGTCTTGCGGAAGGATGTGGTTGTTGTAAATTTGAGGGAATACAGTTTTCTCGAGATTCGCAAGGTTCGCGTCCTCTGTCAGAACGAGAGGAAGTTTCTTTATTCCGCCCAAGAGAATCCACACAAGCTTTCCCTCCGCAACGACACCAAACTGTGCCATCGAAAGGGAATCTTTCAGAGAAGCGATGCTCTCTGAGCCATCTTCTTCCCACCTCCGGAAAATCTTGGAGTTCTTCTTCCAAACAAAATCCTTTCGCATTTTCTTGAATTCCTTTGACATACTTTTTCCCTCCAGTTCCCTTCTTCCAATCCTTTTTCGTTTCGACGCCTCTGCGATTCACAGATTTTTCTGTGCCGTGTTTTTCTCCGTTCGACCAAGAAATTTTCTTGACAAGTCTTCCTTTTCTGTCCCAGAAAAATTCAGGGCCGTGTTTTTGTCCTTGAAAGTACCAAAAACACGAACGCAAACTTCCGTCCCTTCTTTTGACCAAAGAAGTTCCATGCATTTTGCCGTTCTTCCATTCTACAGAACAGCGAGGGGTGCCAGATTGTAAAAAATAGCATGTTTGTGGACCATCTTGTTCTCCAAATTTATACTCTGCCTCATAGTCGAGTTTTTTGTTCTTCCAAAGGCGATGTTTTCCATGCCTTTCTCCTTCATAAAATTCGAGCTCATACCTTATGATGCCGCGGAAAGATTCGCCTGTTTCTTTCCCGTGTCTTTTTCCGTTTGGGAGGACATACCAAACGGCGTCCGAGTGCCCTTCTTTGCGACAAAAAGAAAGTTTCAACTCTTCGTCTTGGCAAAACGTTCCGCTCGCAAGCCAGAAGCTGCAAAGAAGTTTCGGATCTCTGAAAAAATATTCCATCGTTAACAATATTTTTCTAAAACTTGAGTTATTGTGGGTCTATCTTTCGGATAGTATCTCAAAAGTTCGGAAAGACACTCTCCGAGTTTCTTGGGCATCCCTTGTTGCTTATGCGGAATGTATTTGTGTCTGATGTGTTGGCAAATCAGAAGCGCTTTGTCAAAGCACCAAAGAGGCTTCCCAGACCAAAGCTCTGACAGAACGCATCCGAGACTCCAAATGTCTATTCCTTTCCCGAAAGGTCCCAAAGGATACACAAGAAGCTCTGGTGCGCGATAGTGAAGCGTCACCACTTCATTGTCCACAAAAATCTCTTCCTCTCCGCAGCAGAGTGAAAGACCAAAGTCGCACAATTTTGCTGTTTTCCCATCGTACAAAATGTTTGATGGCTTGAGATCGGCATGAATTATTCCTCTTTTATGAAGAAATTCGAGACCTTTGCAAACATCCACAAAAACTTTCTGGATTTCTTCCGCGTCGAGATGCTTTCTCGAAAGGTCAAACGGAAGATGTTCGAGGACGAGAGTCTGTGAAAGATTTTGCCTCTCGAACCTCAAAAGTTTACAGATGTTTTCATGACCTTCTCCAAAGAGGTCGTAAATTTTCTTTTCTGGATGAGCTTCAGAGTCAAAGGATTTGCAAACGTATGTTTTGTACGTCTCTCCTTTTTCTCTGTCTGCGGTTATTGTTGCTTGCAAAGGATGCGATGATTTCTGGATGAGTTCCATCTCAAAATATTTTATGGACCATAAAATATCTCTGAAAGAAATACATTTTCGCAAAATGAACGAACCGGCCGACAGTCAGAACAGCAGAAAACAATGTCTGCTCCTAAAAAGCACTTTTCTTTTCTTTTGGAAACTTTCATGCACGTTTATACCATACCCCTTCCTGGTGCAGGATTCATTATCGGATGGACCGAATCACAAGACAAGAAGAACCGTAACAAGAGGTGGTACGTCGCGCTTCCAAAAGTGATGCTCAAGACCATCTTTTGGCCTTTCAACGTCTCCAAAAATATTTAGGGTTTTGCTGATAAAAAACTAAAGCAATCTTGCGGGATGAACATGCAACAAAACTTTCTCAAAGAGATTCCTCCCTTTGTTTTGAAGGCTGTGACGTCTGGAAGACCGATGAGGAAAGATGTCGAAACAGCAACGAAAGGAAATTACTTCATGAAGCAGCACAAAGGGCTGGGATTGAACATCGAAGCATCATCGACAACGCGGAGCTTCACAAAAACCACAGCGAAATAATTGTGGTATCTGACAGCCGCTGTTGTTCTGATCGCGACCTCAAAGAGATTCGTCTCTCTTGGACTCCCCATATTCGGGTTGAGGTGAACAATGGAAGAGATTGGGAAAAAGGGGGCTCTGACATCAAAGATAGAAGGCGTTCATTGACTCTCGCAGCACAAGGGAAAATTCTAAATATTTCAAAAGAAATATTTTCAAACAAATATCTTCTTCTCCTTCCAAAGCACAGAGTAGGACGGAAGTTTCGACCAAAGGGACTTTTCGTGGAAGCTGCAATCGTACTTTGTGCGGACAAGTTCCTTGCCTTCTTTGTTGAAAATTCCTTCTATCTTCTTTCCTGGTCGCGAGTACCTATGAAAGAGAAACACTTGCTCTCCCAAATCTCCAGGTTGGAACTGTTCGTTCTCTTTCCTTCCAAGCCAAAGATTGAGTCCGTTGCCGAATGCGATGGGGCCTGTCGTGTAGAGGTCTCTTTCTCCGTACTCTTTGTTTTCTACCCTCGAGACGACGAGGTCAATAATTCTTTTTAGCGCTGGGTGATTGGGAGTAACAGCAAAGAAAGCTTGATAAATTCCTGAAGACACGCCTTCATCTTTAGCAGAAACGAGAGATTTGTCTCTTGGAAGCCAATCTCGAAGAGGGGAAAGGCAAACCATAGCGGAGTCTGCGTAAACTCCTCCGTTCACCCACATCACGCAATATCTAAAAAGGTCTGCCTTGTACGCTCCTGGAACGAGCGAATCGTACGCCTTTACTACTTTCTGGTCAAAGTGCTCCACAAGAAACTCTCTTTGCTTTTCTGTGGGAAAGTACATATGTTTGTACTCCGAATTTTTCTGGACCCAAGAGTCCAGTGCTCCTTTCATTCCAGGGAGGACTTTCTCTTCATTCGTTTGGAAGATGAGAAACGGCACTTTTTGTTTGTACGTTGGCGTTTCTTTTCTTTCTTGAAATTCTGGATATTTTTCCCATTCGTTCTTCCCAAAGACTCGGCACTTTACGTCCATAGAAAACTCCTCTTGAATGTTCCCTCGGAAGTCATCGAACCAAAGAAAAAGGAATGTGAAAAGACACAAAGAGAGGAGAAAGACCAAAAGCCACATTACAGTTGGTGCGACCTTTCATAACGATGAACTGCCAAAGCGCTGATGAAGAAAGGAAGCGCGAGATCGAAGAGAGAGTGCTTCGCCTAATGTTTTTGACTTTGCTTTGGCATTGCGCGTATAGAGACCTTGAAAATATTTTATAAAAAATATTTTTTATTTCTTTGAAACAGCCACAACCTTTCCTATCGCAAGAGTTTTTGACCTGTCGCGGATCACGAACCTCCCGAGCTTTGGAAACTTTTCAAAGGGTTCGACGAGAATTTGATCTTTCGTTGTTATGACGACCTTTCCGACGTTTCCCTTTTTGACAAGAAGAGATTTCATAAACTTTTCTCCTTGTTTGACTCCCAGCACCTTTTCGACGCAACACTCGTGCTTTCCGAAAAAGAGCTGCATAACGCACTCTGTTCCTGGACAAAAGAGAGGAGACGGTCCCAGAACGTGGACGAGGCAGAGAAGTTTTGAGTTTTTTTGGATGATGGAACCAGAAGAACAGAGAAAGTCTCCCTGCCTTATTTCGTCAACCCCCGAAATGCAAAGAGTCGCGTTCTCTCCGACTTCCACAAAAGGAACTTCTTGACAAAAGTCTGTGTTTATGGACAAAATTTGAACCTCTCTTTCCCCAGGACAAAGAAAAAAGTTCGAACCTTTTCCGACAACTCCTCTTTCCACCCTTCCAAACACAGAGTATTTTCCTCCCTCCTTTTGGACAGACATAACAGAGAATCTCGTCTCTGAGCTTTTCTTCCTTTCCAGAGACACGGAAGATAAAACATCAAGAAGACATTGTCCTTCCCACCACGAATTCTCAAATTTTGCAGAGACATTCTCTGAAGAGAAACCAGATCCTGGAACGAACGCGACATTGATGGGGGTGAATCCCCTTTCGACGAGACGCTTCTTTGTTTCTCTGACAATCTCGTTGTACCTTTTTTGGTCCCAGCCGACGCTGTCCATTTTGTTTATAAACACAACGAGACGAGGAACTCCAAACGCTTTTACCAGAGTGAGATGTTCCAAAGTTTGTCCTTCTTCCGAGAGGCCTGCCTCAAATTCTCCCTTTCTTGCAGAAATCACCAAGACGCAGATGTCAGCTCCCACGATGCCTTCGATGGCATTGGGAACATAATTTCTGTGGCCGGGAGCATCCAGAATCGTCCACCTTTTGCCAGACCATTCAAACACTTCGCGACCCACTTCTATCGTCTTACCTCTCCTCCTCTCTTCTGGGTCTGTATCGAACAAGAACGCTCTTCCCCAGCTTTTTCCCGCGCTTTCTTCTGCCTCTCTTTCCACTTGTGAAAGGGCTCTTGGGTCGACCCTTTTCGTGTCCACGAGAATGGTTCCACAAAGACTGGATTTTCCAGCGTCAACATGACCGAGAAACACGATGCTCATGTGCTGTCCCTCCATTTTTATGTTGGACCTTTTGCTCGAAAATTAGCAAAAAGAACAACCTTCCCCATAAAATGTCTCAAATACAAGATACTGACCGTCCCTTGTGTCCTCCCACAAATTCTCTGGAATTTGTTCTCCGTCGAGACGAACAAAAGAAATTTTTCTGTTCTTTTTATTATATCTCTTCACTATTTTCGGAATTATCTCTTTGGAGAGATGCTCTTTCGTGATGTCTCTTGTTATCACGAGAGGAAAGTCTTTTCCTGGAGCCACTCTCAACCACAAAAGTTTCCTGTCCAAAGGAATTTCGCCGAATTGCGAAAGGCAAAGTCTCTTCTTCAACTCTGGAATCCCTTCTTCTCTTTGCGCTCTCCTCTCCCAATTTTCGTAGACGATGTCGTTCTCTTGCCAATAAAAATAAGGAGTCGAAGCACAGCATCCCATTATTTGGTCATTGTTCTATCTGCAATATCTCTTTCTTTCTGAACTCTGTTTTTTTGCACAGTGTCCTCCGAAGCTCTCCAATCTCGAATTTCAACATGTTTGCCTCCCTCGCTTTCAAAAGGTATCCTGCCCCGAATGAGGCTATCGTTGCAACGAGAGTGGTTGTGGGCACTCCGAACCAAAACATCACAGCGACAACAACGTAACTTAGGACCATTACTTTTTACATCCAAAAGTAATATGGACAGAGTCGGAAAATATGGGCTTTTCGTAAAAAGAATCTCCCCGAAAGACGCAGACGTCACAAAGGAAGCGCTGGAAACAGTGAACAACATGCTCGTCTTTCTTGCAGAGAAACTCACCAAACAAGCAACCATCATTGTGGGGGACAAAAAGACGATAAAACACGATGTCTTTTTGTGGCTTTTGACAGACATCCAGGGAGAACTCGGGAAGCATTCACAAGACTTTGCAAATTCTGTTTTGTATGGGGGAAAAGAGCTTGTTTTCCCCACAAAAAGAACAGAGAACCTCATGAGAAAAAACACCTGTTTGAGAATCAGTCAAAACGCTGTTAGAGCGTTGACGGCCATTCTCGAATATTTTTGTGGACAAATTATGGAAGCATCTTTCTCTCAGGCAAAGAGAAACAAAAGAAAGAGAATTCGACCTTTCGAAGTTGAGGCCGCAGTAGCCAAAGACAAAGAACTCTACTCAATGTTTGGGAAGGGTGTCATCTCTGGCAGATAAAATATTTTATGAATGAAAATATTTAGTAGACCTTTTCTTTTCCCTTGTCCTTTTTCTGGGGCGTTTGAGGCTCTTCCTCCAAAGACCAACCTGTCGAGTCGACTGGAACGTATAAAATTTCTTCCTTGGGAGAAATTCCTTCAAGAGGATTCTCGACCGAACAAATCTCCCAAGCGTTGGGGCGAGCAGACAACACCACAAAAAGTTTTTTGTCTCTGTTCCTGACAAGTTTGCCGATCCAGGAATGTTGTATCGTTCCTTCTTCGCAACAAGCGAGACTCCACCCCGTCGAGTCATCAGGGATGTACCAAGGAATTCCTTCTATTGGGAAACCACTGCTCGTGTACTCGATCTGGCAAACCTTCCAAGCACCGACTCCTGAGTGTCTTAGCATCACTCTATAGAGCTTTTGATGCTTGTCTCTTACGAGCTTGCCTATCCAAGAAGGTTGAAGTTTTCCGTCTTTTGTCTCGCACGTGTCGCTTCCGAGAGAAATTTCGGAACTCTCGTTGTTTTTCGCAGTTTTTCCGATCCAGAACGGACTCATTCTGACTCTGGGAGGCTCGAGTGTTGACTTGTGCTGGGCTCTCGGGAAGAAAATCTCAGAGGGAGTGAGAGGTCGCCAAAGAGTTTCTCTGCTGAACGAAAGACGGCTTTCGTCAACGCTCAACCAACGAACAGGGTCAAGCGAGAGCCTTTGCCTTTCGACACGAATGTAATCGTCCCCCACAAACATCAAACGGTACACATCTTCCTTCTCATTTTTGATGAGACTTCCCAACCACTCTTGCTTGACAGGTTGAAGTTCTTGTTCCTTGTCTCTGGGGTCTTTCTGGTGAAAGTCTTCCCTCCTCCTTGGAATGTCCAACGAAACATTTTGCTCGATCGTCTCTTCGGCGACCATGAGTTCGCATGTCAGCCTGTCAAGTTCTTCCAAAAGTCTCTTTCTCTCTTGCTTCTTCTCGCAAAGGTCGTACTCGAGACGAATGACATCGATGTGCTCACGGAGAGCTTCGAGTTTTTCGAGAGTGAAGGAATCCATTGTGGGAATTTTGAAGGAATTTCTTCTTGGATTGTTCAATATTTTTTATAAAAAATATTTAGAAATCTCTCTTGTACTTTTTCTCGAAAACGTCCAACTCGCCCTTCCACATCTCTTTCGGTGTGCGTTCAGTGAGCTCTGCATGTTTCTCCTTGAGCTTTCTCAAAATCTCTCCGACTTCTCGGAGTCGTCCCTTTGTGAGAGTTCGGATGGGCATGCTCACAAGGTAATCATAGCTGTCTTTCCACTTGTCATAGCCCATTTCCTCCATATTTTGGAGAAGAATTTCCTCTTGCATCTTCATATCGAGAGCGCCAGAGAGAACGTCCTGCAAAAACCTCTGCTTGTTTGCTTGTTTGAGAATTTCTTGGGAGAGGTCAGCGAGTATTTTGTCCTTTCTCTTTTGGTAGAGTTCGAGACGAGCAGGGCAGTATTTGTGGAGGATGTCATCCACAGTCGCAAATTTGATGGGATTATCCTTTTCGTCGAGAGCTGTCATGTTCCGAAGAGAGAACGTAGATGAGAGCTTGAGGTTCTTGACTGTCGGAATAAAGTCCTTTGTGGTGTTGATGACAAAAGACGCCTTTTCGTCCGTGTACTTGTCCTCGAAAGACTTGATGTGCTTTTGGCTCTCAAGATTTTCCAGATGTTTTTTGCAATCGTAGGTCCAAAGTCCTACAGGAGTTTCTACAATCTTCCACTTTGTTTTGGACATCTTTTCAAGAACACCAAATGTTTTCACCTTGCCTTCTTCCACTTCCATCGTTCCGTTGAACCCCTTCCACCAAGGAGAAAGTTTTGGAGTCTCTTGCTCATCCAACCAGCAACGAATCCATTGACAAACTTCAAGCGGATTGTGAGGAGGAATTTCTGTGCTGTGACCAGTTCCGATGCCGCATGCTCCGTTCACCACAATCAGAGGGATAATGGGGATGTAGTTGATGGGTTCGTTATACTCATTATCCTCGAAAACCCTTTCGTAGAGGTCATCGTCTTCCGGGGGAAAGACGATTCTGGTGACCTTTTCGAGGTAGGAACTGAGATATCTCGAAGCAGCATGGTCCTTCCCTCCACGAAGACGTGTCCCAAAAGACCCATCAGGGAAAAGGAGACGCACGTTGTTGCCGCAACCCACAAAGTCTTGCGCCATTCCGATGATGGTGTTTGTGAGAGACTCTTCTCCGTGGTGATATCCGGCAACCGAAGCGACCTCTCCCGTCAATCTGTCCACATGTTTCTTTTTGTTCTTTCCGATGATGTTTGAACTGAAACAGGCATAGAGGACCTTTCTTTGGGATGGTTTGAGCCCATCATACACAGAAGGGATGGATCTTCTGTTGTTTGCTCTGTGGTACGTGGACAACCTCTTGTCGATGAATTCAGAGAGAGTGAGTTCCCCCTCGTACGTTTCGTCTGGAGTCAAAGGTCCAGCCAACCACGTTTTCCTCTCGTTCGACTTGTTCTTTGAAAATGCGAGGTCAAACCATGTGTTTTCCGTTCCATCAGAGACGTAAGAGACAAGCTTTTGGTCAGAGAGGTACTTCCTTCCGTCTTCTGGTCTGCTCGAACCAAGACCTTTGAAATACTGGACTTTGAGGTTTTTGTGTCCTGGGTTCTTTACGAGCCATTCTTCGAATTTTGTGGTTGAAAAGAACCACTCTTCTTTCTTGCCCAGAAAAGCCTTGAGAATGGGAGTTCTCAGAGACTGAACGAACCCGTTCTGCAAAAGTTCCGGATGGTGTTTGTGGAAAAAATTGAGCACAAGTCCCTCGATGTGACTTCCGTCCATGTCTGCGTCGCACATCAGATAGACCTTTCCATATCTCAGAGTTTTTTGGAGGTCCTTGGACAGACCGAGAACATTCCTCAAAAGTTCGAGCTCTTTGTTCTTTCCAATCATCTTTTGCGTTGCGTTTGTCGTGTTGAGCACCTTTCCCTTCAGGGCAAAGGCGCCGTACCTTTCCCTATCTTTGAGAGAAGTGAAGCCAGAGACAGCCAGAGTTTTTGCTGAATCTCCCTCTGTGAGAATGAGAATGCACTCTGCGCTTCTCGCTGTTCCGGCGAGCTGAGCGTCGTCGACCTTTGTAAGGTCGAGTTGCAGCTTCTTTGTTTTCTTCGTCTTCTTGGGATCGAGACGAGAGGACAATTCTTGAACAAAGCCCCACTTCATCAACTTTTTTGTTTGTTCTGGAGAAATTTTCATCGTCTTTGGAACGGGCGACGCAAGTTCGTGCTTTGTCTGGCTTGTAAACTCTGGCTTGTCCAAGTCACAAACAACGAAAAGATGAAAGAAGCACTCGAGCTGCTTCATGCTCGCCTTTGGCTTCCCATCTGCCTTTTGCTTTGCGTTGAACGCCTTGAGAAGGGGCATTAGAACAGCACTCTTCCATGCATTGACATGCACCCCAGTGAACACTTCAAGACCGTTCACGAAAGAAAGGCTTGTTTCCTGGCTCGAATCAGCAGAAACTTCTTGGAGATTCTTTTCGAGAAGAGCGAATCTCGAGTCGGGAGACGAAAGGCAGAGGACGTTTGGATTTTCACCAGAGAAAAGAGCCACATAATCTGAGAGGGATGGGAAGGAGAATTTCTCTCCGTTGAAAGAAGCAGAGAGTCCTGTCACCAGCGACGCATCTCTCAACGTCTTTTGGAATCTGGAAAGAAGTGGCTCGGTCCATCCATCAAGTCCAAATCTCGCAAAGTCTGGGAGAAAACGAACCTCCGTCCACCCTTTTTTCTTTGTGCACTTTTCAATGACTGGAGGACTCCTCCTTGTGAGATTGTCGAAAAACTCTTGCTCAAAGATTCTCTGGTTCTCTGGGTCAAAACAGCGAACAATAAAGTGCTTGGAGAAAATGGACGTGAGCTTCGCTCCCAGTCCGTTCCTTCCAGAAGTCTTTCGAACTTCCTCGTCGTTGTAGTTTGTCGATGCCTTTGAGTAGCCAAAGAAGAGCTCTGCGGGGTACAGAAGAGAAGACGAGGTGTTTCCGAGTTCGTCGGTGTAGCTGTACTCTTTCTTCTCGACAGGAATGTGCGCTCCATCGTTCCACACAGTGCAGTAACCCGTCTCCCTGTCTATGGAAACGTTGACAGAGCGCATCGGAACGCCAGAAACGGAAGAGCGAAAATAGTTGTCCACAGCATTGCTCACAATCTCGTAAAAAATGCGCTCAAGACCTTCTGGAAACTCTAGGGTTCCGAATTGCATCAACTTTTTCTCCTCTGACCAGCACCATCTCTCGTGGGGAAGAATGCGGATGGAACCGAGGAAAGTTTCCGGACGATGGAGGGCGAATTGGAAGTCGTTGAGTCTGCGTCCCGAGTCCATGAAGATATTTTATTTGAGATGTTTGTCTTTGAAAATATTTTGAAGAAAATATTTGGTTTGGTTCAGCCATCAATACGGGATAATCGGTCCAGAAACTTCCTGTTCGAGAATGACGAGTTCTCCCAAAGTCTGGGAAAAGTAGACATCAGGGATGTTCTCATACTTTTCTGGTACAAGGACTGTTATCGTTTTGAGAAATTCTTCGCTTATCCACCATCCGTGAATATCAGGAAAAATTTGCCCAAGTTCGTTCCAGGACATCGAATAAACAGTTTTGGTTGTTCAAATAAACAATGGAATTCTTCCTCTCTCCAAGAGATTTCTGCTGCTTTTGTTTGGTGTCTCCCGTCCCTTTCGATACGAAAGAAGAGGAGCAACAATTTCAAAAGAGAAGTTGTTCCGTGGATTTGGACGAAGTGGAACGACTCCTGTTGGAAGAGAACTTTTCTTCTCCGACTTCTATCCCTTCTTTCCAAGAGGACGAGAGAGGAGTGTTTTCCCATTCCAAGGAAACGTCGAGCATCATCAAAGGGACAATCATCAAACATGGACCTTTTCGGAAGGAGGTGCTCAACGTTGCGAGGTTGTCGAGACATCCATTCAAGGGAGACTTTGAAATAAGAGGAAAGACGAGGATCGTGGTGGAAGGGGTCTATTTCCGAGGAAAACTCCACGACAGAATTTCGACCAAGGTGTCGATGCCGTTCCAAAGATGGGACAAGGAAGTTCTCTCGACGCAAGAGGTCGCTTTCTACGATGAAGGACACTTTGTCTCGAGGGAAAGGAGAGTCTATTCGGTAGACAGCAGTGTGGGATATTTTGAGAGAATCTGTCCCTTGTTTTCATAAATATTTTTTGTTGAATAAAAATATGTTTGCGTTCCTCGAGGAAAAAGAACGTGTCAGTCTCTGCTTTGTTTTTCCAGAGAATCTCTGCGTTTCAGATGAAACGACTGAAGACGCCTGCTCCACAGACACGAAAGGGAAAAACATCACAAGGAAGAGAAACTTTTGCTTCTTTCTGGATGGTCCAAAGGCCAGTTACGGCCCGTTTTGCAGTGTGTTTGAAAAATGGGAGAATCTCGAAAGAGCGACTTGTTACACCCGTGTGAAAAAGACAGGGATGCATATCGACGGAAAGAAACACGGTCGTGTAATTGTGGAAACTTTTGGACCAGCAGAGGTTCAAAAAGGAGACTGTTTGGATGGAGGAATGAAGGTGTTTCAAGAGTACGAGCACGGGAAATTTTTAAGAGCAGAGTGGGGATGGTAAATATTTTGAACAAAATATTTTATTCGACAAGTTTTCCTTGTTTGAAAGTCCACGACTTTACAGTCTTTCCAGACGCATCCTTCATCGTCCGCACTCCATCCTCAAGTCCGTTTTTGTAGAAGGATGTGATTGTTGAGACGAGTTGCATCTCCTTGTTTCTCGAATGGAAGAGCCAGTTTCTCTGGGTAAACTCTCCCTCAAGTTTCCCATTTGCGTATGTTTTCTCAATGTCCTTCCGAAAGATTGTCTTCTTCTCAACAAGAGAGTTTTGAAGGGAAGACCAAACAGACGAGATTGTTTCCGTCTCGTTGAACGAGAGAAAAGGTCCATGACGGAGCTCTGTCCCTTCCAAGACAGAAAATGTTTTCCTGAGAGTCTTTGTCACTCTTTCGGTGAAATTCTTTCCCTTTGCTGGGCCAATGTGGACGGTTCTGGGAACCACACAAGTCGTCTGACCGTTCCTTTCTATGAGAGTGAGCGACATCTTTCTGTACAAAAACTTTTCTCAAAAAGTTTTATCTTGTCTTTGATTCAAAAAGAGAAATATTTCTCTTGTTCTTTGAGCTGAAAGAGCAGAACTCTTTTTTATGGATGGAAGGCGCTATTCTGATGTGAAGGTCGCACACAGAGAGAACAGCCCAAAAAGGCATCTTTCGAGAGTGAGTTTTTCCAGAGCACAAAGTTTTTGAATTAAAAAAATGGGCCAAACATCCACTTTATTTCACAATGTCTTTTCGAACAGGTTTCACCAAAAAAAATCTTGTCGCTGTTTCTTTCCGCGACATGATGAACACGGGTCTCATCGACCTGGAACCTCCATACCAAAGGGAGATAGTCTGGAACGAAGAACTAATGAGTTTGCTCATCCAAAGTATGCTCTTGCGTATCAACATCGGAGAAATAACTTTGATGGAACTTGGCCAGGACGGATACCGTTCTATCGACGGAAAACAAAGGCTTACTTCTATCGGAAAATTTATGAACAACGAAATTCCAACGTGGTACGAAAAGCAAGAAGAACAGAAAATTTGGTACACAAAAGTCCCGAAAAATTCGAGGAATTCGCGAGTGCTGACTGAGTCAGAAAGAGGTCTCATTGACTTTTATGAGCTCACGACATGCGTCTATCCCACCATCCCCTTGGAAAGACAAAAGGACATTTTTAAGAGACTGCAATATGGAAGAAGTTTGTCATCCGGTGAAAAGCTTTTTGCACAGTGCGGAGACACAGCAGAAACAATGATGGTCCATCTTGCGCCACTCCTGCCCAAGTCCTGTATTTTGTCGCATCAAGTCAAAAGGAAGAGCTACATCATCGCGTTCGCTCGACTCGCGATGCTTATTTCCCATTTCTCCGAGAGTTTTGGACCCCCTCCGAATACATACCTCGAATCTGCAAAAGTTCTAGAGTGGTCCAAGCGGAAGGGGTACAACAAAAAACTCTTGAGGCACTCAAAGGAGGTTCTTTCTCTTTTTGCAGAGTTTTGTTCTAATGAAGAGAAGTGGACTATGAACAACCCTCTTTTGGTGTATCTCGGGACTTATATTTTCCTCAACAGAAGAAGTCTGAGAAAACTGGAAGATGAAGAAAAGAGTTTGAAGATCCTCGAGATGAAGAAGGAGATCTCAGAAATTCTGGAGAAGCACAAAAAAGCAGGAGCCTATTTCAAGGGACGATGTATCAAGGAATTCACTGAATTTTGCAGCGTCTGAATATATTTTATCCAAATAAAATATTGTACGACAGAGGACAAGGTTGTCATCGCGATAAGAGGGCACATTTTATGAAGGAGACTAACACTGAAAATATTTTCCAAATAAATCTCAAAAGAGAAGGTTCAAATTCAGAAATTTTTTACAATGTCTTTTCAGTGCTCTGTTGCCGATGAAGGGAACGGTCTCGTCGGTCTCGTCGACCTCGTCTTCCAGTACAAAGAGGGAAGAGCTTCGTTCTGGATAAACTGCTGTTCTGTGGAGAACAAGGATTTGCAAGAGATTGTTTGCAAGTTGCTGGATGGAGTAAGCCAGGCAAAACACGAGGAGATTGTCGGTGTTGAGCTCAAAGACAAAAGACTCAGTCTCGAATATTTTTGTGGAGACCTCACCTTCCAACACGAAAGCGGAAATGGGCAGTATAGTGTGTGCGTTCCTTTCGACAAGTGCAAAGAGGGTCTGGAGAAACTCTGCGAAGAACTCGAAAGGCACTTGTTACACCTGACAGGAGAGCATTGCGTCGATGATTCAGGGAGCGATGAAGAATCGGAGGAGAGCGAAAGTGAAGAGTCAGAGGAAAAGGATGTCGAGGAGACTCCGTATTAGATATTTTATTCGAATAAAATATTCAGAATTTTGTTTGCTCGTCAAGAGGGACAATCTCGACAAACTATTTCGAGACTCTTTTCATCCACAAGTAAAATATTTTATCGAGAGGCAGAGAGTGCTTTTGAAATTCTTTCCTTTCACGATGGATTGGAACGACTACACCATCTATGTCGACGCTTCTCGCAAGGGAGACGAGTGGAAATTCAAACTCTCGACGAGCAAAAGCGAGAGGAGCATGTGCTGGGTGAAGCTCAGCACAAAGATTTCTCTTGACGGGTTTGGCTTTCCCAAAAGGGGGAATGTCGGAGTCGCGATGCTCACGATTAAAGAATTTTTGGAGACTTGTTACGATGTGCACATAAAAGCCGCGAATGAAAGGTCAGACAAGCTCACTCAAGACATCCAAATTTTCGAGGCTGCCCTGACCCATTCCCCAAAGGAACAGCACAAACGTATCAACGAGTTGCTGAAAGAAGCTCGAACGGAGAGGAACCGTCTTTTTGGTTTTTTCATGAGACGCACAATGATGTCGTTTATAAGAGACGAGATAGTGACTCCAAGGAAAACCATTGAGTTTTCTGGCTCTGCTATACTGTGGTTTTTCGGTCGCGTCGATGGTCGCCTTTACATCGACAATCCGATTAGAAGTCTGTTTGGAAGGATGAGAGAGTCTGAGGAGGGAGAATTACCCAAAGAGCCCGAAGAGGAAGAGTCTGACGATGAAAGTTCAGACAGTTCTGATGATGAGGTACGTTTTTGAGTTTTGGAGGGTGGAAGAAGAATATTTTATTCAGAAAAATATTCAAAGTGTTTATGTGCTTGGTGTATTGGCTTGCTGGATGTTTTTCTTTGTTTGGAAAGAAAAAATTATACTTGTTGTTTTGAAAGTTCAAGGAGTCTCCTGAGTTCTTTTACTTCTTCCTCTTTTTGCAAAAGGAGAATATGTTCTTCCTCCCTCTTTTTTCTGTCTTCCGCATTTTTGGCGAGAACTTTCTCTCTATTTCTCCAATACCATGACTTTGCGTGCTCTCTAGTTTTTTCTCTGTTCTTCTCCCGAAAAGTGCGAGAGTAATCCTTTTGGGTCTTCTTCTCTGTTGTCAGGGACATAATATTACAATATATTATATCGCAAATATATTCTTCCAACAATTTTTAGAAGCGTTTAAAGAAAAAGAATTGTCGGGTAATGAGCTCCACTAAAGTTCATCAAACGCCGACAACTAGTTATTCAACTTTTTCTAGTTATACCCGTTTCTATCCGAAAACTTTTTGTGAAGACCAGACATCGTGTCCTCTCTGTGAATTTTCTGGTTCTTCAAAGGGAGACTTGAGAAAACATTATGTCGGAAGCTTTCACAAGCTCAAGTTTGAACAAGAGACAAAGAAGAACGCGGTCGTTTCGTTGGAATGGGAGAGGAAAGTGGGAGAATCAGAGAGACACTGGGAGGTTCGAACCAGCCTCCTCGAGCATATCGGCTTGCCTCCGGAATATCTCAAAATAACTTTGGAAGAAAGGGTATCACATTTTCCAAACGGTCGGAATTTTAGTCTCTTCGGACAACTTTGCTTTTGTTTCCGGAATTTTTCCGTTGTGATTCCAAGGAGCCGAGAAGAGAAGGTGCCATTTCGCTCTCTTAGACTTTCCGTTTCTCCCAACATAGCATCCAAACATTTTCCTCGACACATCGTTCGCCCACCTCACAAACAGACTTTCTTCCTTTGACACCTTCCCAAACAGAGCTTGGAAATTCTTGCTCTTCAGAACGACTTCTCTCGCATTCCCTATCCTCGAAGCCATCTCAGAGCTTTTTATTCTCTTCCCTTCGCAGACGTCTTCAAACCCAAGAAGCTTCATCAACCTCTTTGCATAAACGACCTTTTCCAATGTTAGATCTCCATGGAGCTTCTCTATCTCTGAATAGTTTTGCTTCTTGATATTTTTCTCATCTGCCATTGTTCTAAGCCTCTCATCTTGTTGTTCCTTTGTTCCTTCGAACGCCAATCTCTGATTGAAGAACTGCTTCTCCAATCCCTTGTAAGTATCCACAAACTCGTACGTGACATCACCTTGTTCCACCTCGAAGCGATATGCCATCAGCCATTTCTTGATCTTGAAATTCTGCTCTTTTGTTCTTTCACGAAGTGTGCAGAGGTGCTGAAACTCTTCGTTCGTTGTCTGTTCAGCGGAAGAAATTCCTCTCGTATCTTCTTCCGGTTCTATTTTTTCATCCGATTCTATTTTTTCAGAAGGCTCACAAAGAACATTTTCGGAATTGTCTATAACTCCAAATGGCAAAAGTTTCGCGTGGTGAATTCTGCACATTTCTTCTTTTGTTCGTTCTACTTCGTCTTTGACAGACAGAAAAAGTTTCAAAACTGCTTCTTCATCCTTCCACAAAAAATATTCATTCCCTTTTGCTGTGAAACACTTTCCACGAAAACTCTCAATGACAAGCTTCTCGCTCTGAGAAATAAAATCTGTCTCAAACATCGCGAGGACTCTGACGTTCCCGTAAGAATTCTTCCTTGATTTCCAATTCGAGGACTTTCCGACCTTGTATACGCCCTTTTTCCAAATAGCGTCGTCTCTCAGCAGATAAATTATTCCCTTATCCATTACAAATGTCGCCTGTTCTCGAAAACAAAAGGCCGTTTTCTTTTGTTTTCTGGTTGTTTTAAGAAGGGTATTTGAACATATATTTTTGAACCAGAACTTATGGGAGAGTGAAATGTATATAGATGGACTCTCTGGTATATAACTCTGAACATTTCGACATCACACAAATATTTTATCAACAAAATATTTATTCTCAGATATCCAAATTCTCTTCTTCAAAAGACGAAACAGGGAGGAACTTGTCTATCCATTCGGGCTGTGGAACGAATACTCCGTCTTCTGAAAATTCGTCTTCTTCACCCCTTGTCTTAAATCTCGATATCAAGCGCCAGCTACAACGTTTGTTCATGCTCGTCTTGCCAAAAGAAACCCCAAACACCTCTCTCAAAACCTTATTTATCCAAGCGATTGGAGACTTTGCCAAACATCCGAAAAAGTGAACGTACAACCTCTCTTGTTCTTTCACCCTTTCAATCTCCTTCGCAACGGAACGCGCAAAGATTGCATTCTTCACTTTCTTCCCAATGTCAAAATCAGAGAATCCGAGACCGTCGAGCAACTCCCACGCAAGGTACACTTTTTCTATGTTTTTCTTCTCTGAACGAAGGATTCTCTCACCCAAAGACAAATATCTTCCTTCTCGAACTTCTTCCCGAATGATATTCCAAAGTCTTTCTCTCACCTCGTTCCTCTCACCAGAGGCGAAGCATCTGTTTTTGAACTGTTGAGAGAATTTGCGATAATTCCAGACAAAGTCAAAACAGAGTTTTTCTGGTGGGACGCGGAAGGTTTTGCACAGAGAGTATCTTTGACAAGAGCGCTTTTCTTGAACGTTTGCGTATCCTCTCGAATTTATTTCTTTGTGCTTGTCTTCCGCTATAATTTCAGAGACGAGGATATTGTGGCATTCCACCTCGTCGTTGACGACAGAGATTTCCTTCATCTCCTCTGAGATGCACTCGAGTTCCCTTTGTTCACAGAAAATGCTTTCCTCTTCCAATGTCATTCCTTGGTGTTTCAGATATTCAAAGAGTTGCTCTTTGAACCATCTTTTGGAGAGATTGTTTCGAAGGGCGTTTTGGAGGTACTGGGACGTGAATTCGTTCTTTTCAAGTTCATCGGTCAACACTCGAAGACGAACGCCGCGAGGGATGACAACTTTCTCTTCCTTTTTCTTGTTCTGTATTTTCAGGCACCTTTTTCCAGAGCAAAGGTCCATCTCGATGTGTCGCAACAGAGACTCAAGAGAACACGGAACGTTTGCGCTTCTCGAGTTGACAACACCGACAAAGTTTTGAGATGAGATGTTCCGAACGCGGAATATCATCTGAACACTGTCGACGACGTTGCACGAGAGACTCGTGAAGTAGAAGAACACTCTATCAAAATGTGGGTCTTCGAAGCTCACACCAGCGGTGATACAACTCGTGTAAGCGATGACGCGGTAGTTTTTCCAAACGCTCGTGTCCACAGGTTCTCCATTCATCGTGTCTGCCGTGTACCTGAGAATTTTTCCTTCCATTCCCGGTTCTTCTTCGAGCATGTCACAAAGGATATGAAGTTTCTTTTCGCTCGTCATCGCCAGAACAATGTTTTCTCCATCTTTCAGGGACCTCTGAGCCGCCAAACAAAGCTCTTCCACGCTAGGAAGGATTGTACATGTTTTTTCTACGTGGGCTTTGTGGTCGTTTACCACCACATGCACCTTCCTTCCAAAGTCTCTCAAAAGTTGCACAGAAGATTCAGTCAGAAACGCGTCCAGCACAATCACAACGTCCGCGTTCTGGACAAGTTCTCTCAGAACTTCGAAACATTCCATGGGTTCGCGACACACGGACATCATCTGATTTATGGTCTCTGAGAACTCATCGATCACGACGACAGAATAATGGCCAGACATCCTCGCGATAGAGTCGATAGAGCACACCAATTTTTTGCAACCACGGATTTTATAGTCTTTGAAATCTGAATAAAGCGAGAACCCAGCATTCTTCATCGTTAGCTCTCTGTTGAGCGACTTTCTGTACGAAAGGATGACTTGTGTATGTGTATTCTCTTTGAGAAACTTTGAGACAAATTTGGTCTTTCCTGTGCCGAGATTCGACTGGATAGCGAGCGCATCTTTTCCTTCTGGAATTTGACCATAAACAAACTCTTTTGAAGTTACCGTTTCGTCCGCTTTTGGTAGAAACATCTCCCTTTCGAGAGTTTTAAATTCTGGCTTAATCCAGCCAATCTTTTCGAGCTCCTCGTCGAGTTTTTGCAAGAGACTCGGATTCTCTCGGTTGTCCTCACGAAAGTTGTTCCTCATCGCTCTCAGAGACACAGGGTGCTTGTACGACACAGCCAATGAAGCGTTTCCTTCTATCCATTTGTCAAATTCCGTTTCGTCATATCCCTCAGTCTCCATCGAGAATTCTCTCAAGAGTTCTTTGCCAACTTCTTCATCTTTTGTGATACCAAAGATAAAAAAGGCAACGTCTCGCCATTCGTTATAATCTTTCCTTCTTTCTTCAGAGAGACCAGACAACAGGAATCGGAGAGGTTCCATATCGCCTTGCACGACAAAGGTCTTTTCCACTTTTTGAGACTGTTTTCTGATGGTTGGTGGCTTTGGACCAATGTCTGCCCACTTGGATGAATGGCAGCTGCAAAAGACGTCTTTGAAAGATATTTCGTCCTCCCACCCATCAAAGAGTTCAAAGTATCTTGTCTCTCCGTATTTCGCTGAGCCGAGGACCCTCATCTGCCTGTTCTTTGTATAGATGCTGAAGTCCAGCATTTTGAGAACAAGGTCGTACTCTGGTCTCTCCTCCAACCAAGAGCGAAACACATCGACGAACCCCTTCAGCGCTCCGACATCTTTGTGCATTCTATTCACAAAAATTCTGAGGCTGAGTTTATATTTTTCTCCCTTTTGACCAGAGCTCTTGAGAGGAACAATTTTAAGCTTCCCTTCCGTTCCAAACTCTTTTCTCGCCTTGCAAAACAGCTTGTAGACCCTGTTTTCAGAGACTTGACCTTTCGAGAATTCCAAAGTTTCCAGGTCGTAGATTTCCTTGAGAGGTTTGCCCTCCAACATCATCTCTCGAAACCATTTCTTCCTCCTTGGAACTGTCTCGTAAAACTCCTCGAATTTTTGAATGCTCTCGAATGGCGCGTACATCGGCATCATCGTTTTCTCATGGGTCGTGACAAAGCACATGTCAAAGCCCTTTCTCATCCCATAGCGAAGAGCGAACCACTGCGCTCCCTTCCCTTCGAGATATCTCTCTCCAGCGGAAATTCTGTTCTTTCTGCTCTCTTGAAAGGTTCTTGGAAGCTCGTAGAAAAAGACGACATTCATCTCTCGATGCCATTCCACGCGAAGATATGGAGGGATTAGACCACAATATCTCAAAATCTCCTTCTTCTTTCGAAGAACGTCCTCGTCTCCACCCTTTGAAACAAGCCAAAGAACGGACGGATCATGATCTTGCTGAGACTTTGTTACGAGTTTCTCCCATTTTTCACGATGCTCTTGAGATGTCCAGTGTTGTTCTATGGAAAAACCAAGTTTCTCTCTGAAGTTGCACATCGGGCATTCAGAAGCTCCGTCTCGAAACTTTTTCGTCTCTGGCTCATTGTCGAAAGAAAGGGTGTATTTTTTGGGATAACTAGAAAAAGCGTTTGTGTTAGTTGCCGTGTGAGTTTGTCTCTTTCCAGGGAGGGAACTCATTACACGGCAACATATTTTTTCTTAAATTTTTCTAATGAATTCATTAGAAATAAAATCACAAGAAGGGAACTCTTGTAAGGTAAGAAACAGTATGTCGGTGGTCGCGCAAAAGAAGACCCAGAAGGATTATTCGAGAGAATATAGAGAAAAAAACAGGGAAAAGACCAGAGAACAAGCCAAAGCATGGTACTATCGCAACAGAGAGAAAGCTCTCGCTCACAAGGTGGAAGTCAACAAGCGAAAAAAGGAAGAGAGAGAAAAAGAACTTCTCCTTATCCAACAGCAACAAGAAGAGCTCGAACGTCTCCGTTCGCTACTCGATGAAGCGAACAAGTGCATTTTCTCCAAATAAAATATTTTTGTTTGTAAAAATATTTCAAAATCGTGGTCCTCTTTTCCCATTTATTCTCTTGATACATTTTGCCCATGCATAACTTTTTCAAAAATAGAGAACTCGCCTCTTTCGCTCTCGTGGAAGACATAGACATCCAACCAGAAGAATTTGTGCGAACTTCAGGCATCACAAAGGAAGAGGGAAAGGATTGGAGTTACACCAAAAGTGGTCATCTCCCAAACGGAACAAGTCACGGCACTTATTCCAAAGAGGGGAAAAAGAACGGCTGGGAAAAGGAAAAGAGACTAAACTACAAAATGGGAAAGCTTCACGGTTCCTTCTATGGTTCTTTCCGTAACGCCTTTTTCTTTGAATGCTCTGGAAATTTCGAAGAAGGCGTCCCTGTGGGAAAGTTCCGTTTTTGTGGAGAATTTATGAGGATCAAGAAAGAAGAAAGTTTCCTTTCTTTCGAGAACGGTATGCCGACGTTTTTTGAAGGCGTCAGAAACTTTCCCATAATTTGGGAAGGGAAAACCCTTTCTTTGGACGGAAAAGTATACAAGAACATCTCCTTCTCTGAACAAAAATTTTTGTTCTTTGAGTCTGAAACACCTCTCTCTGTCGGATTTTGGAAATGTCCGTCGCACATTCTCGAGAAGTATTCAACAAAAGTTTATGGGACAAACGAACAAGGAAAGATGAAGAGAATTCACATCCCTGTGTTTCCCCAGTAATATTTTTACGAGTAAAAATATTACTACAAAGTCTCTTCTTTGGGAAGAGGCGCGAAGAAACTCTGTCTGCGTGTCGTTGTCCAAGACGCAACGTTTACTGTATTTGGCGGCTCGATGGACCCATCCGCTCTTTTGTTGTACGCTCTTCCGGAAGAGCGAAAGGGACGAGCTCTCTTTTTTCGAGGAATTTTTCAGTGTCCATGTCCCAGATGAAAACTCCAAAAATGTCTCTCTGTTTTCGCTTCGAAAGGACGAATGGAGCGACATTTTTCTATCAACATATTTTTATGGGTAAAAATATTCTGTCAAAGGTAGACTTTGGAAACTTTCTCTTTCCTTGGGAAAGGCAACCTCACAACAGTCAAAATCCCTGTGATATCTTCACTTGAGCAAAAATGTCTCTCTCCTCCCCTTTTTGTACACGCTCATCGTCTCAAGAGGACACATCGACCTTCCCTCTGTGTCAGAGACAAGATATTTCTTTTGCGAAAATTCCCCTTCAAGCTTCCCATTAAAAAATGTTCCAAAAGACTCGAGTTCCATGTGCTTTCGTTTCTCCACGATTTTGAATGGACCGTGTCTGGTGTTGGTACCCAGCAAGTACGAAAACGTCCCGGTTTCCTCCACAGCGACGCGTTTGCCATTCAAGGTCTCTTCCCACCTTTCTGTTTCTTTTCTTTCTACAAGTCTCTGCTCAACAACCAAATAGAGCGCCGACCATTCCCTTGGTTCCAAAAACGTTTCCATGTTTTCCCTTCTCGTTGCACTCGACAGTGTCAGTTTCTTTCGATATGAGAACTTCTTGTCCAAACATCGTCATCCAAGTTTCTCCCTCGAATGCGATTGTCTCTCCGTTGAAGGCAATTCCTTTCACTTCGACGCGGATGGGACCGACATCGCCATTTTTCTGTGTGATGATGGTCAAGGAAAACGGTCCATGAACAAGTTTGTCTCCCTTCCGAGAAGTGGACCATCCCTTGTAGTTGGAGACAATCTCTAGTTCCTGGTCGCTGGACCCCATTTTTTGTTTAGTCACAATCTCCTCTCCTTCTATGTTTGTTTGCATCTCAGTCGGACAGACGAGTTCCAATGAGAGCCACCCTCTTCTTTGGAGAAATTTGTCTCGTCTCAAAGGTGAATATTTTTACTCATAAAAATATTTTGATGCGCTTCCCGTCCGCGTACACCACAGAGTTTTGAAGGTCTCCATTGGTGTCTGTCAGCTTCCAAGGGCCGTCGAGAACACCTCTTTTGTAAGAGCTGAGAATTGTCGAATGCAGGTACAATGCGCCTGCGCGGCCTGTCAGCCAGCTTTTCTGGCTCATTTCTCCCTCAAGTTTTCCATTGACAAAAGTTCCGCAAAGTTCTGTTTTGTGCTCAGTCTCTTTCTTGACAAGTCTACCAGAAAAAATACCCCAAACAAATGTCGTGGTTTTTGTGGCGACAACAGATTCGAAAGGACCATGACGGATCTTTGTTCCCTTTCGAAAGGAGTAAGTTCCTTCCGTGACTCTTTCGACCTTCTCTGTGTATTTTGACCCCTTGCCGCTGCCTGCGGTCATGGTCTTTGGAGTTTCAACGACAACGTGTTTTTTCTTTGGTCTCTGTTCCAGTTCGGAACAAGAGACGATTTCGTAACTGGCGCATTCTCTGGGTTCGAGGAAGCACTCCATCTTGTGATAAAACTTTTCTTGAAAAGTTTTATGTGTCCAAACGATTGTTCCACAAAAATCACGTCTTTTGAGAAATGTCAGAGAGACACTTGGAAACGTTCTTTCTTTGTTTTTTCGTCCTTTCTCCCGTATAAACGCAATACATTCTATGGACTCTTTCTTCACAAATCCTGATGTTGCTGCCCCATGTCGTGAAATGGAATCCGTCTTCTTCGCCGTAACAACCTCCGTCAAACGTGAACCAAACAATTTCGTACACTCTCCCGAACCAGGTCTCAGAAACGCCAAAGTAAAGAGTTTTTCCAAAAAGAAAAGGGTCCACCAAAACCCTTTCGATGATGTCCCTGAGTTCTGTCTTTAGCTCCGAAAAGGCTCTTTCATCTCCGTGAGCCACAATTCTGCCGTCACAGAAAGAGTATCCACAAGTTCTTTTTTGCATTTACCCTGTTCTTTACCCAGCAAAACGTTTCGATAACATCTTTCAAAATTCGACCTGTTTGCCGTTCCGATGCAGCCTCGTGATGACTTGACCTTCTGGGAATTTCACTGTTTGAATTCCAAGCTTTTCTCCTTGTTTGTATGTTGTAGTTGTCGCTCTACGGAAAATATTCTCTCCATTTTTTACAAAAAAGAACTCTTCCTTCTTTTCTTTGACTTTGAGTTTGCCGTCGATGTACCTTCTACGAGTTCGTATCAGTCTGTTGTACACATCTGGGCCATTTCCTTTTCTTCTGCCGAGTTCCAGCACAGAGAAGGAAGGTCCATGTCTGACATTCGTTCCCTTCCGGAAGGAAATGGCGCTCTTGCGTTTGAGGAGAACGAATGTGTTCACACCTTCTCTCGACCAGGAAGCTGCGATCTTGCTTAGCGTCTCCTTTTTTACTTCCTCTTCTCTGACTTCAATGTCATCAGAGGCGACAACGAACGAAAGGATGTCATCGTCAAAGAGAAACTCTTCCATCTATGAAACTTTTTGAACAAAAAGTTTCATGTTGTCTTTGATATTCTAAAATCCGAGGTACCCTCTATACGCAGTCGAATGGTTGGCGAGCACTGTGAGCAAGTTGTCTGTGAACGTGTAGTTTGTGCCGACGTGTTCATAGAAAAGCGTCTTGTCCAAATCCCAAATCTCTGACGCGATCGAAGGGGGAAGTTCAGGAACGATATCTTCAGAGTTTGCGTACCTCAGAATTTCGAGATGCGAGATCGCTTGTGCTGCGCTTGGGGAGAGACATCTGGGAGCAGCAAAAGTGCACGATTTCTTGAGATGAGAGTCCAAGGAAAAATCTAAAATGGCGAGCTGGGCCACACCCCCACCCAAACTGTATCCTGTGACGTACAGGTCTCCAGGGTATTGACGTGTCAGGCTAATAAGCTGTTGCTGGATGCTCGCATAGGCATCGTAAAATCCCTGATGGACAGAAAGGCCAGCGCTCGGCACGCGAAGTTTCTTTGGTTCCACCTGGTCATAAGTCACGTCTGTTATCCAATCTATCGCAGTTTCGCTTCCGCCAAAGGCGATGACAGAGACGTTCTTTGAGCTGCTATGGAGAAAGAGGGCGTAAGTTTCAAGCTCTTGCGAAGTGCTGAAATTCGGCTTTATTTCCTGGACAACGTCAAAATCTGGAGGGGGAGGGACTCTTTGTGTCGTGAGTTTGGCTGAAGTGGCGTTCCAAGAATTTGCAAACAAAAACCTCGAAAGGTCGGGCTCTGTTGGGTTGTCCCAGTCCACGGAAGGGTAGGGTAAGAAAGTCTGGTTCTCTGCCCCGTAAAGTTTCCCCTTTAGTTGAGGAGTTTTTCTCTCCTCTCTCCCATCAAAGAAGGCGAACCAAACCACAAATATCGCAAAGAGAATAAATCCGAGAGTCACGAAAATATGAAGTTTCATCGTTACACTAAGTCTCGGAACAACTATTTGTTTTCTCTAAAACAAATATGGGTAAGATGTCCCAAGAAAGGGAATGGCTCCCTCTTTTGCACTTTGAGTACGAAAATATCTGGATTTGTCTTTGCAAGAAAGAAGGAGCTTGTCAAGAACTTGTTCGTATCTCAGAGACGACAATTCCCAGAACACAAGACGACATCTCAAGTTTTTTCCCTTGGTTGGAAGAGGGAGAAGACAAAGAACTTTTTCTCGAGACCTTCCGTTCAGCATTCTCTCCAAGGACCGGTTATTGGCTGCAAGTGTTTGGAGACTGCGTCTTCTTTGTGTCTGAAAAACAAAAGACAAAGAAAGTCTGCGAGATTGTCTTTTCCAAGCCGATGGAATTTTCTCTCGGAAGGAGAAGAGATACGAAAAAATGGGAGTTTCTCTAGAAATATTTTTTGTGGATAAAAATATACCTTTTTCTTTGGAAGAAACTTTTCTGTTCAAGATCACAGGCCTTTTTTGGAGTTTTCTGGGAAAGCGCACCAGGAAAAGGGAACGACAATCTCGAACAATTCTCCGCAAACCCCCTTCCCGTAAACTCTAGGAAGAGAAAATTTCTTCCCGACTTTTCTCATCAAGTTGTTTGTGGAATCCCGTCTTTTCGTGAATATGCTCGTTTGCAAGCCGACGAGGAGCGGCGCGCTTCGTTCCGTCTTTTCTGTGCGCACCTTTCTGTAGGGATATCCCACTTTCGCAGGAAAGAAACGTCGCTCTTCTTTGTCATAGACTCGGAAGGAAGTCCCTTCCTCCTTTATTTCACATGTCGATGGAATTCCATCGACATGTGAAATGTGGAACGTCGGCTCTTCTTTTGTTTTGAGCTCGAGCCATTCGAGTTTTCCTTTCTCAAAAGACCCAGAAATGTGAGAGAGTTTACCTCGTTTGAGTCTCTTCAGCCAAAACTTTCCGTGGGGAATCCCGTCTCGATAAGAAGCGCTGAAACCAGTGACGACACCGTTCCTTTTTTTCTTTTTGTATTGTTTTCCGTGCTTGACATCTCCAGGAAGAAACTTTTCTTTTACGAGATATTCTTTCCAACCTTGTTTCTCTTGTTTTATTTTTGTGGTCAAATGCTGCCTTTTCAAAGGCAAACGCCCCTCTCCGTTGGCAAAGAAAGAGACGAGTTCCCTCTTCTCAAAGAAGCTCTCCATTCCGAAAAAGAGGACAACATTTTGCTCTGTAGAATTCTTTTTGTCGTCTAGAAATATTTTTATTCACAAAAATATTGTACAAAAGTTTTCTCTCTCCTTTACGCGCAGACGCCAAAAGCAGAAGTTGGCGCATCGAGACATTTCTGCCACCAGCCGCAGTCAGAGTCTCTGGTGCATTGACCCGGCTTTCCGCAATACTGCGAGCCGGAAATCCAAAAGACTTTGTTTGGCGACTTGCATCGACAAGGCTCTTGGTACCCTCCAGAAAATCCCTCATTGCACAGACAGGGTTTGAAAGGAGTGTACGGATTCGGAGGTTCAGAGTCTCGACATTTCACTTGGTTATAATCTTGGGCATAACAGTCGATGCGCTCCAAACACTTTCCTTTCTCGATGCAGTAAGCCCTTCCTTGATACCAGCGCATCCGAGAGTCTTCTGGACATTGACAGGTTCCGGTGAGAGGATTCCATTCGAAAGTGTCTTGACATTTACAGGTTTTGTTGGCACACTGAGAGAAACTTCCGCATTGGTAGTCGAAACTGCATTGCTTTTTCGCACAACTGCCACCGCTCCCGATGAATCCGTCATTGCACTTGCAGCTCCAAAGGGGAGTTTTAAGGCTCGGGAAAGTTACGTCGCAATGGGCGTTGTTTGAAGCGCAAGAGCTGCAATTCGGGAGACACTTGTCCATGCAAGTCATCGAGTTCTTTCCCGTGTGCGGGCAATGGTACGCAGGGTCGATGTAAGAGTTGAAAAGGTGCAAACTACGACATCTGAAGGTGTCTGAGCTGTAGGGGAATGGACAAGGAGAGTTTCTCGAGTCGATGTAATCCACGCACTCTTGGACAGATTCGTACTGCTGAAGAGGTCCAGTGCACGTCGCCATAATTCCTTGACAGATGTCGAACGTGGTTCCTGCTTCTTGTTTTTCAAAGATTTGTTCTGCGTCCTTTGAGTTGATGACATAGTCTGAAATGATGGTCAAACTGCAAGGTTTGAACCAGATGTACTCCTTGTTTCTCGTTCCGCCGATGACAATGTCGTATTTTCCTGCCGTGTAGTTGTAGTTGACCTTTACGATGCCTCCTTGGTAAAACTCTGCCATGTCTGGTTCCGTCCACTTCAGGGTCGTTTCATCCAGATAATTTTCGAGATACGTTGGAGGCACCATCCCAGGAAAGAGAGGGAATAGAACGGCAAGATACTCACTCGCTATGAGCGCAGTGTTAAAGTCTCCGATGCCTCTTATCGTGTAGCTTACGTTAGGGTCGTAATATTTCGACGCTTCCAACGCCATCGTCAGGTTCGGTGCCTGAGTGCGAGAGACGTAGTCAGAGATGACCTTTGTCCTCTGCTGTTTCAGAGTTTCGACAGGGACGTCGCAAGAGAGCGAGCAAGTGAATGTGCTGCACGCAAGACAAATCAGGAGCCAAGAAGTGAGATTCATCTTGCCTCTATTACTTGCTTCACTAAAAATATTTTATGGTCTTGAAATATTTTCTTCTTGTTTGCATCCAAAGAAAAATAGAAAGTGAAGCTCCTTGCGGAAAGCGCATACGTCCAACGAACAGAACATTTCATGACAGAACAAGTTCAAAATATTTTGTTCAAAATATTTTTATGACCAACCAAAGAAATCTGTCGCTCCGTCGAACGCGTCGTACAAAGAACCGAGGAGAGAAGCAGAATCCCCTTCTTCCGAAGTTCCAAAAAATCCAGCTTGTTCCATGTCTTCCGCCGCAGAACTAAAAGCGGAAGCAAGACTTTCAGAAACACCAGAGAAGAGACTCGAGAGCGCTTCTCCTGTTTTTTCTGCGACTTGTGCGGCAGCAGTTCCGACCTCTGAAAATCCAGGAACGAGCGACTTTGCAAAGTCCGTGACTCCCACCATCGTCGCAAAACTTGCAGAAACTCTCGAAAGATAGATGGGGTCAAACAGCGCCAAAAACATCAAACCAGAGTCTGAAATTTTCTGTCTGTCGAGAGCGTCTTCCGTCAAAAGATTGCGGTAGTACCAAGACTGTTCGTATCTTTTTTGCCACTCAGAGTACGCCATTCTCAGCGTTGAAATTCCCTCAGCTCCAAACAGAGCGTCGTTCAAAACTCCTTTGAACCCGGCGGACAGAAGCGCATCGTACGCTTTGAAAGAAATCTCATCGTTTGTTTCTCCTGGAGAAAAGAGTCCTTTCAAAATTTCTGACAAGTTTTCATCCTTTGTTTTTGTCAAAGTTTGGAGAATGTCCACAGTGCGATACTTTGAGTTTGTGGCTGCTTCTTGCCTTGCCTTTTTCTGAATGTCTGCCGCTTTGCATGCAGTGGACCCAGGATTTGAAGCGCATTGTATCTCGATGAACAAAAGAATCGCTCTTGTGACATCGTCGGTGCCGTCGTCAGCTTGTGCCACTCTAGCGTACGACAGGGGAAGTGTTTGCAAAACACCAGACACGAAAGAGAGAGGAGCCTTCACCAAAAATCCGACCAAGGGATTGGCGGCAGCGACAGAGCCGGATATGAGATTCGGCGCCTTGTCCTGGACGAACTTGTAAACTTTCGGAAAGAGAGAGTCAGAGAAACAAGCGTCGTATTTCTGGTCCCTCTCTCCCGTTTGCATCGATATCGCAAATCCTCTGGAAGCGTCCCAGTCGTACTCTGACGTGTTATAGCAAACGAGCGCAGCTTTGTCGAGTTGAAGTTTGTCAAAAAGTTGTTCCGTCTCTTGTTTCTCTTGTTCAAACGCAGAAAGAGCGTCAGAAAGGAGAGTTGTCTCTGCTTCGCTGAAAGCGATAGAGTCAATGTTTGTGGAATAAGTCAAGGACAAAAGGACGTCGAAAATTTGTCCAAACTTTGAAGAAGCGAGAGCGTTCGAAACAAAAGCAGAGAGTTGGGTTTTTAGAACCTGCGCTTGTTGCGTTGAGAGTTTTGAAGAAAGAGCTTGTCGTTGTTGAACCTGAAGTTCCGTCTTTGTTGCAAGAACTCTCTGTTGTTTCGCGAATACAGAGCTTCTCATCTCTTTGGTTGCTTCTCCCAAAATTTGAGAACTTTCTGTCCTTGTTTGTTCCTGAAGAGTTTCGACCTTTTCGAACTGGATGACAGGTTTGGCAAAGTCTGAAATTTTTGAGTCAAGAACTCCCTTTGATGTTCTATCAAGTTGTTCCAAATAGTTTTCCCACGCCCTGTCCAGCTCAGAGAGAAGAGCTCTCTGTTTTTCGAGGATGCGAATCTGCGAGTCTCGAAGAGAAGACAAAAGTTTTGAATTTTCTAATATTTTTTGGGAGAGTTGGTCTCTAACGAGTTTTGCGTCGAGTTCTGGATTTTGAGATGGAGCTGAAAGGACGGCGTCCGCTCTTCCAAGAGACAGAAGTGCATCGATGTCTTCGAGCTTCTGCTTCATCGTTTCTTGTATTCTCTCTGCGTCGTTCTTCCGAACCACGAATTCTCTGTACTGTTTGTTTTGAATACTTTTCTGGATGTCTTCTGCCTTTTTTCGTAAAACAAAAGTGTCTTGCTCGAACATGGCGTCTGTATATCCCGCTTTTGACGCTCTCTCTAAAATTCCCTCTTTCTCTGCGCTGAATTTGAGCGAAGCGTTCAGTGCCTCTGAGAGGTCTATCTTTTTTCCAGAGACGTCAAAGATGTCTCCAAGTTCCAGGATGTTTGTGGTTTGAGTTTCTTTGGTTGGAGTTTCCACTGTGATGTCAAATCCATCCACAGATAAAAGGGTGAAGAGAGGACCCTGTTTTTCGTCGTACACAACAGCGCCTGGGGCGAACCTCAAAAGACTGTTTTGAAACTGTGGGAAGAATTTATCCATTGAAATCTTTTCCCAGAATTCGTTCGGACCTTGTTCATACAAAGTCTTTGCAGTGTCTTGCGCTGCTGCATAAAAAAGTCCAAAGGTTGAAAAGTCGAGCTTTTCTATCAACGACGCCGTCGCTCTCCTGTCGAATGCGTTCTGAACGGCAGAAGACACAGAGTTGACCGCGACAGAGCCAAAGAACCATTCAGAGATTTGGTAGTATGAAAGGTCCCATTCCAGTTGCTGACCGAACCACTTCTCGAGAGCTTGCTTCAAAAACTTGAACTGGAATTTCTTGGAGAATGTAGGATATTTTTTGAGAATGTAGGATATTTTTTGAGGGACAGCGAGTTTTTTTATCCAAAGCCACGCGAACCAAAAGGGTAGCGCTCTCGTTTCCAGAGCGCTCAACCCGTACTGCGCAACAAGCTCTGGAGTGAACCATTGTTTTGCGAAAGAGAGCACAGAGTCGAGAGAGGTCAGTCCAGTTTTTCGTATCGCAGAGAAAAACAGAGAAACAGCAGAAAGGGAGCCGCTCGCTGTTGTGCTCAAAAGACTCGAGATTTTTTCCGGTGTCATGAATTGGAACATGTCGAAACCCACGAATTTGAGAACGTACTGGGAACAAGCCAAAACAGCCAAAAGACCGACCAATGAATATTTGTACCTCAACGCAAGCTTTGCCGGAGCGGTGGCGATTCTGGACAGCTGCTTTGCGATCGCAGACATTATTTCCGTGTTGTGTTTTTTCTGTTGCTTCAAAACACCACGAAAGTCCTTGTTTGTTTTGTAACTTTGCGTGAGCGTTTCAAGCTCCCTTTCGTATTCGAGATTGTTCTTGAGGGTTTGGTACGCCATCTCCTGCACAAGGTCTCCAGTGTCTTGGTATTTTATCCAAAAATCTCTGGCATTTGTTGCGAGGTCGGTGACAGCAGAGACAGCAGTTCTCGAGACGATGGTGCCAAAAAGGTCCAAACTTCCCTGTCCCACAGAAAGGGAAGTTTGCAAACTTCCTGTATACGAAAGGGCTCCATTCATCAGGTCGAGAGAAGCTGAAATTCCGTCTTTCGTCACGTTCGAGACTTCTGACAAAAGAAAGAGTCTCACATCGTACCCTTGAATGACTTGGTTCAGCCCAGAAACAACGAGGCCCTGAGACGCGGCAGGAACAATAAAACTTAGAATTTTGAGAGCAGCCAATTCCGGAGATTGTTGGAGTCTTTCGACCCATGTTTCTGGGAGGAATCTCCCAACAACTTTGAGACAAAAATCTGGGTCAGAGACGAACAGAGCGTATCCAAGACCTGTTGTGGCTGCTGCAAAGGTCAACAAAATTCCTTTCTTGACGAGCGCCCTTTTGAGAGCCGACTCTTTCTCTTGTTGTTCTAACCAAAGAAAATACTGGTTGATGTATGCCTGAGAATACACTGGAACAATTCCAGAAACTTGCTGTACTTCTGGAGCGGTAAACTCTCTCAAAATTTGCATCTTTGCCCTCGAAGAGCTCGAAGCACTTTGGCTGAACAACGTCTCAATGTTTTTTGTTGCCATCATTCCTGCCGATGGAGACAACAGTCTCGACTCGTTCAGAACGTATTTTGAAAGTGTCAGCTTCTTCTGCTGAGGGAACGACGCTTTCCTCGCTTCGAGATCTTTTCGGAGAGATGCGAGAGGAACTTGCTTGAACGCTCTGCTCGAGAACTTTGGAGCTTTTTTGCGAGTGCCTGCAAACTCCATTTACTTGTGAGATTCAAAACAAATGCTCTGAGGAATGTGTGTTCCCTTGACGTTTGAAAGAAGAGGCGAGTTCTTCTTTGGAGGAGGAAGAGGTCGCTTTTCTGGGAGAGATTGGTATTGACCCATATTTCTTTCTGCAAATATTTTCATGAGAAAATATTTATGTTTGCTTCATAAATTCGTGCTCAAGGACATCTTTTATTGTCGGTCTCTTTCGTGGCTTTCTTTGGAACAACCAAAAGAAAAAATCCCTTTCGCGACGAGGAATCTCAAGAAGGAACCTTTTCGACTTTATCGTTTCGAGAAGTTCTGGAACATTTCTCCCAGAAAAGGGAAAGAAAGAAAAGAGCATGCAAAAAAAGACGACGCCCGCGCTCCAAACGTCACATGCGACTGCATCTCTCTCCTCTGGTTTCTCTCCGTAAACTTCTGGAGCACAGTATTCGAAAGACCCTCTCGCGGTCGGCTTTTGTCCTTTTGCGGTTGAGAAGCCCCAGTCTATGAGTTTCAAACCTTTTTTGTGAACCATCACGTTTTCGCACTTGATATCGCAATGGGCAATTCCAAGCCCGTGGACAAACAAAAGAGCGTTGCAAATTTGGCGAAACCACTCTTTCGCCTTTTCTTGTTCGACCGGCTTCCTTTGGACAATTTCGAATATGGAGATGCACCCGAGATATTCCATCACCGTCCAAGAGTGCCCGCCGAGAGAGATTTTTTCAATCACCTTGCAAATGTTTGGGTGTTCGGGAATTTCTGGATCGGAAGTCCCATATTTCACAGCATATCTTTTTTCTTCTTTTTTGTAGAGCCAAACCTGGCTCTCTGAACCAGAGCCGACGATGTGCTTCCTCTGATAATCACCAAGGACTTCTGGAAAAAAAGTCTTCATGTTTGTTTCTTGACGTGTAATGAGTAAAGTTATCAATCTTGAACCTGTTCCAAAGACAGAGGAAGGTTTCCCCTTTGCTTTTCAACATCCACAATACGCTGGAATGAAATGGTTTTGTTCAAGAGACGAACAACACAAAATCACGAGTGTAACGCTTCTGCCGGACATGACGAAAATGGTGAATTTTTTGGAAGACCTTGACCAGGCAAGAAAAATTCGCAGAGAGCTCAGAAGAGAGGGCTGGGTTGCGATTCAACCAAACTTTTCGATCACGTTGTCAGACGACTAAATATTTTATTCAAAATATTTTATGCTGAAAGGGCTTCGTTCATGTTCTTTGTCATCCGGAGAAGACGCTGAGGATTGGAGATTGCGATCTGTCTCGAAATTTCGTTGCGAGTGATTTCTGCGAGGTCGGAGAAACTGTACTGTGAAAACCTTCCCTGGACCTGATTATAGACCTTGTCTCTCGTGAACTTGATGATGTTGTGCTCGTCTTTGGGAAGGATGGTGCTCTCTTTTGAAATGTACCTCTGTCGGTAGAGGGAGTAGAGATAACTGTTAAGCCTCTCGATGTCTTCCTGAACTTCCGTAATTTCCTTCTTTCTCTCTGGGAACATTTGAAGCAGCTCTTCGGAATCTCTCTTTGACTCGAGCTTCGAAAGGTTGAGGTAGCGAAGGGAAAGGCTCGGCTCGTTTCCCCTAATGTTTCTCTTTCTTGTGTATTCGGCGCTCACAACCTTTGAGTACGTCCCGTTTTGGAGAGAGAAAAGGATTCCGTTCTTTCCTTGTGGGGGATTTTGGGCAAGTTCTGCAAGATTTTCATCGAGATTCACAGCTTCGGGATATGTGATGTTTGGATGTTCCAGGATATGTTCTGCCTCTTCGAGAGTTTCTCCGTTCGAACGGAGAGTTTGGACGTGCAAAAGGCGAGGCGTTTCAAAGTTTGAAACAATTCTGTTTTCTGGGTGTTGAAGCAAGAAAACATAAACAAAGTTCTTGTCGAGAACAGAAGAGAGTTCGCTCCTCGGGACACAGTCGTCAAACAGCTCACCAAAGTTTTTCTTGCTCGACCACCTTCTGTTTGTACAGTCGATGAGACGATGGGATGAAATGTACCATCTTTCGTTGTTCCAGAAAACTCGAAGAACGGTTCCCTCTTCGGACCAATGAGCGCTTTTGATAAATTCGTTGCCTGTCGGAACCTCGGAAATTTCCGGAGTGAAAGGGAAGCTTCTGCAAACCTCAATGTACTCTGGAGCGCCCCAGTCGGAAGTGCTATTCCTTTCCAAAACAAGGCCTCGACACCTTTGAAGAGAGGGGTGCGGAGGTTCGTCGATGTAATGAACGAGAAGCATTCCATCGACTTCGTCAAAAACTTTTACCTGCGACACAAGAGAATCAGGGATCGAGAGAAACTCGAGAAGGGAGTCGTCAAGTTTCTCCTTTGTCGAAGCATGTTTTTTCCTTCTTTCCGCGTTCTCCTTCTCATCGAGAGCTCGAAGTTGTTCAACGTTGAGAAGAGGGACTTGCTCGGATGTTTTTCCAGAAGACATTTTGTTCTGAGTGCTCACTCTGTTTAATCCACAAGAGTAAGGATGAAGGTTCGTGTCGAAAAAGTTTCTCCAGATGCGGGAGTTTTTTGTGAAGGCGCTCTGGAACCATGTCAAAAAAGTTGGGCAACAAGAGGTTATTTCGCCCCAGATTCGAGACCGAGTCCAGAGCTCGGGTTTCCGCAATCCTGGCCTTTGACGAGAGTTTGGGAAGGTGTCGGTTTGGGAGGAGTCGGAGCAAACATCTACAGTTGTAGTTTCGCAGAAGACGGAACTGCGAGATATCCCCTCAGCGGAAGAACAGTCCCTCTTTCTCCAACGCTCTACGCGAATCAAGGGTGCAATGCGTACAGTTACAAACCCTGGCCTTTCACAAACAGAGTCACAACGGAAAACAGGCAGATTGTCGCTCCAGCGGAATATCCGGGAGCGCTCATGTGTTTGAGGCAATACTAAAAAATATTTCTTTCCAAATATTTTGTTGAATGGAAAATTTGGAGAAACATTTGCTGTTTTTTCTTTCACATCAATATGTCCAAAATTTCACCTCTTTGCGCTGAAGCAGTGTTTCCCGAGTTCGAATTTGAGCAAGAGCTCCAGCATCTTCCTGGACACTCTTGCGTCTCTCGTGGGAAGTTTGGAGAAAAAGCTGTCATCGTAAAGTCTGGAAGCGATGCCACAGACAGCTATGACGAGTCTGTTGCGTACTCTGTCATCATGAGCCACCCGCACGAAAATCTTCTCGAGCCTCTGGGTATGGGAAGCAACGGCAAATGGTTTCACATCGCCCTCCCAGACATGGGGATGGACCTCTCTGACTTTATTTGGAATCATGGGTCGTACACTGCAAGCCCAGAGGGTTGTAGAAACATTTTCACAAAGATTGTCAAGGGCCTCCACCATCTTCACAAGCTCGGCATGGTCCACACAGACATCAAACCAGAGAATGTATTTGTCGACAGACAGGGAAATGTCAAGATCGGGGATTTCGGAAGCGCGCACTTTCTCAACGACGGCGTTGTGTACGCTGACTACGAGGTTACTACGCTCTGGTATCGTCCTCTCGACATCATCTTGCGGAGAGGAAAGCCTTTCACCGAAGCGCTCGACATCTGGAGTCTTGGGTGTTTGCTGGCTTGTATGTGGCTTGGGAAGCCATTGTTTCAGCAAAGCAACGAAGCTGGGATGGTCAAAGCCATAACTGGGACGCTCGGCGGTCTCAGCGACTATGAAAAAAGAGAGCTTCTCCCGAGCAAGTACGGCGCCTTTTGCAGAAAGGATAGAAGACCCAAGCTCACTCTTGGCGATGAAGGAGGTTTTTGGACTTGCCTTTGCTCCAACATGCTCTACTACACAGAGGCTGATAGACCTACAACGACCGACATCCTGGAAATTCTTGACCAGTAAATATTTTTAAAAGTAAAATATTTTACCTCTCATGATGTGGAAGAACTCGAGATGTTCGTCTGGGAGAAGTTGTGCTTTGTTTCCGAAAAGAGGGGAAAATATATTAGCTTGGGTATTCTTTCAGGTCGGACACATAATCTGAAAGAAACACTGTATTTGGTACAGCTGGAAAAGGACCACAAAATTTGAAAAGGAGAGAAGGCGCTCAAAACATGCCGGAGAGCACCCAAAAAGAGAAAGGTTTTGTCCCTCTCGAATAAATATTTTTATAAAAATATTTTATTACCAGTCGCCATCGGAAAACTGCGACCAAACGTCAAACTGCTCTTGGGAAACATATCCACCACCGACAAACTCTTTGTGAAGCTCTTGGCGAAGCTCTTCAAAATTTTCGTGGATGAATTTGATGTAGTTTGTTCTGTCCTCTGTCGTTTCACTGTCACCCATGCCGCAGATGATGGAACTTTGGAGTTCGACGTCCTTGATGTTCCGAATTCGAGAGTTCATACGAGCGCTGAAATTCGCTCTCACCTGTTCTCTGAAACCGATCCGGATGTTCGCTTCAAAGTAGCTCAGAGAGTTCACAAGCCTTGAGCAGTGCCCTGAACTGCACGTGGCCGCCATGTCCACAAGTTCTTCCAAAAGTCTCTGGGCCATCTGTTTGGAAGAGATGGCGTCTTTCTTTTCTATCCTCTTCCAGATGATGACAAACACATCAGAGAGTTGGAGATCATAGTCTGTGAACGTCGCAGTGTCGACAGAGATTCTGTCGAGAGCGGCGAGGGCCTTCTTTTGGTCTTCGTCCTTTAGCGTCTCCGTTACAAGGCGAACGACCTTTGCGTGGACAGAGGGGAAGTCAGAACAATCTGGTGTTTCCTCTTCCATACATTTTTCCAAAAACTCCATGACAGATTCGTTCAGGGACGTAGTGTGGACGTTTTGTTTGTCTGTGTAGACCGTGGTCATTCCCATTTTCGACTGGGCGATTATGTTGAGCACTGTCTGCGCTCTGGTGCGGTATTTCGCCGTTCCAAGCCTCAAGAGCACATCGCAAGCGTCTGCTTGGAAATTTTCATTCCCGAGACCGAAATTCTCTGAAATCTGAGCCAACCATTCCATAATTTCTGCCTTTTTCTCTTCGTCAACGATGACCAACTGGAGAAGGCACTGCGCAGACAGAACGTTGTCTGGGATGTCGTTGTGTTCCTTCACAGAGAAGAAAGATTCTTGGATGTCTTTGATGAATTCTGCTGGGGCAGTGGCCCACAATCTCTCAATGTTGCAAAGAGATTTTAGGCATCCAGTTTTGCTGAACTCTGCCGCGAACTTGTACCGATAGGGGCTGGAAACTTGGAGGTCTTTTGTGATGTCCATTATCGTGCTTCTGGCGGTTTCGATGTGCTCTTCTTCCTCTGAAAAAACAAGAAATTTCAGAGCTTCGAGCCTGTGGGAGAGCAACATTTTGCAACATTTGGAAAGTTTAGAGAAAAGTTCATAACATACCTCGAAATGTCCCAGATTATAGAGACAAACGACGTTCAGCAGCCTCTCGAAAGAGTCGATAAAAACAGACTCTGAGCAACCACAAAGAAAGGAAACTTCTAAATTTTTCTTTTTTCCTTCCAAATATTTTAGAGAATCTCTCGAAGCTGCGAGGCAATCCGCTCCCACGTCGCTTCTCTCGCTTTTGTAGATCGCTTCGAGAGCTTGAATTCTCGTTCTCTGCGGAAGCATGGAATTTCTGCAAATTTTTTGTATTGCCTGGGCTGCTTCCTGCCCTTGTTCAACATCATCTGAAGCCAGCCTAAAAATAAGGCTCGCGAGTTTCGCGTTTTTCTTGTTCATCCCTGTTAACTTGTCCTTTTACAAAGGTCTTAAGGATGTTCTGGAAGTGGTCCTCTGTTTTGACAAACAAAGGAAACGTCGACATGAGAGACCTGGACAAAAGAATTCACAAGATTATTTTGGACGGAGGGAAAGAGGCAGAATTTTCAATGGTTCGAGAGTTTTGTTTCGAACCGTACTACGTGGTTTTTGAAAACAGAGGGAAAGCCTTTTTTTCGTACGTCACAAGATTCACAAGATTTTTCTTGGAAGGAGGAAGGGAAGTTTTCGCTCTCGAACTCAAAGAAGGAGATTTCATACAGGGAAAGGATGGACCGATACTGGTCAAAAAAAGAGAAAAACTTCAAAGTGAAGTCGAGGTTTTCAAGGTTCTTCTCAAGGAAGATTTTGCATTCTTTGTTGACAGTGTGAGAGTGAAAAAGTCATGAGCAAGTACGAGTCGCTTCCGACGTTTTGCGAGCCGCTCGAGTGGTTCAGAGAAAAGGAAAGAGCTTCCTTCTTCATTCTGCCGAAGAAGAGCTACATTTTCAACGTCGAATTTGGGAAGAAAAAGATTGTAGGAAAGTTTGCTGATGGAACGAACAAGAAGTTTTCCATCTCAAAGAAAACGGACGAAACGAGGCTGTACCTCGACTCTTGGTCTTTCATGGACGGCTCTTTAAAAATTCTCATCGAGAAACGGGAAGATGGCACTTGGATGGGAAGAGTGAAGCTCGGAAAGGAAAAAGTCCATTGGTACGTTGTCGAATAAATATTTTTTGTATAAAATATTTTATACTGTTGACCACTCTGCGAGACGGAGACATATCTTCTCTTTCGTTCCGCTGCTCGGCACTCCCACTTTCTTTGCGATATCTCTGAGCTCTACGAGAGTGTACTTCATACACTCTCTCGCATCGATGAGATTTTCAGAACCTTTTTGTGGTGTTCCGGTGCCTGTTCCCAGCTTCTTCCTTGGAGCGCTTCTTCCCTTTTTGTAGCAACACTTTACTCCAGACTTCATCTTTCTTATTTCCGAACCGTCAACGCACCCCTCCTTTCCACTCCTGTCGATGGGTCTCCTTGCTGAAGGACATCCAGGATACGGATTCTTTCCTCTTGGTATTCTTTTTTCCTTGAGTTCTCCTCCTTCTCCGACTCTCGTCGGTCTCTCTATGGAAGCGGTGGATGACGACATCTCTTGAAGCCGTACCGGCACCACAGAAAGACCGTTGCTTTTGAGCCATGTTTCAACGGCTTTCTTTCTCTTTTTCCCTATCTCTTCCGTTTCGCTTGAGGTGTTCCAAGAAACGCGAACGCCCTCGTAGATTCCCTTTCTCAGTTCATCAATGAATTTTTTCCTTGTTTGTTCGCTGCCAGATATTTTGGTCTCTTGTTTTTTGAACAAGAGACGAGGAAGAGTTTTCCTGCCTGCCTCTGCGGCAGTGGCTTCGAAAGGGACAATGTACCCTTCTTTCGGTTTGAAACATTCGACATCTTTGTCCCCAAACAACTTGCAATCTACTGCCGCTTCCTTCAGCGCAAGAAGGAATCCTTCGGCAACCTTTGCTTTTGGTTGGACGATTTCGTCATAAATTTTATCATCCACTGTCTGCTTCCCTCCTGACCGCCTTGCGCGATACAGCCAAACCTGCACTTCTCTCTCTTTTTCTGGAAGGTCTTTGTGGGAGCAAAACCTCACAGCTCTCCCTATCGCCTGGCTGATTGTGGCTTGGTTAAAGAACGGATCGATGATGTGGACATGTCTCACCCTTTTGAGAGTCACTCCCTCTGAGATGCTCTTGGAACCTATCATCACTTGGATGACGGAGCCATCCGCGTTTTTCTCTCTGTTGTACGCCTTCACAATCCTTTCTCTTTCTTCTTTTGTTTCGTCGCCAGTAAAAAGGGCGTACTTTGGTTTTTTGTTCTTTGTTCCGTACTTGGCGAAACCGTTGGCTTCGAGCGCCTTGGCGATGCTTGCGGCTCCTCCATAGTTTACAAAGTTTGAGTAAACAAACGCCGGTGTCGGATCTTTTTCTAGTTTTCTTAAAAGTGTGGCCAACTTGCAGCTGTATTTTCCGAGTTTGGGCATCTTCCACATTTCCTTGGTTTCTGATTTCTGGCCATTGCTCCCACAAGAACCGTTCGGATACACAAGGTTCGCGGCTTGCCTCTCTGCTTTATAGATGCTGTTGTTGTACTCGAGATTCTTCTTCCTGAGCTCCTTTGGTGCGGTCTCGTACTTGTCGTAAGCTTTTTCCTGAAATTCTGACATGTTGCAGACAAGAACTTTGGGTCCCTTGACTTTGGGGTACGCCTTTGGGTCAGCACCTCGAACGTAAGAGACGAGTCCCTTTATTCTCTCCTTGAATTCGTCCATGTTTCCAGCGATGACATCTCTCGTTCCTGGCTCGTAAGCAAGATATCTCTTTTTAAAGCTCGAGAGGATGAAGGGGTCGTCTCTGAACTTGAGGATGTTGAGAGTTTTGGCGATCTCAATCTCGTCGTCAAAGATTGGAGTGGCAGACAACAGGACAATTTTGAGCTTTTTCGAAGAGGTTTGGAGTTCCTTCATCAGCGCTTCGTACCAAAGCTTGCCGAGGATATTTTGCACTTCGTCGATGATAAGCAGTCCATAATCCTTCATGTCCAGCTTTCGCTTTTTCGAGTCAAGGTAAAACTTTTGGTAAGACATCACATCGTATCTTTTGGATATTTTCTTCTTGGCTTCAGACACCACCCTTTTCGCTCTTGGAGACTCTGGTTTCTCTCTGATTACACTTCTGTCCTTGTCAGAGACATAAAATTCCCCTCCGCACTCTGACATCAACTCTCCGATAAAATTTGCTTCCAATGACGCGGACAAAAGAACAAGGGTCTTTTTCGTTGCCTTTTTTCCCATGTTGCTCTCTGCGATGCGAATGGCTTCGCAAGTTTTCCCCGATCCCAGCCCATGAAAAAGAAGAATTTTGTTGTGTCCTGTCTTTGGCCCCATGTACTCTTCGATGAAAAGTTGTGGGGGTTGAAGGGTGAATTTCTTTGGACTGCAAAGTTCTTCCATCGTGAGGCTTCCTTCAGACCTCTTGTATTTTTTCTTCAGAGCTTTCATGTCCGCCATTAACTTGAGATTACAAGAAAAAACTTTCAAAAGTAATATGAGCATCACGCACAACTCGGGTCTTTCTTCTTTTCGAGCGAAACCAGAGAACAACAGCGACTCCTTGAGGCAACTTTTGCGGTATCTCGAAGAACAAACCAAGTCGTCTGCGGAGGTGCTCCGCAACATGACAAAGGCGTTTGAGAAACTTTCGGAAGAAGTGGTGTCTCTGCAAGACGAAGTTCGAAATGTGAAGGAAGAGGTTATCAATGTCGAGAAAAAGACAAAGACACTTTTGAGTTCGTCGGTCGGATTCAAAAACAGCATCCAATCTCTTGGCGAGAGAATCTCGAGGCTCGAAGAGCCATCAGATTTTGAAAAAACTCTTGACAAGGTGGAGACTGTTTTGGAGGGAATTGTGGAAGAAAAGTTCCCTGAATTTGAAAAGAGACTCGGAGAGATTGAAGAGGCTCTTGTTCGTCCTGTGGAAGAAAAGCCAAAGCCGACTCGTTCAAGGAAGAAGGACTGAGTATAAATATTTTTGAACAAAATATTTTTATGTACATGCTGCTCTGGATGAGCCACAATCCTTGCATCCCTCGCAAAAGGCATAGTCTTTGTTTGGATTTTCCGAGTCGATAAAAATCCACCCGTTCGATGCAGGGCTGAAAGCTCCGACGATTTCACCCTCAATATCTGGATGGAAAACCTTTGTTTGTCTGTGAACGTTCGCAGAGAATTTTGAATTTGCAGAGGGAATGGACAGAATTGGCAAGAACGAATTGCACCCATTGCAACCAAGTCCAGGGACAGAGCAGCTGGAAATTATCTGCTCTGACCAAGGACCAATTTTTCCATAGTTTCCGTTCTGGTCGACATACCTCACAGAGTACCATGTCGGGATACACCAAAGAGGCTGGTTCTGTTCTGCCTTCCCAAACTGGAGAAGGGATGGTTTTTCTGTTGGAGTCGGAATTGAGCTGTCAAGTTTGACCTCCTTGAAAGAGCCGTCCTTGTTCTCCCAAGGGGGTATTTTGGGAGTCCAATCCCTTTCAAATCTGAGGATGCCAAACAGAGCGATGACTCCCACTATCAGCAGAACGACGACGGCGACCAGGCCGTACCAAAAACCGGGACTCATTACTCTCTGATATTTTCAACAAATACGATCTGCATCCCAAACTCTTCGTAGATGGCAAACATTATCGCAGGCCAAGGAATTCCGTCTGGTCTCTTTTTTATTTTTGACCAAATTTCTTTCGGCACATCCTCATGTTTTATTTCTTGGCGACAGCAAGGACAAAAAAGAGTTTCTAATTTTTTCAAGCAGGTTTTGTGGAACTTGTGACCACAAGAAAGAATAAATCCGGTTCCTTTTGAAAATTTCTCGAGACACACCGCGCACTCTTCAGAGAAACTTGGAGTTTCATCCGTTTTGTGGACAAAACAAAGTTCTTCCGAATTCTTTGTCTTCTTTTTGCATCTCTCTCCGTTCTTGTTCGTTCCTTGACATTGAGACATAACTTACAAGTCGCTCGTTGAATTTTTCTTTCTTGAATGGTAATATGGACTATCTCGAGGAAGAAGACTTTGCGTACTATGGGGAACAAGAGAACGTCACAACAGAAGACATTTTTTCGCAGTACATGCGAGAGGTCGAAGAAGGGAGAGAGCAAGAAGCTTATGAAGACATTGTCGGAATCCAGGAACAAGAGCAAGAATTTGCTTACAGCTTCCAACAGATGGTCTCTTCAGGAAAGTCAGGGGGAAGTTCCAGCGCCGTTTTCGTTGGAAGGAGAAGAATCATCTCTGATGAGGAAAGGTTCGAAAAGGAGGTGAAAGAAATTCTCGAAGAGGAAGAGTCGGTGACAAGGCCGGGACCCAGGGATAAAACAAAGATTGTCGAGAAGTTGGAGGAACTTCTCCCAGAGTCGAGATTCTACAACGTGAGAATTTTCACAAGAGCCTATCTCTTTGTCCAAAAGAATGGCAAAGATTTCACTCCTGAACAATTCAGAAGCTCCCTCAAGGCATACAAAAAAACAAAGAAGCAGATGATAGCAGAGGATTTTCTCAGGTATTGTCTCATCGTCGTGGACCATATGTAAATATTTTTTGAATAAAATATTTTATTGTCTCCCAGACTCTGCTTTTATCATCTGCTCGAGGAAACCTCTCGGATCGGGAAGACCGACATCTTCCAACATCCGCAGACGAATTTCGTCTTTTTCTTTCTTTTTGAGACGAGGGGCTTTCGGGCGCGGCTCGAGTTTTTTCTTCTTATACCCACAAAATTCTTCTATGGACCTTTTGACCATGTAATCCAAAAGTTTCGCTTCGAGACCCTTCTTTCTTTCCCTGAGTTCTTTGCTTCTTTCGGAAAGTCGCTTGAGTTCACCGGAGATGCTCTCTATCTGTTTTATGTAAGATGACATAGTGAGTTTCTTCTTTCTTTTTGGTTCTTTCAAAGAAAAACTATATGGAACTTTTTGTGAAATTCTTTCTTTGTTTTCTGGGATGGATCGGAAGGACAACCCCTTTGTTCGTGAAGGATTTTGTCTGCTGGTCTCTCCAGAAAAAAACAACAGCAAAAGTCACAAGAAAGCTCACAAAGGTAAAGTGTTGGATTTCTGGACAAAAGTACCATATTTTGCTTAAACACAAAAGAGGTCCGTTCAACATGATCGGGAACATTTCTTGCGATGGGAAAGACCGATCCTTGAGAATGGCAAAATACCTTGGACCAAACAACGACTTTTTTGGTCAAACGGTCACTCCAAACGACCTTGGCTACGACGAGGTTTCCATTGAAGTTGTCTTCCCAAAACAGAAGATTCTGGTTTTCGAGAGGGATGAAGCCATTTCCCTTTCATAAAATATTTTTGGACAAAAATATTTATTCAAACTTCTCTCGCCAGAGTCTGACCAGAACGTCTCCGTGACAATCTTCGGTGTCCTTGCAGAAACAACCGAGAGTCTTCCCAGAAAGCTCTCCAAGTCCGTTCCACAATTTTTCTCGTGCGTGTCTTTCGTACTTTTGGATACATTCTTCCCTTGGCATCTCTGATATTTTGTAAGGATTCGCCCACACACTTTGAGGTAAATTCCAACCTCCCATCGTGCAACGACGTCCGATCCAGATGTCACAGTCCTGGATGACCTCTCCATTCTTCCTTTGGATTTTGACCCTCGAAGGCTCCCCGAGAGCGGGGCCGTACTTGACAATGACGCAAGGCACTCCCTTTTTCTCTGCGAAAGAAATTGTGGACTTTGTTCCTTTGGATGTGCCGTCCCAGAACGCGACCAAGAAAGAGCAGTCGTCAACAATCTTTTCGTTCCTCAGAATATAGTCCCTCTTTTTTGTTGGGTCTTCTGGTCTATGAACAACAAGAGGAACTTTCTTGTGCCTTGCCCACATCTCTGCAAATTTGTCTGCCCCTTTCGCTCCACCAGAGACGACTGCTGAAAATTCTTGTTGTTTCCATATTTTTCTCATCTCTCTCGCAAAAAGCTCCTTATCGCTAAAGTCCCTTCCACCAACAATTCCGATGTTGCTCATATTTTTTATCTGATAGAATAAAAAATCTTACGAGTTCAATATCTCAAGACGAGCACATCAAACACTCCGCTTCTGCGGCGACACTCACAGCGACTCCGGGGGCGCTTGTTCTGAGATAGTACATTCCTGTCTTTGCTCCGTTCTCCCATTGATAGAAATGGTAGGACGTCAACTTTTGGTACGTCGGATTTCGCATGAAGCAGTTGTGAGAACTCGACTGACAAACGTACCGACTTCTGTCTATGCCGAGTTCGCAGAGCCTTTCCTGAAAAAGTTCAAAGGCGTTGAGATATTTCTTCTTGATGTGTTCAAGGCGTTCCGTTTTCGTTGGGTCGCTTGTAGAAATTCCTTGGACTGAACCTTGCCCTTTCAAACATTTGAGCATATTTTGTTTGTCCCAAGCTCCGAGGCCGATCATGTCGTCGACAAAGTGTCTGTTCACAACGGCAAACGCACCACTCAAAACAGTTCTCTTTCCGATGATGCTCGTGAACGCTTCAAAGGATTCGTTGTTTCTGAGAATTTGTGCTGTGCTTGCAGTGGGCATCAGAGCGATGAGGAGACTGTTGTAGACACCATCTCTCATAGTCTCTATCCTCTCTTTGTCCCAGTCAACGCCGCAAAAAGATTCGGGGATTCCCTTTTTCTTTCTGTATTGTTTGACTTGCTCAATGGTGATGACATCAAAGGGAATTCCTGTCTCTTTGTGGAGAGATTCAGCATCCCAAAGGTCATGAGAAAAGAAACCCTTGGAAAGAGGAGAACCGGGAAAAGTTTCATAGTATGGTGTTTGGAAGCCCAGAGAAGCCCTTTCTTTCGAGATCTTTCTCGACTCTGAGATTGCTGCGTGGTACATCGTTTCAAAGATTTGTCTATTCAGGATTTTTGCTTCTTCGTCCTGCCAACAAATATCCATCATCGCAAAAGTGTCGGCAAGTCCCTGCACTCCAATGCCGAGAGGGCGATGTCTCAAGTTCGTCGTCTTGATGGATGGAAGTTCGGAAGGATAGTAGTTTCTGTCTATGACGTTGTTGAGAGACCGAACGATGAACCTGACAGAAGACGCAAGAGAGCCAAAGTCATATGTCCTGGTGTCTTTGTCCACAAAACTGTTGAGACAAACAGAAGAGAGATTGCACGATGCAATCTCCTCGTCCGAAGTGTTCTCTGTGATCTCTAAACATAAATTCAGAGAATGAGGGATTCCCGTGTGTTTCTGGTTGTTCTTTCGACAGATGGCGTCTTTGTAGACGATGAAGGGCATGCCCACCTCCGCTTGAGCGACGAGAATGTGATGCCAAAGTTCTTGAGCTTTCACTGTCGTTCTGGCCTTTCCTTCCCTCTCGTACTTTTCGTACAGTTCCTCAAAATCTTGTCCGTAGATTTCGTCGAGACCGGGAGCTTCCTTTGGGCAAAAGAGACTCCAATCTCCATCACTTTCCACCCTCTTCATGAAGAGGTCAGATGTCCAAATGGCGTAGAAAAGTTGTCTCGCTTTTTTGAGGTCATCTCCTCCTGGCTTCTTTGCATCCACAAACGTGAAGATATCAATGTGCCAGCAAGCAAGGAAGAAAGTTCCGCTTCCCTTTCGTCTGCCTCCTTGGTCCACATATCCCAGAACAGCGTCTGGAACACGCAGAAGAGAGACGACCCCAGAAGATTCGCCAAGACCTCCACCAATGTCAGAGTGTCGAACGTTGGATGCAGAATATCCAACGCCTCCGCTTCTCGACGAAATGATGGCCATCTGTTTCCACGTATCGATGATGCCGATGAGATTGTCTGGAATCTTTCCCAGGAAACAGGAAGAGCCAGAAAATTTCTTGAGACCTGCGTTGAAAAAGATGGGACTCGCCACCGTATAAAGTCCAAGAGAAAGTCCGTCATAAAACTGCTTGACCTTTTGAACGTCAGGCATCCAAAGCTGAGTGGCGACACGAAGGTACATGTGCTGAGGTCTCTCAAAAACTCGAAGTTTTCCATCATAGCACTTCTTCTTCAGGAGATAGGATTTTTCAAGGGTGCTGATGGCCATCCAATCAAACCGGTAGTCCCTTTCGTGGACAACAAACTCGTCCAGTTCTTCGGCATGCGAAGCGACAAAATCATAGAACCTCTCGTCGAGCACGCCTCTCATCCCTTTCGCCATGTCAGAGAACTTTTCTGGTGTTTCTGACCAGAGCTTGCGAATTTCCGCTCTTCCTGCCAAAACTCCCCAGTCGGGATGGATGAAACTCTTGAAAACGCAGACTTCTGAGAAGCTCTTGAAAAACTCAGAGTCTGTGCACGCATCGATATCTGGAAATCTCTGGGAGATGACGCCTTTATTCACCGAAAGACCCACGGAAAGCTCGTCAAACAATTCGGAAGCGGAAAGAACGGACATCTTTTATATTTGAATTTCCTTTCGATGAAATATGTCTTTTGTCGGTTCTCTTTGTCCGGCTTTTCTTCAAAAAAATATATTTGAAGAAACACTTTACCGAAAGCAAATGACTGAACATCTGTTTCTCGCAGAGACTCCTCAAGGGCATTCCATCAAAGTTCTCATCGAAATTCTCAACAGCTGTAGCGCGAAAGATATTTGCGTCAAAATTTGCAAAAAGGGAATTTTCCTCCACTACATCGACAACAAGGGAACGATTCTCATCGTCGTCTCTCTCGACAGAAAGGATTTTAGGAATTTTGACTACAACTGCGATGTCGACACCAACATTGGTGTGAACATCCAGAAATTTCTTGTTCTTTTGCGTTCCATCAAAAAGAAGGATGTTCTGACTTTGTACATTCCAAAGGACCTTCAGTCGCATCTTCGAGTACAGATTGCTCCTGTCTCCCTTGGAAAAAAATCTTCGGCAAAGGTTGAAGATTACGGTCTCAAGATCCACAAGATTCCAGGAGAAGAAGTCGAGGTTCCAGAGGAGGAAGGGTACCATTTTCCAAAGGTCATTCCGAGTTCAGAGTTCCAGAAAGTCTGTAAAAAGATGAACCTTCTCGGGAAGACCACCAAAATAAACATGGAGGAATCCAGCTATCTCAAGTTTTCGTCAGACTGCGCAGACGTCATGGATGGAGGAATCTCTTTCGGAGAACCATCGAGAAAGGGAGAAAGTTACGAGGCGGAATTCACCACATTTTCTCTCAACCAACTTGTAAAAATTCCTGGACTCTCTTCAGATGCCCAATTCTTTCAGCCAAAGCTCCCAAATTATCCTTTTAAAATTTCTCTGTCTGTTGGAGGCATCGGAAAAGCAGAATTTTTTATCAAGGACAGACAAACCATTGAACACGAAGAGAGCAATTCACGGGTCTAACCAGCTTAAAAATTTCTTCTTTAAAGAGAAGAAATCACAGGCTTTTTTTCCACTTAAGGCAGATGAACACTATGGACTTTCCAGAAATATCAGAGTTTGAAGAGACGACAGACGAATGTTCTCACCCTTCCATCGAAGAAAAGAAGGGAAAGAGAATCTGCTTGGAGTGTTTCCAAATTTTGGAAGGAGAAATTTCATACACTGAAAAGGATAGCGCGACGTTTGGCCCTAAAAGAACGTGCGCCGGAAGAGTCACAACAAGAGGAGAAGAAAAAAGGAACATTTTCAAAGACCTCGAAAGCGTTCAACTCCCGGAAAACGTGATGGAAGCAGCCAATGCCATGTACCAAAAAATTATGGAAAAAGAAGGCGGAGAAGCATCCATCAAGAGAGGCAAAAAAAGAAAGGGAGTCATTATCGTGTGCACGCAGAAGGCGTTCAAACAGTACGGAGAACATCGCTCCGTGTACGACGTCGCCGAACAATTTGGAGAAACACAGAAGGGAGCCATTTCTTATGGTCTCAAAAAATATTGCAAAGTCTTTCGCGAGAGCCTTACAGACTATACGAAACCCGCGGATCTCGTGCGGCGGACAGTGACAAAGTGCGGCATTCCTTTTGAAAAGTACCAAGAAATTTACGAGATGTGCCTTTCCGTTCAAGGCAAAACAAGGATGTTGAAATCTGCTGTCCCCCAGTCTGTTGCTTCCGCTGTAGTTTTTCTTTGGCAGACAATGAACAAAGAAAAGCCTTGGTCGTGCTACATGAACAAAAAAGACTTTGCAAAAACTGTGAGTCTCAGCGAAGCGACCATCACCAAACACGCAAAGGAGGTTGCGAAAATTCTCGGTCTCGACGACGTCAAAGTATAAATATTTTCTTCAAAATATTTTATTCGAGGATGGAAAAATTATCCATGCTCTCTAGTATCTTTTGTTCCATCTCGAGAACACGAGCAACAAGTTCAAAGTTTTTTTCTTTTAGTTGAGAGACTTCATCCAGAGTTTTTTGATGAAGTCCTCTCATCTCAGATAGGTCCCTCTCGAGTTCTCTTATCGTTTCAACTTTTTGGTCGTTCTCCGAAAGGAGTCTGATAATGACTTGGTCAGTTTCTTCCATATTATTTTCTTTGTCTACAAAGAAAATTAGAGTATTTGGGAAATAAGTTCGTCGTATGGCTGCTCAAGGAAACTTTGCGTTTCTACCAAATTCTTACAGAGTTTTCTCATGGCAGAAAATCCTTTCTTTTCATAAAGGTCTCCCTTCCACGCTTCCATCAAAAAATTCTGGTTGTTCTGGGGTTTCTCCCCAGACGTTAAAAAAACAAGGAACTCTCTGTGGGATTTGACGACTTTTTCTGAATCTTCCACGAGCTCTTTGATGTTTTGCAAAAGATGTTCCTTTGCTTTCTGAGGATTTTCAAACGATGAGCAGAGTTGGTCCGCTTCCTTTCTCGTTTTTTCGAGGATCTTCTTTCCTTTTGAGATGTTTTTGAGAGAGATGTCCTTCATTCCGGAAAGGAGATTGGGGAGGGCTTCCGCTTCTTCCATGGTTTATTCGGCTGTCACGATATATTTAAAGACTGTGGCTTTTCCTTGAGCTTTCGAATCGGCCATGTCAAAAACAACTTTTGAATTTTCAAGAATTTTTATTTCTTCCTTGTCCCCTTTTTCTTTTGCCCATTCGAGAACCTGCGCAAGCACCCACTTTTTTCTGTCAAGTTTCTTTGGCATCTTTGGAGCACCAAGGAAAGCGGTCTTTGAAGCTGTGGGTACAAACACCACACATTTTTCATCTCCATACTTCATCAGCAACCAAGACATCAAGCACTCTGAAAGTTTGATGGCGTCCATGTTTGTTCCATCAGAATTGTCTCCGGATTTGCCTTTCTTCCCTTTTCCGAAAGAGGTGCAAAACTGTTGCTCAATCACAAAGATGCTGGAACTGTCCCACAACTCTTTTTTTTCTTCCAACAAGGAAAAAAGGTTGAGACGAACCTGAACATCCAACTTTTTTTCATCAGAGGATATGTCGTAGACGTCAATGTCGATGCGCTCTCCTCCCAAAAGGATGGAGCGTTTGACCTCTTCGTACGTGGATGTTCCCTTTGCTCTTTCCTTTTTGTACTTTGTGCCGAAAAATTTCTCTCTCTGTTCTTTCAAAAAAGATACGTCCCAGTTTTCCACAGACCAAGCAAACGCCTTCCATCCGACGTCGAAAGACGAAACTCTGATGCTTTCCTTTCCATCGATAAACTCCTCGAAAGACGGGATGGTTTTTAAAGTTCTCGCCTTTGACATTTCTCTATAAAATATTTTTGCTCAAACAAAAAAATATTATGCTGGCAATGTCCCACAAGCCTCAAACAACATCTCGAGCTTCTTCTCAAACTCCTGGAGAGTTCCGTTGTTCTCTACAACAACATCCCAAATATCCAAGGAAGACGCTTTCTCTTCCAATTCTGAAAACTCGCGAGGAACATCTCTCTGAATTTTGACGAGAACGAACCCATTCCGTCGAAGCATTTCAGCCTCTTCTTTCTTTCGTACGTCCGTCACAAAAATATTTCCCTTCCTGTTGAGACTTATTTGCTCCTCCACCTGGTCAACAAACAAAAGAGAGTTTTTAGATGTCGCGTACTCGCCAAGAAGAAGGAGAAGTTTTCTATCTTTTTCTATGGGCATGTCAAAGGTTTCCAAAACTTTATTGTGAGCTTTGTACAGCAACTGACTAAAACTTAGAATTTTCCCTCCGTGCTTTTTTTGAAGGAAAAAGCACGCCGTGTCCTTCCCGCTTCTCATGAAAGGACCGAATGCCACCCTCATTGTAATATGGAAAAAGCTGTTTGGTTAAGTTTGTCAGCCATTGTGGGGGCTTCTGCCGTTCTTTCGGTAAAATGGTATGTTGACACAAAAAACCCGTATTGGCTCTTTGCTGCTCTCGCTCTCGAATTTTCTCTCGTTTTTTGCCATGTGCACCTGCTGAGTTTGGGAGAGGTGGAAATTCTCTTTGTGATAGCGCGAATGCTCGCTGTTCTTCTTGTTGTTTTCGCTGCTGTTTTATGGCTCTCTCGTTCAACAAAAAGTTGGAAGTTGTGGTTGGGAGTTTCCCTCGCTCTTGTTTCAATGACCCTTTTGGGTATCGCATAATATTTTTGAGTTCAAAAATATTATTTATTCGCTGGCCTTGACACGCTTCACAGCCTTGACGATATTGTCATAGTTGACAGTGTAGCTCGAACCTCCCCTCACCACAACATGAGGCTCGTCCCTCTTGACTCGCTCTCCCTCATAGGAGAAAGGAATCTTCTTGCGGCCCTCGGTGTCTTCCACAATCTCGTACCTGTACTTGACGACTTCGCTGTCCTTGTACTTTTTGAGAAGGCGGGTGAAGGTCTTCCTTCCAGCCTGGAGAGGAGCAGTGCTGTGAACGATGAGGTCGTTTCCCTTCAGAAGAGAAACATCCACAGCAGGTTCGATGGATTCAGGAACAATCCGGAAAGAGCGATGACCCTGTTTGAGAACAGGGGGTTTCTTCTCTCGTCGCTGGGTCTTTTTAGGGGTCGCTTCCACAGTCTCTTCCTCCTCGGCAATCTCTTCCTTTGCGGGAGCAGCCTTGGGTTTCCGAGGTTTCTTCTCAGCAGGAGGAGCAGCGGTCTTTTTGGGAGCTGCCTCTTTTTTGGGAGCAGAAGCCTTCTTGGTGGCAGTCTTCTTTTTGGGAGCGGCTTTTTTCTTGGGCTTCTCAACAACAAGTTCCTCTTCGGACTCTGAGTTGTCGGTAGTCGACTCGTCTTCTGAGAGTTTCGGTTCGGTGGCGCGCTTGGATTTCGACATCTTAGTGCTCACAAGTCTTTTTCCTTAAGTTCGTATTTTCGGCGCCGAGTATGCGCAAGCGTTCAAAAAGTTTTTATTCTTTTCAAATGCTGAATTTCTACACTCTGATATTTTCGGACAAGCGTGGTTCTCTGGTTGGAAGTGGAATATACAAAACCCCTGACCGCAGAACTTGCAATCTCCCAAAAAAGCCGTTCTTTTTCTACAGGCTTCGCTCCCACAAATTTTCCTCATTACAAACAGATTAAAGCAGCAAAATTCGCGGGTAAATGGCGGCTTGGAAGACACTTGACCATCAAAGTTTGATTGAATTTGTTGGACAGCTCATCAAAGACGCTGCTATCACCGAACAACAAATCTCTCGCGCCCTTCCGTCGGATCGCCCTTCGACCTGTCGCTTTAAAGCGACCAGAGGAAACGGTGAAATTTGTGGCCAACAATCCGTTGTTCCGTATGGGTTCTGCACCAAGCACAAGTCTTCCGTCCAAGGAAAACAAGCAAAGGAACTTTTTGAAAAACAACAAGAAGAAAAAGCAAAACAGCCAGAGAAAGAGCCCGCTCCTCCTGCGCCTGCACAAGAAAAGAAACAGGCAACGACAATCAGGAAGAACGCTTATGGGAACTGGCAGCACTCAGAGACTGGCATCATTTTCAGGAACCACGACAAAAAGGCTTCCGGTATCCAGAACTCAAAAGGAGACATTTCTCCTTTGACGAAGGAGACCATACAGTATTGCGAAAAGAGGGGATGGAGTTACGTCGCGCCAAAGGTCGAAGAAGAAACGGAAGAGGAAGAAACGGAAGACGACGAAGAATCGGCCGAAGAGGGAGAAGAGTCTGAAGAAGACGAGACGGAAGAGGAAAATGACGAAGAGGAAGAAGGAGAACAAGACGAGGAAGAGGATACTCCAGAAGAGGACGATTAAAATATTTTGGATAAAATATTTACTGGTGCGATACAAAGCTCTTTCCACAGGCGGCACAATCCACAAAAGCGGTCGCCATCTCATCACCACTTCTCGTTTGCACAACGAGAGAAGATGTGTTCTTTGACTTGCAAAACATACAAGCGACAAAGCCGTTCTGCACAACCAAAGGTTTGATGATGAGCTCGATGGCATTTTCTTCTCTTTCTCTTTCTTCAGAAAAAGTTGAGGAAGAAAATCCAAAGTTTCTTTGGTTGAGGTCTTTGACCGCTCCGGGTTTCGCGAGAACGTTCAAACACGCCCCGAGAACGTCGTAGTAGTACCACGTCGCAAACTCTAGAAATTTGGCGTTTCTCGGATCGACCTTGATGCCAAGTTCTTTGCAAATTTTCGTGGTGTTTGTGTTCATCTTCTTCTCGATGGCTTCTGCTTTCTCGGGAAACACTTCCCTGAGCTTTTCGAGAGTCATCTTTCTTATGGACATCTTGTGAAAAACAAGAAGAGAAAAGTTCTTGTAATACTTCGATAAAAAAATATGAAGAAACAGCTCGTTCTTCCGAAAGGACTTGTTGATGTTTTTGGAGGGAGCAATGAAGAAGCATTGAGGGCTTTTCTTTTGTCTTTGCTCACGAAGAAGAAGGAAGATTTTTCCCTCCCAAACTCTTCTCTCGTTTGGGATGAAGCGGAAGAATCTGGACTTTTCCATGGAGGAGATGTGAGGACAATTTCAAAGATATGGTTTGAAATGTGCCTTTTGAGCTATTCTGAAAAACCTCTCCCTCAAAGTCTAAGATTGGGAGACGTGCCCCTGCGCTTTCTTTGCGTGTTCACAGCAAGCAACAATTCCAGGTGCTTTGCTTTCAAAACAGAGAAGGGGAAGCTTTCAAAAACACAAAGCAGAGAAGAGGCGCTTGTTTTCGTATTTTCTCCCTTTCTTCCACAAAATCTGTATCAAGAAATTTCTCTTGGTTTTGGGACCATGTGCGACACAAGCATAGAACCAAAGTCTGGGGTGCACTCTGGAATCCTCTCAATGTCTTCAGAATTCACAAAAAACATCATCTCGTGTATATCCAATCAAGGGACCACTCCAAAAATTTGGCTTGTTGGGATGTCGATGGGAGGAGCGATGGCAAAGGCGAGTTTGTGGCACATTCGAGCCACGGGATGGAGAGGGGAGGCAGAGATCGTGACTTTTGGTTGTCCGAGGATAGGAAATGCGAAATTTTGTGGATGGTTAAAGAACAACGCGTCCGCTGATTCCTTCTCTGCCGTGCTTGTGACAAACGACGAAAGGAAAGTGGTCGCTGACCCAGTGTCCTTGTTTCCTCCGAAAGACAAGGGGTATGAGGATTGTCCCTTCTCGTGGTTTTTGCACAACAAAGTGCTTTTTTGGAGCGACTGGCTGCGCTCCACTCAGTCCGACCTTGACATCACAATTTCTGGTTGCCTTGCAGGTCTTTTGAATTTTGAAGATGTCAAAAAATACGGAATGTCCAACATGGGCATCGGAGAGAGAAACAGAGAATGGGAGATTGCACATAACCCCCAAGCGTATTTTGACAACCTATAAAAATATTTTGGATAAAATATTTTATTCAGACAGAGAATTTGAGTTGGAGCCAACGTATTCCGAGAGGGTCATTTCTTTTCCCGAGTACGTTCAGAATATTTGGTCGGCGCTTTATGGTTTGTTATTATTCTCGAGAATAATAATTGGAGCGAAAAGTCGCTTTATGCAGAGGCTGTTGGGGAAGGACAAACCGGTTTGGAAAAACGAGACGGTTTGATAGGCTGAACTCCGCCAGCACATTTCGGGTCTCCCTTGTGTCTTACGATGACAAAAATAACAACACCTATGATGATGAGGGCGATGACTGCGAGGACAATAAGAATAATCATACCCTTTCCGGATTTTTTTCCGACTTTTTTGCCAGACGAAGCACTTTGTTCGATGCTCCCTGTCGCCGTGGCGGAACCCACAAAATTCGCTTGCATCGCGCAAGAGCCGTTGACGTTTCCTTGTTGTGAGATGTCGATGCCTCCAGAAATGTCAGAGTTCGTGGCAAGAATCGTCAACCTGTCAATGTCGTTGAGACTGCTGATTTTACAGTGGTCTTCGATGGACTGGTTGATGTCTTGGCGGATGTCCTGATACGAAGTGTTTGTCGCGATGTCGTTGTTCAAAAAACCGCTCAACCAAGATCCGGCGTTCTTTGCTTGGGCGGAGTTCTTTGCGAAGAACACAGAGTCGATGGCTGCGTTTTGCGTCGTTGAGAAAAGACAATCCCCCGTCGCGGAGCAGGTTTGTGTAAAGTTGATGCCTCCTCTGATTGTCGAATCTTGAATGTCTATCGTCGTTCCACTGGCGATGTTCTGGCATTGGATGTCACAAGTGCCTGTGAAATTTTGAGCGACACTGGAAGATGCGAGTTGTTCTGCTGTATTTTGCGAGAGAGAAAATCCTGAACCCATCGCGCGTACTTACCAAAGATTTTTCTTTGAGCCAAGAAAAATCAGAATTCGAGGGTCATGGACCATTGACCCGCATTTTTGAGTTGTTTACCTTCTGCGTCTACGAGACGAACACAGACGTGTGGCGCCACTCCGTGCCTCTTATCAAAAAAATCTTTTGGAGAAATTTCTCCCATCCAATGGCTCTCTTTTTTCGAGAGTTTGACCTCCATGAGTGAAGAACGCCACGGACGCAACACACCTTCCAAAGTCACAACGATGAAAATTTTCTTTTTGCCTTTAAATCCAGAGAAGCTTGCTGTTGCGAGCATTTCCGTCACATTCGTGCGAGGAAGGAGAACGTCCGCGTGGGTGTTGTTGTTCTGTTCCACAAAAATTTTATCCATCATCATAGAAAATATTTTAGTCTTGAAAATATTTATTGTTCGTATCTTTGTCTCATTTTTCTGATGAAACCCTCTGGAAGTTTCTTCTTTGTCGAGGGGTCAATGAATTTTCCCGTTTTGATGAAGGATTTTATCTCCCTTTCGACGTCAAAACAATGGAACACCCCTTCGGAATAGCACATGACAATATTCCCCAAAGGAATTCCGAGAGCGTCCGGATTAGCGCATTTTTCTTGGAGTTTTGGAGGATATGGAAGAGAAGCTCCAGAAGAGAGTTTGTATTGCTTCTTTCCGTCTCCAGAGAGTTCCTGGACCACCAGAGCCAAAAATTCGCCTTCCAATTTTTTGATGTGTTTGAGGAATTCGCTTTTGTGCTCTTTGTCCAGAAGGAATTCTGGGGAAAGTTCTTCTTCTGGAACGAGGCCGATGGCACCCATCTCGTACAAACCACTTTTCAGCTTTTCTTCGAGATACGGAGTCTTTGAAGACAATGTCTTGGATAAAAGACCCAGGACCAGCGCAATGCGGCGGACATAATATTTCGTCTCGACACCTTTTGTCTCGAACAAGGCTTTCTCCAAACCACGAATGTCGCGCTTTGGCAATATCTTTTTGCTCGTCGAGAGAACGGCCTCGCGAACCTGTTCTGACGGTTTTTCCGACAGGAGAATGTACTGGGAGAAAGCATCCACCTTTGGAAGGGTATCAAACTTCTCTGGTTTCGGAAGCTGCGAAAGCAAAGATTCGGACCAAGCCTTTCGAGTCCTGACAACTTCCGCAAGAGCATCTGAGCGTTTCCTCAAAAAAGCGCGGAATTTGTTCGCATCAGGACCAAGAAGATGTTCCGGAAACAGTTCGAGCGCTTTGACACTTGCGATGTCTTCTCCTGGAGTGAACGCTCTGCGGAACACGAGACTCTTTTTTGACACTGAATTCTTTGCATCGAGAAGAAGCTGAAGTTCAGCCAGTTTTTGGATATATTCTCCCGTTGTTTTTGAACTGACGTCGAGCTGCTTTTCCAACGACCTGGAGTCTGCTTCGCTCAGATAGTCTCCAAGAATTTCTTTCGCAAACTTTCTGGTCTTTTCATCCCTTGACTTTGCCTTTTTCCAAGCAGCAAAAGCAAAGTCTGTCTTTTTCGTGGGGGACTTTCTGGATGCAGAACCTCTTTCCTTCACCTCTGCGCCGATGAGAATCGTTCCTCTCTTTTTCGGAGCGATGCCCATGGTCGACGCAAGACGAGTCCTCAGAAGAACAGCTTCGTCTCTCGCCCTTTTTTCTTGCTCATCAAGGTCTTCCAAAAACTTTTGTCTTTGCCTTCTGGGGAGAATTTCTGCTTTTTCTCTCTCTCGTTCGATGCGTTCCATCTCAGAGACAAGGAATTTTCCTGCCTCTGTTCTCGGAGCGAGAGAATCTCTCGCTCCTTCTGCGGCTTCGAAAATTTCTCTCTCCAACTCGCTTATTTTTTCTCTCTCTTCCCGAGAGAGTTGAAGTCTTTCCTTTGGATTCGGAAAACGCAATCTTCCTCCTTCCGGAAGTTTTTCTCGAGTCAACAGTTTCTTTTGTTCTTTGACTTCATCAAGAATTTTTTGAATATCTTCTGACCTCTTTTGCAACACAGCGAAATCTCTGTAGACGAGAGGGATGTCGTAGACCCTCCTCTTCTTTGACTTTTTTTCGTCCTTCAAAACTCGAGAAATTGTGGGGATGGAAGACCTTGAAATCGGCTTGCTTATGCCTTTCTCTGTGGCGTATCTTTTTTGCCACCTCTTCACAAGTTCCACGAACCTGTCGTAAGGCTTCTCTTCGTACTTGTAGACATCCACATCCTCTTCCAAATGGGTGCCGACAAGTCTGACGGTTCCTATCCTCTTTGCTCCATAGACGGTCCTTTCTGCTTTTCCGACCATTTCCCGAACTGCACCTCGTCTCTTTGCTGTGGTTTTTGACTTTTTCGTGGATACTCTCTCGGTCAAAACCTTTCCAACTTTCTTTTGTGCTGGAGGGAGTCCCAAAAGTTTCCGCTCAGCAGGAGTGTATCCGAGCCTGCCGCTCGCACCTCCTTTTTGTTCTTCCCCACCGGGTTCTGAACCCACTCCCACAGGAACGACGATGACGTTATATCCGAGTTTCTGAAGTCTCGCGGCTTGTCTTTCCGCTTCTTCCTCGGCGAGAACGAGGTCTTCGTCTTTTTTAGTTCCAGGAATTATGGGCAGTTCTTCCTCTTTTTCTGCCTCCTGTTCTTCTTCGAGCTCAACTTCGAGCTCCCTCTCAAATCTTTTCATCTCCTCTTCTTCTTGTTCTGCGAGACCTTCGTCGTCCTCCGTTTCGACGTCCTGTTCAAACTCTTCTTCCGACTCCTCTTGTTCGGAGAATTCTCGTTCAGATTCGTTATATTCGTCCGAGTCCATTAATATTTTCTCAGCTTTCAGAAAAATTCTTTCGAAGCATAATGGGAGAAAGACTTGTAGCAACGATTAGCGCCATCGGTGAGTTTGTCGGAGCTCTCGCTGAGCTTTTCCCGAAAGACAAACCTCTCGTTGCTTATGATAAGAGGCTCCAAAAAACTGGAGTCAGAAATAAGGTTGCGATGAAGAAGCATTTCCAAGAGTTTGAAAATTTCTTCCAAGAGAATGGAGAGAACGTGGCGACAGGGAATGTCGATGGCATACCAGAAGACACAAAGATTATGTACGCGTCAGAGACGTACATCGCCATCGGAAAGATTCTTCGAGACATGGAAAAGGACGACACTGTTGTTGTGTTTGACCATCTGAGAGCCATTAGAGCGCTCGTTGCTCCGGAAAAGCCCAAGGAGGGGACGGAACACCTTCTCGGTTCCGTCATCTCTGAGGCGAAACAGATAGGAAAGAACCTCTTGGACAGCGGTAAGATTGACAGGTCAAAACTTTCCGGAAAGCCAGACGCCAAAGCCATTGCGGAAATTGCACCTGTCATGCTCAAGGAGTTCCTCGAGAGTGGAGCCATCGAGAGAATGGTCGAGAAGTTTGACGGAAAGGAACTCGATATGGGCTCTGTTCTTGGGATGATAAAGGGAATGGCTGGAGAAATGCAGTAATAAAATATAACGAAACTTATATTTTAGGAAGGGAATGGCGGAGCTCAGAAACAGAAGAAAACCACAGGAACAAAAAAAGGAGAAAGTCGATGCTCTCTGTTTGTCTGGTGGAGGGATAAACGGCATCGCGACTCTCGGGGCGCTCGAATATTTCTCGAGAGTTTTTGACCTTGATTGTGCCACAAAATTTTGTGGCACATCCATTGGAGCGATAATCTGTCTTTTGCTTCTTTGTGGCTACAAACCAAGAGAGATTTTGGATAGAGTGCTCTGCGAAGGAGACATCTGTTCTCCACTTTCGAAGCTCGCGTTTTTCACAAACTATGGCTTGAACGACTCCACTCCTTTGGAAAAAAAATTGGAAGAGCTCATCGAGCAAAAGTTTGGGTTTGTCCCGTCTCTCCTGGAACTTTTCACTATCACCCAAAAAGAATTTGTCTGCGCTTGCGCAAACCTCTCTGCGATGAGGATAGAGTATTTTTCCAAAACGACAATGCCGAGCATGTCGTGCGTGGAGGCGGTTCTTTTGTCTTGTAACGCTCCAGGTGTTTTTAAAAAGAGAGAGTATCTCGGAAGCACCTATACAGACGGAGGAATTTTTGATAACTATCCATTGTCTACGTTCGACGATGGAAAAACAAAAATCCTCGGTATCAACATCGGAAGCTCCTGTTTCTCTGGGGACGTTCCAAACTTTTTTGACTACATGCACCGCCTGGCGTCGTTTGCTGCTGTTCAAAACTCTGAGAAAACTTTCAGCCCCCTTGTGCTGAACATCAAACTCAAGGTCGAAGAGTTTGCTTTCAACCTCTTCATTCCAAACGAAAGAAAGATTGAGCTGTTTGGAATAGGTCATGTGAAAGCGTCGAAAGCGTACAGAGAGATACTCGAGCTGAGAGAAACTCTAGAGATGCATTGAGGAAAGAAAAATATTTTGCAAATAAAATATTTACCCGAAACGTATCGTCTTATAGGATTTCCTTTGACCGAATAATGTCGGAGGAAACTCAAACTCCAGAAAAGAAATACTCTGTCATCGTCAACCTTTTGCCGAGGACGACTCCTTTGGTTTCAAAGAAACCCGACTTTGGAGACCTCGGAGACCTTCATCTCGACATGATCGAAGTGAAGGAGAAACTGCGCCCAGGGCTTCCTCTCGTCCCTCCGAAAAGAAAGGAAGAACCAAAGAAAGAGGAAGAAGAAAAGAAAGAGGAAATTCTTGCTCCACCAGAACCAGAAAAACAGACGCAAGAAGAGCCGCCTGTCGAGCAACCTGGACTCGTTTTTGAGGAAGAGGATGACGACCCTTCTCCGGCAAGCGATTCGGAAGAAGAGCCGGATGCGCCGCAGACAAACGCGCAGAGACCTCCCCCAGTTGTCGTACCTCCAGTTGTCCTTCCACAAGAAAACCAGGACGATGACGACTCAGAAACATCCTCTGAAGATGAACCAGAACAACAGGACCCAGAGGAGATTCTGACAGAGGAGCAAAAGGAAGAGAAAGAAAGGGACGAACTTCTCTGGAAGTTTAAAATTCTCAAGAAGAAACATCCACAACATTTGGATACAATCCCTGACTTTGACGAGCACAGCGACATCGTCACAATGAGAAGAAAGTACCAAATGACAGTCAAAGAACTTCATATGGAAAGCAAGCTCTTTGAGTACCGCAAATTTGTGTTTTTCGGCGGGTGTTTGTTCGAAGGTCTGTGCACAAATCTCCTTGGCGTGGACGTGAAAGGATTCTCAGAAGTCCAAGATATTCACGGTTACGACGCTCTGCTTGTCGAACTTGGTGAAAAATCCTACACAAACTTCACTTCTTACTTGCCTGTGGAGCTCAGGTTGCTCATCGCCTTTGCAATGAATGTCGCGATCTTTTACATTTTCAAGACGATGTCCATTCGGGTGACGAGCGAGGACGTGTTCAACATGATATCGCAGGTTGGAGGACAAAAGGTAGCAGATTTCTTGCGTCAGGCAACAGGGAAAGAGCAAAAGAAAGAGACAGAAAGTGCACCGACAACGAAAAGAAGGATGAGAGGGCCGACCATCAAAGCAGAGGATGTGAGAAAGATGTCTATAGGTAAAGAGGACTAAAAATATAAAAATATATTTTTCTAAAATTTTTGACACAGTGCCTTGTCTTTTGTCAAAGGGTTGCCAGAATAGAGGAACGCTTTGCATGGAGAGTCTTTGTACGTCGGACAACCTTTGACAACTTTTTTTCCTTCGCTCTGCGCAAAAGCAGCGAACCTTTCGGCAAGGTCTCTCAGGCGCTCTGGGGACACTCCATGGGTCAAGCCGTAGTGTATCTCTGCATCGGAAAGTTCCGGAAATTTTATCTTGCAATAGACAAAGAGGTTCGCCCACGTTTCGCAATAGCCTGTGATGAGGCCTGGAACTTTGGAAGCTCTGGATTCGACGCTTTGTGGACCAAACCAAGGACAATTTTCTTCTGTTTTTGCGAATGCATAGCCTATCAACCCGAAAGTTTCTGCAAACTTTTTCACAAACCCTTCCTGACTTTTTATATATTTTTTACTAGAAACAACACCATGAGGTTCAAAGAAAGAAATTTTCTTTGTCTTTCTGTCTATGACCATGGTGTTTGCGTGTTCTCCGCCTCCGACGATGATAGGAACAACGACGTGGCGCGTTTTACTCGGCAAAGTTCTCACCTTCTTCATCTCAAGAACGAGCTCTTTCGGATAACAAAAACTATCGCGTTTGACTTCGACATACCTCCCAAAATATTTTCCATGTTCTGACCATGTGTGGATGCGAGGAACCCATAACAACCCCTCTCTTTCGAGAGCAAACAAAAGGGAGAAGGTTTTGAGGTAGAGATAGCGAACGCCTTCCTTTTTCGTCGCAAAGGATTCTGACAGAAGCGGAAGACCGACTCCCACAGTGGATGTAAATTCTCTGAGAGCAGAGAGCTTCGTCTTTGAAGTTTTTACGGTTTGTCCGAGCCGAGCAGGAAGAGGTAAAGTTTCCAAAGTTTTGATGTGCTCTGGAAGCAGAACGTTTCCTGTGAACGGGTCTTTGTTGTAACCTGTTGCCAGCACGCGTTCCAAGTAGTTTTTGTCTGGGCGAGTGTAGCACGTTCTTCCTATTTTAAGAAAAGAGTCTGAACTGAGGTCACCAATGTCGTCTCCGTCGACGACAGAAAATCTGTTGACGCAACCAGACTGGACGAATCTCTTTTTCCTGACCCTGTCGATGTCAAGAAGGTTGCCTTTCTCTTTGAAAAGTTTGAGGCACTTCTCGCCTTTGACGAACCTTTCCATCTTACTTTTTTCTTTTGAACCAAAAGAAAATATTTACTGGGGCTTTCCGATGAATTGGTCAATCCAAGCAGCCATCGACTTGACTTCATCTCCGCCGCTCTTTCTTGCGACTTCGACTCCGTTTTTGAAGATGATGAAAGTGGGAAGGGAAGAAATTTTCAGAGCGTCCTTGACTCTTGCGGATGCGGGGTCAGCAACATGCACCTTGGCAAACGACACGTCCTTTCGCGCGCACGCCGCCGTCAGTTCATCAAACTTTGGCAACATGGCACGACAGGGTCCGCACCAACTCGCCCAAGCATCAACGACGTAAAATGTGTTTGAGCGGATAGCTCTAGCAAAGTTGCCGTCGGTGAGTTCTTGAGGAACTCTCTTTTGCGTTTGTTGCTGTTGCGGTGCTTGCCTCATCTTACAAGTCAAACGCTCCCTCTTGGAAATAAAAAAAGTTTTTATTGTAAAAAAGAATCCCAGAGAAAGTTTTGTTCCTTCTTTTGTTCTACGAGTTGGAGCAACATGCCTGGCTCTTTTGTGTTGCAGAACTCGAGGATGTGTTTTTCCTTTCTTGCTCCCAGTTCGATGAAAAAGTTTGCGAGCCCTTTTTGTCTATGTTTCAAAGCCATCGAAAGAGCAAACTCCCAATCGTCGAAACTGTACCTTTCACAAACAAAAGAGACAAGCGTCGAATCTCCAGAAATTATGGCTTTTTCCAGCATGTTTTTTGCCTCAGAATCTCCAAGAGGAAATAAAGAAAAAGAGAGCTCTTGCTTTCCCGTGTTTTCTGCTATGTATGCAGCTTCTGGTGTTCTTGTCCCACAAAAAGTAAGGATTTTGGATGGAATATTCCATCCCTTGTCGATGGTCCAACAAAGACATTTTTCTGCGAAAGATGTCATGCTCTTTTTTAACTTCGAATAAACTTTACCTTTCCCTTTTTTTCTTCTGGAGGCTGGTTTTTGGCTGTCTTTTTCTTTTTCTTTTCGTCGGGAAACCTGTCCTCGATGAGCTCTCTGTTTTCCTCGACAATCTGAATGAACGAGTCAAACGCTTTTTCCATGCTTTCCTTGTGCTTGCCAGAGACTATTGTTTTCGAGCTTCCAAACACCATAAACGTGGTGTGTTTCTTTGGCTTTCTCCTTTTGATGTATTTATTCTCTCTTTCGTATTTTATGCTTCTTGACCAGCCGTCGCTGTACTTTTCAAAAACCATCACCTCATACGCAAAGTCATCGGGGACGGAACTTCTCATTCTGATGTTCACTTGAGTGTTTGTGGTAGGTTCAAACCTTGAAATTTTGACTCTGTCCTCGTAAGGCTCGGAATTCATGACTGTGTTCAGGACCTCTCTGTCGATGGTGAAGCCAAACGTAAAGTCCACATTCGTCATCACCGTCTCGAGAAAAAAGTTTGGGTGCTGTTCGCCTTCGTTCAAAACAAAAGAGTCGGGTATGTCGGAAATGTATTTCCAAAGGATGTCCACAGTTTTCTTGACTTGTTCTTCCGTCCTGCAACCAGGAATTTTAAAATTCCCTCGGAATATCATAATGTGGAGGTTCTTTCCATCCACCGAGAGAATGCAGGTGACCTGATTGAGAAAATACTTTTTTGTTGTTTGGTTCTTTGCTGCCTCTGGATTAGTGACGATGCCGCGAAAATTGTTGCCGTGTCTGAGGCTCACTATAGAACCTTCTTCCGCAGACACAGACTTGATGTCTGGAATTCCAGACTTTCTTTTCACCTTATATTCCGCCTCTGTCACAGGAAGTCCCGCAAAAATGTTCTTGAGGTCGAATGTAACGTTTGTGTACGCCATGACCGTCTTGGTCGAAACCTTGCAATCTGAGAACTTCATCTCTTTGCTTCATGAAATAAAAAAACGGCTTTTTATTTCCTTTTCATACGACTTCCACCCTTTTGTGGTGCTTCAAAAAAAAGTGACAACCTAGAAAAAGACAACAGGCAGCAGCAGAGTTCAATAGAATCACTTCTACGACGTTCGTCTCGTCCTTTGCTCTGTCTTGTCTTTCGCAAATTCCCATCGCGACGCAGAGACAGAACAAAAAGTATATCGCAGAACCAAACTTTTTGTGGTTCAAACCAAAGAAGAGTTCCATCCATTCTCTTTGGAACCTCTTTGGTGTCAAAACAACAGAAAGTTTTACGGCTGCATAAAAGACGCTTGTGAGAGCCAGAGAAAAGCCAAGAAAACTGTGGAATGTTGTGGGAAGAAATAACTCTTCTCTTTGCTTTTGCTTTCTCGGCAACCAAACAAAAGGAGCAACGAACGTCGAAAAAGAGAGCACATGCAAGGAGACATGTAAGATTTTTTTGTGTTCAACAAAAGGAACAAAGAGGACGCTGAGACTCAAAAACACAAACGCGAGAGACGCGAAAAGAGGGTGAAGCATGGTTGGATTGACCCATTTATCTGCTTTTTCCCACACTAACAAAAACCAGAGGCTTTTCAGAACAACAAATTTTCCGAGGATCACGGCTGTGAGAATATCTTCTCTATTCATTTTTTTTATATAAAATTCTCTAAGTAATATGTCACTAAAAAGGGGTTCTGCCGATTTGGGACAAGACGTTGACGGCTTTTCTCTTGATGCCGGAGCAGCCCTAACTTCAGCATTTGGTACGAGTTGCTTTCCCCTTCTGGTCGCTGTTGGCGCGATCACTCCTCTGCTCGTTTGGCTTGTACTCTATTTTATTCAGCCAAGGTTCATCCAGACCAGGAAGGACACGGGTTACGCGCAAGATAATTGGAAGCTCCTCAAATGGACCGCAGTTTTCACGATCGGCATCTGGCTGATTTTCTGGGCTTTCACCTTCTGTAAAGACTACAAACAACAGACCATCTGTCTGGGTTAGAGAAATTTTTAAGAATAAAAATTTCATAGACACGCTCTGCAAACGGAGGCGTACATGTTTCCGACAACTTCCTGTTTTTGGTCGTCGGACAACCTTTTTGTGAAGGGAGCAGGAACCATAAGTTTTTTCTTTGCGCAAAAGTCACAAGAAGCAAGCAACTTCGATACGGAATCGGCTTGCGGGATCAAGCTGAGAATTTTGCCCATCTTTTTCTGCTCAAAGTCTCCATCCAATCCAGATACGATGACCCTCTTCCCGGAACGGACGATGACCAACACTCTCTCTGCAAAGTCTTTCTCTTTGAAAAACTGTGCTTCGTCGATGCCTATAACGTCAAAATCTGCTATTTCAATGTCCTTGACGAAAAGAACTTTTTGAGACTCGAATGCGCGACTGGCTCCGGAAAGTTCAGAGTTATGGGTGGAAAATGCCACAGAACCTTCTGGACCTTGTCTCGTGTCTTTCGACGAGTTGACGTAAAGAACCTTGAAACCGATACTGGAGAAGACTCCAAGTCTTCTCCGAAGCTCTGTTGTTTTTCCTGACCTCATCGGTCCACAGATTATTTCGAGACCGGAATTGGAATACATGGTTTCAAGCTTTCTCTGCTTTGAATAAATTATGGCTGAAAAAAATTTTGTGATTGTCGACAATGCATCTTTTCGTGGTTCTCAGCAAGCCACTGCTGTGCTGATGAAGGACATGGTCAAGGGAGTTTTTTTGCCGTTGACGACAGACGAGCCTTGTTATTGGTGTAGAGAACCATTTCACACGATGTGTTACGCTGTGCCTCTAAAATACCACAAACACAGGGAAACGGGAATTCACGCGGAACGGATGAAGGAACATTTTAGGCTTTACAACCTTCCTTCTGACCACGGAAACGACCACTTTGAAACGGAAGGGATTTTTTGCGGAAGGGGGTGTGTCAAGGCGTTCATAGAAGACGAGCTTCCAAAGAAGCCCCATTTTTACAGGAAGTCTCTGGGACTTTTGACCATAATGTGCATGAAAATAGACGGAAGTCTTTCAACAATTATCTCATCCCCTCATTGGAGACTTTTGAAAAAATGGGGTGGAATTCTGACGATAGAAGAGTTTCGCGCAAATTCATGCCTCAAAAGATACGAAATTTCCCCAAACACCAAAAGACCGTATATGTATTGTACTGGAAGGTATGTCGAAGAGAGAGACATCTAAAGAAAAATATCCAAAGATATTTTTTGTAATGTTTACTTTTGGCTTTGTTCGAACAGCGACCCACGGAGGAATTTTCAGAGACTCTTACAGAGTTTGGACAGAGAGAAAGGAGTCGCTGCAAAAGATTGTCGAAGGAAAGGAAGGAGACTGTTCCATCCCAAAAATGACGGCTTGGTTTTCTGCGTTCTATCCTGACTATTCTCATTGTTTCGAAGAATTCCTTCAAAGGGAAGATGCGATCATTTCTCGTCTTTCTCAAGTTGAGGGCAAAGAGTTTGAAAAACTTGTGGCTCAAGGAAGAACGAATGCAGAGAGGATGGCGGAATTTCTAAGCCAACACAACCCTTGGTTTTTGAAAGGACCGGGTGCGTTGATGTTGCAAAGATTTTTTGACATGTTTGTGATGCAAAAGCTCGGATACCAAGGTTGTCAGGACGAACAAACAAGGCTTTCATTTCAGATAGCGGAAGAATTCGCGAAAGGATTGGTGGAACAATTGGGCCTTGTCTAGTGAACAAGAGAATTTGTGTCTTTGTATGGAGCGTGCTCGAAAAGTTCCACGTCGGCTCCTGGAGGACCTCCCCACTGAATTTTTCCAGACCACACATCGTTGACCCAGTCAGCTGCCACTCTCATTTTTTCTCTTTTGGTTTGGTTCGTCTCGTCGAAAAAGATGTATCTGTACTCGAAATCTTCTTCTTTCCCGAGACATCTTTCATGAAGTTTTTTCTTTCCTTCCAAAGAAATATTCTCTTTGCTTGCGAGACTTGTTATCGTTGTAAATTTTTCTCCTGTCTTTTTGGAGCGCACAGCCGCGTCCTCTTCGGAAAAGCCAAAGATCGGATGTGACAAACTCAAAGAGAATTTTCCTGGCGGAAACACCACAAATTTTTCTAAAACTCTCTGAGATGGAAGGAGTAAATCCGCGAAAATTCTCTCTTCAGGCACTCCAGGAACAACTTCCACCCTTTTGCCTTCCATACGGAACTCGAACCCTTTCTCTGTTGCGCTCCATTCGCTCTCTGGAATCCAAGAACCCATTCTCGGTGGAGGGGAAACGAGAAACTTGCCTTTCTCTGAAATTCTCCATGACCTCGTATCGAACGGAAACACTCCAAAAAAGTTTTTGACCCAGCTGTCCTTGCATGGAACGATAAAGAGGTCGATGTCTAAAAGTCCCTCTGACGAAACGACAAATCTCGTCCAATGTGCTTGGTTGGACAACCTGTTTTCTGCGTCGTAGGCTCCCATATTTCCGTTGATAAAATAGTATCTCTTGCACTCTTTGAGTTTTTGTGATGGAACCCATACGTAAGGCATCCCTTTCACCCAGTATCCGACAGAGTCAAAGTCGAGAGACATTACACAACATTTTTATTGTCTCAATAAAAATCAGCGGCATCCCAAACAACCGTCCCTTTCGACGATACAAATTCTCTCTGAAAAACTTTTGTCACACTCTTTGCACTCCCAAAGAGCAAACATTCTCGAGGTTTTCTTCACTTGCATGGGGGTCTGCTCGTTCCTTTTTGACCAAAGCTTTGCCTTTCCGCTCGAAGCGAGAGAACGACGGAAACACTCTTTACAATCTTGGGTGTTGCAAAGTCTCTTGCACATTTTTCAAAAAATATATTTCGTCAAGAATATATTTTCTTTTTTTGAAATCAAGAGAAGAACAAAGGAATGGCTTTTGCTTTCCAACACTTGTTATGAACACCACAGACAAAAAGTTGGCATGTCTCTCTTGCGGAGTGTCGACCGACCGTCCGAAAGAGTTTCTGAAACATTGCAAACTTCACGCTCATACACAAAACAGGTATTTTTGTGGATATTGCGAGTCATTTGCTGACTCTTCTCAAGAATTTTTTGAACATCCCACAAAGAAGCCATGCGTTCTTCACAGCTTTTTTGAGCTCTTCACGAAAGAGGCGTGAGAATATACTTTTGTCGACAAAAGTATTGTAATGGACGCTTCGAACTGGAAATTTGAGAGAGAGGTTTTTCCTCAAGAGGAGCAGCGCGCGCCGAGAGTCACAGAGACAGGAGAGTGCAGAGACGAAAATTCGATGGTCCCTCTTTTGAGGCTGAAAACTCCCCCTCAAAACCAAACACTTCAAGAGTATTTTGGTCTTGTGCAAAAGGACCTTCCTTGGTACAGCGATGTCGACGCGTTCGGCACTCCGAAAATCAATGGATGCAACTTTTTGGCTCTGGGTACACAAGTGCCTGAACTTGCACTTTTCCCCAGAAGTCCTTACACGGACTATGGAAATCCAAGAGGAACAACAGGACAGGAACTTGTTGGAGTAGCGCAGAGGTCGGGAGCGCAATATCTCAGCTCTTCGACAAGAACTGGGAAGCAGATATTTCGCTCAAAGCACAGAGGTATTTGTCCTCTTGGGTGGGTTTCCGGACCGAATGGGTTGTGTCTCCCAGAAAATACAGCTCAAAGAGATGGAATGTTCTACAGCGTTCCGAACGTTTCCGCTCTCTACAACTTTTCGAATTGCGGCATACAACAGTGTATGGGAGCCACACAATAAAATATTTTTTGAAATATTTTATATGCCATGTCGAACAAGACCGAGCCTTTCGAGTTCGGACTCGACGATGTCGCACAGAGTGTCTTTTTTGACAGACGTTCCCTTCTTTTTGCGTTTGTTTGGGTTGTCCCTTATCAGATGGGCTGCCGAGAGCATGTCTTCGTCTTTGTATCCTTTTGCTTTCATCGCCCGATAGTCTATGGACCCTGAAGCGAGAGCCTCTTCTATCTCTTCTGGCTCGAGAGGTTCGAGCTCTTCTTCTGGGAGTTCTCCCCTTTCTCTCGAAATTTTGGATATCTCCATGAGAATTTGGAACAACAAAGGAATTTTGACAGAGCTTCTGCAAACGACGCCGAGGCCCTTTTTGCCGCTGAGATTTGTCTTTACGCGGAAGACGCCTGGGTCCTTTGCGAGATAGAGTCCAAGAAGAGACTCCGACTCTGTGGCTTCTTTCCGCCTCTTCACCACCTGCTTTTTGATGTCGGCGACAATTTTCTCTTCGAGCTCTCCTGTCGCCGTCGTCCAGACAAACTTCTCTTCGTCAAACATTCGAGACTTTCCGTTGGGGGCGTATCCTTTCCTTGCGATGTCGTACGCAGCGGTGCTGACGAGGTCCTGCGAAAGGAGATGGACGACCGTTTCTTTTCCATCGATGTCCACTCTGTGGATAAAGTTTTTGTATTTTCCGAGAATGTACTCGAGTTGTTCCAGATGTTTGTCAGAGAGAGGTTCGCCTCTTTGGACGAGAGAGTGCGCAAGTTCAAAGAGGACGATTCTGACCTTGTAGTCCAAGGATTCAAACTGCTTTTTGAATTTGGCGAGACTGACCTCGCACAAACCCCTGACTTTTTCTTTGCTCGCTTTGAAAATTTGAACATCAAACACAGACTCTGTGTCCTCCTTCTTTGTCACAAGAGGAGACAAAACGTAGAAGATGTCTGCGAAATTCCTCTGCTCTTCTCCAAAAGATTTTACGAGGTAAAAGACATCGTTCTCTTCTGCGAGATAACAGGGGAACCCGAAACTGTCGAGTATGGTTTCCCTGTCGTCGATGAGATCGCTCAGAACAGCGAGAAGAAGCCTTTCCTTTCCAAAGGTTTTGCTCAACTTTTCGAAACTTGCGTACGGATTCCTCCCAAAAAAGTCAAGAAGTTTTCTCTTGATGTCCTCTCTTTCTTTCCCAGAGTAGTACATGTCGTACGTGTCGTCGCGATATTCTTGTTGGGGGTATCCGTACCTTTCTTCTGGACCCGAACGAGGATTCTCTGGTTTGGCAGAGGAACAACCAAAGTCGCAAACGTCAAAGTCGCAAACTTCCGAACCGTCCTCGTCTGCGGGATCCACGTTTCTGGCGTAGTTTAGAGGACAGTCGATGGCGTTTTGCTTCATCAGACGAAGAACTTTCGCGGATTTCAAAGCCTTCTTTTCTGCCTTTTTATATGTCAAAATATCTGGTGTCACATCAGGAAGAAATTTTCCTCTCTTTGCATTGACGGCGACGTGGCGGTAGACTTCGACGTTTCTTTGGGATTTTGGAAGGTCGGCATGAGAACCGAGACGGATGGCTCTTGCGATCGCCTGTTCTATTTGGGGAGATTGCCAATGAGGTGTGAGAACATGGACCTTTCTGACGTTTTTGAGAGTGACTCCTTGAGAGAGGATTTTGGACGCGATGAGAACTTGTATTTTCTGTCCGTTTTTGTTTTCTGGTGAAGTGTAGGCTCCAAGAACACTTTGGACTGTGTTTTTGTCCATTCCTCCCTGAAGGACAGCAAAGCGTCTCAAACTTTTTTCTGGGTTCACTGCACCATTGTTTGCTTGTTTGAGACCAAAGAGTTTCAAGATGATGGCGAGAAGGAGAGCTCCACCAGAACGGACGGATGAACTGTAAACAAAGATGAGCTGGTTGGGGTTCTCCAGAATAGAGTCCACGATCTGTTTGAATTTTGAGCTGTACTCTCCAAGGTTTTCTTTTATCTTTTTTGAGATGGCAGGGGATATGCCATAGTTTCCCTTTGCTCCTTTCTTCGTCGCAAACCTTTCGAAACCTCTTATGCCGTAGAGGTCAACAGGAGCAACTCCCTCTTGTTCCGGCCATACGAAAAGAGAAGCATCAAGGCCGAATCTGTGGAAGCCACCGCCTTTCTTTGACACTTTTCCTTTGACTTCGAGAGTTTCTGTCTCTGCTCTTTCGACCGCCTTTTGTTGGTATTCGCTCATTGCGGACGGGTAGAGACGAATGTGTTCCGTCCAGGGTCTCGAACTTTCCTTTAGCGAAGACTTTGTTGCTTTTTTCCAGACAGAGAAATTTTCTGGTTCTACCCAAGGCACAGTGGAACCGATGTCCACTCTCTTTGTGTCTGCGGCTGCGGCTCTCAAATAAGAGACCCTCCCGCGAAAGGCGTCCTCGAGTTTTTTCTTTCCTTCTGGCAAAGATAAAAGGCGCTCGAACGCCCTTTCTTCAGGAAGCTGCTTGTCGGAAGGGAGGATGAGGTTCATCACGTATGCGATGTCCCAGACTTCGTTCAAAATAGGCGTTCCAGTGAGAAGGACAATTTTTGAATCTTTTATTTTATGCAAGAAGGTGTGCATGAATTTGTACACGTTGGATTTTTGCTCTTTCCCTTGTTTTTGTGGAGCGACTTCGTCTTCTTCTGTTTCTTGTCCAAGATTTTGCACTTCGTCGATGATGATAAGCCTCCCAGAGTATTTTCTGGCAACAAGTTCCCAGTCGATGGCTCCGTCCCTCACAAAACTTTTTACGACAAGATTATAAAAAGTTGTGGGTGTCCAAAATTCGAACTTTGCGTCTGTCATCCTTCGAAGGGCGATACGATACGCTTTTTCTGTTGGGTCCCCAGGAGGTTTGGGAAAGGATTTTGAAGCGCACATCGTCAAATCTTTACGAAAATTTTCCTGAAGAATGCTGCTTGCAAACACCATGGGTTTTTCCATATCCTTTGACTGGGAAAAAGCCTCTGAGATGGCGATGGCAGTGCATGTGTTGTGACAAACAATTCCTTCCGCGAGGTAGTTGTGGTGCTTTTGAACCTCAAAGTCGTACACGTATCCGTCGTGCTCTTCCTCTTCGAAAGAAGAGATGGGGACAAACACAAGCTCTTGCTCGAGAACTCGCGAGAGTTCTTCAGAGAACAATCTCACGTCCGTTTTGCTCGCGCTCTCGAGTTGGGGATTCTCTCCCTGCCTCGCACGAACAAGAGAAAGAAGCACTTGTCTCGCATCGGTCATGCTCTCGATGTTTCTCTTGTCTGGCAAAAGACAGGAAGATTGCACTCCGAGTTTTTGTGAGATTTTTTGAAGAAATTCTGGGTAAGGGAAAGGTTCGGATTCTGAGGTGCTCTTTGTTGTCGGTTTTTGGATGGACTTTGCCGTCAGAAGAGGAAAATGGATCTTCTCTTCGAGACGGAGAGCGTATCTTCTGTGGATTTTTCCAACATTTCCATGGACGGACATCTGAACTCCAAACCTCAAAAGCAAGGAGGAAAAATCCAGACAACAGGATCTGTTTTGGAATCTGACGAGGATGCTTCCGTCTCCACCCACCCGAGAACTTTCAGAAAGGTAGGATTCGAGGAACCCGATAAACTCCTTTTGTTCGCATTCAGCGAACCACGGAGACAGGCCGCTGCTGAATGTGAAGTCAAACTCGTACGTCGCAAGAAAACGTTCCAAGCTTCCAGACCGGAAGGCACAACAAAAAATGTCCTCCTCTGAGCCATCTTTTCTCATTGTCGTCTTTTGTGGGCGAATTTCTCTGTCCGTGGCGATGTTGTTCTCCATCAAAAAGTTGTTAATAAACTTCTCAAAGAGCATATATCCTCCCATGCTGGAAAATGTCCACAAAAACTTGCCGTTATCCTTTTGCAGAAGGGGGTTCTGAGAAACAGGAGAACTTCCGAGGCCGAAATTTCTGGGGTCTTGGTTCCTCAAAAAGTTTCCATAAGTTGTGAACCATACAGCAAACTCGAGAGGCACTTTTTGGGTTTGCTGTTCGCATCTTAGAGCCTTTGGAACAGCCACAAAATTACACTTTGAAAAGTCGTTGGTCCAGCCACGCTCCGTAAGAACGCGGTGCGCCTTTGTCATTCGAAGTTTCGTGCCTCCGGGGATTGTGATGACGTTGAGCCTTTCGCGAACTCGTTGACGGTAGAGCTTTGAAATCTGTGAGCGGCACATTTTCTTTGTTTGTTCATCAAAGCTGTGGGTGAAAAGTTTGGAAGAAGGGACCTTCCACTCTCCTCCTTCGGCATCAACTTTTGGAGGGCCGACACCATAACTTTTCCAAATTCCTTCAATGTCTCTGTATTTGCCATTGACAGAGACGAGAGTGGAACCGTGGACACATTTCCCAGAACCGAGACCGTGATACACGAGTGCCTCGCTGTACTCGGTGTGAGGGGACACGATCCTCGCCATCGTCTTTTGGTGGTTGTAGAAATCTTCTTCTTTGTCTTCTTTCTTTTCGAGCCTGAGCTCAGCGAATTCTCTCTTTTTCGCCAACTTCTCTTGCAATAGAGGGTCGTTGATGTCCGGATAAAACGGAATAAAACTCTCGAGAGGGATTTCCATGTCCTTTGTTACATTGGGGAAATATTCCCTTTGAAACATCGTCGAGCAACTTTTGTATTTTTTCTTTGCTCAAGAAAAAATATTATCTCCTCCATGAAATCTTCTTGTTCTCCTCGTTGGCGAGAAACTTCATGTACTGTGTTATCGATCTATTGAAAGAACATGGGCGACGTTTCAAAACTCTGGTTTTTTCCATCCACAAAAGTCCCTTTGTCTCTTTGTTTGGGCGAAATTTGGCAATGTCCACCATGTCGATACGCAACAAGATGATGTACCCTCCGATTTGGTTCTGCCTCCCACAGCAAGAGCGAAGAACGAGAGCTTCTCTTTGTTTGTGAAGAGCGTCCTTGACAATGTCTGTCAAAAGACCAGAAGATTCTTCGGTGACTTCGCGGAGAAGAGCGTCGACAAGAGTTTCCGTTCTCTTTCTTCCTCCACCAAAGTCTGAAATCCTTCCATCTTCCTGTTGCGCCAAAAGCCAATGTTGTCTCTTTCCGACAGTGACGTATGGGACAACTCCAACTCTGATGACTCCTTCATCATCAGAGAGAAACTTGTCGAGGGTGGATAGTGAAACTTTGGACATTTTGTCTGTGAAAAACAAAAATATTTTTAAACGACTAAAAGTTCAATAAAATGTCTCGCAAATTTTATCAAGAACTTTACATGGAGAGCATTTGGAGTGGACAGAGAGAAGTCTCTGAGTGTATGAGGAAGTTCACGGACCAACACAAGAAAGATCCAAACTTTGTGTCAGAAGATTTTTCATGTCTTTCGAAGGTGTCGTCTCATTGGGCAAAGATAAGCGGTTTCTGCTCTTTTGGAGGATGTGAAAGAATTGCGTTTACAGAGGGATGGGAAGGCCAACATCGACACTTTGTGAAAGTTCTGGGACATCTCAACAAGGAAAAGGATGGATTTTTCAAAGGAGAGGTTTTCGACTCTGACAAAGTTTTCGGAAAGTGAAGAAGCGCCGGAGTCTCTTGAAATTTTCTTTTATGAGCGAAAAGAAAACAGAGCGTAATGTCCGACTTTGCAGAGTTTGTCGATAAAGTTCTCATTCTTGCAGGCATCGGTCCAAAGAACAGGAAGAAGATGACATCGGAAAAGAATCTCGCAAAATTTCGTGTTGCTTTCACCCACAAAACTGTGCAAACCAACGACAAGAACAACTATGAGCTCTACGAACTCGTCGGAGACAGTCTTGTGAACGCTGCCATCCTCGGATTCATTCGAACGAAAAGGCCAGAGATCACAGACGTCGAGACTCTGACGAGAATAAAACACTATATTCAGTCGAGGTCGTTCCTTTCCCTTCTTGCTTTCCAAAACGGATACTTTGAGCACGTCACCGTCGGCGAAGAGTTTGCAAGGACCATTCTGGAAGGAGCAGAAAGGAGAGGAAGACGTCACGACAGAGAACAGAGAGTGATGAGTGATGACACGAGGCACAAAATTTCAACTCTTGGCGAAGAGGCTCTCCAGAACGAGACGTTTTCCAAGTTGATGACAGACCTCTACGAAGCGATGTGCGGTGTCATCTCATCTCTCACGGAAGAGATGACCAAAGTTCCGGGGATGGGGTACATCCCCGTCTATCAACTCACGAGCAACTTTTTGGAAAGGTCGGACATTGAACTGACGTACGAGAACATCGTCGATCCTGTCACCCGTCTGAAGGAAACGTATCAAAAGGTGAGATACACCACAGATTCTGGAGAAAAGAAAATCTGGAATCTTTCTGAACTCGAAGAGAAGGAGAAACTCCCAGACGGAAATTTCAAAGTCACGATCTACGGATGGTTCGGAAAGACAAAGAATCCAGCCATTGAGAAGAAGCAAGTGCTCGCCTTCGGCATTGCAAAGGACGTGAAAAAAGCGCGTTTGCAAGCGGCAGAAAGAGGTCTTGCCGCTCTTCCAAAGTATGGCCTGTACGAACAAAAGAAGCTCATGCGGAAGTAGAGCGTTCAATATTTTTTCATCGATGAAAAAATATATACATGAGGCGAGGGTTTTTACTGACCGTACGCGACGTTCAGACCGAAATACCTCTCACCACAACAAGCGTTCTGAACGAGAGGGGCGGGCGCACACGGAAAAGACGGAATAGCTGGCGCGGCTAAAGTGCATCCACTAAACGCGGGACCGCATCCGGAAGAAACCGCAGCGCAACCTCCCTGGGTAGCAACGGGCATCGCCGCAGCGACGGGCACCATCGGAGCTGACACTCCAGAACACGAACCGCAAGCGGGCGAAGAAAAAGCAGTCGAAGAAATACGAGCACCACACGACATTACTTCTATTCGACAAAAGAAAAAAAATTATTGAGAAAAATTTTTTATTGTGACCAAAAGAAAAAACATGAACTCGAAAATTCCGTGCGCTGAAAGAAAACAAGGCCTCTGCGGTTTGGGAGAGTGCGTTTACTGTTTTCCAAAATCTTTTGCTTCTCACCCTTTGTCGAAGCATTGGTCAGAGAACAACAAAGAAACCCCAAATCTTGTGGTCTTGAACTCCAGAAAGGTGGTTCTTTTCGTTTGCGACTGCGGGCACGAATACGAAAGGAAACCGTTTGATGTCTCCAAGAGGGGTCTTCTTTGTCTCTTTTGCAAAGGCGAGAAACTTTGTGGCTCTCCCTCTTGTGAAGCCTGTAAACAGATTTCTTTTGCGTCTCACGAAAAAGCGCAGTGTTGGTCCGAGAAGAACGGATTCTCCCCCGAAACGGTCACTCAAAAACATTCGAAAAAATGCTGGTTCGAATGCCCCAAATGTTCCCACTCTTTCCAACAAGAGCCGAGAGTCGTCTGTCTTCCAGACAAGTCCAAAGGGAAACGTTGGTGCCCTTATTGCGCCAATCAGAAAAAATGCGAAGACGAGGGTTGTGAGCACTGTCTAAAAAAGTCTTTGTGTTTTCTTCCTCCGTCCCTTTCGTGGAGTAAACGGAACTCTGTCGTCCAAAGGCAAGTCTCTGCGGGAAGTAAAAAGAAACATTGGTTTGAGTGCAAAATTTGTTCGCACTCCTTCCAAATGGCCCCTGGTTGCATCACGCACCAAAAACAAGGGTGTCCTTATTGTTGCAACCAAAAAAGATGCGAAGATGATACTTGCGGTCATTGTTTCAAAAATTCATTTGCTTCCCATAACCTTTCGAAACTCTGGAGCAACAAAAATATAAAGACCCCAAGACAGGTGTCCCTTTGGGGAGGGAAAAGTTACCTTTTTGAATGCGATGTGTGTTTGCACGAGTTTTCAATGGAGCTCCGTAACATCAACGCAGGGCAAAGATGTCCTTACTGCGCTTGCCAGAAGCTCTGCGATTCCAAAGATTGTAAAATGTGTTTTGAAGGCTCGTTCGCTGCCTTTCCACAATCTTCCTTTTGGTCATCGAAGAACGAAAGAAGTCCAAGACAAGTCAGAAAGGGTTCCGGAAAGAAATACAAGTTCCAATGTGAGAAGAAACATCTTTTCGAGACACCCCCTCGTAACGTCAGGGCAGGCTCTTGGTGTCCCCTCTGCAAATCCAAAACGGAGGCCAAGGTCTTCTCCTGGCTTCTCTCTATCACCCCTCTCGCTGTTCATCAAGCGAGATTTTCATGGTGTATCAACCCAGAAACAGGAAAGGTTCTTCCTTTCGACATCTGCGTTGCGGACAAGTTCATTGTCGAGATCGACGGAAGACAGCATTTCGAGCAAGTCTCAAACTGGACACCTCCAGAAGAGACACAGGAAAGGGATAAACTCAAAGAAGAACTTGCAAAGAACCACGGATTCCAAATTCTTCGCCTTTCGCAACGAGACGTTTGGGAAGATTCTCTGGATTGGAAGAACCAGATAAAAGAGTTTATCAAAGAAATATTTTAGACACAGACAAAATATTTCGAGAGATGGAGAAATTTTATAGGATGAGAGAGCTTGTTGCTCTGTGTTGTTCCAACGGAGAAAACTTCCCAAACCCCAAAGATTACGCTTGTTTGTACTATGACGAAAAAACGGCAAACTTTGGGACGATGTTACCAGACGGGAGCTTTCATGGACCTTTTACCAAGTTTTACGAAAACTTTACCGAAGTCATCACATACGACAGAGGAGTAAAGCATGGGCCTTGGTCAAAATCCTCAAAGAGGGCGCGGTGTGATGGAAACTTTGTGGATGGGAAGCCAGAAGGAGAATTTATCATATCTCAGAGAGTGGAAATCCCGTCGAACGCTTGGCCAAAGAAATTTCGAACTTCCACATCTTCTGTGTTTTACGAGAAAGGAAAGGGAGTAAAGCACGTCCACAACTCTGGGGATTTTTGCCCCTTTGAGTGTAGTTTTTTGGGGATGACCCTTCGAGAATCTCATACAGTAGACTGGACACTTTCTCCAGAAATTTGGTTCAAAGTTACCACAAACACTATAACGCTCGAAGGAAGATTGCAGGATATGGAGAAAGGCTGCCACGCATGGAACTCTCTATGGTGCTGGTCAGAGTTGCTGCCAGGAGAAGCCAGAAGACTCAGTCCGTCCAAGGAAGAAGGAATTTGTATTGTCCTGCCTTGAGATATTAAAGAAAAAAAGAATGCGTCAAACCATCGCCAAGATATCAGACTTTGCGAGATTTTCTCGCGGAACGCTCCATACGCATCTCAAGCGGATGTGTTTTTTTGAATGAAAGGTAAAAAACAGTAAATATTTTATTTCTGAAATAAAATATTCTAACGAAGTCTCAGGACAAGGTGGAGAGTGGATTCTTTTTGGACATTGTAATCGGCCAAAGTTCTCCCATCTTCTAGCTGCTTCCCAGCGAAGATAAGTCGTTGTTGGTCGGGCGGAATACCTTCCTTGTCTTGGATCTTTTGCTTCACAGCTTCGATGGTGTCTGAGGTTTCCACGTCTAACGTGATCGTCTTGCCCGTCAAAGTTTTTATGAACACTTGCATTTTATGGTTACTTACCGCCTGTTTAAAATATTTTTATTCGAATAAAATATTGTAGTTCTGTGGAGAAATTCTCTCGGAAAAAGAGACGAGTTTGTTGTTCTTACAAAAGATGTAGAGTCGAGTGTTGTACCCTTGTTCACGACAAGCAGCCAACTTTTTCAAAGTCTTTTCCGCTTCGTCTTTCTTCTTCCCTCCACAACCACCAAAGGTCCAACTTGACTTTACCTCGACGAGAAGATTTTTTGAAGGGATGAAAATATCTGGATGATACATGTGGCTCTTTCCTTGAAAATTATAGAGAATTTTAATGTCTTGTTCTGAAGGGGAGAGAATACCTTGTTCGTCTATTCCCTCATCAAGAAGGAGTTGAAGAGCGAGGGGTTCAAAGCCTTGGCAGATGAAGGGTGTTCCAGAAGGCATTAGAAACTCTTTTTTGCGAAAGGAAGATTTGAGAATTTTGCGAGCGACTTCGGGGTTTTGAGAAGGATGGTCGTAGCCGGTTTTGGCTTTGTACGTTTTTTGAGACTTCTCCCAAGTCTCTTTGAGTTTCATGGGGTTGGACACACCATATTTTTTCATACATGTCTCCTTGCATTTTTTGTTCGCGTTTTCAAGTTTTTCTGGCTTTCCCTTGTATCTTTCATCCACAGATTTTTTGTGGTTTTTGATGACTTCCTCATTTTTCATGGGGTTGGTCGAACCGTGGCGCTCCAAATTAGTGATTTCCCTTTTCTGCTTAGTTTTTTCTTTATCTTCGATGCTTTTTTTGGAAATGGCTTCTTTGAATTTATTTTTGACGGTTTCGCATTTCATGGGGTGGCGAACCCCATATTTTTGTATGTTTCTTTGTCTGGTTTTCTCTTTAATCTCATCACTTTCCATGGTGTTGTGTACGCCATGATTTTCAAAGAGAGTCTTTTTGCATTTTTTCTGGATTTCCGGATTTCCCAAAGGACTGTCTGACCCCCATTTTTCTTTCCATCCTTTGATTATTTTTTCCCTTATTTCTGGGGATTGCAAGGGAGTTGTACTACCATATTTTTCCAAGCAAGTTTTTTTGACTCCTTCGGCTTTACATGAAGGGCATCCATACCATTTCTCACGTCTCACAGGGTATATCGATGCAACGACGGATTTCTTCCCACAAGAACAAATAAACTCCAGTTTTTGCTGTGCTTTTTTATATTCTGTCGAAAGGCGACATCCTTTGCGCAAAAAGAGGTTACTTGCTTCTTCATGGGTCATTTTACCACTCTTTTTTCTTATGCATTCCTGGCATCCGGTGAAAGGCTTTGTGGTGAGTCTAGAGTAAGACGTGGTTCCCTCTTCTCCACAAAAACACTGAAAAGTCATATTGCAGTTCGAACCTCCGTATTTGCTGAGAAGTTTGCACCCTTTCTTTTCGAAAATAAGAGCAACTTCTTCTTGGGTTTTTCTGGGAGGCATTTTATTTCTTTGGGTAAAACAAAGAAATATTTGTTCGATAGCGCTTGTTTATTCGCAGGGTCCGCATTGAAAAGGCCCCAATTCTTCAGGCATACCTTGGAAGTTTCCGGACTGATAGGCAGCGTGACCCACCATTTCGAGGGGCATTTGCTTTTTGCTCATACCGTACTTGTACATAAAAGAATTGCCTGGAACGAATCCAGCGTGCGAATATGCCTCGGGATCAGTGAGCGTGTCAAGCCCCTCCCTCTTCGCGCCTTTCCCATCACACTCCACTCTGCAACCTCCGAAAACAAAGAACACAATCGCAACAACCGCCACGATTAGGACGATGGTAAGAAGCCGACAGTCAGTCATTACACCTCGAAAAAATATTTTCAACACAAAGAAAAATATTTTCAAAGGAAAGATATTTTTCTTGCAAGCATAAATGGCGTCAGAAATAAAAAGAGCAGTAAAAGAAGCGTTCCCTTTCTCAGAAGAGACAAAGGAAGCTTCTCTTGAAGCTCTCGACAAACAAATTCTCAGCCTCCAGAACAATATCCAAAAATATGGTACATTGTCCACCAGAAACAGAATAATCTTTGCTCCTCTCCACTCTAAAAATCATGTGTGCCGATACCGCGAACTCGAAGCTTGGAAGCTCGCAGTCGAGGAGAGAAGAATAATATTTCTTAGTTAAGAAATATTGTGGAATGAGGGACCAGAAAACTTCCAACCTTTCGCTCTGGATGTTTGAGACTGTTGCTTTCGATGTTTGGCGAAACTATAAAAGTCTTCGTTCTCTCTCTGCTCGCCATTTATTTTGACATTTCTGTTCCCAGGCCAAAAGGTCCACAGATTCATAGAAAGACATCATGAATCTCGAGCGAGACAAAATATCGTAAACAAGACAAAAATTTCCTTCTCCGATACAACCGCAGTCTCTGACTGGAGAGATTCCTTCAGGGAGTGGACAAGGCGCGTCCCCTCTCCTTCCGCTGAACATCAATCCGTCGCGAACAAAAGGTCTCTGGGACATTTTTTATTTTTGTTGAATAAAAAATATTTATGATTGACTAGAGCGTGTAAAGTTCGTTCTGGACGCTTTGGACTGGGTCGCTAAACATCGCATTGTCCGTCGCTGCTGTCTCTGAAAAAACCTTGTCTTGTGTGGCGAGTTGTTCTGGAGCTGGAGCTTTGTTCATGAGACGAACAGCGAGCATTCCCAAAGCGACCATCCCCAAAAGAGCCGCAACTCCAACGACTGCGCCAATCACAGCTCCGACAACAATTCCCGCAGTCTGTCCCGGAGTGAGACCTCCACCTCCTCCGTCTGTCGAACAGTAGTTGTTTGAAAAGACAGTGGAAAGGATGGCGCTCTCGCTGTCGTTGGACGGAAAAACATCGGACAGTGCATTGAAAGAAACCACAAACACTCTGTTGCTGATTGTCTCACGAACGTCAGAGTCGTTGAAATACACGGCAAACGCAAAGACCACGTTCTTTTCTGTCTCTCGAAAATTTCTTCCATAGACAAACAAAGAAACGTCCAAAGGCACCAGTTCTCGAAAACTTTCCAAGATCTTTGAGAAGAGAAGGGTTTCGTTGCCTGTGGTTTGAAAAGTTCCGCTCACTGTATATCTTCCAGAGAAATCCTGGAGACAGGTCCCATAAACTAGAGGAGTTTGCGAAGGGGAAGAGCTCGTGGATGGAGTTGGAGACGACGAAGGAGTTTGTGTGGGAGAAGGAGAAAGTGATGGACTCGGAGTGGTCGTTGGAGAAACTGACCTCGTAGGAGATGCCAAGGGACTTCTCGAAACGCTCGGAGACAAAGACGGAGAAACGGAAGAAGAGGGACTCGCTGTTGGGGTCGAAGAAGCGCTTCTTGTGGGAGAAGGAGAAACAGGGGAAGGCGTTCCGCTAGGAGTGGACGAGGGTGTTCTCGAAGGTGTCGGGCTTGGGCTTTTCGTCACTTGCGATGGAGAGGGAGTTCTTGATGGACTTTTTGACTTTGATGGTGTGGGAGAAGGACTCTTTGTCACCTGTGATGGAGAGGGAGATTTTGAAGGGGAAGGCGTTCTCGAAGGGGACCTTGTCGGCGTTGGAGAAACAGGAGAGGGCGTCGACGAAGACGTCGGGGGAGGACTTTGTGAACGAGAAATTGTGGGAGATGCAGACACCATCGAAGGAGAGGGAGTTCTTGAAGGAGAAAGAGAGGGAGAATTAGAAGGTGTTGGAGATGCGCTTTTCGATGGTTGAAACGAAGGTGAACTTGAGCTTGTTGGGATTGGGGAGTTTGTGGGGGAAGGAGACGGCGTTCTCGAAGGAGAAGGAGAAGGCGAGGGGAAGCAATACGCGGAAAACAAAACTTCCACAGCCACCGTACCGTTTCCGCTGTTGCAGATTCCTGAAACCACCTGGTTGTTTATACCCAAAATTTCCGCTCTTTTAGAACTATCGTATGCTGGGTCCACGACAACATATGAAAAAGACACAGACAGACTGTCTGCTGAAAAACTAAAGTTGTTGCTCCAGCTGTACGACGGACCGAATGTCTGCGTATAGAGTCCCGAAAGTTGAGAGGACACAGAGGAAGAAGTGACTGGATTCCTTTGCAATGAACCAGAACAACTCGAGTTTGTCGAAAGAAGACAAGAATCCGAAATGACCTGTCCCGCAAGGGAGAGCAAAAGCAGAGTCGTCAAGATTTTTTGCATCGTGTTGTTTTTCTTTTCTCTGTACAAAAGAAAATTCGTTTGAACTAAAATATTCACCAGATTTTCACGACGCGCCTGTCCTCTTCTCGCCTATTTTTGACGTTTCCTTCTTTGTCGCAAAAGAGGAAGATTTCTTTTACGCTCGGGAGCAGAGTGTGTCCGGCGACAAAGGAAAGACCATCGCTAACGTGAAGAGGACCGAACGTTTTGTTGTCTTTTCCTCGACATCTTACCAGATTTTCACAGTTCTCTGGGCTTCTGTCTACCACAAACCACTCGCAAAAGTGCTCGAAATCTGTGTCTTCGAAACAGACAGAAACCCTTTCTCCTTCTTCTTTTACGATCACTTTGTGGTTTGGGGAGCTCCCAGAATATTCCATCGACGACGTCTCGACAGCAGCAGACACTGTCTACTTTCGCCTTCATGGTTCTGAAGGAATCTGCATTGGTACATATTCCGACGAGTTTCTGGAGAAACTGTCCAGAAAATGCAAAGAGCTGACAGAGAACGGAAAAAGGTGATCGTTGCGTTCAACAACATAGTTTCTCAATGGTTCTACAAGAGAAACTTTCATTCGTTCGAAGAGTACACGTCCGCCATTTCTGACATCACACCGAGTGCAGTCTACAACGGACGGAACCTGCTGGGTATGCTCTCTCAATAAATTTTATCAAAGAAAATTTATACAGACGTCGCGGTCATGGGCCTTCCAAAGCTTGAAATATATCCGCCAGCTTGAGTGGCAAGTTCGTGGCGAGAGGTGAAAATGTACACAAGAACTGCGGCGATGACAAGGAAAACTCCCACACCAGAGATGATGGCGGAAATCATGGCGTATTTATGGGCAGATTTCGCGAAGCTGTCTGTGTTTGCACAGCTGCTCTTTTTCACATCGTTTGCCGCCATCGCTCCAAACACGAGGTTCAAAAAGACAAGGACGACTGTGGCGACCAAAAGAATCACAAGAAAGGCAGACACCATGTTACAAATGTTTTTTATACAAAAAATTTATTCAAGTTCATCTAGTTTTTTCGAGAGCCTCTGAACTTCAGCGAGCAAGAGAGAGATGAGAGAAAGATGCCTTATTCCCACAGCCTCTCCTTTTGCGTTTTTGACCACAAGTTCTGGGAAAACTTCCTCCAATTCAGATGGAACGACACCATAGTCTTTTATCCCTCCAAGTTCGTACGTTTTCACAGAGAGATATTGGAGTTTCTCCGTATCGACGTCAAGCTCCCTCGCGTTCTCCATTACAATTCCTTTGAACAACAAAAGAATTCACTCTCCTATCCATCGAAATGTGAAGTTGTACCTTGCTTTTTCGAGATTCTTTCTCTTTGGAAGACAGTGCTGCCAAACTTGCTGCATCCCTGGCAGCATCACAAGGACGTCTCCACTTCCCAGCGATATTGTTTTTTTGTGTTTGTGGTCCTTTATCAGCCTCAAACAAAAGTCCCTCCTCGCCCCCAACGAAACAGACACAATGGGATAGCCTACTGCGAGGTCCCTTTCTTTGTCCGAATGCCAACCGATGTAGTGGTCTCCGTTCACGTATTTGTTGACCAACACATAGTTTGGAGGAGGGCTGTCTTTCTCCATCACCCCTTTATCGACGAGGTGAGCGTGAAGTCTCAGCGCCAACTTCTCGATAAAGGGAGGCCACACTTTTGCAGGGATTTGCACGCCTGTGAAGCCATACGAAAGATTTTCCGTTCTTCCAAAGCCCACCTGAAGCCTTGGAATCGGGATGACTTTGCCATGCATTTTAATGGCTGTGTCCTCTGGCGGAAGATATTCCACCTCTTCGAGCTGCCTTTGCAACTTTTTCCTTGAGCCAAAGAGAAATCTCTCAGAATAAAAAATGGGAGGTTCCATTGCGAATTTATATTTTTATAAATTCTGTCATATCTTCGAATTTGCAAACAAAACATTTTGTCAAAGGGGCAGTTCCCCCAGGAAATACCTCATTTAACAACAGTTCCAAATCTCTGAGCTGCTGTTGCGTCGGCGCTCCGTCTCGAACACGATACCCAAGGGTGATGTGAAAATTGTACGGCTTGTTTTCGACACCTGACGCTCTCGATATTTTATCTCTGAGCCCGTCATCGCTCCACGACACTTCTAGACCGAGCGTTCCGTTTGTCCAATAGATCGCAACAAGAGAACATCTTGTTTCTTCAGAAGCGTCGCATACAGAGGAAATATTTCTTAGGACGCTGGAATTGTCCCAAAGAAAACAGTCAAATTTTTCCTTTGTTTGCGCTTTCTTTGGGACGACAAGGTCAAAAACTGTCATGTGATAACTTTCGAAAGGAAGAGGAGAGAAAATCTCAGAAAGACCAGAAGTTCTCAGATGGTCCTCCACCTTTTCGCAGAGAACGCTCTTCACAAAACGCAACGTCGTCACTCCAAAGAAGGGCAGGTACTTTCCAGAGTTTGAGAGCTTCTTCATCTTTTCTTTTTCAACAAAAGAAAATTACGAATTTTCGAAAAGCATCGAGACGCCGAGTTTTCTCTTTTCCGGATCGGGAAGCAACCACCTCGGAGCGTCTCCTTCTTTCGTCACAACAGCGTTTGCGCTGAACCCTCCATCGAGAGAAACAGCATGCAAAACATTCCCTCCAAAGAAAAGTTCGATGGCCTTGGCAACTTGCACTCTGTCCGTTCCGAGCGCATCGTATCCTCTCCCTTCAAAGAAAAAGAAGCCAAAACTTCCATCCTTCAAAAGAACCATGATGTTGTGAATTTGGAAATTTGCACTGTGTCTTTGGCCGTACGGGAACTGCGTTTCTCCTTGTTCAGAGAACCACATTTTTGTGTTTTTTGCTGCGTCAAACACTTTGTACTTTCTTCCGTCCTGAAGGGAAAACTCAGAGTTTAGCATCGTGTTTTCGTCAAACACCCTCTTCCCTCCCCAGATCAGGATGGGTCCAGAACAGAAGCATTGGTCGTAGATGTCGTTTCTGCTCTCTGCGATGACGGTCTGAGAGAACTCGAGAGTTTCTCTTCCCTCTGTCAGCACACGAAAGGGGACAGATCTCAGCTTGTGTTTCTTTTCAAACTCTGGAAGTCTTTCCATCCCCAGTTTCCCGCCCTTGACCGTCACAGCGACAAACCAATCCCTGTAAGGAGGAGGGACAGGCAGAGTCGTTCCTGATTTGCTCGTCCCATCAAAGTAGTAGCCGATGGGAGAATACTCTTTTCCCTTCAAACCTGGAGTCAACGAGTTTGCGATGTTTTGTTGAACAACGAAATAACCTCCATTGACGCAAAGGGCGGCACTCCCATCCAAGACATTTTTTGTGATTCTTTGTTGGAGTCTTTTCCCTGTGGACAGAGAACACCTTGCCCTTCTCGAAAGACCGACAAAGGAGCATCTAACCGTGCGCATCGGGCGTCCCCAAAGTTTTTCAGAGGGACTTTTAAAGTTCAAAAGTCTTTGGTACTGTTTGTACACGAAAATGTCTGATATTTCTGTTTGAATATTTGGAAAAAGAGGCCTTGAAAAAATAGAACACACTTCGGAACCGTACGTCTCGAATTCTTTCCTTGCAAAGGGAACGACCTGCGCCAACGAAGGAGACAGCGATGTGATTTTCGGCAAAAGGAACTCTTGGTCGTTGTTCAGCGACTCCACAAGCTTGATGGCGCACTCTTTCTTTCTGTTTTTATCCACGATATAACCCTCTCCAAAAAGTTCAGTGCTCTTTCCCTCCACACATTCCTTTGAATATCTTAGAATCTCTGAGCGGAATTTTGTCTCTGTGTTTGAGGATTGCACTCTCGCGTTGGGGACGTGAGGAACGACGATGGTGGAGGGGCTGTCCAAAATAGCAGAGAGTTGTGCTTCTGAAGGTCTCTCGAGTTTTTTTGTGAAAACATGGAATGTTCTTCCTCTGAAATTTACGGATGGAACGAGGGAACTCACAGCTTCCGTGGAAGTTTTTAGAGAAGAGTTTCCGACATCTCTCTCGTTGAACCAAATTCTCTGGGCTTCTTCTGGGGTTGAAGCTCTTCTTACAGCCTCTGCTTTCTTTGCGAACGCTCTCTTGATGGAGTTCTCGTTGATGCCAAAGGCAAGAAGGGTCGCCTTCGTGGCATCGTAGAGCCCTCCGTCGAGAACAACTCCCGGATACATTCCCAAAGAAATTTTTTCACAGTCAAACAAAATGTTCAAAAGAAAAAAGATGGCTTCGAAATTTTTCAAACCCTGTTCGTCCAAGAGGCTCTCTTTGCACCTGTTTGCCATTTCATAAATTTTGGCTTCGTTCGAGACAGCAAAGTCTCTCCTTTTGAGCTCTGGGTATAGGGCACCAGAACTTTTCGAGAACCTGACCACTGTGAGTCCATAGTCGATGACTTTCGGTATTTTGCTGTTGTTCTGGATGACAAAGAAATTTCCTGTGGGAAGTTCCTCCACAATGAACTCTGCCTCTGCCCACGGTTTCCCATCATAAAGTTCAGCTCCTTTCTCATCTGTCGTTGGAGAGCCTACGCTCTTCACAAGCACGTTGTCCGGATGAAGGTCTGCATGGTAAAATCCGATGAGAGACTTTGCTGTCTCAAGGTCTCGAAACAAAAGAGCGAAAAATGCAAGATAGTCGCCCACAGAAAACCCAGAAATTCCTCCTTTTGTTCTGACGAGTTTGCGAAAGCTCTCGCCCGACGATTCCATCAACACAGTGGCCGTGTACTTTCGCTGTTCGCTCTCACAGAATTCCGTCCCAAACACTTTTGAAAAACAAGGGAGAACTCCAAGGTCGAAAAGATTCGACAAAAAGCTCGAAACTATGGCTTCATAGAGAGGGTCTGTCAAAACAAGAGTCTTTTGCTGCATGTTGCAAATAAGGGGCTGCGCTCTTGCTTTGTGAGTTCTTTTGGCAAACGCAGGAACCCAATAAACTCTCCATCCGCCTTCGTGGTTGAAACTTATCTGCTTCAATCTAAATTTTTTGCCTGAAGTCGTTGGGAAACCGGCGATAGAAAATCCTCCGGCTCCCTGTGTCTCGAAAGACACCTCGTCTTTTTTGCAAAATCCCCTCGACCGAACAACAAAAGGTTGGACGAGATTTGCAAAAAGCCAGTCTCTTTTAGTTTCGACGTTCAAAATAACGGGAAAGAGGCGAAACAGTGCTCCCAACGCTTTTTTCGAGTCGTTCAAGCTGAGGTCAAGGTCCTCAAAGCACGTGTCGAGCTCAAGGTCGCATTTATCCTGCTCCATTACAAGGAAAGAAAAGATGTGTATTTTCTTTCAAAGACAAAATTTGGCTTTTATGGGTGTTCCATGCCGTGGAAGTGTTTGGCACTCAATGTCAAGTTTTTCACAAAGTTGCGGATAAAGAGAAAAAATGGAGCTCTGGTTATCAATGCCCACAATCTGTAAAAATGCCATAGTTTCCGTGCTGCTTTCAATATAGAGGTCCAAGTTCAAATATTTTGTGGGAGCGATGTCCTTATATTCGAGTCCTAAAATCTTGCAAGATTTTCTATCGAATATAAGGTTCTCCATTATTTTGAACCTCTCTTTTTCTTTTGCTTTTTCGGTTGGCCCATCGTACGAACGGCATACTTTTGTTCTGCTTCCCCATGAGGAACATAGACTTTCACACCTTGAACGTAAAAGTAGAGACCTCCGTTTGGCCCTTCAAATAGGGGTCCAGAACATCTTTTTGTGCCGCATTTCGCCCACTCGTCGCAATCCCAGTTCCATTTTTCTCCTCTCGCCAAAGCGGACAGCCTTTTCCCGTAACAAGTCTGAAGTTGTCTCTTGCTTTTGAAGGGCATCTTACAAAATATTTTATAAAATATTTTATGACCAGTTCCCTCCAGACATTGGTCTCAGTTTTTCCTTCCCCCGAAGGTGAGGTTCACTTCTTCTTTCCACAAACTGCGGAATTGCAGATTGGGAAGTGTACGTATTTCCCTTGTTCGGTTCAAGAGTTTGTTTGAGAGAAATTTGTTCGTTCCTCAGCGTTTCTTTGACAGGATTTTCTTTCCTTGAGTCGGCGGATGTGGACACTCTATTCGCGAGCCTGGCAGGCCCCTGCCTAGAATGTTCTGGATTTCCAAATTCCATCGCTTTCCTTCCCGTGCTGGTGTTTGTGTGGATGACTCTCTGTTTGAGTTCTATATTTCTCTCTTGAACGTTTTCGAGGGGCTGCGACCTTCCAGAGCCGACAGAGATGGTGTGTCTTTTTTGTTGGAGGAAAACGTCAGGACTTTCTGCGTTGACGTTAACACCAAATTCCTTTCTCGCATCCGCAAAGACTGAAGGGTTTCGTTGAGAGAGTTGAAGTTCCTGCTCCGGTGCGTTTGTGTGCTTGACGGGGTTCCAAGAACCGGCAGACGCGAAAACTGAAGGGTTATGAAGCTCAAGTTCGACATCAGGCTGCTGTGCGCTGAATGTTGTGAACCATTCCTTTCTCGCATCTGCGAAAACAGAGGGGTTTCTTTTGACGAGTTCAATGTCGGATTGTCCCATCGAACTGTTTTCTCTCAAACAAAAAGTTTTTCCAGCACCTGCAAAAACAGATGGGTTGTGCCTCTCGAGTTCTGGCTCTTGGCTTTCTTGTTGTAACGAGAGGGGGATTGAGCTGTTCATTCGAGGCTGAACAGCTCCCTTATTTCTGAGTGTGACCTCCCATCCAATCTTTCGAATGTTTGGGTCTGAAGCGCATTCGTTCGAAAAGAACACAGGAGTGTTTTTTGGAGCTTCAGCAGAAATTGTGGGACGTTTCTGGCTCAAGTCAACAATGACATCGGGCTGAGGTTCGTCCACCCTATGGAAAAATGTCGGTCTTATGCTGTCTGCGCATCTCTGCTGTTTTATGTACCGAAGTCCCTCCACAGAGATCGGATTCATTGTTTGGAAGGGAATGGAAGGGTTGTTCCGATATTGCGTGGTCGGTCGAGGCAACCTCGAAAGGGGAACAAGGTCATCTCTGTCGATGAGAGGAGGACGGAAATTTTTATTGACCTTGAAAGTGTAGCTTCTTTGACCGTACTGAGTTTTGTTCCTGTCTCTTGCGACTGCGAGAATCGTTCCGTCGATGAGATAGGGATTCTCTGCATTGTCCAGAATGATGTCTCCTGGATTCACAGACCACGCTTTGCCAGCTTCAACAAACCTCGGAGGGTCTTTTTTGATACAAGGCTGGATCGGCCCTTCGATGGGGTTCAGAGGTTGCTTCTGTCTGAATAGCATTACTGATGTCTTCTTTTCACGAAAAGAAGAGAGAAGATAAAAATTTTATCCAAATATAAAATTTACCCAAAAAGCCTCCACAAAAGTTTGTGGTTCTCGCTCTTTTCACAGAACTCCTCCGCGTCCACCCCACAACGATACGTCAATCTCGAAAACCTTTGGTTCGCTTCCACACATTTCCTTGTCTGTTTTTCTTCGCATGAAGCAAAGGCTCTGCTGTTTTCATACGTGGCGCACTTGGCCTTGCATTCTGAAAAGATTTCTTTCTCGACCTGCAATATGCACAGGTAGTTTGGTGTTTCCCCGCACTTTTGTCGGAGTTCAGACCTCGTGCACTGTTCTCTGCACAAACTCTGTAATTTTGTTTGGCGAAACATTTTATGTTTTATTCTGAAAACATAAAGGGTCGCTCGTTTTGACTTGCGAATGATGAGCAAACGTCCATCAAAGATGGAGTGTCTAACCAGGAATCGCGGAACGACAGCACGTGGAACTTACACTCGACGGCATGATATGGATCGTCGTTCCGTCAGAATCGTCTCTTATCAGAGAGTATGTTGTACCCTGTCCGACGTTGAGTTGGCCGAGGTAACGAACCTGAACTCCGTCTTTGTTAGTTCCGCGAACCACCAACTTTGCATACGGAGAATAAAAAATGGGAGGAAGCTTCACAAAAGTTCGCAGCTTTCCGAGACTCTTCCAGTCTCCTGAAAGGTCCTCCACGAGAATCTCAAAGTTGCAAGGTTCGATGGAAGGAATCCACTTGAAAAAAATCATACGAGTCGCATCCAAGTCGAGAGCGTTGGCCGGAATGCCCACTCTGTTGCTGTTAAAATAGATCATGCGATCAGCCATCGTTACCCCAAGACTTTTGGAGAAAAAAACTTTTTGAAATGTTCAGAAAGACAGAGATTTGGCGCTCCATCGCTCTACAGAATTTTTCGAAAAGCTTCGTACACGCTGCATGCTCGAGGTCTCGCCTTTGGGTCGACAGAAAGAGCGTCCAAAAAAATCTGCGGAAGTTTATACTTTCCTTTTGCAAGAGAAATTCTTCTTGAAAGATTTTGGAGCACCAAAGGACGAAAGTCCCTTATCGGAGGGGCAAATCCCTCATTCTGTTCTATGGTCAAAACAGCCAGAATACTGTAAGCTGCACACCAAACATCGACAGCGAACGCTTCCTCTTTTGTCTTTTGTTTCGCGTACATTGTGAATTCTGGAGGGTTGACCGTGGACTGTGACCAGTAGCAAGGTTTCGAGAATACACAGCTAAAACCGTAGTCGACAAGCTTGAGTTCCTTTCCTGTGAACATGATGTTGTTTGGGTTGATGTCGAGGTGGGCAAGATTCGCAGTATGCAGCTGACAGAGACCATGAAAAAGAACGTATGAAAGTTTCTCGAATTGTTCTTGAGTGGGTGTCCACCCAGTTTCTTCTCCGCAAAAGATGAGTTTTGTGAGAGAGGTCCCTTCGACAAACTCAAGAAGAGAGTAAACATACACTTGATGCTCTGTTGAAGTCACGCCGTATCCATAAGATGCCATCAAAAGGTTTGTGGGGGTTTCTGCTGCATTTATCTCAATGAAAGCGTCTTCGTCAGAAAGCCCGTACTCTCCCTCCCATTTCTGGAAAAAGGTCTCTCCAAAGTAGTCTCTGTACCTTTTCGCTGCTGCCTCCATTCCCCTGGTGGAAACGTCCGCCAATTCGTTCCAGTCAAACTCCACATCAAATAGCTTCAGAGCGTATTTTTTCCCTGTGTTTTTCTTTTCTACGAGATAAACTGCGCCATAAGTTCCCTCTCCAAGTTTTTTTCTCACGACGTACCCAGAAAAGTCGTTGTAAGAAATGTTTCTCTTGAGAGCGCGAGAAGAAACGAACGCAAAAGTTTTTGCATAATCGGCATTGGAAATGGGAGCGACTCTCTGACCCAATTTTCTTGCTTCCCAGACCAACCACTGGGCATTGACATTTTCCCCTCCTTCGAGGGGGTGTTCCCGTCGAATGAGTCCTTTCGTCTCTTCGACAAGCATATTACATCCAGAGAAACTTTTGGGATGAGAAAAGTTTCATGCGTAAAAGGCAAGTATGTCCTTTGACGGGTAACCGATGGTTGTTTTCTCTTTGAAAAAACAGAAATCCAGCTCTTTCCTTTGGAGAGAATTTTCTGGCACCGCCTCGAGCCAGTACGTCCTCTTTGGGTTCTTTTGAAATGATGGTTTTTCACAGGACGAAAAACACCAACAAATTTTTATGGAATCTTTGTTCCTCAAAAATATATAAAAAGTTTCCTCCATGTTTTGACAAATTCTTGTCTACTTTTCTTTGACAAATTTTTTTGTTCTTGAATTGTTTGTAATGTCAGGATTCGGTCCCATCCCCGCCACCAACGTTACTCGCAAGTTTCTTCCGCGTCTCGCCACTGCGGCCAACTCCATCACCTCTACCGCAACCACCTTTGCTCTGACCACGCCTCAGACGGAGGCGAGCTACTGGTCGCGCATCGGAAAGACCACGACCGTCCATATCCACATGGTGAACGCGACCCTTCCCGGAGCCGCCGCGTCCACTCGAATTTACGGAGATTTCCCTCCGCTCGACATCACTCCGAGCTCCGCTCTCGCTGCTCAGCACGGAGTGATCGTCCCCGTTCAGTATTTCGTGGCGCCGACTCTTCCCGTCGGTTCTGACGCTGCCGCCAGAATCCAGACTGGTTACATCGAACTCGGTTCTTTGCTGAGTGGAGCGTTCACCCCTCTTGCCGCCAACTTGATCGGAACCGTTGGGTTTGAATTCTCTATCGATGCCACCTACGTGGCTCAGTAAAAATATTATGTTCAAATAATATTTATCAGAGGCTAAAGAAACCATGGAGAGAGTTTGGCTCGATAGAAAAGCCTACGAAAAGGCCAAGGAAAAACATATAGAAAGACGGAACAAACTCAGAGGACACAAGGGATGTGTTGTCCAGGAACTTCTTCTCGAGCCAAGAGAGCTCGACTTTCTCGTCTTCGAGGTTTGTGACAAGCCTGCAAATACGGGATGTTGCTCTCTTTCTTAGCATCGGAAAAAGAAAGAGAGGGACAGAAACAGGCCATGTGACAGCGATGGAAAATCCCTTTGCCATGCTTGTCGAAAGCCATTCGTTCCTCTTTTTCTGTTCCACAGAAAGGAACAAAGAGACAGGCAAAAACGCGAAAGCTCCAGCAACGAAACAAGACAAAGCCATTTATTTCCCAAACAAGTTCTGAGAAATCTGGTTCAAAAGATAGGGTTGTTCCGTCTTCATCATCCATATCGTGTATGGGCTTTCTTCGACCATAACAAACGTCCTTTCGCTCCATTCGTTCAGGCCGAAATTGCAGCTCCATCCAGAGTGAGATTGTGATATCTCTCTGCATGTCGTTACGACATGCGTCGTTTCTTTTGCTCTTGTCTGATATTCTATAGAACTTGAAAGTTCTGACTGGAAGAAAGGGACCTTTGTTTCTGATATTATTTTGCCAAAGTGCGAGCGAAACACGTCAACGTTCCCGACGACGCCAGAGAGTTTCACAGAGAAATTTCGACAACCGACGATGGAGAGAGTCAAGAGTTTCTGCTCGCAATGTACCACAAAATTCTCAGAATCAGAGATTAAAACTTTCTTGAACCCTTCAAACTTTGGAAGGTGAAAATTCTGGTTGTTTATACCAGAGAAATATATTATCGGATCTGGAGGTTCGATGGAAATCTTTGAAATGATGTCTTGAACGTCAATGTCCTCTTTCTTCATTACTTGTTCCTTGAAAAAGGCGCTTCAAACATATCGAACTTAAATTCCGTTCTCAACGTCTATAAAACAATAAGATGCAGCACCATCCCTCGCACTACAACTTTCGCAGCCACAACGATGTGCTCAAGGAGTTTTATCAGAAGCTCAAAAAGTCCCATTGGGTTCCTGAAGAGCTCGACCTTAGCAAGGAGATGGCGGACTGGACAAGACTGTCAAAAGGAGAGAAAAAGTTTGTCAAGCTCATCCTCGCGTTCTTTGCCCAGTTTGATGGCATCGTAGTTGAGAATCTTGTCCAGAACTTCCAACAGGAGGTGTCTTCGTTCGCAAAGGAAATAGAGTGGTTCTATATCCTCCAAGCGGCTAACGAACTTATCCACAACGAAACGTACATGAACCTCATCGATAACCTCTTGCCCTCACCACAAAAAAGAGAGAAAGCTCTCGACGCCATAAGCAACTACGCTTCCATTCGTCTCATCGCCGACTGGGTGGAAAGGTGGATGGACAGAAACGTCCCCCTTTCTGAAAGGCTCATCGCTTTCGCTGCTTTGGAAGGAGTTATTTTCACTGGAGCTTTTGCAGCCATCCACTACTTTACAATTTCAAACAGACTGAAGGGTCTCAGAAAAGCGAACGAGTGGATTTCGAAAGACGAGGCTCTTCATCAAAAATTCGCAGAGACGGTATATCGTTACATCGTGGACGTGCTCGGCGCTCTTCCGAGAGTTTCCCAAGAAAGAGTCGAAGAAATTCTTGGCTCGGCGATCGACGCTGTCTCTCCTTTCATCCATGACTGTCTTCGGTTTAAGAACGTCAACATCGACGCAGAGAGGATGATCGGATACATGAAGAACGCGGCAGATGGTCTTGCGTTCTCCATCGGAAACGAAAAATTCTTCAACTCTGACTCCTCTCTCGACTACATGCTCCTCATTGGGATGGACAACAAAACAAACTTTTTCGAAGAGGTGGTCTCGGACTACGCAAAGGGCCTCGAAGGAGGAGGCGAATTCCGCAAAGACGTAAAGTTTTAAAAATATTTTGTATAAAATATTTTATTTGAGATGGACGCGGATATTTCCTCTTTTTCCTTCTTTCGTTCGGAGACCCCTCCCGCGAAGGAGCAAATTGTTCCCTTCCTTTGATTGTTCTTTGCTTGCAAAGAACTTGAGCCTTTCTCCCCCAAAAAATTCAAAGTCGAACGCGTTTGTTTTGTTTGGGATGATGTCCACAGAGATTTCAAGGTCGAGCTCGCCGAGCCTTTTGTAGAGCGGATGCTCCAAGATGTAAATTTTGCAAACGGACAAACAAGAGGAGAGACCATAAGTTTGTCCGTCTCGAAGTTGTGGTCCAAGTTCCAAGCAAAGTCTCTTTTCCAACTTTGTCTTTCCTTTGCCGAGACAAAACTCGCAAGTCCTTTCCTTCTGGTGTTTGAATCCATTTCCAAAGCACGAAGAGCAATCCTCTCCAGAAAATCTGGATACACCAAAGCATTCCTGGCAAAGGGTGCTTGGGGACCTTTTTCCCATCCCCAAACAAACGAGGCAAGGACCGAAATCCTCGAGCAAAAATTCCCTCTCCTCGCAACTCCAAACATCCGCAAGTTCAAGCTCCAACCGAAAAGCATGGACCATCAAAAGGTTTGAAAACATGGTCGCGAAATTTGCGTGAAGGTCAAATCCTTTCGATGGGACGTAAGGAGCTTTGGATGAAAGAATTTCATACGCTCTTTGAACAAGAAGAAATTCGTGCGTGGTGTCCCTGTCAATATTTCTGTCCGGATGAAGGGAAAGCGCTGCCTTGTGATATGCCTTTTTTATTTGTGGTTGGTCTGCGTCCTCGGAAACTCCAAGCACTTCCCAAGGAGATTTTTCATCGGTCCACGCGTCACTCATTTCTTTTTGAGTCTCTTCAAAGTCAAGAGAAAATATTTGGATAGAAAAAAATATTTTACCAAGCGACCCAACTGCTGTACGTGCCGTTCATCAAATTCTGGCAGTTTCCTCCAGACGGAAGAGTCGTATGAGGATTTAAGCAGGCAGTGGGACAACTCATCTTTTGTGTTGCGTTGAAAAACATGGGCTCTCCTGGCCTTCTCCATCTGTAAGCACCCGACCCTCCAATAACAAAGGAAAGGTCTGGAGTCGACTGGTTGATATAAATTCCATCAGAACCCGTTGCGTAACTGTGAGTCATTACAAAATATCTTTTCTTGAAAAGATATCGAAAGAAAGAAAAAAATAGAAGCAAAGAGAAAATGTCGTTCCGCGTCTCTAAAGCACTTGTGTCGAGAGAAAAAAGCAAGCTCGCGAGGAAACTTTGTTCTCTGACACCCATTGCAACAAAGTACAATCCCGCCCCTCAAGAGATCCGTCTTTTCAAAGCAGAGGGAGAGGAATACGTTCTCCCTCTCGCGACTTGGAAAAAACTCGAACTCCCAAAGCCAGAAAAACGCGGTCAAGACATCAGCGGAGAGTTTATCGGAGAGCTTCTCGAAGAGACAAAACCCGCTCCCGGAAGGCACACGAAAAGGGACCAGCAGACGATATTCGAGAGAGCGAAAGAGCTCATCGACAGAGAAAGCGTCTGTCTTTTGAGTTTGAGCACAGGGATCGGGAAAACTTGCCTCGGAATTTGCCTTGCCTCTCACTACGGAGGAAAAACTCTTGTGCTTTGCAAGTCAAACAAAGTCAAGAGACAATGGGTGGAATCCGTCCAGAAATTCACAAACCACAGCGTAGAGATTGTCAAGGGAGAGACGCTCCCAGATGCAGATTTTTACATTATGGGACCTATGAAGTGCAGAAATTTTAAAGGGGACCTCTCCTGTTTTCGAACTGTGATAGTCGATGAGTGCCACGAAATCTGCACGAGTGTCTTTAGCGAGGCGCTCTTTAAAGTTCATCCCTCCATCCTCATAGGTCTCTCTGCCACTCCCGACAGAATGGATGGATTGGGAGAGATGCTACCACCTTTTTTCGGAGAAAATCCCATCGTCCGCAAAGAGAAAAAAGAGTTCAAGGTTTACAAGATCCTGACCGGTTTCGTTCCAAACAGAAAGTACGACAAAAGAGGAACTCTCATTTGGACAGAAATTCTTCGAAGTCTCGCAGAGAACAAAGAAAGACAAAAGTTGATAACAAAAGTTCTTCAAAGGCCCTCAGAGGGAAAGACAATCGTTCTTGGGAAGAGGAAGGCAGAACTTCGCGCTCTCTCCTCTCTTCTCGGAGAAGCAAAAGTCTCAAACACTCTGTACATCGAAGGAGCAAAAACCTATGACGACGACGCTTCAGTAATTCTAACGACTGTCGGAAAGGGCGGCGTCGGAATGGACGACTCAAAGATAAAAACTGTCGCAATAATCAGCGATGCGATGGACGTGAGACAGTACGAGGGAAGAGCAAGAGGCGCAAATTCCATAGTGTACGATTTTGTGGATAAACACAGCACTCTAGAAAAACATTGGAGAGAAAGGGAATCTTGGTATTTGGAGAGAGGGGCGACCATCGAGGTCGTGAACCTTCGCTCTTTCGTATAATTTTTGTTCAAAAAATTATTTCAACGTACGTCTTTGGACCGACCACTTTCTCCACACAAAAAATTTGTGGAGAGAGTATGACCGTATACCTTTCCCCTTTTTTGGCGTTCCAAGTCACAGAAGAGTGCGATCTTTCAGATAGTGGGACAGGTCCGAAATCTCCCATCGCGACTGCGTCGACGTTCACCTGCATGGCATAATTCTCTGGTGTCCAAGTGTCTGGATTTTTCCAAGACACAGTGACTTTGTCGTTCTCCAAAGACGCGACTCTGACGTCCTTTACACCTCCGATGACCGCCCTTTTTTCATCCACAATTTTAACTTTCATGTCCTAAATAATTTTCACTGATATCCGAAAGAGATGTCGTTCGGAGAGAAAGCAGGCACAGAAACGCCAGGAATTTGACCTGTGGTGGTAACAGTCTTCGTTTCTCCATAAGAAAAGTAGCTCACAGAAAAGGTTATGGTGTTCCATTTGCGAAGAACCTTTGAAGCGTCCACCGTTCCGTTTGTTTGAATCACCTGCTGACCGTAGCCATAATTCCAGCTACACGAAGTTCCGCCACTGGAGTTTGCCTGGCACACGTACGGAGCCACAGCCGTCGCCGAGCCACCCGTCAATGGCAAAGGAACAGTGGCTCCGAGTTGTCCGTTTTGCCCAAGAGCTTGCGTGGTGGCAGTGAGTTTAAGGTCGGAAACCTCACTTCCCGTGTAGCTTGCAATGACAGAGAATTGTCCTCCAGGACTCGAATGATATTGGAGAGTCACTTCAGGCGGACCAGTGACAACTCCAGTTTTTGTCGTCGTTCCGGAAATTCCGATCTGGTTCCTCGCTTGGAGGTACAGAGTGTAGGTGCCTGGAATGACAGGAGTCGGAAGGGCGATGAAATCTTGCTGGAGGGCAGGGCCATCTCCGTTCCCTGTTATCCCTCCATTCGGGTCTTTCAAAATGTAGACATAGCTGCAAATGTAACCTGTACCGCATCCCACTGTCGGTGTGGGCCAGGAGAACTTCCACTGTCTCGCGTCTTGGTCGTATCCAAAGTCGACTTCTGGCGGAGGAGGGGAACCTGATTTTTTATGACAACACTTTCCCCAACAGAGCAGCCACACAAAGAAGAGAATTGCGACGAGCAAAATAATCAGAGCACAACCAGCCATCGTTAACAAAAGATATTTTGAGAAAAATATCTTATCTCACCAAAAACCACAACACAAGAGCGAACAGGACAATGACCACGAGACCGATTCCTCCAAATATCGCTATTTTTTCTATCCACCCTCCGCCAACATTTGGAGGAGAAGGAGGAGTCGGCGGCGGAGGGGTTGGAGGAGGTGGCGTCGGAGGCACTCCGCAACTCACTTCGTTTGGGTTTTCTGCCGTTCCTCCAGAAAAACAAATGTCACATCCTTGCTGGATTGTGTCTCCAGAAGTTAGCATGGCGTTCACGCCGTCGACAGTGACATTGTCGAAATAACACTGGCTAAATTTTGAGTCTTTTCCCCTACTGTTTCCGCAGAGTTGGTTCAGAGCTATCTTTCCGCCAGAACTATTTTTGACATCGATGGAAATGTTGTCCAGAATGCAGACGGTGTCTGTGCATCTCTCTTCTGTGTCCGAACCTGGTTTCGCGAAAGGGATGGCGTTTGGAAGATTACATATCGGATCGCACGGCTTTGGAACCTTGTCAGAAAAAGGATACTGTGTTTCTGGCATGTAACATCCACAAATGTCGGCGTAAATCTGCCCTTGTGTCATATCCTCTCTCGACAGCGCTTGGCAAAATCCCGAAAGAAAAGAGGAACAAGAACCTGGAAAAAGTTTGCACGTGTTTGAAAGATAATTATTTAGCGACTGTATTGGAGGAGGTATCGTTTCGCCTGTGATAAGTCTGTAACCTCCAAAAGCAGAGGGAAGAGTTTTCTGGAGGAAATCCGCAGCAAGTTCTTTCTTTGAGTTGTTGACATACCTGGCGCAGCTCGAGGTGCTGTAATCTCTCGGATTGGAACCGTCTTGCCAACCTGTCGCCGAACTGCAATGCGAAACCATCGCATCATGACAAAGCTTTGTGTCGGGGCACCACCCCGGAGCGCATTTGTTGAGAGAGGTTTCGTTGTTGAACAGTCCAGTACAACAGGATGTGACCCTTGCTGTATTTTCTGCATTGTTCATGGACATGCTGGGCTTTCGAAGCATACACTTGTACTTGTACGCGCAAGAAAGTCCCGAACAACCGCAGTTGTCTGTTATTGTCGAATCCCACTGCTTCGATGTATCGCATCCGGCGCAATCAGGGCCGTCGTCGTAATTGCATCCTGTGTTGCAAGGCTGGAGATACCTCGCGTCGAAAGTGCAACCTGGCAAAAACGGGAGATTTTCAGAGGTCATTTACTTTTCTTTTCCAAAAAAGAAAAGTTTCTCTGGGACCGAAACAATATGGCTTTTGTAAGATGTCCATAATCAGTTGCCCTGAACTCCCTTGTCCGGGAGTCGGAGAACAAGGAGAAGTAGAGTATGGAGAAACCACTTGTGGAGTTTTTGGCAACAACGTTTGCAGTTTCGACGGAGAGTACGACAAGTGCTATTCTCCGCAAGATTGTCAAACTGGAACTGCTCTCAAATGCAGCGAAGCAAAGTGTTCGAAATTTCCTCTTTGTTCTACAGGAAACGTGGACCCGAATTGCTCTCCTTTCTCTGGCAGACAAGTTTGTCGGATCGCACAACCGGCAATGACGAAACAGACAACCGCTTCTTGTTGTCTCAACAAGTATACGACTCAAGAAGCAGTGGGCGTATGCGCAAAAGGGTGGTGCGGAGACGCAACTACTGGAACGCCTGCGTGTTTCAACGCTATGCTGACGCTCTGCTCAGATTCCTCAGATCCGAATATTTTGGATATGTGGGCAAATAAGCCAAGTGATCCGAAAAAGGACCCAAAGTTGACAGGAGTTTGTCGAGAGTTTCTCCTTCAAAACCCCTACATGAACGAAAATCCAGAACGAAGGAGAGAGTTCTTCCAAACTGTCGTCTCAAAACTCGGAAAGACACCATACCGAAAGGGTGACGGTTTCAATGCTGTGATGGCGGACGTTTGTGGCAAAGTTCCGGGGTCTTGCGACTCTTTCCTCTCTCAAATGTGCGGGGCGAATTCTGTGGGTCTCGGCCCCATCACAAGACAACAAACAGCCAATGACAAAGAGCTTCGAAAGCTTTGCTCTTGTTTTTTGAGCGACCTGCAATATCCGTTTGCAGGTAAGTTTGGAGTGGAATGCGACATCCTCTGTAACGACACATCGGTGAATCCCATCCCAAAAGCAGAGCCAAAGGGAAACACATGGGTAAAAAAGAATTGTCAACAGAACGTTTGCATTTTGGACGATGTGGTCATCGACATTCTAAATTCCGAGGTGGGAGGGATAAATTTGTCCCAAGTTTGTCCTTCTTCTGGACCAGGAGTGACGCAATGTTACCTCGACGGAGTGACTGTCGATGTTGTGAACAGCAAGGTCACAGGAGGTATAAATTTGGACCAATGGTGTTCAGGCTGTTCCAACGAAGACGGAGCTGGCATCTCTTGCGGAAAGGGAGGAGGCAGCAACAACGGAGGCGGCGGAAGCGGGAGCAGTTTTTTGAAAGACATCCTTTTGTTTGGAGGGATTGGTCTGATACTTTTGCTCGTTCTCGGCGTTGTCGTTTGGTTTTTGTTCAAGTAATGGCGGAAGTGTGGATGAACAAATGGTCTCTCGTCGTAGAGACAGAAAATTCAAAGTTGTGCGTGACAAGAAGCAGAGGAAAGGAAAAAACCGCTTTTGTGAAGGAAGGGAAAATGCGCTCCCCCGACGAGCGCTCTAGGAGACACATCGCCCTCTGGAGACATTTGATGTTCAAAGAATAAAATATTTTTTACAAAATATTTACTGATGGCATCCCCAAGTATCTTGAATCGCTTGCATCTGCTGTTCGGGCGTTCTGCCGAACGCGGCCTGTTGTTTCAAAAACGCATCGTAAGAACCTTCCGTTGAGCCAAGAGCGGAAAGAAGTTCGTACCTCTGGGGAGTTTCTTGTTGTTGAGAAGCTTCCATAGCTTCTCCGAAACTCCCCCAAGTGTCTTGAATCGCTTGCATCTGCTGTTCGGGCGTTCGGCCGAACGCGGCCTGTTGGGCGTCAAAAGCAGAAACAGAGCCTTCCGTAGAGCCAAGAACGGAAACAACTTCGTGAGTCGGTTGAGGAGGCTGTTCAATCCAATTTGTGGCCCTCATTGAAGCAAGCATCGCCTGGTCTCGAATTTGTTGCATTTGGGATGCCGCTGTTTTCGCCGTTGGGTTGACGACAATGCCTCTTGGAATGGACATTGTCGTTCTCGGGGAGAAACCGGTCGTCTTTTTGACTCCGCAGCCCCACACTTCTGTCGGATCTTCGAAACCGCAGAAGTTGATACCTCTCTGAATTCTGAAATAGCCGCTGTCTGCCCAGTACGGACCCCACGAGTTTCTGACGAGCCAATATTTGACTCCTTCGGCAGAAGTTCCCCAACCGACAATGTCAACAGCGTGACCTCCCATCGGCTGACCGAGAGGAGAAGTGCTGCTAAACACCTTCTTTGCCGCATCAGGAGCAGAAAAGAATTGTTCAAAGCCAGAGTATACCATGTAGCCGATGGTGAGCGGACCGTACAAGAAAATGTCCTTCATCATCTGAACCTCGGCAGATTCAGAGCTGGAAGAGTCGATGACAGGATAGACGATGTCGGGCCTGAACTTTTTACATCCCGGCTTTTCCTTGCAAGAATACTCCTCGATGTTTCCGTTGCACACCATCGAAACGCCTCCGACGTCTCTCATGTACTGGTAGGCCTCTCCAATCATTCCTCCCTGACAGACTTCGTTGGAACAAGTTCCTTCAGAGCCTCTCAAGAAAGAGCTGAGAGTCGGATTCATCTGTTTGCTGTAGTTGCAGAAATCACAAGAGGCGAAAATCCAGGGAGCGATGTTGTTGTGTCTGTCGATCTTTGTGCCGTTGGAGAGGGTGATACAGACTCTTTGTTGAAGTTCTTTGTCTTGTGTGGAGATACGGAATCTGTCAGAGATGGCAGTGGCAGTCGAAAACGCCCAGCAACTTCCGCACTGTGCCTGGTCAAGTGGCCCAGAAATAAGACCCGGCCATTTCTTCCTCGAATCAAATTCCGTAGGAAGAGATGTGACAGTCTCTGACGGCTTTGGGTCGGCCGCAGCCTTCACCGACTCTTGAACTGCGACAGGGGCGCTGCTCAACAAAACTGTATTGAAAGGCCTCGGCTTTCCCATTGTTTCAGACGGAACAGATGAAGTCGCCGAAAGGGCGCATGGCTGTCCTGAAAGAGACAAATTCTCTTCTTCGAACCCCTCCTTTTCACTTGGAGACCACAAAACAACGACCAAAAAGATGATGATGGCAATAACCAAGATTGGCAAGAAAGCGCCCCACATTACAAAAGCAAAAATATTTTTGCAGAAAAGAGAGAAAGAATTGTTTGAGAGGAAAGGGAAAGACAAGGTAATATCATGGCCGCCATGTTATACGACAAGCAATGGCCGAGGCAAATGACCACATACGGTCGAAGCCGAGGACCTTACATCAAAAGAAAAACTTACAGCGCGAACGCGAGGTACACACGTCCGATTATGAGCTATGGAATTTTGCTCTATACGTTTCGTGGTCCAGAACCAGTCTTTCTTCTGTGTCAAAGGAGGCACACCATCGAGTTTGTTGAATTCATTCTCTCAAAAGTTCCGAAAGAAAGATTGCTTAGTGCTTGTTCTCGCCTCACCGAACAAGAAAGAAAAAGATTGAGAGAATGGTCGTTCGACGACCTTTGGGACGACTTTCTTCCTCAAAAGAATTGCAGGCTCTACATTGAGGATAAAAAGGATATGAAGATGAGGTTCGAACGAAACAGAGAGGAAATTATTTCTGGCATCGCGGCGACAACATCAACGATCAAGGAGCCTCAATGGGGCTTCCCAAAGGGAAAGAAAAACGTTAAAGAGTCAAACACGATCTGCGCTCTTCGCGAGTTTGTTGAAGAGACTGGAATGGAAAGGCACAAAATACAGATTGTCGACGACTCAAATCCTTTCATTGAAAGATTTGTGGGGTCCAACGGCAAAATTTACGGAAGTCAGTATTTTCTCGCATATGCCGAAGAGCAGTTGAAAATCCAAAAGAAAAATTACGACGGAGTCTTGACAATCTCTGAAGAGATTGCTGACCTTCGATGGACTTCTTTCGAAGAAGCAAAAAATTATCTCTCGAAAGAAAAAATCGCTCTTCTGACAAACGCTCTCCTTTGCATTCGCTCCTTCAATGGAGCAGCATAAAACATATCTCACGCAAATATGTTTTCTTGTAATGAGTTTTGTCTTGTTTGCCGTGTTGGCTGTGGGGTTTATCATAATCCTTATTTTTGTGCTCAACAGAAAGCACACTCCCACAGACCCCACAATAGTGGCACTCAAGGAGAGGTTGGCTGTCCTTGATAAAAAATACCTCTCCTTGGACATTCGAGAGGTTGATAGGGGTGCGTACACTGAGAACAAAAAGGCCATTTTTCTTTGTCTCAAAGACCCAGAAACCAAGCAGTATTACGACATGAACACTCTTGTCTATGTTGTGCTTCACGAACTTGCGCACATGTCGAGCGTAACATACGGGCACAACCAGGAATTTCATCAGAACTTTGCTCGTCTTTTGAGACAGGCTGCCCAAAAGCAGGTTTTCGATCCGAGCATCCCCATTCCGACAAAATATTGCGGCATCGACTCTGAACATCCCGGCCATTAGAAATCGGCCTCTCGAACGATAAAAGAAGATATTTGAAAGACCTCAAATATGAACTCTCTCGAAAATCTTTGTTTTGAAAAAGTCAAGAAACTCTTTGTTTCGAAAAAGATAAAAGTGGAACAATTCAAGGTTCTGCCAGAGAATATTTTGGAGAGAGTTTGCAGTTTCGTGCCTACCCCGCAACAGGTGCGCGCTCTCGGTCTTTGCGTTCGTTGGATGAAAGGAGTTCTCAGAGAGAAGGGATTTTATGTTGACGGAAAACTCGAAGGACAGCTTATCAAATGGGACAACCAAGGGCGAGTTCTCGAGAGAGCAGAGTACAAATCCGGGAGAAAGAACGGAGAGACAGTGCTCTACAAGCCTTCCAAAAATTCTGTATTTGTCATTGAAAATTATAGACATGGCGAACTTCACGGAGAAAAGCTTGTGTATTTTTCCAGTTCGGAACAAGACGAAGAGCAAAAGCTCAAAAAACGGAAAACCTACCACAAAGGTCTCAAGGAGGGAAAGTTTTTCTGGTACGGCCTCGACGGGTCCATTTTAAAGGAGCAACTTTGGGTTCGTGGCATTCTCGTGAACAATGCAAGATAATTTTTAATGATAAAAATTATTGGAAACAACACCCAGAATCTACAGAAAACTCCAACTTTCCCCCGTCCCTCACTTTTTCATAGCCCCTCCAGTTTTCGATGAAAACTTGTGGCTTTTTGAACCATTTGGAAGAGACGATTCTCGGGAGGACAGTTTCGAGCTCCTGTTTTGTTATGTCTGGAGTGAGAACTAGAGGGTAGCTTGTGTCTGGGAGAGGCACCCACACAATTTTGCATTTGGATATGTTGTATCCAAACTGCTGAACGCATAGATTCTTCCTGAGCTCGTCTACGTTTCCCTCTGGGAGGTCGAGCCATTTTTCATATACCTTTGAATTTCCAAACCACTTCGTCATTCGTTACACTTCTCTGTTTTTTCCCTTAGAATGTCCACAGCTTCGTTGATATTGTCCGTCGCGGCCTGATAGTGATGGAACGCATAATATCCAAAGCTAAAGTGCCAAACTGCCATCGCGATGAAGAGCATCAAAACAAACACAACGACACAAGGTATGGCTTGAAGCACCAAAATCCAGATCGCAGAGATGATGAGGAAACTGAGAAGAAAGCACCTTCTCCATTTGACAGTTCTTTCTTCTGTTTTTGAAGCGATAAGAATTTTATCCAAAAGTTGGGACACACTGTCTTGTTCGGAAGGAGTGCTCCCGAAATAAGCCATTCCTTTGCCATAGTCTGCGCATTCGTCTTTGGAGCAATTCGGGTTTGGGCAGCGGATGTCTGTCATCTCTGCCTTGACCACAAAAACAAGAGCGACAAGCAAAAGAATGTACCCGATGATGTTGAACATAGAGGACGACGCGAACCCTTTCATTGTATTACATTTCACTTTTTTTCTCAAAGTTTACAGCAACCTCGCAACGCAAGAAAACGTTGCCAGCGCTTGAGCCACAGACAATCTGTCTGGAAACTGTTCTACGGATTTCTTCTTTGGGTTGTGCAAGAGAACGAAATCCGCGTACATGGAGGGACTCGAATAGTATGTGGCAGTGCTTGTTCTGTTTGTGGCGTGCAGTTGGTCCTGTTTGTTCCTTGAAAACTCGAGGCTTTGGGAAGGAATGTCATAGTTTTTTTGCAATGTCCTTGTTTGCAACGAGTCCCAGTTTAGCATGCTGATGTGGCTCTTGGAGACGTCACTCAGAGAGGAAGGGACAAACAAAAAAACGTACCTTTGCCCATCAGCCAAAAGACTCGAAATTTTCGCTGCGTAGACAGAATAGTTTGCGCCAGACACTTGCTTCTGTTCGACAAGATAAAACTGCAAGGACTGAAAGTATCCGTTCAACGTATCCATCTTTATGAGTCGAGAGCGGTCGCTTCAAATATTTTCTTTTCAAAATATTTTTTCCTTCAAAACATAGAGTTTATCTTGTCGAGCATAAACTCTTTGCTCAACTCTTCCGGCAACTTGAGGATGTCGCTCGAAATTATGCTCCTCCAGTTTTCAAGCACTTCCAACAAACGAGGTCTCTCTTCGTTGCACATTCTTTTGTAGATGGCGTATCTGTTCTTCTTGAGCTCTTTCTCCACATCCACTTCTCTCCCGCAAATGTCCTCGTCGATGGAGTAGAGAGCCGTCTTTCTGGGTACATAAAGAAAATTTCTCTGTGCAAGGTCAGACACACCACAAACTTTACGAAACATCACGGCGATACAAAAGTCAAGACACACGTCTCTGTTTTCGCAACCGATAAAGTCGAAATGCTCCAACGACTTCACTTTCGACCAGTCCACGACTTCTGTCTCTGGAGTCACATTCCCTTTTTTGAGCATTGTGGGAAGAATTTCTTCGTTCGTCTCATCTGGGAACACGAGGAAGCAACTGATTCTGTTCCTGTCTTGCATTTTCGCGCGAAGTCCCATGACAGCATCAGGGAAAAAATCTGGTCTCATGGCAAGTCTCTTTGGGGAAAGACTTGGGAGACCAAACGCCTTCTTGATGTTTGCGAGACGGAGAACGTTCTCCACGCTATTTTTCCCCTTAAATGGTCCCTTTACAAAAACTCTTTTTCCCGTGGCCTTCTCCACGGCGAAATAAGTGTCTGTTTTGCCATAGCCGCAAACAAGCTGAGCTTTGACCACAAAGTCAAAGAGGTCGGATTCCTTGGCGACTCGCCTCCTTCGAACTCCCTTCATCCCAGAAATCCTAAAGACGTTGACGTCCTCGTAAAACGCTCTGAGTTTGGGATGACCTATTTTTGCTTCGCGAACCACAAACGCGCCATCAAAAACAAAGTCTTCGGAATCTGCGCCTCCCTCTCTTCCTTGTTTTGTGTGCTTGTCGATGACATAAGAGTCCATTTCCATTGCAGGTTGTTCCTTGTCGTTTCTGGCATATACCTCTACCGTGTCTGGAACGTTATCTGCAAGTTCGCGTTCCTGCCATCCGATGACGCATGCACACACCAAACACCACCAGCAAAGGAAAGACTCTCTGAGACTCGAAAGTTCCTTGCACCACTCAAGAGCCACCTTGTGCACAGAAAGAAGGAATTTTTCCTCCCTCTTTGTTTCAAAGTATTTCTCAAGAATCCAAAATATCAGAAACTCTGCCTTTGAACTGCGGTAATACTTTCCTTTCACCTTTTTCTTCTCAAAGATTTTCGTTGCCCAATGAAAGGCAGAATATTTTGAGTTTTCGAGAGCAGAGACAAAGTTGGAACACAACCTGTTCGTTTCATCGTCTTCCTTTTCGAGGTGAATGCGAAATTCCGTTCGCGGTTCTTCTTCTCCAAAGGCAGAGATTGTCTCATAAAACTCTGGATAGAATTCCTTTGACACCTGAAGAGATTCTTCACTCCTTCCATGTCCGAACGCTGACCTTGTGTGACTTAGAATGCGAACGTGTCTCGAGCGGCACATCTGCGTAACAATCCAAACAAGTGCTTCCTTTTCTTGTTCGCGAAGAGCGTTCCACGACTTTGTTCCTGGCTCTTTCTTCTTCCTTTTTTCTCTTGCGGAGAAAAGGAAGTCAAACTTCTCTGCGAGGAAAAGCCAGAGACCGAGGTTGCACACTGAAATCTCTTCCAGAAAAATCACCATCAAACGATGAAGGAGGTTCGCTCGAATTCCCTCTCCAGCCTGTCTGTCTGTTGCGTCGGCGAAAAGGTCGAGTTCAACCATGCACCAAAGCGCCTTTTTGAGTTTGTTTCTTCGAGTGTATTTTTGAGTTCCAGACTTTGCAATGTCCACATCCAGACGATGGAGAGTTTTGGCGTTCCGATATGTCGTTTGCATTTTCACAAAATAACCTTGTGAACGAACCAACTTTGTTTCAATGTTTGGGTATAAAAAAAGATGGAAAAATATAACAAAATTCTCTCAGAGCTAAAATTTCTCTCCAAGCTGAGAAAGGGAGAGAAAATCATGGTCAAAACCATGGCAGTGCAACAGGGAGATTTTTTCTCTGGACTTTATCGGACATTCGTCGGAGAATCTCGAGAAGCCACGCTGGACTTTGTCTGTGATGTCTGGGGGCGAACAGTGGATCTTGTCCAAGACGAAGAAACAACGGAAGAGTGCAGAAAGTCGCTTTGTGAGAATTTAAACGAGTCGAGGAAGGGCGTCATCTCACTTCTTGGCACGTATGAACAAGACAGGTACTTTTGCAGTAGATTGGAAAGTCTCGTCGCGACGACAGAAAACCAGGTGTGCCAAAAAGTTCCAACTTTCTCTCTCTGCATAACAAAGGAAAACGCGGGACTCGCGAGGACAATTCAAGCGCAAGAAGCATCTCTTCGCAAAGTATAAAATATTTTGAATAAAATATTTTATTGGAACCTCTTCAGGAGAAAAAAAGCTACGCCAAACGCAAGAAGCAAAAGAGCAAATAATAACCAAGAAGGGACTTTTTCTTCCTCTTTGCGAAAAAATTCGAAATGTTCTCTTGGAGGCTCTTCTGCACCAGCCAATTCCATCGGATTGTTCATCCTCGCAGCAACAAAAGTTTTTATGTCTGGCAAGGAACCTTGCGGTACAAGGGGGCGAAGCCAGCTCTTTTGTTCCTTTGTCATTCCATCGACGACGCTCATCGGAAATCCAGAGTCGTGAAGGGGAAACGTGTCTCTCAAGGCCTTGTGAAAAGGAGAGTTAAGATATTTTTCTTGGAGTTCTTCTGGGAGGTCTAAGCCAGGAATGTCTGGAATGCACGCCATGTTGTTTGTCTCGAGATGAGAGTAAGCGCAGTTTCTTGCCATCAAAAAGTAGCCGCTGTCTCCCCATTCCGGTCCCCAAGAATTTCGAACTATCCAGTACGGAACACCCTTTGGTGAGTTTCCCCAACCGACAAGAACAACGGCGTGACCTCCCATAATTTCTTGAGTCTCTGGATTTTGGATGTGCTTATAGACCCCTTCCTTCCAAGAGTCTGGAAACTGCTTTGGGAACATAAAGTCCTTGTACACCACGTAACCGCAAGAAATTGGGCCTCTCATGTAAATGTCCGCCATCAAGTCTCTGTCTGTTGTGTCTTTTCTCAACTTCCTTTGGACAAAATAGGGAATCTTTACGCGAAATATTTTCATGGGCACTCCGGAAGGGCAATGGTCAAGTTTCTCTCCGAGAAGGTCTATGCAAAAGGGAAGTCGCTCTTTGTTTGTGTAGTTTGCGAAGGTGTACGGAAAGCAGTCGAGAGTTGTTGTTCCGTACACGTACAAATATTCGAAACTTTCTGGGAGAGAGTTGCCATGACAAGCTCCGTCCTTGCTAAACTTTTCGTTCAGTTGTCTTATTTTCTGCTGTGACTGGAGGTCTGCTACAGTCGGATGGTAGTCACAAACTATCGGCTTTGAAGGGGAAGGAACAAACTTTATTTTTCCTTCAGAAAAAATGGCAAACCTGTCGGCCATCGAAGATGTGGAACTAAAAGACCAGCAAGCTCCGCAGTTTCCCTGGTTCATCACCGGAGACAAAAGACCGTTCCATTTTTTCCTCCCATCGAAAAATTCTGGAAGTTCCTTCTCCAACACATCCACAGACGAAATGCTCGGATTCGTTGAACGATAATATTCTTCCACAGATTCTGAATCTCCTCTTAGAATGGTGAAAGAGGGTCTTGGCGTCTCAGAAGCGAAACGGGAGAGTTCCATTAAAAATGTCTTTGGTGCCTTCCATAAAATATTTTGTTTGAATAAAATATTTTATCTGAACAACTTTTTCTTGAGTTGCGTCTTGGTCATGCTCTTCTTGAAATCCTCAAACGACTCAAAGTCGCATGGTATGTCGTAGTAAACGTATCTTTCGCTGTCGCCCATTCCCCACCATGTGAGGTCATAGAGCGAAACGCACTCTATGACAGTGCAAAAGGAACCTGTTTTTCCATCGCACGTCGAACATCCGTCAACATTTCCGTCTCGAAAGATGAACCATCTTCCGCCTTCTATCAGTTGGCAAACAATGTCATCCGAACAGGTCCTGTAGATCGCGTGCGGTTTGTTCAAGTATAACTTCGTAGTCCAGCAATCGTTGCGAACACCGAGGTTGAACTCGCAGCTCTTCCACTCTGGGACAAGACCCAGAAGGCCCATCGCGGGAGTAGTCCTGTGATTCACATCACAAATTCCGCTGCTTTCCCAATGCTTTGTACAGAGCAGAATTTCTTTCCACTCTTTGGGAAAGTGCTCGAGTTTTTCCATCTCATGTATTTTGAAGATAAATACGTTTCTTTCCCTTCGATAAGATGTCTGTATATATTCACCTCGACAGCAGCTACAGAGACCTCGCCCAATACCCTAAGCCGAGCGACTGGTCTTTCACCAGCGCGACTTCGGCTTGGACAAACACCAGAACAGTTCAATGCGTAAGACCCACAAACTCGAGAACGGCATGCAATCTCGTATACAACGTCAAACTGGAGAAACTCATCATTCCTGTGGATGCGGCAACTTTCCCCAACTTCTTGGCAGACTATCCCTATCTTTACGTCTCTGTTTACACGGGAAACAATCCGGACGTGAACTCCATCAACACGATGGGGCAAGTTTCTGGGGGAGCCAAGACCAGCAAAGTGCAGTTTGTAGTTTATTGGGAAAAAACACAGGGAACTTTCTGGTACCACTACTCGAGTCCGATGGTTCAAAGCATCCGTTGGAATTCCAACGAGCCCCTCACCTTCAAACTTTTGGACCCAGCGGGAGAGGTTCTTGCGTTCCCTGATGAAGTCGCCATCGACCCCGCCGCACAAATTTCGTGTTTGCTCTCGACGATGCCATATGTGAGAGACGGAAGTTATGACAACCACCTTGTCACTCTGTACACAGACAGTCCATACTAAATATTTTTGAATAAAATATTTTATGAGAGAAACCTTTGCTTGTGCCTGTTGAGGAGCTTGTCAAGAGACCGGAGAAACTCTCTTTTGTCGAAAATTTCATCAAAGGAATGGGTTCTGTTGTCAGCTCCCACAGAAATGTCTTCTCCGTCCAACCAAAAGACGAGACCAGAGACGTTTGCGTCTCCATTTGCTTCTCCATCAACAAACTCTCTCAAAATTTCGTACTCTTCCCTTCCAACAACCCAGGAAATTCTACAAGAGCTTTCTCCCTTCGAAACAACGAACGTCGAGGTTCCGTCTTCTGAAAAAAGTGAGGTGCAACGCATTACAATCTCTTGAGTTCTCTCAATCTTGTCCGAATGAATCTGTCGAGGTCATCGTACCGAATGTAGTGCGGTACGCGGACAAGGTCGATGCCCATTCTTTTTGTTACTTTATCTTTGAAGAAATCTCTCCTTGCTTGGTCCACAAACTGTTGTGGACCTTTTTTGTGAAAGAATTTGCTATACTTTGCGTGTTGAACGCCGTCATACTCAAGGGCAAGTTTCAGATCAGAGTTGTAGCAGTCCAGTTCGAGGTTCCTTCCTGTTTTCGGGTTTTTGAGAAAATCAGGTCTTATGGATGGGAACTTTTGTCCATAGATTTCCTCAAGAATTTGACGGCATCGAAGTTCGTGCTTTCCGTCCTTTTGTTTCACAATCCTCCTTTTTTTCTTTTGTGCTGGGAAGAAGAAAGGAAAGCCTCCTTTCTTCCCCTTTGTCGTCTTCTGGTATTTGAAGTAACAGAATACAGCCACTCCGAGAACGAAAGCAAACTTTAGAAATTCGAAACTACAGAGCATCGCAAGAACGCCCATCTCTTACAACTTTGCGAATGTCGCGGTCTATATGTAAATATTTCGAGAGAAATATTTTTTATGAGAGACTGAAAAAAGCAGAACGTGTCAAAATCGCTCCCTTCTTTATTTTGCGCAAAAGCACTCCGCTGTGTTTTTCTGAGAGAAGCTCGATGGCTGCTTGATGGAGTTTTTTACTTCTCCATTGCTCCATCAACTTTTCTTTCGCCGCGCGAGACTCTTTCGAAAGAAGAAGGGAAATGGTCGGACCGATTTCTCCCTTTCGCGTCTCAACGAGGACGTCAGACGCCTCATCATAGAATTTTTGTTTCGCCTCGAGAGGTAGAACGATGAGCACAGCAAGAATCGTTCTGAACGCGAACGAAAGGTCTCCTGGAGGAGTTCCGAGTTTCTTTCTTATTTTTTCAACTGCGACAGAGAACATTTTGTCAGCAGTTCCGTATTTTTTGAGTCCCTTCCTTGCGAGTTCTGCTCCCTCTTGCGAGACTCTGCCTATAATTTCATCATAAGAAAGTTTTTCGAGGTGGGACACTTGCGCTGTCACCGTCCGTGCAATGATGTCCTTTGCCTCTTGTGAAAAGTTTTCCTGGATGGTTTTGGCCCATCTTTCAACAGACGAACGCACAGGTTTCGAGATGTTGCGAAAAGATGGCTTATAACATCCATAAATGTCTTGAAGAAGAAGAGCGTCTTCTCCCTTTACTTGTTTAGTGTCCTTTCGCAAAAGCTCGGCGATGTATGCAGACTCTACCAAAAAACAATGGACCCTTTCGTTCATATATTTTGAGAGAAATACGTCCTTCTTGTTGTCCATATTTTGGAACCTTGCGAAATGTTGTGAAAAATCTTGTTCCAGGCGAAGAGGGTACCACCAGGAAGATGTCGTTTCGTCGTAAAGAAGACCCTGCCTTCGAAGGAGTTTGAGATTTTTTGTGACGACTTCTCCAGAAACGTATACTTTGCCGCTCTTCCTATCCACAATTTTTTCAAAGTTGTGAGAGGACTCCTTTCTTTGGAAGCTCATGTTACTTCTTTGGGAACTTTTTCTTTGTCAAAGAAAGAAAAAGTAATGGGCATTGTGATATCTGTAATAATTTCGTTCGCGGCTCTTGCGATATCTGGAACTCTTTCTGCCGTCGCTGCGTCGAAATCGGACGAACCAGCAAAGAAATGGGCCATTTTCTCCACAATTACAAGTTACGTCTCATTGGTCATTGCTCTGTTGATAGCGATATTCCTCCTCTAGTAGAGGAGGGTCTACAAAATATTTTAGAGAAAATATTTTATTGTTGCTGGACAAAGTGGGGAGCGATAAGCTTCTGAAGAACGCAGTAGTTGAGCCTGTCGTCGGTCACAACAGCGCCTGTGCTCTTGATGTGAACTTTTCCCTTTGCGACGTCCTTGCGATATTGGTCGTATCGCAAAAGTTCAGAAAGGGACTCGTCGGGAACGATGTTCTTCTTTGAACTTTGATCTTGGAGATTTCTTTCGCCGTTGGGGTTGAGATGTTCCCACCTCTTTCGACTCTCGAGTTTTTCTGGGTTTGTTTCGTCGTCCTTGATGCGGATGTAGGTGCAAACAGCAGAGGTGACATCCGCCATAGAGAGAAGAGTTCCCCTCTCGACTTGGAGAAAGTCGGCGAGTTCATCGCTAATCGGCTTGGGCTTTTTGATGCCAGAGTTTCCCTTCACCACTCGCTTCTTTGCCTTTCCGTTGCGGATGCGAGGAAGTTGCTTGTTCACATCCACAAGTTGACGTTTCACCTTGCTGAGGAAACGGGCACCCTTCACCTTTTCGGTGGTTTCCTTGACTCTCTTAATTTCGGCATCCAAAGCCTCGATGATAGCCAAAAGTTCTTCAGAGACAGAATCTGAGGTCGGAGCTGGCTTCCTCACACGAGGAGGTTTCACTTCGACAATCTCCTCTGATTCCTGGCTCTCAATATTCTTGGTGGGTGACTTGGGCATTTTATACCTTGGGTTTGTTTTCTTTAACCGTGGTTGTTGGTGACCCAAAAATTCCAAGACACAAACTCCCAATCGAAAACGGGACAACTTCCAAAAGGTGGAATAAAAGCGTCAACAACAACAAAGAAAAAAAGATGTCGAGAAACACCAAAAACGTCAAGAAAATTGCTCTCTCCGTCAGCCCTCTTGAGTTCGATGTCAACAACTTGGTCGTAAAGAAGGTCGCCTCCAGGAAAGGAGCTGTTGCGTTTGAGATGGTGGATCTTGCGTACAAGTACCCAGGAGGAAAAGAGGAGAAACTTATGGTCAAGTTTGCCCGTTGTTTCACTTTCGGTCTCAAGAATTGTTACAAGTTCCAAGCAGCCAAAACGGACGAGAACATCAAGCCTGGAGAGTTTGAGTTCTCAATCGTTCCTTATTCGAAGGAGTGGGCAACCAACCCCACTCCTATGGACATCGCTCTCGAGAAGATGGAAAGGGAAATCATCGATAAGGTGCGAGCAGTCTGCGCAAAGGACGATGGAATTTCTGAGAAACTTCAGAAGAAATTCAAGAAGAAGAATCCTGACTACAAGGATGCGGAAGATTGCGGTGTTTCTCCCATCTTTGGTTGGCAAAAGGAGAAGAGGGAAGAGGGAGACAAGCGAAAGGACATGCCCATTGACCCCACCAAGCAGAAAATCTTCAACGTCAAGACGTTGTCGTCTCGCGGAGGGGGCGGAAAGCCTGTCACCATGTACAGCGTCTTCCGCGCACCGAAGAAGGCAGATGCTCTCGACTACAGGACTCTGTTGAAAAAGACTGGAGACACCGCTGCTTGTGTTATATTTGAAGGTTTCTTTGTGAAGGGAACAGAGAAGCTTTGTTTGCAACCCAAACTCTACGACGCTGTTTTCACAGAGAAGGCACGAGAGTACGTTCCTGCTGCGGACGACGATGAGTTTGACGAGGAAGAAGAGAAGGCGGTCGAAGAGAAGGAAGAGTTTGATGAGTCTGACGAAGAAGAGACTCTGGACGACTAAGAGATAATTGTGAATTCTTTTTTTGAACAAAAGGAATTATAAAAAATGTCGTTGTGCATTGGCTCTCACATCTCTTTCTCATCAAAGGACGGAATTTGCAAGAGCGTCGAATCTGATTTGTCCCTTGATTGCTATCAACTCTACATCTCAAATCCAAAGGCTTTCTCAAGCACAGAATACAAAGAATCTGACCTATTGTCTTTTCGAAAGTCTGGAAAAAAGCTGTTTGTGCACGCAAGTCTCATTTATAATCTTTGTGGCTCAAAGGAAGGGGAAGATTGTCCAAAGTACAAAAGGAACCTCGAATTCACGAGAAGGGGACTTGCTCATGACCTTGATGTTTGTGCTTTGATGGGAGCACGAGGTCTCGTCGTCCATGTCGGCGCCGCAAGGGACAGAGAATGGGGATGCCAAAAGGTGGCAGAAACTGTCAACTTTGTTTTGAAAGAAAGGTCAAAACTCACAGACAGATATTCCGAAATTTTGGGAAAAGACATTAGAAAGGAAAGGACGCTCCTTCTCGAAAACTGCGCAGGAGAGGGAACAAAACTTGGCAGAGACATACCAGAACTTTTTAAAATATGGTCTCTCATCGAGAGGAAAGAACAGGTTGGATTCTGTGTTGACACATGCCACGGTTTCGCCTCTGGTTCTATGGATTTTGGGAAAACAAAGGGTATCGACTCTTTCTGGAGGGAATGGGAAGAACATTTTCCCAAAGAGTCGCTTCGCCTTTTTCACCTCAACGATTCAAAGGGAATTCTAGGGTGCAAGGTGGACAGACACGAAACTTTGTTGTGTGGAAGGATATGGGAAAACAAACCAGAAGTTCTCGCTCATTTTTTGGAAGGAGCGAAAGGGAGAGAAATTCCCCTCGTCCTCGAAAGGAAGGACAACACAGTGGAGAAGGAACTTGAGATTTGCAGGGCCTTGGTAGAATAAAATATTTTTTACAAAATATTTAGTCAGAGTCGGAAAACTCTTCGTCGAAATCATAGAACACGAGAGCATCGTCCACCCATTCGCACGCGTCGCCTTCATCGTCGAAAGATTCGAGCAAAAGTCGCCAAACTTGGAGAATCGTCTCGTCCACCTTCTTGTTTTCTTCTCCGTGTCGACAGCCCATCAGTTGCTCCATGAGAACCTGTTTTTCTAGAGGACGTTCCAACAAAAGGCTGCCCAACACATCGTTTGCAAGCTTTTTCTTTCTTCTTTGTTCTTCCAGAACTCTCTCGTTCTTTGGGAGTTCGAACGGAGTGCTTTTTTGACGTCGCGATGAGATTTTTTTGAGAGCGTTGATGCGTGCTGGAGAAGACCACTTTTCTCCAAACTTGATGTGAGGAAGAACAGAGTTTAGAAACAACAACCTTGTTTGGTACTTTTTGTTCCTCAAGAAAATTTGAGCACATGCAAAGCCCAAAGCTGGGCTGCTTCTGTCGACAGAAGCAAGGTCTCTCATTTTGAGGTACCCAAGAATCTGCAAGAGGTTATCGATGGGAAGTTTTTCCAACATTTTAGAGTGAAAGAAAAAACAAATGTTCTTCGGAAGAAGAGATTTCTATATTTTTTTAGAGTAAAAAATATGGATGAAATGAGCCTCTTAGATTGGAGAAATGGCTTCGTAGTGCGTGTTGGAAAATTCCCTTCTAAGACGGTTTTGGAAGAGGCGCACGTGGTCGTTCCTGAACTGCAACTGGTCACTCAAAAAGGCGTTGTTCATCTGCACCGTAGAGTCGACGAGGGACTGATTTCTCAGTTCTTCGTCTCTGAAAGGTTGAAGATTGCTTTGGGTGTAGTATTGCCCGTACACAGGAAATGCGCTTTCGTCGAACGTGGGAGGGATGCTGCAATTCGGTCCCTGTTCGTCAGCCAAAAGAGTGTAGTTGTTGTATGTCGGGGAAGGATTTTCCCATTGCTCTCCGAGAACAGGCGGGATCGTACTCACGATTTGGGAGCCCACCAAGTTTGTTTGCGGGATGGTGAACCCTTCTTTTTTCGGGTCCTTTCGAGAGTATTTGAAAAGGATGAGGACTCCGAGACTGATGAGAAGAAAAACGTACCAGTATTGATACCCCAGAAAATACGCAATGACAGAGATGATGATGACGAGGCGCGTTATCGCGTTGAGCTTCGAGTCAAGGCTCATCGATGCCTTTGGGATTATCGACAGATTGCAAAAGAGGTCGCAGAGGTCCTCTGCCCAAAACTTTTCCTCGGTGCAACAACTCATTACACAAAAGAAGTTTATAAATATTTTTGAACAAGAAAATATTTTTATGGTTGGAGTGAACCATCTCTGTCAAACAGACAGTACAGAGAAGTCATTCCAAATTTTCTCGAGAGGGGAGAGACTCCCCCTTTCGGTTCGATGAGTTCAATATTGGACAAATCCACGAACAAGAGAGCGCCTTCTTGTGAGAGGCAAAAAACTCTGTTTTCGCTCTGAGAGAGAACAGTAAAGTTTTGTCCTTTGCAGTGTATCTCGTCCCCAGAGTTCACAAAGCTTCCAATAAAAAATCCATCCTCTGGACGATGTCCAACATCTCGCCCTTCCGACAGAGGACTCTCTGTATTTGGGACGCGTTCTCTGTGAACAATTTTCTTTCTTTGGAATAGCCAAGAAAGCATAATCCTGGTTCTTTTTGGAGAAAAATGCAGCTTGTTCCGTCGACGTTGAGGAGAATGTCTCCGACCTTCAAAAGTTCCAGAACTTTTCCAAATTCTCTCTCCTCTCTTTCAAAGAAAAGAAGAACGTCCCAAAATTTGTCTGTTTCTTGAGGCTTGTGTTCTCTCGCAAAAGAGAGGGAGGCGTTTATCTTTTCGAACCTTTCCATGCTTACAGATTATTTATGTTCAGGGAGCATTTCAAAGTCATAAGTGGTCGTCCTCGGGTATGTTGGATGGTCGAAAGCGCAAGCTATGCTGTGCGTACAAACTTCGCAACGGAAGAAAGAAAACCAAATGTTCAAAAGGGATGATATTATTCCCATCTTTTTTATAAAATAATCTTTCAAGTCAAAGATTAAGCGCAACGCTTTCTGCAAATTTAATGGACTACATCGAAGACCTTCCCGTTGACCAAGAAGAAGCGACTCCAGTCGAGATGGCGACCGCTCAAAAATATCTGAATCCCACACGAAGCAAGAAACAAAAGTCAAAGGTCACCACAAAAACAACAAGTTGGAAGGATATCATCAAATGGGCTGTCGCAGTCACGCTCGTGTTTTTGCTCGTGTCGAATCCTTGGTTCGACAAGGTTCTGGGCTTTGTCCCCACAGAATCACCTATCATCCTTTTCGCTGTCAAAGCTGGAATCTTTTTCCTCCTTTCGTTCCTCGTTCTGTGGAAATTCTCGTAATATTTTTAACTTTTAAAAATATTTCTCCTTCTGTTCTCCCAGCTGTGAAGCAATCCGCAGTTCCAAAGAGAACAAACATCTTTTTCCTTTGGAACTGCGAGTTCGAAAATCTTGCACATCTTTCCCTGTTTTTCTTTTTTCGTTTGAAAAGAAAAAATTTGTGTCTCCTTGGAGTAATGAACTGCAAGATTCTTATTGGTGTCGCGTGCCTCTTGCTTCTTTTGGGAGTTCTCTGGTTCTTGAGAAAGAAGTCCAGCCCTTCAGGTGAGACAAAAGAAAATTTCACATGGGCCAACAACATCAGAGAAAATCCAGGTCCTTACACCCCCACCTACGACCTTGTACAACAGGATGCTCCCGACATTGACGCGTTCGCAAACTTTGTTGAACCTGTGGGAAACGCTGTGGGACAAAATCAGGGTCAAGGGATGATTCCCACTCCTTCGGTAGTTCAATATGATTACAAAGACCTTCTCCCAGATTTGAACACCAACGTCGCGATGTACGACAAGGACATTTCTGATCCCGAAGTGTTCATGTGGCGTCCTTCCGTTCGTGTGGACATGAAGAACAGGCAACAAGCTGGAGCTGACCCTTTCAGGGGAGACCTTCCCATCCAAAAAAATAACTGCTACGGAAGCGGGGGCTGGTTTCAAAGTCGCTACGGTCCCGGAGACAACAATCTTAACGGTATCTTCAATGAGCTCTACCAAGAGAAATACAGGGCTCTCACTGGCCAGAAATCTTACAATATTGCGATCGCAAACGAAGAAACGGTTTGTGATAGTTATCCGCAGGAGGACCAAATGTTCGTTGCTTCCGATGTCAACTAAAGGTTGTTTTTGTCCACAAAAATATATTCTCAAATATATTTTTATTCTTCTCTGTCTTCCAAAATTTCTCCCTTCGAACCAAGCACCAAAAGTCTCGTCTTGTATCCTGCCCTCCTGCAAGTCTCCAGTTTTTTCAAAGTTTTCTCTTCTTCGTCAGGTTTTACCCCTCTCAACGTCCATGTCGACTTGACTTCGATGATAAGATTTCGAGAAGCAACAAAGATGTCCGGAAAGTAAAAGCTGTTCTTTCCTTTGTGGGAATACGGAAAGCTCATGTCTTTTTCATAGCAGCCGAAAATGTCTTCCTCTTGAACCCCCTCCGAGAGCAGAATGTCGATGGCAAAGTTCTCATATCCTTGAATCTTTATTGTCCTTCCGGAGGGGAAGGAATAGTCCCTGAAACTGTATGACGACTTCATCGCCTTCTCTCTGACTTTTGGGTGTTGAGAGGAATATTCGACACCCCAGTTTTTTAAGCACGTTTCTCTGGATTTTTGTCGGAACTCTTCCACTTGAAGGGCGTGCTCAACCCCATATTTTTCCTTCATTGTTGAGTGCATTTTCTCCTTGTGTTCTTGGTTACCGAGAGGTCCACTTCTGCCGTACTTTTCAAAGAGAGCATCTTTTCCTTTCTTCATGTTCTCTGGGAGACTGAGGCACGTGTTCACCCCATATTTTTCCATGCATGTTGCTTTCGTCTTCTCCACAATTTCAGGATTCTGGGCAGAGTGTTCCACCCCATATTTTTCCATCATCGTCTTTTTCTTCTTTTCCTTCACTGCTTCCGACTTTAGTGGGTTGGTCACCCCGTAGTTTTTCAAAAGCGTTTCTTCCATCTTTTTCTTGACTTCTTCGTTCCTCATCGGAACTTCACAACCAAACTTTTCCAAGTTTTTCTTCTTTGTCCTTTCCGGTTCACATTTCCGACATCCTCCCCAGTTATCTTTCTGCGCTGTTTTGAGAGCGACAAAGTTCCCCACTGTTCCACAGTGGCAAGTGTACTCGACTTTTGTCGAATTATTCACATACTCCCCCGTCATGATGCATCCTTTTGACTCGAAGTATTTTCTGGCCTGTTCCTCTCTAATACCTAGACCTCGAATTTCTTTCCCTTCGTCTTTGTTTTCTTCCTTGGTCAAACGTGTCTTTTCATTCCTTGCTTTCGCTGCGCATTCTTTGCAACCTGCCCACGCCGCTCCTCCCTTATTCCCTTTCGCGATGCGGAGCTTTACAAAGTTCCCTTCGCTTCCGCAATGACAGGTGAACTCTGTCTCGACTCCATCATTCACATACTCTCCGGTCATGACGCACCCTTTTGATGTGAAAAATTCCATTGCCGCTTCGAGGGAACTCTTTGCTTCTGTTTCTCTCTTCTTTTCCATAGTCTCCAAAGAGGAGAGTGGGCTCTTTCCTCCATATTTTTCTTCGGGAGTTTTCAGTCTCTTTTCCTGGTTCTTCTCGAGTTGAGAGACATCCTCGACACCGTGAACAGACAAGCATCTCTCTTTCTTGGCTTTTAGAGAACAATCCTTGCATCCCGACCATGTCTCGAGATTCACAGAGTTCATCAAAGCAAAAAGTCCCTCCTTCCCGCAGTGGCATGTATATTCGACTTTTGTCTTTGCATTCACGTACTCTCCCGTCATCGTGCATCCCTTTTCGGCAAAACGTCGTCGAGCCTCTTCTGTTCTTTTCGCAAGAGACATCTTTCTCAGAATATTTTTATCAAAGAAAAAATATTCCATTCATCCCACAAGGCAAGCAAACTCTTCCGTTCCTTCTGGGAAAATCCCCTTTTTCGCATCCATGAACGTTCTCCAACATAGAATACTTCTCAAAAAATCGTCCTTTCCTAAAAGTCCAAGCATCACAGAGAGCTTCTTGGATGTCTCTAGATTTTCCTCTTTGTTCATCATTAAGCTTTCAGCGCAAATCCAAGCTGCGCACATCGTGTCTTTTCGTCGATAGCGAGGGCGAACGGCGTGGTGATGAACGAAACCGCAGACGAATTCAGGAAGGGACGCTTTCCTCTCCTTCAAGGATTTTCTTCTCGCGTTTCTTTCACCATCGCCAAAAGAGAACGCCCTCCATCCGCACTCGGGAATAATTTTTCTGGCTGATGGACCAAACTCTCCAATGTTTTTGCAGAACAAGAAAAACTCCCTTTTGTCTTTTTTTAAAAGTCTCTCAATATGGACCCGAAGAGGAAGAAGGAATGTTTTGTTCGCGCACTCGACGACAATTTCTTTTGTCATCTCTGAAGAAAACTTTGGGAGACAAGCAAAGGCGTTTCTCTCTTGAATGAGGCTCTTCAGAGCCTTTTCTTCGCATCTTTTCTTATTGTGGAGAAAGATGCCATAGAATGTCTTGCAACAAAATGCGTAGTTAAACTCTTCCACAAACCAGAAAATGTGCTCTTGCGTCTCTTGGGGAAGCTCAAGAAACTCCATCGAAAAAAACGAAAAACATCTCCACGAATTTCCTTTTATACAAACAATGGAACAAACAATCCAAAGAGCAATCTTTTCTATCGACTCGAAGCGCAACGCTTCAGAGTATGGCGTTCCCACTCTCGATGCCGACACATGCAGAGAGCTCATCGACTCTGTTCTTTCATCCATTCCAGAGGACAAACAGGTAGATTCTGTTCTTCATTTGGTTTCTGCAAAGGAAGCTCTTGGAGATGGTTCTTTGGACTTTGACTCTGCGAGATACTATCTGAAGAGAGCTGTTCGGGAGCTCTGTTGGTGAATATATTTTTTGACAAAATATATTTTTCTCGTTCTCGCAAAGAAAGAAAGCGAACGCTTCATGTCCCATCCTAGCAAACAGTAAAGGAGCGAAATGTCGTCTTTTACAGAGACTCTGTCCCCATCTTTATCAATAAAAAATATGGAAACTCCATAGACCCCAACAGTCAACTCAACATCTTTCTCAAACTCGTAAAAATCTGGGTTTTCGTGGTGGATGCCAACCATGTACGTATTCTCTTCAAATTTGAGCTTCGCCCCCAAAACTCCAAACACTTTCAACCACTCGATGCTCAGGTTCTTCCTCATTAAAATTTGGAATGAAATCTTTCCTCCTTGTGTTGAAGAGACATTTTTTGACAAATAAAAATATAGAATGTATGTGGCACGCGGAACACCAAAGATTGTCTCCATAGACCTCGACTGTAGTGACGACCCTTTCTATCGCTACAAGATGAGACAGTTGAAGATAACAGATTCTGGAAAGTCGAGGACCTTTTTTGACAACATAAAAGACGTCTCCAAGGACCTTAACGTCCCTGCAAATCTTTTGCCAAAGTTTCTGGCTCTTGAGCTCGGTACAAGTTGCGGCTTTGACAAAGGTAGAAATTTATGGTACATTACAGGGTCTCACAGCACAGAAACCATTCACGGAAAAGTTGGAAGTTTTATCCAGAGTTTTGTTCTTTGTAAAACTTGTGGGCAACCTGAGCTTTTCTATGAAACAAAAAAAGGAAAAGTGATGATGCGTTGTAGGGGATGCGGAGATTTTTCCTCTCAAGAAGAGCATGAAAAATTTTGCAAGTTTATGGTCAAAGAGCTCCAATCGAACACTTGAAAAAATAATTCATCCATATTCTTTTGCTCAAAAGAATATGGATGAATTACCCTTGGAAATTTCATGTCTCGTGTTTTCCTTCCTCAGCATCAGAGAAAAAACGGCACTTTCTCTCACTTGCCAAACGCTGAATTCAGCGCTCCACAATCCATGCTCGTGGGAAAACGTTGCTGTTCCGGACAGGTTGCGTCTCTTGAAAGGAAACACCATAGAGAGACTCAAAAAGTACAAAAGCGCGAAAGAGAAACACGCAGAGCTCTCTTTCATCCCTTTTTTGCAATCTCCTTTGGACTTGGGAGATGACGAGGTGGAAATGCTCTGCAATCTCGCAGAGCTAAAGAAACAAAAGTCCCCTTCCGCATTCGCGAGGATTTGCACATCAAAGTTTGGAGAGATTCCAGAGTTTCTTTTGTGAGAAGATATATTTTTTGGTGTCAAAAAATATTTAGTTGTTATACCTCGGGAAGAACATCGAGGAGAGAGACGACGAAGGGCAAGCGTAGCTCTTGACCGGTTGAGGGGGAAGAGAAAGGCCGTTGGACTGGCAAGCCATCTGGTCGTGAGTGTCCGAGTTCATTCCCGTTTGGAACCACCAATTCGTGGGTTGTTCGCCGCACTGGGTAGGGAGGGGTTGCTGACGACCGACGCCCATCGTATCATACATGTACCTCTGCGACATGTCAACGGCGATCACAGGCCTGTCGACGGCGTTCTCGCGAGCGATGAAAGCCTGCAAGTTGTAATTGGGGTCCACAGCGTTACAAGAACCAGCTCCGATCTTCTTCAAACTGTAGGGGTCCGCCATCCTTCCATACTGGTCTCGGTTGAACGCGAGAGGGTTAATGTTACAGAGTGAGCCACTGGCAAGGTTGAATCTTTCCGACCAAGCTCTCTCTGCCGACTGGGGGTCAATCTGCGTTGTATAAAGCGCCTTCTGACTGAGCACTGACGACATCTTACTATCCCCAAAATACAAAGAAAAAACTTGCAAAAAATATTCAAAGGATATTTTTTATTCGAGACGAGCCGACCATTTTGACCCTGCCTCTGAGACGCAATTTCCGACCACTTTGTCGTTACATTCTGGTGCTCCCTCAAAAGTGCCATTCGTTTCATAGCCTGGGTTTGACCTTTTCTTTCTCCAACGGTCCACGATAAACCCTGCTGTTTCCTTTTTTCCGTCCTTGACGTTCTGGACGACGAGGAGTCTCTCTCTGTCGAAAAAGTAAGGGAGCGTTGTGTCTGGATCTGCTGTGCTTCTCATCGTTATTGTGGTGTCTTGAGCCTCGTAATTTTTCACCCACACTCCCAGGGCTTTTTCTGTGAGGAAGACCACAGTGTTTTGCAAGATTCTGAAATCAGAGACGGTTTTGTACTGTTCCGTTTGTATCTTTGCAAAGGGAAGATTTTTAATGGCGGAAGAAACGGCAAACAACAGTTTTTCTACAGAAGTTTTTGTGGGGACTCGAAGCTTTCGGTCAGAGGTTATAAGGGATGACGGGTCCGTTTTGGCAGCGTCCACATCAAACTCCCCATCGACAACAAAGTCATCTCTTCTCAAAAAGCGCCCCAGTTGAGCCGACAAAATTATACCATATTCCACGAGCCTGGAAGCCGCCGCTCTCTTTGTCCTGAAAATTTGAAGGGACGACTCGCCACGAGAGAGCGTGATCGTGGTCGCTTCTGGCACCCCTTCTATTTTTGGAGAAGAGACGAGAGGCACAAAACAAAGCTCGAGACCAGTGCCTTCCGTGTCGAGATGGACGCCTGTCGTTCTTTTTTCTCTATCGAGCTCTTGGGAGAGAACGGGAGCGCCAAGAGCCTTTGAAAGTTCTCTCGCTTTCGAAACTCTCGTCAGAGAGGAGAACCTTTCCTTTTCTGGGATATCCAAAGGACAAATGGGAGAGATGACCAAAGACGTTCCTCCTTCAAAAAAGAGCGTTCGCGTTTTACCGAAAGAGTCGATGTATTGCGAAGTCGCAAGTTTCAGAATGGAGTGCTTTTTCGGGTCCTTTGGTTCGACGGGGCTAGTTTCCAGACCTTTCCTGTCTACGGACACAGACCAAACTCTGTTTGTGGAGTAAAGGCTGCTAAAAAGTTTGCTGATAAATTCTGGGTCCCTGAAGGTGAAATCTTTGTGGTTGATGGAAATTTTTGACTTTGGTTCTCCAGGCTTCTTTTTCTTCCCGAGTCCGTCCGTTTGTTCTTTCGGGACGGTGAAGAGGACCTCGTACTGCGAAGGGTAGGGCATGTCCCTCCAAGGAACGCGCAAGAGAACGACCGTCTTTTTCTTTGGGTCAAAATATGGAGCGATCCACGACTTTGCGTGTCTCGGAATTTCGAAAGACGCCAACCTGTCCTTCCCCAAAGAGAAAACAACGATGTTGATGTCATAAAATTTTTCAAGAATTCTCACAAACAAAAGAGAGTCAAAGAATGTGGTCTTCTTGATGAGCTCTCGGATCTCTTCTGTGCGTCGGAAATCATAGAGTTCCTGCCTTCCAACGCTGAAGGTGTCCATTTCAGAAATTTCCTGTCTTCTAACCTTGATGTACTGAGCTCTTTCGGACTCTTGCTCCAACGCATAAAATTCCTTGTTTCTTGCCGTTTCGATACAATAGAGCATACTGTCCGGAGCAACGTCGACAGAGTGTCTCAAAATGGTGACAGGAGACTCTGAATCCATCACAACCTGGAAAAATCTCTCCAAAGAAGAAGGGATGAAGCCGCAAGTGTTTTCTGGCAACTCCTTTTTATCAGCGCCGAAAACTCTCTCTACGCAGCCCTCTGGATGTCTCCTCGGTTTTTCTGACGGCTCCGTGTAACAACAAGGGACAAATTCGTATTTTTCAGAGAAAGGTCTGACGTTAAATCTCAGGGCAGGGTATTTGTGGTCTTTGTGCTTTTTTGACTTGCAGCCAAAAAACATGCCGCTCCCCTTTGGATACTCTAGGACTCTGTTTTTTTGTCCTGAGCGTTTGAGCTCTCTCGCTTCTTTTTCTGAAATGACAGAAACAGCGGCAGTGCATTGTTTCGAATATTTTTTCGAGAATAAATCTGGATATGTTCTCCTCAAATTCACAATGTTTCTAAGCTCTTCGTCTTCTGCGCCTTTCCTTATTTTTTCCTTGAAACGCTGGGTCGTTGGAATGAACTTGTCATAGAGCGACGTGATGCGGGGAAGTTCTTTCTCGTAAAACCCAAGGACAGAAAGGAAAAGGTCGTTGAAAGCCTGGATTTCACCCTCTGATTTCGCCCTCGCAATGCGAATTTTTGTGTCTGTGGATTTGCTCGATGCAGGGAGGAACGCAATGGAAATATCGGAAGGGTCCCGTTTTTGCATTGGGTCAAAGTAGACATAGAATCTGCTTTTTGAAAGTGTTGTTGAAACTGTCTCATTGGAGAAGAAGAATTTCGAAGTGAGAGGATTTCTCAAGAGAACATCCACAAACTCTGCCCTTTTGTACGCAAGGTCGTACACGTAATATGAGGCTTTGACAGCGGAAGTTTTTGTGTTTTCGAAAACGATGGGTTCGCCTTGTATCGCGTCAGAGACTCTCTTCTGGACGTCAGAATATGTCATCCCTTCGCGGATGGTCACATCCACAAGAACATGTTGCTTTCCTTGCTCTGAAGAATCCGGCGTCCATATCACCTCATCATAGAATTTGTCCAACCTTGCGAGCTGTGAGGGGTTGTTCTCTGAAAAGTCAGTCGAAGCGAACGACAAAACTTTCATCAAGATGACCTCTCCTGTTCCGAAATCTTCGAGACCTCCCCTTCCAGTAAGCCACGATTGTGCTGGGGGAATTCTCGCGTAAGATTTATAGAGATTTCTCCCAGAAGTTTGGATAGAAATAAAAGGCACATCTTTCGAACACTGCATCCTGTCAAAAAGTTGAAGTAGAGAATCTCCCGTGTTGACTGTGGACAATCGCGCCTCTCTTTCGACGCGATAATCTCTCGCCTGTTTTTGGGGGTTTTCTGTCAGCTGTGATGCGGAATTTTCATAGTCATCGACAAGTTTCTGTAGGCGCTCCCTTTCTGCTTCCACGTACTCCTTGTACTCTTTGATGCGAGATTTTGGGTCAAAGTATCCAACGTCCAAAAATTTTATTCCTTTCGTTGAAGTTGCGTTGTTCGCGACAAGCCAAACAAGAGCTACTCCAGTTTTTTTCTGTCTGAGAGACCAACGTCTCTTTGTCTGTGTTTTGTAGACTTTTTCGAGGTCTGTCGCTGCGACTCCCTTGAGCACACTTCGAATGTCCAGGATTTTTGACGGGTCTTCCCGAATTATTTGCCTGAGTTTCAAAACGTCATCGGTGGGAAAGATGAAATATTCTGGTATCGCTGCCCTCTTTGAGAGGGCGTACTTTGTCTTGACGATGTCGAGCGTGTCATAGTCCCGAAATCCAAAGGACGCCATTATTACAACTAAGTCACAAAGAAAATATTTCTTGAGGTAATGCAGGCATGGATATGGTTCGTCGTGCTATTTTTAATCGTTGGAATTGTGGCTGCCCTTGGTGTCGGCTGGTTTGTGCTTTGGAAAAAGGATGAACCTCAAAAACGGACCGCAGAAAGCGTAAGATTCCCTTCTTCCGATGAAGTGGTCGACGTCGCTGATGGGTTCGGAGTTGTGTTTTCAAACAAAACACGTCTCCCCCTCAACATCAAAGCGATGGGAGGAAAACAGTTTGACCTTCCTCCCCTTCAAGAGACGATGGTGTTCCTCCCTGATTTTGAGGACGTATTGGTATTTTTTGACCAGATACCAATATTTGTTGTTGACAAAAAACTTCTATCGAACGGAAAGGTTTACTTGGGAGCGACAACGACTCTCAACATCATCTACGAAGACATGAACGGCTTTTTGCCTGTGATGGACATTCCTGTCCTGAGAATTCATAATCTTTCTCTATTCCCTCTGACTTTTGGAAATGTCCAAGTGCCTCCAAACACCACCGTTTCGTACAAGGGAACAGAGGGGAACGGTATAGCGTTTGGGACGGTCCTCCAGGACTATGCAGGAATTTTCAGGTCTGTTGTGGTTCAACAAAAAATATCGGACGTCTATTTCGGCATCGTCTCTAACAAACTCCCCGCTCTTTTCTCCACACAGGCCCACTACTAAGTTTTTTATTATCTATAAAAAACAAGGAAATTCGAGAGAATACTTTTCTTCTCCCTCTTCGGTACAAACGACCATCTTTGTGTTGTACCCAAGTCTCGCAGACGCCCACAGCTTTTCGTACATTTCTGTTTTGTTCTGGCGAAACCAAGCATCCGTTGAGACAGAAATGCAGACTCTTTCAGCCTCGTCGAGAACGTCTGGAAACCATTCCCTTTCTTTTCCCGCAAAAGAGTACCGAATGCCTTTCTTCGCGACCTCGGCTTGGGGTTTTGGTAATTTGCAGCCAAACCAAAGCCTCGAAACAGCTCCAACACAAGAGCATCCCGCGTCGTCTTTTTCGGAACAGTTTTCACACTTTCTGCCAGACAAAAACTCGAGTATTTTGCTCTCAGCTGCGTGGCCGCAGTCGCAGATGTATTTGAGCATCTCCAACTCCCTCGACACGAAAACGCAACCCCCCTCTTCGACAAGCTCTTTGAGCTCAGAGTCCGAGAATTCAGGAACAGAGCCGCAGTTTTCGCAAAGAGAGGGACATTCCATTTTTTGGAGAGCCCCTTTGCCGCACACACAACAAAAACATTCCACTTCATCAGAAAGGGTATCGCAATACTCTGAACGCGCAACAAAGCCAAATCTTTGGAAGAAGCTCGCACACCTCAACATTTCGCAGATAAAAATTTGTTGAAAATAACTCGACGACAGTTATTTTTTATACTCTGAAAGGAACAAAAAAAGTCCTATGTTCTGTCGTGAAAAAACGGTTGGAAAATACATCTCTTTGCAAGTTTCTTTTAGCCTCGTCTCAATGGCTGAAATTTTTTCATATTCATCTTCAAAGGAACGAGAGAGCATCTGAAAAACTTCGTGATGATGCTCTTCGTGAACGTCGTCTCCGTAAGAAAGACTTTCGGCGAGTTTTGACATTTTCACTTCTTATTCAAGAGGAAAATATTTGTTGTAACGTAATGAGACAGGTCAAAAGACAGGTGAGGCAGGAACCGCAAGCTCCTCGAACGACCGGAGAAAATAAAGAGTTTTGGGGTCCATGTTTGTGGAGGACAATTCACAGTTTTGCTGCAACATACACTCCTCAGCAAGCGCAAGCTTTTTTGAATTTTATCACGGGTCTTCAGAGCCTTATCCCCTGCGTCTCTTGCAGAGCAAATTTCAAGAAAAATCTGACAGAGCTTCCGCCTCTTCGGGGATACTTGGACAGCAGGGAGAAAGCGTTTTATTGGACGTACCTTCTTCATGACAAGGTAAACAAGGAACTCGGGAAAAAAAGCCCTCCCTTTCAAAAAGTGAGAGAAGTTTACTTTGAGCGTCTCCTCGGAAAAGGAAGTTGTTCGACTTGCAGAGGATAAAGTTTTTTTATTTTTCCAATAAAAAACAACAATAAGACGTTCGTTGTCTCGGTCTTAAGGTCAAAGGAAATGGACGCTTTCAAAGTCGCCCACATCGCAACAGAGATCGCCGTCATCGGCGCTGTGTACGTCATTTTGAAAAACAAGGTAAATGCCGAAAAAGCGGAAAGAGAGCTTCTTGCGCAGAAGGTGCAAAAGCTCGAAGAGATGTCAAAACAGCAGATGGAAGCTCTGAAAATTCTTTACGCCAGAATAGAAGAGAATGAGAAACAACAGGGAGTTTCTGGCTCGTTCAAGGAAAAAAAGAAGCGTTTCGAACCTTTGAAAAAAGCATACTCTGAGGAAGAACCAATGAAATACACGAAAGGTGCAGGTGTTTTCGCCACAGAAGCAGACCATCAAGAGAAAGAAGAAACTCCTTCTGGCTACCAACCTTTGGAAGAAGACTACGAAACTCCTGAACACAGAATAGGGTCTTCAAATATGGAAGATACAGACTAAAATGGACGAGACTTGGTTGAGAGAAAATTCTGGAATTGTTCTGGTTCTGTATAACCAGCTTATCAACGAACTCGAAATGATGGGACTTTCAAAGCTTTTGAACAAACCCGACCTCGGAGACTTTGCAAATTTTGTATACCGTAACTCCGCCTGATTTTCTTTTGCATAAAAGAAAAATATTTTCCCCGGATGGTAATGACCGACACTGGCAAGTGCACCGACAAGGCTATCGCTTCTTGCAAAAAGCAGGGGAAACTCTGCAATGTTGACACTGCGAGATGTGTCGTGGCTGACCCAAAGAGAAAAGTAAAGGGAGCCGTCTACGACAAGAAGAGGTCTCTCTACTTTCCGCAAGGACTTTTGTTTGAGGATGACGATGGTTCGCAAGAGCTCGTCTCTCCCAAGAAAAAGAAACCCTCGCCGAAAAAGGCGACAAAGAAAAAGACCTCCCCCAAGAAGCCCGTCGCGAAGAAGAGGAAAGAACCCTCTTCTGAAGAGGAGGAATCAGAGGAAGAAGCTCCCAAGAAGAAGACAGTGAAAAAGAAGCCTTCACCAAAGAAGAAAACCCCGGCAAAAAAGAAGCCCTCTTGCTTTGAGGAAGAAGGAGAATGCCCCGATGAAAAACCCATTTGCAGTGTCTCTGATAAGGGAAGGGGTACTTGCATCAAGGGTTCACAGAAAACTCTGGCTTCAAAGTCCATGATTAAACATAGCGGTCTCACCATCGTCGGTTCTTCCGATGTGCTCAAGAAGTTGAGGAAGGATTATGAACACCTCGAGGGAGATATCAAGAAGTGGAAGGAAGAGTCTGAAGAAGAGGAATCTGAAGAAGAGGAATCTGAAGAAGAGGAATCTGAAGAAGAGGCGCCCAAGAAAGTGGTAAAGAAAAAGACTCCAGCCAAAAAGGTTTCTCCCAAAAAGAAACCTTCACCCAAGAAGAAGTCGCCTGTCAAAAAGCCGTCTCCCAAGAAGAAGTCAAAGAACGAGGAGCTTCTCTGCTTTGAAGAGGATGCAGAGCCCTGTGATGAAGGAGAGGCTTGTTCCGCCACAGGAAAATGCGTACCAAAAACGGCAGCTTTCTTGAGAAAGAAGAAGAAGATTCCCCTTCACGGCAAGGAGGTGTACGGCACAGAGCTTCAGTTCAAGAATTTGTCAAAGAAATACAAGGACGTCGCAAAGGCGAGGAAGTACGAGGTGGGAGAAGAAATTCATATCGAGGCTCCGAAGCTGGCTTCACCAGCCATCAAAAAGACTGCCAAAAAGATTGAAGAGGTCGTCGAAAAGGCCGACCTTTCCGAGGAGGTGAAACAAGTCATCGCCGATGGCATCGAAGCTGCTCTTGCGGAAGGTCACAAGGAAGAGAAGAGAGAAGAAAAGGGAAAGGAAAAAATGGAAGAGGAAGAACCCAAGAAGAGGGTAGGAGGAGGAAGGAAAAAGAAAAAGGTCGTCCTTCCCGAATCCGAGTCTCGACAGGTCGAAAAATCTGCCGAAGAAATCCAACAAGAGTTTGAGAGATGTCTCGGCATCCAGGTGAGCGGTTTGTAAAAAAGATATTTTGAGATAAAATATCACAAGTTAAATTCTTTCGTTGGCAGAGACTAATGGCTCTGCATCTCGGAAGTAAAGATTTTACGGTTAGGGGCTCCCTTTTGAACGTCAGCACGAGGACAGGAAACGTCCTTGTGTTTTTCAAAAAGAACGCGTGCCCGCATTGCGCGGCGTTTGAAAATACGTTCTTGGATTGTGCTCGGTCAGAACCAGGAATTGAATGGGCGATCGTCGACCTTGACAGGCACCCTGAAGTTATTCAAAAATCAAGACAAACCAGAAATCCCATCAAGGGCGTGCCGTTTGTGGTCATGTTCGTCAACGGCGTGATGAAAGCGATCCATACAAACAGAGACAGGAGTCGGCAGGCGGTGCTTTCGTTTGTGAACGAAATCATGGGCATCTCTGGCATAAATTTCCAACAGGTTCCTCAGATGCAGATGCCGCAAACACCTCAAAACTCTTTCATGCAACACGCTCAACAACAAAGGCAGAATCAGTCCACGAGTTACAGAAACGTCACTCCACCACAAAGAGATGAAGAGACCACAAGGTTTTCTTCAGAATTTGTTCCGTACAACATTCCTTGGGCTTCGACTGAAAAGACGAATTAACAGAAAAAGAAAACACTCTAGAATTTCTTTTTGCATTCCAAAACATAATGTCTCAACTCTCCGAATGGTTCGGCAGCAACGAAGTCGCGCAGTTTCTAACGAAACACGACAAAAACATTGAGGTCGAGCTTTCGTTTGGACGTTGGGAAAGAGCAGGAAAACACAAGAGCTTTATTTCAGGCGTCACAAAAGCTGAATTTTACAATCTCTTTGATTCTTTGGATAGAATCTCCAAAAAGTCTCCAGAACTTTTTCAAAGACAAGACGTTCACACTTTGGAAGAAACAGGGAGAAGGGTTCCTGGACAGAGAGGAAATGTCAGGCGCATCAAGGACATCGGAACAGGTCAAGTTTCTTTCCTCTCAAAGGACAGAAACAAGGTCTGGGACGAAAGGAAATGGGGCATGCGACTTGCGATGTCTGTTGAGGAGGAACTTTTCGACTCTCCTGGCTTCCAACCCACAGGTTTCCGCGAGAAGAAAAGGTCGAGATTCATCTTTGTGGGGAACAAATCCGGTTTCAAGGGTCTCACAGTCGACATGACAAAAGTTGTGAAAAGCAGCTTCAGAGAAGGCGTCGTGTACGAGGTCGAGATTGAGAAGGACAGTTCCGTCTCAAAAACCCCGGACGCCATGGTCAACTCTGTGAAAAGAGTTCTCGAAATGATGCAGTCCCAAGCCTCTTGCCAAACGAACGAAATTATCTCTATGGAAGAAAAGGAACAGGCTCTTTCCCTTTTTAACCAACTGGTCGGTTCGAAGAGACACGGAGACACTTCGTTCCTCAACAAACCCAGACAGATAAAAGTCGAAGACCTTCTTGAGCCCAGGATTCTTGCCATCACGAACAAACTCGACGGTGAAAGGCGTCTGTTGTGGTTTGGCCCTCTCGGCACCTACATCGTCAACCCTCCATACGACATCCAAAAAATAGCTGGCGTTTTCTTCCAGTACAGGGACACAGTCTTGGACGTTGAACTTTATGGAGAAGAAAAAGGAAAGTGTCTGTGCTATGCGTTTGATTGCCTTTGGTTCTCTGGTCAAAACCAGGCGTCGAACAACTTTGACACGCGCTTCCGTCATGTCCTCGAGGTGGAAGAGAATGTGGGACAATCTGCCCATATTATCTCCAAAAAGTATTTTGAGGTTGGTCTCCCACTCGGCTCTTTTGAAGGGATGGCAGCAGCCACAAAAACAACAAGAGGAACATATCTCGCAAAGGCCAAAACAGAAAAGCTTGGAGGCGATCTTTTGAGAGAGGCTGTCGAAAAGGCTCTAGAGTATGCAGAGAAAAAGGGATTCAGAACGGACGGACTTATCCTCCAACCGAGAGACCAGGTCTACAAAAACAGTGACACCCTCAAGTGGAAACCAGAGAATCTGATGACCGTAGACTTTCGCCTCAAAACCAAAGGAAAGGACGAATTCTTTTTGATGATGGGAGTGCAAGGAGGAGAAGCAAAGTTTGAGGGCACCGCTGCAACAAAGAGAATCCCCGGAACCGTAAAGCTCCCAAAGTCGTTCTTGGAGGAAAATTCGGGTCACGACTTTGAAGGGGAAATTCTCGAGTTTGGCTTTGACAAGGAGAAGAGCGTTTTTATCCCTCATCGCGTCAGAACGGACAAGGATATGCCAAATTTCTCCACCACAGTCGTGTCTGTCTGGAACGACATCTTTCGCGGAGTGACTTTGGAGACTTTGAAAGGAGAGGACCTCGTTCTACCGAGAAGGTACAACAACATCGTCAAACAGTGTCTTTTGGAAATACCGAAAGGGAAAAATCCCAAACTTGTGGACATTGGTCCAGGAAGGGGAGGAGACATTCAAAAATGGCTCAAGAGAGGCATCGGTTTCGTGAAAGGTATTGAGCCGAACAAGGAAAACATCGTCGAGTTTGAAAAGAGAGCAAAGGTCTCGAGGTTCTCGTCTTTCAAACTTTTCAATGGCAAGGCACAAAACACCCAGCAAGTCATCAAATCCTTTGGAGAAGAAAAAGTGGACGCGTCCACTGCTTTCTTCTGTCTTGGATATTTTGCAGAGACAGAGAGGGATTTGGAAGGTCTTTGTGAGACGCTTTCTCTTTTGCTCGAGAAGGAAGCTGTCGCGATGTTTTCGTTCATGGACGGCGAGGAGATAAAGAGCGTCCTCGGAAAGAAGGGCAAGTTTGAAAACTCTGCTTTTTCTATCGAGAAAGGAGAATGGTCCAAGAAAAAGTTTGGAAACAGCGTCGTCGTCCACATCAAGGACGAGACGAGCATGGTGAAAAACCAAACTGAATGGCTTGTCGACTTGGGAATGCTGAGCGCAGCCATGAAAAAAAAGGGCTTTGAGCTTGTGTTTTCGAGGTTGATGGATGAAGGAATCTCGTTCCTTTCGACGCAGGGGTTCGAATTTGTGTCTCTCCACAGGATCGCCGTTTTCAAGAAGTTGTAAATTTTCTTTGTCTCAAAAGAAAAAAAACTTGTAATGGAAGACCTCACCTGCGTCAAACCCTACACGAGCAAAGACAAGTGGATTGTTTCTGCCATCGCTGGAGTTTTGTTTCTCATCGTCGCTTCCCCTTTCCTCTTCAAGATTATGAATGGCCTCACAGGGATCTTTGGAATCAGCATCGCCGACCCAGACACTGGAGCACCCAACCTTTTGGGTCTTGTGTTGCACGGAGTTGTGTTTATGCTCATCGTGAGACTTTTGATGAACTAAAATATTTTATTCAAACAAAATATTTTTTGAGAAGACAAGTTGTCGAAAGAAAGAGATGGAGATTGTCAGTTGCCTTTGCGTTGGGGACCCGCACTTCAAAACGAACAACGTTCAAGAGGTGGAAAAGCTCACAGCGAAAATTCTCGAGATCGTCGAAAAAAGAAAGCCCACATTTGTGGTGGTTTTAGGAGACATTCTCGACACACACGAAACGTACCATGAAACGCCGCTCAACAAGGCCATTTTCTTTTTGAGCAAACTTAGCGTTCTTTGTCCCACATTTCTCCTTATAGGTAACCACGACTACTGCAACAACTCCCAATTCCAAACGACGAGACATGCGTTCAACGCGTGCAAAAGGTGGAAGAACATGTATGTTGTGGACAAGGCAATGTCCAAAGAATTCAAAGGACACACCTTTTGGTTTTGTCCTTACGTTCCACCAGGAAGATTTGAAGAATGCCTTAACACCACAGGGACAGGATGGAAAAAGGCGTCTTGCATATTCGCTCACCAAGAGTTTGCTGGATGCAAGATGGGGCCTATCGTGTCAACAGAGGGAGACGTTTGGAAACCAGAACACCCTCTCGTGATATCTGGGCACATTCACGACTCGCAGATTGTTGGGAAGAACGTCTACTACACAGGGAGCGCGCTTCAGCACAGTTTTGGAGATTCGGAAAAGAAGGGAATCTGGCTCGTTGAATTCTCTGGTCTTTTCGAGGCTGGATGGAGATACAAAAAATACGAACTCGGAGGAAAGAGAAAGAAAACCATCTATGTCGACGCAAAGGAAGCACTTGAGAAAGTTCCCAACATGGCAGATTCTGAAGATTCCGACGTTCGCGTTGTGTTCCGTGGCTCGGCTGCGGACTTTGCTGCGCTCAGAAAGTCAAAGAATTTCGCAGAGATTTCAAAGTCTGCAACAAAGGTCGCGTTCACCAGAGAAGAGCCAGAATATCAAGAGCCAGAGACTGTGGCAAAAAAGACGTATGACGAAATCATGGCAGAGTTGTTGGAAGGAGAGGACGAAAGCGTTCGAAGTCTTTGGAAACAAATGAGAGATTAGAATATTTTTTCTTCCGAAAAATATTGAAACTGTTCCAGAACAAAAGGTAACATTCTTTTTCACAGGCAAAAGATGAGACGAAACATTTGGCAAGCCCTTGAAAATTACGACACTCCTTGGTTTGAAGGGGCTGTGCGTTCCAAACAATGCATCCCAAACACTGAAAAAGATGGTCTGGACGTTCTAAGCCATGCCATAGAACTCAGATTTTCCGATGCTGTCTTGGCGATGTGCGCTTGCGGCTTCCAAGTCTTTCAGCACCATGTCGACAGAGCATGCAGCGCGTTTGAAAAGGACGAGTACGTTTTCTTTCCAGAGCCGAGGAAGCTTCTCCAGGAACACGTCCCTCTCGTCAAAAAGATGGACAAGAAGACAAGGACAAGTTTGTGGCTGGGAGACGACTCGAAACTTCCATCAGATTTTCCAGCAAAGGAAAAGGCGGAATGGGTCCGCTACAGCGCAGAGACACTCAGATTCCTTCTTGCGACCCTTCGCCTCTCTGAGGTGGATTCTGGTTGGAGAAGGCTTCCTGCTGGCTTGAGGAACAAGAGAATTCTCGAGTTCAACGCGCAGTTTGCTCCAAACACAAGGTACTTTGGTCTTGGAAAAAAGGACTTTCTGTTCTATGCCGTTTCCAAAGGGTATGTTGCGAGCTCGAGAATGTCAGCTCTGGAATATCCACCAAAGACAAACGCTCTCGTCTTTGCCATCAGAGAGTATGCCAAGAACGTGGCAGGAGCCATCAAACTCTCTGGTCAGCAGAACGAAAGGTTCATGCTCCACGGAAGGACTCCCGAAAACATTCCCGGACTCGAGGAAAAAGACAACAAGCTCCTCCCTCAGATGCAGAGAGTTTTGGACTCTCTTCAAATTGTGGACACTTTGGCCAAGATTATTGGACAAGAGCAGGTGAACGGAAGTTGGGACGGAACCACTCCAGTTCTCACCGCTGTGGAAACAAGGTCGTCGATACTCTTGGAAAAACTTATCAAGAGAGGAGCGTATCTCAACACAGTGCCAGAGGGAGCCAGGAAACTTCCTCTCACTGCTTGCAGAGATGCAGACTTGTCTGGAATTCTTGTCTTGAACGGAGCGAATCCTGACCTTCCAGATGCGGACGGAGAGACGTGGCTTTCTTGGAGCGTTCGTTGTGTCGCTGAAGCAAAGGACCAAAGAACTTCGAACAGGGCGATGGAGCTGTTGCGAACGTGTGTCGACTCGAGACCGAACCCGGACGTTCCTGCGAGGGAACATCCAATCATCACGGCGATGAAAGCAGACAACGTCCAGACACTCGAACTCGTTTTGAGTTCGGGCATCAACCCAGACGAGGGAGTTTTCTGGGCAAAGGACAACGGGAGAAAGGCGTCTTTGGATAGACTTGTCGAGTACAAGAAGTTGTATGACCTCAGCCTCGACGACCTCGTACAAAAGGTGGAATCTCTCCAAGCTTCTCTCAAGATCGCAGAGAAAGAGGTTCAAACCATCTCCGCGTCGATGTCTGGTCTTTCTGACGAGGAGTCGAAAGAAATCCTTCCATCTCTCATCGATGCAAAGAGAAAGAGGACGGGAGTGCGAAAAGAGCTCGACTCTGTCACCAACATTTTGAGGCTGTTCCTGCTTCGGAGTCAGCTGGATTTCTCAGACTCTGACCTCTTGAGACCGAGGGGTGTGGCCACATGCCTCTCTATCATGGGTGAAAACAGAACAAAAGTGGACTATCAAAAAATCAGAGAGAGAAGGGCCTTGATGAGAAGGGAAAGATACGCAGAGACAAAACCTTTCGATGAGACACTTCTCCCTGATGGAACAGACGCCGGAAACTTTTCGGATGACCAGCTTGTTTGGCTTTGGAAAGATGGGAAAGCGACAATCCTTCCAACTTGGGACATTCCATCCATGAAAAAAGATGGTTGGACAAACTCTGAATTTGAAAGGATTCGAAGCACCCGCATCGCGACGAGAACTCCAGGGTTGGAAGAGGAACTCGAGTTCCTCTTCTCGAGGCAGCTGATGGGAACAAGAACTCTCATCTCGTTCAAGGAACAACAAAAGGAAGATGAGCAAGAACCGGAAGAACAAGAACAAGAAGAAGAAAGCGAGGAACCGAGTCGAGAGGAAGACGATGTGCTGGACGCGGCGATGAAGGCGTTTCAAAAACTTAGGCTCTGAATAAAAAATATGTTTGTGATATTTTTTCTTACAAATTTTTCTAGTTGTAATGGCTCTCAGAACTCCCCGAGGAATTCCCAGTATTTCTTTCGACACTCAGCCAATCACCGGTCTCGACCTTTCCGAGACGGGAGCATCTTGGCTCAACGGAATTGTCTTCTTCCTGGTCATCTTCCTCGTAACTTTGCTCGTTCTCAGAATTTCGGAACCGAGCGGCGTAAAAACTGGAACTGTGCTCGACCATGGGAAACTCTTTAGAACCGCTCTCCTGTGGAGCTTGGGTATTTTTATTGCAATTTGGTTGCTAATGGTACTAATGTCCTACCGCCAGTAGCGCGGTACACAACACAAAGGCGAGGATTTCCGCACCCGCGCACAAACAATAAATTTTGGAAAAAATTTATATCGCGCCTTCTCAAGAACAAAAATGTTGCGGATTGGGAGTTTCCTCCCAAAGATTTTTAGTGATGGGAGTTTCGTAGTCCTTGATATGCTCAAGAAGCAGAGATTTCCAGTCTATCTTATCGTCCCATACATCTTCCTGCAAAATACGAACTACGGAATATCCATTTTTATTGGCACATTCCTCTTTGAATCTATCGGATTTTTGAATGAGTTCTGGTGACTTCCAATTTAAAACTTGTTCGTAGTGCTGAGGACCGTCGAGTTCAATGATTGTCTTCGAGACGCAGAAGTCGAAGGGGAGAAATTTGTTTGTTTCTGGGTTCTTACACCATGAAACTTTAAGTTGATGGATTGGGTCTTTGAAATGCTCTTCGAAAAAGGAGAGGAGCTTCGCTTCAGTCTTGTTTTTGCAGAGAGGACACCATTTTCCGGAAGAGGTGTTGGAGAGAGCAGAAAAGAATTTGTGTTTCTTCTCACATTTGAACCAGAACTTTTTAGCTGAGCTTATAAACACTTCTCTCGGACTCTGCTCGTTCTTTTCAAAGTCCCAATATTCCGCCTTGTCTGAAGAAGCAAAACTCTTCTCAAAACACGTTCTACATTCATCGGAAAGACAGAGTTGTTTATTCGAACAAAAGGGACAAAACTGTCCATTCGAGACATCGCTCAACCTCGTTTCAAAACTATGTTTGCATTTCCCGCATTCGAACCAATGCTTTTTTCCTGAGCTTATAAATATCTCCCTCGGGCTCTGCTTATTTTTTTCAACGCTCCAAAACTTTGCTTTTTCATGACTTGCAAAACTCTTTTCAAAGCATGTTTTGCAATCGGGGAAAGAACAGAGTTTTTTTGGTGGGTTAGAGCAAAAGGGGCAAAAACACCCATTAAAAACGTCATTCAACCTCGTTTCGAAACTGTGTTTGCACCTTCCACAGTCAAACCAATACTTTTTTCCCGAGCTTATAAACACTTCTCTCGGACTCTGCTTATTTTTTTCTATATCCCAAAACTTTGCCTTGTCTGAAGAAGCAAAACTCTTTTCAAAGCACAAACTGCATTCTTCGAAAGCGCACAGTCCGTTGTTCGAACAAAAGGGACAAAAATGCCCACTCGACACATTGCTCAGTTTTGCTTCAAAACTATGTTTGCATATTCCGCATTCGAACCAAAACTTTTTATTGCTGTTTCTCGCTATCAACAGAGGGCTTCCATGCTCTTCTTTCAAATATTTTGAGTTTTCGTGGCTTGCGAAACTTCGTTTAAAACAAGGCTTGCACTTCTCCTCTCCGCAGAGCCTCCCCTTCTTTCTGTTTTCACAGTTCATCTTTTTTCCCTTCGCCCAAGTTTCACCTTTTCACTTTCCATAAAATATTTTATGGAAAGCGAATGACTTTCAGCGTTATTTATTTTTTTGATACGAACAAAAGAAATGGGAGTTCCGGGTCTCTTTTATTGGATTCAAGGGAAATATCCTCAGCACACTCGCGTCGTCCAAAAGAAGGAGCCAACAACAGCTGACAATTTGTATATCGATGCAGTCTGTTTTGTGCACAGCAGCGCTCAGGACGTCTATGGGTATAACGGGTCAATCTCTTTCTCTGAGACCTACAAGTCTTTCACAGAGAAACAGAAGGAGATGGAGGTCTTTCGTCTCACGAGGAACGCGATTTTTGCCCTCACAAAGTACGTCAAGCCAACAAAGAGGTTCTACGTTCTGTTCGATGGCGTTGCGCCTCTCGCGAAGCAGGGACAGCAAAGGCACAGGCGCTTCCTCGGCAGTCCGACAGAGGGGTTCGATCCGAATTCCATTACTTGTGGGACTGAATTCCTCGATAGGCTGCAAAACTATGTCCGAAGGGGTCTCGAAAACTTTTGTTCAAAGGAGAGTTTCCAGCTCATCTTCTCAGACACTTCCATCGCGGGAGAGGGAGAGCACAAGGCCCTCTCTTTCGCAAGGGCAAATGGGCCAGAAGAGAGCCATTGTTTTTACAGTCCGGATGGAGACCTTGTCATTCTGGCGATGACGCTCGAATTTCCAAAGACTTGGCTGCTTCGAAAGGACCACATCCAGCAATGGAAACATCTCTTGACAGACATCTCTGGAATTTCTCAAGAGTTTGAGCAGGAAATCCCTATAAAAGATTTTGTCTTTCTCTCTTGCCTTTTGGGGAACGACTTCTTGCCGAGGCTCGGAATGTTTGAAGGAAAGTTCTCTGACACTGCCGAATTCCTCCTTGCAAAGTACAAGGAAAAAGGACTTCACATTTTCAGCAGAAAGACAGGCAAGTTCCTGGCTAAAAACACCTTCAAAATTCTCAAGTTTTTGGGAACTTTTGAGAAGGAGCTGTTCGATGAGAGGTGCTATTTCGAGCTGACGAAACAAAAGGAAGAGAGGGTCGACAAGACGCTTTTGTCCGCATACGATGCAAAGGGAGGAGTGGACGTCGAAAAGTACAAGGAAGTGTTTGCCCTCAAAAAACAAAGGTCGAGAGAACAGACGAGAGAGTATTTTCGAGGCTGTTTGTGGGTGACTCTCTACTACACGCAGGGCTGTCCAGACAGCGGATGGAGCTACAAGTATTTCTACCCTCCGTTCCTTTCCGACGCCGAACAAGAGGATTTGGTCCACGAACCGTTCCAACAAACTGTTGTTCCGAACCAGCTTTTGCAGCTCCTTTGTGTTCTCCCTCCACACAGTTCTCACCTCTTGCCGAGGAAGTGGAAGAAATACGCTTGCGTCTATGAGAAGAAGGAATTGGCAGAGTTTTATCCAAAGGAAGTTGAGGTGGATCTTGAGGGGAAATTCAGGGACTACGAATCTGTTCCGCTCATTCCGCATGTGGACATTTCGAGAGTTCAGAGGGAAGTTGAGAAGATTCGTTGAGAGAGAAGAAAAATATATATTTTGTTTGAGAAAATATATGAAGTGCGAGAATTTGCTTTGCTCCAAAAAGTAGTTTTGCGCAGACGAAGACGGGGAGAAGACATAAAAACGGTAGTTTTGCGCAGACGAAGACGGGGAGAAGACATAAAAACGGTAGTTTTGCGCAAAATGGACGACTAGGGGGTACCCCCTAGTCGTCCAAAACATACTAGCATATAAAAAAATTTTATATGGCCGTATATAAAATCATTGACATTTTTTTTGCACCGAAAATGATGCAAAAAAATACTGAATAAAGAACAGTCGAGCATAAGTAAAATGTTCACATGTGAACCTTGTTGTTTTATGACGAAGGACATCTCGAACTACAAAAAACACCTGTCGACGAAGAAGCACGAAAGACTTTGCTCACAAGACTCTGCCGACCACAAAGAGAAATATTTTTGTGAAACGTGCAGTTATTTCACAGACAGAAAGTCGTGCATCGACCGTCATTTGAGCTCTGAAAAACATAAAAAGAAAGTCTCCCTTGCTCTTGGACCCAACGGAAAAAAAGCTTGCCTCTCCGAGGACAAACTCAAAAAGTTGCTCTCGAGAATTCTCGAGAGCAAAGAAGAAGATGAACTCCGTAAGATAAAAGACGAAGATGGAAGGAAAATTCGCGTAAAATATGTCGTGAAGGAGAGAAGTTCTCTTGTGAAGGATAGAATTTCCTATTTTGAATGGATAAAAGGAGTTTTGGAATTTTTTGAGGTAAAAGCGAGAGAAACAGAGGGAGGATTTTTTGTGACATGGAGAACGGCCACATATATGGTCTCAAGAAAAGACTTTTTTGTTCTTTCTTTTGAACTCGCTGTGGGGGGAATGCAGAAGTCCCAAAGAGCCGCATCGACGGAATACGAAAACATCGCGAAAAGAGGAGGATACAATATCCCAGCAACTGTGGGAAGAATTGTTGGACTGATAAACCAAGAAAAGATGAAAATGGTTGTCTATGCGAGCCCAAAAAGATGTCAATACCTCATTATCCACGGCAAAGAAACTCTCGAAATCACGGATATCATCAGGGACAAAAAACTCAAATTCGACAATCTTTCGGAGGGATTTTGTCGTTGGTGGGCGAGCGGCGAGCATTTTAAAAATGCTTTCACTGATAATTTGGTTGTGGTGCCGAATGGAGACGTATTCCCGGATTGCGAAACAAAAAGAGTCAAAGAGAAAATATTCGAAGGAGAAAATTTTATTGGGGAGGATTTCGCAGGCTACAGTTCCAAGTGCGTTATCGACGACGAAAAGTACGTTGCCTTTTTGGATAATTTTTCCATCAAATTTTCACAAAGGGAACTGCATCCGGACATCAAAGCGGTCAAGGCTCTCAGAGGAACTTTATTCTCTTTTTGGGAAGAAACACAACAAAAAAAGCTCCCTTTGGAAGCGTACGGGGCGGTACAGTCAAAAAAAGAGCAGATTGAGAAAAACATCATCTATTCGCATTTCGGCATCGTGAAGAGGATAAAAATCGCGTCTTTGATCGTGTCCAAATTCAAAGATGTATAATTGAGTGTTTTCCAAATTGCGAAGATTCCAATAAATGAGCCGAAACAACCCTGTGTTCTCCACAAATGTGTGGTGCGCTTGTGGTGAAATTATGGACGAGAAAGAAATTCTTCCCCATCTTTGTGCTCATCGTCGGAACGCAGAGTATCTTTTTTCAGATGATGGGGGTAAATTCACGTGCATGGCATGCAAGAAGGAAACGGACAATGTTCTGGGTATTATCAACCACCTACAAAAAGAAATGCACAAAGGAGTTGTTTATTGGAGCAAACAAGACAGAAACTCTCAAAGAGCTCTGGAACTCTTTCAGGAGAAATTCTCCAAAAAAGTTGTCGAAGAGGTCACGGATGAAGAGGTTTGGCTCTACGAATTTTGGAACGTAGAGGACTATCTGCCCAAAGGAGAAAATTCCGAAGTTTTCTGTAATAAAAATTAGCCGGAAAAAATAAAATATACCTGAATATATTTTATGGACAAACAAAGCACAAATTTTGACGTTCCACTCCTTCCGCATGTGAACATTTCGAGAGTTCAAAAGATTCGTTGAGAGAGAAGAAAAATATCACCCTTTCATTCTTTGGATTTGAACCAAGAACGAATTTTTCCCTCTCCGTCATTGAAAAATCATGAAACTGCAAGAATGAATTTCTTTTCTCTGAACAAAAGGAATATAAGATGAGCCAATGTGCGACTACTCGAAGGATGGAGATAGTTTGCAGTTGTGGGAAAGTTTGTAGACAAAAAGATGTTCTTGAACACCTTGGAGACCACCAAGAAAAAATGGAGCTGTGTTCGGAAGTGGAGGATGGAAAAGAGTTTTATTGTGGGCCATGCAACCTCATGACAAAGAACCTTCTCACTTTCAAAAAGCACCTCACAAAAAAGACTCACAAAGCCGCGGTTTATTACGCCTGCGTTTTTCTTTTCACGAAAAACGCCGAGATAGCGAAGAGAGAACTTTTTTCGAATCACGACTGGAAAACTGCCTCAAATTTCATCCAAACGGAATATCTTCGACAGGTGGGTACCGTCTACGACGTGATGCGGCCCGCGAATATCCTAAAGAACGAATGATTATTTCTTTTCTTCCAAAAGAAATCAAGCGAACCCGACTCCTTTCGAACCTTTGAACACACATACAGCATGCAAGAGAACAAGAACATCATCATCCATCTCCGAGGTGCGATCGGTTCTGGAAAAACAACCTATGCCAACAAGCTCAAAAAGTTTGTTGAGGAAAACAATGGACGGTGTTTTATCGCTGGAACGAACGAACTCTGTGGACAGGGTAAATCTCCTCAACAAGCCTCTTCCATCGTCGAACAAGAGATTCGCGATTGGCTCAAAGGCGTTGTTCCAGAACAACTCAATGTTCTTGTTGTGGACACTTGTGGTGAAAAGAAACACCAAACGGTCTTTGGCATCGACGTGTCCTCTTGGAAGTCTGTGGATGTTTTTCCCAACAAAACACAGAATCTCAAGGGCTATCTCTCTTGGTCTCTTCGCAACGTTCTCGAAAGACCAAAGTTTAAGAAGGGATGCGGTTATTGGCTCAACCCGAGAGACAATGGGATAGATGGTCCAGAATTTTGCTATAAACTTCACAAAGAGAAAGCGCAAGCGCTCTTTGGCAAAAGAGGATATCCGAATCTCTTTCCCGGAAAAGGCGAATTTCCGAGGACGACGCGGGCTGCTTTGAACCATCTGAAAGCATCTGCCGATTTTTATGAGATGGAACTGAAGAGACTCGGGGAACCAGATTTTTCGTGGGTGTTGTGAACAATACAATATTTTTGAAGACAAAAATATTATTCGGAGGTTTCCCAAAGGTTCTTGGTGATGGGAGTCTCGTAATCTCTGATGTGTTTGAGAAGTAGAGATTTCCAATCTATCTTGTCGTCCCATACATCTTCTTGCAAAATTCGGAGAACGGAATAGCCATTATTTATGGCTTGTTCTTCCTTGAATCTGTCAGATTTTTGAATGAACTCCGGAGATTGCCAATTAGAAACTTGTTCGTAATGTTGCCTTCCATCAAGCTCTATAATGGTCTTTGAGACGCAAAAGTCGAAAGGGAGAAATTTGCCTGTTTCTGGGTTCTTGCACCATGAAACTCTGAATTGGTGAACGGGGTCTCGGAAATGCCATTGGAGAAAGGAGAGGAGCTTCGCTTCAGTCTTGTTTTTGCAAAGGGGACACCATTGACCGTTCGAGATGTGGTGGAGAGCAGAAGAGAATTTGTGTTTCTTTTCACACTCGAACCAGAATTTTTTATGTGAGCTCAGAAAAACTTCTCTTGGATTCTGCTTATTCTTTTCGACATTCCAAAATTCTACTTTGTCTGAAGAAGCGAAACTCTTTTCAAAGCATATTCCGCATTCAGAAGAAGAGCAGAGATTTTTTGGTGGGCTAGAGCAAAAGGGGCAAAAGCTCCCACTCGAAACTCTATCCGACCTTATTTCGAAACTGTGTTTGCATTTTCCACACTCGAACCAGAATTTTTTATGTGAGCTCAGAAAAACTTCTCTCGGATTTTGTTTATTTTTTTCAAAGTTCCAAAATTCCGCCTTGTCTGAAGAAGCGAAACTCTTTTCAAAGCAAATTTTGCATTCATTGGAAGCGCAAAGTTTATTGTTCGAACAAAAGGGACAAAAATGCCCGTTGGAGATATGACCCGAAGTTGCCGCAAAACTGTGTTTACATAGCCCACATTCGAACCAAAACTTTTTATTTGAAGTTAAAAACACTTCTCGTGGACTCTGTTTGTTCTTTTCAATGCTCCAAAATTCTGCCTTATCGGAAGAAGCGAAGCTCTTTTCAAAGCATATCTCACAATCATCCAAAGAGCAGAGTTGTTTGTTCGAGCAAAAGGGGCAAAAACTCCCATTCGAGACGTTGTTCAAAATAGCTTCAAAACTATGTTTGCATGTTCCGCATTCGAACCAAAACTTTTTATTGCTGTTTCTCGCGAGAAACAGAGGACTTCCGTGCTCTTCTTTCAACCACTTTGACTTTTCACAAGAAGCGAAACTTCTTTTAAAACAAGGCTTACACTTCTCCCTTCCGCAAAGTCTTCCTCCCCTTCGAGTTTCACAGTTCATCTTATTTTCCTTTCGTCTAAAGTTTCACCTTTTCACTTTCCACAAAATATTTTTGACAAAAATATTTTATCTCCTCCTCATCACAAGTACAAGCAGCAAAATAATCAATCCAATTCCAACCCCGGCCACAAGCAACAAACAATTCTCTTTTTTCATTCCACACCTCGCAACAGCCTCCTGTTTTTCTTCTGGAGAGCGAATTTTCTTCATCACGTTTTTTATGGCGCTTTTTCCTGGGAAGCTCGCCGTCCATTCATTGTGCCATAAATGCACGACATAAGGAATTTTTTCCTTGCATGGCGGATTCAACAGATCGCAGAACCTGGAAACGCCTTTGAAGCCCAGTTGCTCCTTATTGGTGAAACCGTTTGTCACTGAAAAAAAGGCGCATGGGTCCGCAACTACCACATTTTCAAAGGCCCTTGGATATTTTTCGAAAAAGAGTGTCATCGCCAACGGACCTGTGTTCATCACTGGGTCCGATTTTGGGTCGTAATTGTCCGCGATAAAGTCTATTAGTTTCAGCCAAAACTCTTCCTTGGGCGGAGAAATCATGAAAGCGTTGCAAAGAACGACCTCTCTTCCATACAAAGTTCGAGAATGTTCCAAAGGTTCCCTTCCTAAAACTATTTGTCCTTTTTCGAGCCAATTATCTATTCTCCGGAGAGGCAATGTATCGATATCGGCATAGACTCCACCAATTCCGTACAATATCACATACCGCGCAAAATCCACTCGTTCGATATTTTTTGACATCGCATCGTACAAAGCAAGATGCTGAGGAACATATTTTTTCACCGCTTCTCTGAGGTCATCGTCCAGATAAAATTTATATTCGAAGTCCGGGAACATGTCCCTCCATGTTTTGACGAGGTCCTTGCAAGACTCTGGGAGCTCTTTGCTCTTCCATGTCTGATGCAGAATTTTCGGCGTCGAAAACTTGACCTTTTTCATCTCTTACTTCTTCTTCACGCCCAACATATCTGCATTCTCAAATATTTTCAACAAAATATTTTATTCTATGACCGGACGAGCAAAGAGCTTCTTTATCTGTTTGACTGTCTCGGAATGGGCGAGATGAGCTCTTCCCAAGTTCCGCAAAAGTTTATCGTCTTGCACGAGGACACTGGATTTTCTCTTTGGAAGTCTCTGTCTCACTACAGGAAGGCCAAACATCTTCCTTCTTACGTTCAAGGTCTTGATGTGTTTTTCTCTGTTGTAAGAAACCACAAGTTGAACGAGGATCGACTTGTCCGTATTCAGCGCTCTTTTGCAAATGTCCATCGCTCTCTCCAAAAGATTCGGCCTTTGAACTGGTTCTTTTCTCTTGACAAATGCGTCCATACTCTGTTGGTCTTTTTGCGGAATGTGGTCATTCATGTTTTGCTTCCGAAAGAGATTCCTTAAAAGGTCCACAACGTCCTTGTCTCCGTCTGAAACCTCTCCTTCCAATCTCTTTATCTTCTCGCAAAGTTTTTCGTATGGAATGGTCTGTTTCTCCCAGACATTCAAAAGTTCATCGATGGGCTTCATCAACTTTTTGTCTAGGTACAACCCTGTGTCGATGCGAAGACCGAGTCTCTTTTTATTGTCCAGGTACCAGGTGAAATCCTCAATCTGCTCTGTCTGAAGAATTTTGTCTCCCTTCTTCGCTCCAGGAACTTCCAAAAACACAAACTCGAGGCGAGTGTTTGGGATGACCTCTTCGCCTCTTGTCTGCATCTTCTTTGCGAGAGCAACGTTGGACAAACCCTTTCCCTCGTTCTTGTACTCGTCAAGAGCTCTGATAGACTTTGTGATAACGTATTTTTGGTCTGGAAGAGCTCTTGCCATCATCAGGTAGATTCTATCCAAAACATTGTGGAGGATCTCTTGCTGTGGTCTCTTTTCGATGAGAGACGTGACTGACTCTCCGAAAAGGTCCCGCGCCAACAGACAATTATCTCTCCTCGTGAGGATGATGCCCTTTTTGTCTATGGCGATGACCTCTCCTTTTTCGTTCACGATCTTTGTGTAGTATCTTTTCTTCGAGAGCAAGAAAAAGTCCTTACAGAGTTTCTCAAACTGGAGGTTCATCGGAGCCACAAGATGCTTTGAAACCTCTTTCCCGACCATGTTTCCAAACTCGATGAGCTCTCTCGGAGTCTTTCCTGGGTAGTGAATCATACAGGAGTCTGTGTCGCCATATACTAGGGTTCCATCGGGCCATCTTTCCAATATCATCTGGACGACTTTTTGAATGTCCTGCCTTCCGGCTGTCGTCACAGCCGCCGCCGCTTCTACCAAAGGAGCAAGTCCCTGTGTCGCTCCAAGAGCTCCGTATCCAGAGTTTGCTGCGATCTTGAGAGCGAGCTGTGTCGAGTTGAACACTTTGACCTTTGCAAGAAGTTCTTTCTTTTTCTCTGGGTCGGTTTCAGCGTCTGCGAGTTTTTGCATATCTCCCATCATCTTTTTGACAACCTTTCTCTGTGTCAACACGCCACGAAGCATGCGAGGCAAAACTCCCTCTTCGACGCTTCCGTCGTCCAAAATTCTTGACTTTTTGAATCTCTGGACAAAGTGTCCACAAACAACTTCTTCATCCTTCTTTTTCTTCTTTCCTGCCTTGCTGTCTAGAGGGCAACCGCAAAACTCGTGCTGGTCCCATTCGATGACATTGCAATCAGAGTCTGGCACCGATTTGTCGTCAGTGCAAAAACTTGTGTAGTCAATGTTGTTTGAGATAATCTCTGAAGGATAAAGGGACTCGAAATCCCACACGAGGATATCCTCCCAAAGTCCGATCTTTGCGTCAAACACTGTGGCTCCCTTGAACTTGACGTTGGATTCTTCCTTTTCGTATCCACGAAACTCGACGATGACATCGTCTTTCTGAAGTTCTCGATAGAGGCGAGAAAAGACCTTGACCTGTTGCCCTCTCGTTTGAAGGTACTCTCTCGGAACACAGAAGACGCTCGCAAGCATGTCCATGTTTAGAACAACGTCTCTTTTCTCCAGAAGTCGAAGAGGCAGAACAGTGTCCTGAACGCAGTAGTCTGCGAGTTTTGTCACCCCCTCCCTCACAAGAAGGTCGAGCGCTTTGAAGCTTTTGCAAGTTTTTATCTTTTGACGAAAGTCAATGAGGTACTTTGTGCTGTGTCTTCTGTTGATGGAGGTGTAGAGCCTCCTCCTTGTCTCTCGAAAGCCCATCTTTCCGCGCTTTTCCAGTGCAAAGGAAATCTCCATGACTTTGAAAAGCTCCTTTGCGCTGACATCTTTCTTCTTCTCTCCAAGGAACTTTTCAGCCACAAAGTCGAGGGTGTTTTTGTCCAGTTTCTCGTTCCTCTCAAAGTCGATGTACATGTCGATCTGGGAGATTCCAGGAATTTTGAGAAATTTGAACTCTTGCGTTCCATAGGCAGAACTCTTCCATGACATCTTGTCTTCAGAGGCAGGAACAGCGAAAATTCTCGTGACGGAGTTGCAGAGTCTCTGGAAGAGACCGCACTTTTTGATGCGAACCATGAGATAGTTCCAATCAAACTTTAGGCTGTTGTACCCCACGATGATGTCGGGGTCAATCTCTGCGATCCTTTCAATCATCGCAGCGAGAAGACGCTTCTCTGTTGGGTAATTCTTGACCACCACCCCAGGAATTTTGAGAGAATTTCCCAGACTGAGAACTTCTTTGAACGTTGCGCCGTCGAGACCGCTCACAGTCCATGCGACGTGCGTAGTAACATTCTCCTTGATGTTCGGATCGGGGAACGCAGAGTGGTTGTGAGAGTACGCCTCAATATCGAAGCTCATCTCTACGGTGGGAGCAGAGCCCTCATTCTCGCCAGTAGAGATATGCTTCCAAAAACAAGAGAATTCAACGTCTGCCTTTGAAAACTTTTCATAGTTCTTTCCAGCCTTTTCTTTGACAGAAATCCATCCTGTGGAGTCGATGGAACGAAGGGTGAACAGTTTTGTGTACGTGTCGATGTTTTGTTCGTGTGTTCGAAGCTCTTTCGCATCGAAAGAGCCAACGCCGTCTATGCGATGCTGGCGAGTTTCCATCGCTCTCGCGCAGGCTCTCATCGCAGAAAGAGTTCGGAATTCCAGCTTCAAAACATCCACAGGAATTTTTCCCTTCAAGAACGACTTTTTCTTCCTCTCGAAAGAGACGGGCGCTCCGCTTTTCGCGCAAACTCTCTCCTGAAGATATTCAAACAGGAGACGTTGTTCTCTTTTTCCCCAAGAAATTCCCTTCTTTTTGGGAAGTTGCATGTAGATGTATGGACAAAATTCTTCGATGCGGGTGCAAACGGTCCTTCCATCCTTCATCCTTCCATAGCAGTAAAAGTTGAGACCTTCCTTTGCGTCGTCCATGTCCCATTGCCCCACCTTGTAGTTGCAAATTCTATCCATGTCTTTCTTTTGTCAAAAGAAAGAGGAACTCTGAATTCGAATTTCCATCTGTAATGAACCTTGAGAGCGTCTATCCAAGAATCCGAGATCCGAGAAAGAGCGCTTTCCTTGCTGTCGAGAAGGCGTCTCCGAGAGACCTCGCCATAGTTTGTTATGTTTGGGCACCTGCCCCACAACTTTTTGAGTTTTGTGTTGCAGAGTACGAGAAAGAATGTCAAAAACAATGGGAGAGTTTTAGCAAAATTTCTGGAAGCGTCTCTGAACTTTTTTCAGACACAGTGCAGGGTCTGTCTTCAAAACACAAAAAGTTGGAGAGAGTTTTGGGTCTTTTGAACTGCATCGGCGTTCTTTTGATAGCCTCGAGTTACCCAGAAATTTCAACAGAAACTGCGAGCCTCAAAGACAAGGACAAACTCTTTTGGTCCATAAAGCTCCCAGCAAATTACGGGGATTATATTTTTGCAATCTCTGACAAGAAGAGTCTTCTCAACTTTTGTTCGGAAAAAAAGGCAAAGTTCTGGTTCTCTTTCCTCTATAAAACGGCGACGTCAGAAAGAGTTCGTTGGCTTTGCCAACTCGATGGAGAGTTTCTGTATTTTTCCTGCTTGCTTTCAAGCATTCAAGAAATAAACGGAGAGTTTTTTGGGCGAACGCCTCTGATGTCTACTGTCGCGAGGGACGACACAGAAAGCGCCAGCCTCCTTTTGGACTTTCATGCTTGCAAGAACCTCTCTCATCCAAGATGCGAAACGAACGCCCTTGGAATGACGAGCACATTGAGCACATTCGAGTTTTTGATGGAGAAGCAAGTTTGCCCAGACATTGTGGATAGGTCGGGCTTTACGTTTCTCTCTCGTCTTTGTGGGTCAAAGGGAGTGGATAGAAAATTTTTGAAACATGTCGTGGACGCGTCCAATCCAAACGTTCCGCAAAAAACTCTGCCATTGACCTGGGCTCTTTTGCAAGGGGACGAGGAACTGCTCTCTTGGTTGTTTGAGAGAGGAGCCGACCCCTTGTTTGCAGAGAGAACGTCAGGTGTTTCGGAAACAGAGAGTGAAGTGTGGAGAGAAGCCAAAAGAATTTGGGAAATGGACATCCCAAGCCTCAAAAAAGAAAAGTCAAAAATAGCAAAGGGACGGACCAGAGTTTTGTGTGAGACTTTACAAGTCAAGAGCGAGAAATGTCTTTGGTGGCTGTCCAAACACTTCAAATCCGTCTCTGTTCGGGAAGCCGCCAAAAAGAGGAACTCGGAAAGGAAGGAACTGTCCCTCTTCGATGGAGGGGGTCTGAACTTTGGAGAGTTTTCAGACTTGCAAATTCTCTGGTTCCAAGAGGGAGACAAACGCCCCGCTCTTCTTTCTTCTCAAGTCCAAGGATTCGTTGAGAAAGAATCAGAGAGACCGAATCCAAGATACGACAAGATAGACTTTTTTGCTTCGCGCTCTGTCGTCACAACGATTCCCCTTTCATCAGCGATAAAGCTGCTCGAATAAAATATTTTTATAAAAATATTTATAAATGGTCTGTCCTTGCTCTCGAAAGAAAAAAAGTCAAAAGGCGAAGCAGAGGTGTCAAGCAAAAACAGCGAAAGGGAAGAGATGCAAGAACAGCGCTCTTCCTGGGAAGAAATTTTGTTGGACACACAGAGACTTTTAAACGAGCCATCCATCGTCGATCGTTTTGTCAGTGTCAAAGAACGCCCACTCCTGCTGGATTCCGTCGTTTGAGCGATATCCAAGCTCCTTTAGTCCATCCAAAAATTGGTCTTTGATGGATTGCGCTTCCTCCTTCCAACTGTCAAAAACTCGGATCGTGAAAAGACTTCCCACCTTTTGCGAGAGGATGTTGGTGCTTACGCCAAACTTGAACTCGCACTCGGATTTTATCTTTGCAGACACCAAACAAGCGTCTTCGAAAAGCTTCTCGTTTTCGAGGCGACATTCTCTCGGAGGGTACTTGAGGTGAAACTCGAAATACGTCCCCAAGATGCATTTTTTGGCATCTTCTTTCGTGGCAGGCACTCCTTCGTTGCATTGCATCGCTTCAACCTTTACACGAAGCACAGAAAACCCACTCTCTGAGAGGTCTTTGGCGATGGAGTTTGCCTTTTGTATCGCGACATCAGAGGTTCCAGAGCACCACTTGCTCATCATCGCCTGAGATTGCGTATTGTCGCTTCCCCTTCCGCTGCATGCGAAGATTGCCTTGTAGTTTTTCTGTTTGCAGTAGAAGAGAAGGTCGACTACATCCAGGTTGTCTACGGTCACGTGAATCTCAAAAAGTCCCTTGATGTTGCAGCTCATTTTCTTTCAAAGGCAAAAGAAAAGCTCAAAAATTCCGATTATTAATGGAAGAGTTGGGCGCTCTTGTGTTTGTAGAAGAAGAGCAATCTCTTGTTCCTATCGAGGAGCTCCATTTTTTCGATGAGAGGTTTGTCAAGAAACTCAAGGACGAAGACTTTGACTCCAATGGCAACATCAAAAACAAAGGGTGTAGCTTCGTGGCGTTCTACGCTCCTTGGTGCGGTCACTGCAAACAGCTTGCACCAGAGTGGTCAAAATTCGCAGAGACGGCGGCGTTTGTGGACGTGTACTCTGTCAACTCTGATGAAGAGAAACCTCTCATCGAAAGGTTGAACAGAAAAGTGCCAGATTTTGTTGGTGGTTATCCCACAATAATCGCCTACAAACAAGGAGAGGCGGTCGAAACGTACGAAGGAGAGAGGAAGGCTGGAGCGTTTCTCAAGGAGGCGATGATGCTGTGCAATAGATAATTTTTTCTTTTCAGAGAAAAAGAAAACAAGAGAAACAACATGAACAACAACCTTTGCCACGCTTTGAAAGAACAGGTCAGAAATCTTCTGGAGGACCTTTGCGAAGTGTTCAAAAGCGAACCAGAGAAGAAGGCGGACGTCCGTTTCGTTCAGATGTTCTTCTCTGTTGTCCCAGAAGAAAAGCTGATGGAACATTTTGTCAAATTTGTCCTTCCTCACGCCGATAAAATTCACGCAAAGAACGAGAGCTTCTTCATCAAAAACACCGACCTTTGGAGAGGGCTCCCGGAAGACAAGGTGAAAATGGTCTCTGAAATGTGGCTGACTGGAAGGTTGGACGCAGACGATAAGCAGATGATGTGGGATTATTTCGAGTGTTTTGTTGAACTTGCGAAAAGTTGGAGAAAACGCAAATAAGCCAACCTTCCAGATGCTGTAACAGAATGTCTGGAATGGTTCTCTTTTATAGCAAGCGCTCTCCACACTCGAGAAACGCCATTGAAATCATCAGGTCGAATTCCATACCGGTGTCCATGGTTTGTGTGGATAGCCAGTCCATCCGTTCCATCATAAAAAATTCTGGAAACTACAAGATCCGAGGTGTGCCCACTCTCTTTGTCATGAACGGGTCAAAACTTTCCATCTTCGAAGGAGAGAAAGTTTATAATTGGCTCCTTACGCTGGTGAAGGGTGAAGAAGAGCCAGAACAGAATCCGGACCTCCTTTTTGAAGAAACGCCGATAGGTGATGACGAAGGAGAAGAGGAAGAACCTCCTGTTGTTCTCGGACCAAAAACTTTGAAGAACCCCACAGGCGAATCCATCAAAGACAGAGCGGCGAGACTTCAAAGGGAAGCGCAGAACGCACTTGGAATGAAGTACGAATAATTTTTCTTTTCTCAACAAAAGAAAATATTTAGTTGGCAACGTTTGTGAAACGGAAGGTGAACTTCCTCTGTTTATGTTCGGGCCTTAGCTTGGGAGTTTCATAGGGTTTGATACCGAATCTGTCCTCGTGCAGAAGAACGTCTTTATAAGTTTGTTGCCACAAATTCTTCTTTTGAATGTCTGAGGTGAAGTCCAAAAATTCAGAGACGATGTTGTGCACAATTCTCTGGTTCATTTGAGGCAAAGGTTCCACCCTTTTTTGGAATTCGTTCACAGTGATGGTGTGAATGTCGTGAAGCGAGACCACAACTTTCTTTGCGTTGTAGTGTTTCGCGATCTCTTGCGTGATAAGGTTCTGTAAGAATCGCATGTTTTCGATAGAAAAGAGCTGTCTGTCGACAAACATCGGATAGATAGTGTAGGGTGTTGACTGCATCTTACAACTATGTCTGACAAACCTTTGCTTGGTGAAAGTTCGAAAAGTCTTTGGTCCGCGTTCTCATCTAAGAAGCAACAAGTGAAATCTTCCGTTTTCGAGCATGTCATGTCCCACAAAACTGTACTGTTCGAACACACGACCACGCGCGGCGTCTTTTTTCTGGACACGAAAGGGATGAAGATATACACTCCAAACCCAAAGAACCCAGAACAAAAACTCGTCGTTTGCACAAAGGTCTCTGTTGACACAGCAAACGACAACAAGGTGTGGTTCAAAGGAACGCACATCAACGGAGAAGAGTTCTTTCTCAAGGCGACGATGAAGGATGGAAAGGTCTTGTTTCGAGGAAATAACGAAAAATGCACGATAAAATATATTTGCTGAATATATTTGAAAGGAGATGGAAGCCGTCCCGTTGTTGTTTGAGGAAGACGGGTTCGCACCAAAGCCGAACAAGTCGCTCATCGTCAAAATTTTGAACGCTCTAAGAATTTCAACCCTGGAAGAAGACCTGATAAAAAGTTCGAGAGTTTTGAGGTATGTCCTGATGCATGAACGGGTCATTTTACAGAGCGAGGAAAGAGCGTTTGCGTTTTACCTCGACGTTGGAAGGAGGAAGCTCGTCTCTCCAAAAATGACCCTTTGTGAAAAGGTCGAACTCGACACTGCAAACGACAGAAAAGTTTGGTTCAAAGGAACGGATGTGAAGGGCCATGAATTCTACCTGAAGTTAACGATGAACGATGGGAAACTGCTCTCTGGAGGGAAAAGGGAAAGGTACACGATAGTTGTCCAATAAAATATTTTCTTGAAAATATTTTTATGTTGCGTACGCAACAAGTCCGTAGATGACACTTGTGAAGCACCAGTAAGAGCTGAATTCTCTCCCTCGAGTTTTCCACCAACTGTAGAACGCAGTGAGCGCACCAGTTGCGATGAGAGGAATTCCCTTTTTCTTTTGCCAAAGTATAGGAGCAAAAAGTCCAAAGAGATAGAGAGGAGCGAGCCAGCCGGGCATCACACCGTTCCCGGAACGGTCTTCCCAAACGAGATGCCCTTCCTCTCCGACGACAGTTCGCATCTTTCCAGAAGTTTGTGCGAGACCTATCATGAACAGCACAGCGTACATCGTCGTCATGTTTTTGAGGAAAGGACTTCCTGTGGCCTTCCAACCTCCATAAGACTGGACGAGTGGCTGCAAAAGCAAGAGAGGCAATATCGTCTTTGTCAGCGCTTTGTTTGAATGTTCAGAGCCGAGGTTCCACCACATTCCAGCTTCGACAAGTTGTATGGTCGAAAAACACAGAAGAAAGGAAGCGTTCCATCTGTCGTAGATGCCGTCTCTTACCCACAAAAGAACAACAAAGACAATGGAGAATGCCCACGCGGAGAGAGAAGCTTCGAGAGAGAAGCACATCGTTACAATAAAATATATAAAAGTAAGATGAACACGGGCACTGCTGCGTTGTTGGTGTTGGCGTTGTTTGTTGTCCTTTTGTGGTTGATGTTGAAAACAAGACCCAGCAAAGAGGCGAGATTTAAAGGTTCGAGTTTTACTGGACCGAGCACACTAGAAATTCCAAACTCTGCTGTAACGACATCCACAGAAAAAGAGTGTCTTCTCGTTTGCAAAGCTGTGCCCTTGGCAAACGCGTACACGTTCGACCCGACCACAAAGGTGTGTCAGCCGTTCATTGTAAGAAAAAACTTTACAGTACGAGAGGACGACAGGAAGAACTCGATGGTTTTTGACTGTGTGTGCTAACATAAAATATTTTATATAAAATATTTTATTCGGGGACGGGGTCGTATCCCATCTTTTTCCTCTCCTCGTTGTAGAGAGCAAGCCACTTGTCAGAGTAGTCAGAGTTCTTCCCATCGAGCTCGGCGATCTCGTCATCGAGTTTTTGCGCAGACTTCTTCATCACTTCGATCCGTTCAAGATATTCTGTGATGTACTGCTCCACCTGTCTCCGAGCCACCCGCTTCTTTGTGTAATATTCGAGGGTGGTTGGGTCGTCATCGAGAGCTCCTTCATGAAGAGCGGTTTTCTTTCTCTCTTCGAGTTCACGAGCAAACTTTTTATCCTTCTCAATGTTTTGCTGGATGACTCTATCCTGAAGTTTCTTTTGATACTCGTCTCGAGGGTTTTCGATGGCCACATCCTCCACCTCTGCCGCGAGTTCGGTGTTGAGAGTGAAGGGCAAAAGAGTTCCGACCTGTGCGGCGAAAATGGGGGCTGTCGAATCGTGTTCCTTGAAAATCTTCATCGCGGAGCGCTCCGCGAGTTCGGCATCGGGCCATACACCGCGAACGCGAACGCAACCGTGGATTCCGTTCACCGGTTTTTCGAGAGGGTAGAAACTCAGGTTGACAACAGCCTGTCCAGGGATGGGAGGGTCGCTCTTCAACCCACGGGAAACAGAGGGAAAGGATTTGTAAAGAGCCTCTGTGGCGGCAGCAGTTTCTTCGTCCGTGAGCGGAGGCGCCTTGGGGTCAACGAAAGCTCGGATCATTGTTTGTCTTACCGTTCTGGAGGGAGAGCGTTTATCTCGAAATTCCAAAGAGAAATTTGGAATTGTTTCACAGAGTGTACCGGAAGTCGTTCCACCCGAGGCGTTTGCACACCTCGAGAAACTTTTCATCGCAGTCTCGTGTTTTCATAGTGTTTTTGAGGAAGCAAAAGTCGTCTGGGTTTGGGACGTACTTGAGATGCTGAAGCAACTTGTACAGCACATACCACGCATTGAGAGATTTTCTTCTCTCTTTTTCTTTTATTTGCAGATAAACTTTTTCATACACGTCATAACAGTTTGAAAGTTCCTCTTGATATGCGCTGATGTCTGGGGGAAGCGTCCCATTGAGTTCCCAAAGCAAAAGAGAAAGTTCTTCGTAATAGTCTGTGAGATTGTTGTCCACAAGAACCATATAGATATGTTTCTTTGTTACGTTCTCGAGGGGTATGTCGTATTTTTTGAGTTCCGACTCTATCTTCGCCTTCACCTCAAACGGTATTCTCGTGTTTTTCTTTGCCTGGAACTTCTCAATGACTTCAAGGAACTGGAGTTTGGTGACATATCCTGGCTTACTGGAACCACAGTTTCTCTGAGAGTCTTTGTATGGAGAAGCCTCTTCCACAACATGGAAAATTTCGCCGCACACGCCGCATATGAGCTTTTCGTTCTTTTCAAAACTCTGGGAGAGCTCTGCGTTACATGTCCGGCAGCGGGACACGCGAAGAGCTCTGTCGTCGACCTCGATGTAGTTCCTCGCGATCTTTAAAAATTCGTTCAACAACTTCACATCAGCGTCCTGTTCCTTTGGCCTGCTACCAAAGAAGCTAATTTTTCGAACTTTTCCCAAATTCTCTTGATACCTTTTGAGAAGAGGAGCAGAAAGAGCAGAATATTCTTCCATCTGCAAGAGAGTGTCGTCTCCAGAGATTTCTTTCCGGAGAGTGTACGCCCTCTCCTTTGCTCTCGAAACGTCCTCCCTGTTTGGACTGTTGAAATAGATGAATTCGACCCTGTCGAGCTCTTTTTCTTTTTTTGAGATGGTGTCGAGTCTCTGAGCAAATTCTTGTTTTATTTTTTCATCAAGTCCAGGAACGTCAAGCTGGGTCATTACAGGTCTGTGCCTTTCGCTGGTTAAGCCATAAGAGAATGAGCTTTCGTACGAAAGCTCATGTTTTCCTCGTGAAAGATTTTTTTTGAATTTTTTTTGTATGTTTGAGAGTAATGACTTCTGTTATCTGTGGCACCCGCGTAACTGCTGCTTCCGGTTTTGTGGATTTGGCGACTTTCTCCGATTTGGAGGCCTACCTCTATGGTGGTTGTTCTGCCGTCACTTATTTTGTGCGTGCCATCAAAAAGGCTAATTGGTTCTCTTTCCTCCCCGTCGTTCTCCGCAACATCTCGGGTCTTCCCGGTTTCGGCTCAGAGTTTTCCGCCTCTGTGAATCGTTCTGGCGATTACGTCCTCAACACTTGGCTGCGCGTGCGTCTGCCCCTCATCGCCATCCGCCCGACCAATGCTGGTGGCGCCATCAACGCTAACGCCACTATCCGATGGACCAGGAACTTCATGCACAACCTTGTCGAGAAGGTCAACATCACTTTCAATGACCTCATCGTCCACGAGTTTGACAGCTATTGGTTTGACTTCAACTCCCAGTTCAACATCGACGCTTCCAAGCGCGTCGGTTACAGGAACATGATTGGAGATATTCCCGCCATGATTAATCCCGTGACGACTGGCAACCCCCTCGGAACCGGTGAGTTCTTCAATCTTCCCATTCCTCTCTTCTACACCGAAGATTCCGGTCTCGCTCTTGCTGTGTCTGCTCTTCCTTTCAACGACATCAAGATCAACTACTGCCTTCGCAGGTGGCAAGACCTGATTGTCCTCAACGTGGGTGTCGGTGCCAATCCTCCCACGTTTGACGACATTGTCCAGGTTTCTTACGATGCCGCTTTCACTCTCATCTACAGCTCAAACGCTCCCGCCATCACCAACGTCGAGACTTGGTGCCACTACGCCGTTGTGCACAATGACGAGCGTGTCAAGATGGGTAAGAATCCCCGTGATATGGTCATCAAGCAGGTGCAAAAGGTCAACGAGACGACCATCAACCTTTCGCAGCTCAACGCTCTTGTTCCCATCGACATCCGCGTGTCGCATGCCGTTGTCGGTTACTTCTACGCCATCAGGAACAGCTCCACCCCTGGCGAATGGTCCAATTACACCACCGAGCCCGCCTATGCTGGTCTTGACCCGCTCGAGGCTGCCCAGCTTGTGTACGAGTCCACCGCCCGTGTCAGCAACGGCTCTGATTATTACAGCCTCATGGTGCCGTGGTTCTGGCACAAATCCATCCCGGAAGAGACCGGCTACCACGCGTACTCGTACTCTCTCGACACGTTCGCTTCTGACCCCAAGGGTTCGACCAATTATTCCAAGCTCACCAATGTGTCGAACCAGTATGTCCCTTCAGTCGCTGCTGTCAACGCCTCTGCTGGTGTGACCAACACCGGCATTCCGATTCCTTCTGCTACCAACCCTGCCGTGCTTCAGCAGAACCAGACCTTCCAGCACATCTTCCGAGTTTTGAATTTTAACGTATTGCGTTTGTCGGGAGGAAGCTTGGGTCTTCCAGTATTGTAGGATGTCAGTCCTTCAGTCCCTCGCCCATGCACTTTATCCACAAAAAATATTTTTATGTTTTCACTCAAAACATAACTATTTGCTGAGAGACTCTGCCCTCTTTTTGTAGGAACATTCCCTGCATCCTTTCCACGCTTTTGTTATCGCGTGCACTCTGACTTCTGCTTCTTTTCCACAAGAACAAACATATTTTGTCGGAGTTTTGTTATTTTCGTAAGGCCCAATATATTCACAGCCTCTACTCATAAAAAGATCCCTCACCTTGTCTTCTTTCGAAGAGTTTTGTCCTCTTTTTGTCCTCTTTTTGGGACATCCCCTGTAGTTCTTTTTGAGAAGGTCCGCGAATAAAACCTTGTGTGTTTTTCCGCAATCACAAGAACAAAGACTTTTTGTCGAAGGGCGGAATGTTTCTTTCGTTTCGAGAAGTTTCAACTCGTTGGCAGAAAAAGCTTTTTCTGCCAACGAGTATTCTTCCTCCAGAAAAGATATGGATTCTTCCGCAGAAATGACATCAGACGTTCTGAGAATACAGCTCATGCATAACGGCTTCTTTTCGAATGTTTTTATTTTTGTCGTTATTTCCCTCCCGCAAAATGCGCAACAGAAGGTTATTCTGTCCCCCTCAACATCAACGATAAGGTCGTCGAAACTCTGCATGACTATAATACTAGATTACTTTTATTGTTAAAAGGTAATTTTACTCTGGGAAAATTTTCTTCAGAAGCCTCCCATTTTCTCCATAAATCCGAATTTCTGTGTCGTATCCCGCCTCTTTGCACGCTCTGATTTTAGCAAAGTTTCTTTCTTTCTGTATGGTCATTGTCCACTCTGACTTAACCTCAATAATCCTATTTTCTTCCTCGATGTAAATATCAGGAAAGTATCTGCTGTTTGTTCCTTTGTGCGTGTATGATACGACAGGAATTTTTGTCGGGTCTGTGGTAATTTGTTCTTCTGTATAACCTTCTTTTTCGAGGAGGTCCCTCAGACAAAAAGGTTCGTACCCTTGACAAATCCAAACATCTCCGGATGGAGTCACAAATTCCTTTTTTCTGTAGCAACTTTTCTGTATTTTTTTCTGTACCTCCGCGTTTTGTGACGGATTTCTGACTCCATACATCTTCATGCAAGTTTCTTCTCTTCTGGAATCGGAACACTCGGAACATCTCTTTCCTTTGCAAAATTCTTTGTAGCAGGCGGAAAATATGTTGTTCTCGAACTCACACGAACAAATTATCTTGAGACGAGAGTATCTGTCCCTGTATTCCGTTTCGCTTGTCGTGAGAACGCAACCTTCTTGTTTTATAACTTCCTCCACTTTTTTCCACGGTACTCGTTCTCTCTTTTTTGAGCATTCTGCGCAACCCACCCAATTTTCTCCCATATTCCCAAGACGAACAAATCCCTCTTCTCCGCATGCGCAAACATAGAGGATGTCTTGTTTGTTTCCCTTGTACTCACTTTGTTCCAACAAAATCTCACATCCTTTTTCTTGGAACTTGCTGACTATCTCATCCCAAGGTTTTCTTTTCTTCTCCTTGAGACATTTCATGCAATTACCCTTTCCTTTTGGCGCCTCGGACAAAAAGTTGTTCCATTTGACCGTTGTTTCGTGTCCTCCCTTGCATATCACTCTCAAAGGAGAAAAGACACCTTGGTATTCTGAAGAAGGACCCAGAAGCTCAAACCCATAAGACTCAAAAAATTCTCTTCTTTCCTGATGCTGAATTTCCCTCTCGGACAAATATTCTTCTTTCGTCCTAGGTTTTACCCTTCTTTTTTGACTTGCGATGCGAGCAGTTGCCATCACGCAATTTCTACAAAATGGCAAAACAAGGAAGTTTCTTCCCTTCTTTACCGTCTCTTTTTGGCACGTTTCGCAGGCAAACTTCCAAGGCTTCGAAACAAAGAATTCTTGCTGAGACATTTTATCCATAAAATATTTAGAGAAATATTTTTAGTTGTCTCATGGAAGTTTCACCTTTCCCATCGCAAGAATCTTCCGCTTCAAGACTTTGTATGGATGGTTTTTACCATCCAAGTTATAGGGATAACCGTCTTCGTCTTGAATCCAACAGTATTCGACGCCAAATTTTGGGATAGAACACCACACCTCTTCTCCGATGCCTTCTTCCGCTTCGTATGTCTCGATAAAAATGTCTTTGGGTGAAAGGTCAAACTTTTTTGTGAGTTTCTCCAAAATGCCTTGAGTTGTGTTCATATTTTTTTGTGAATAAAATATGAAGTTTGTTACTCTTGTTGCTCTTCGATAACCTCCCAGAGGTTCTTGACGATTGGAGTTTCATAATCCTTGACATGTTCGAGAAGAAGACTTTTCCAATCTATTTTGTCTTTCCAAACGTCTTCCTGAAGGATACGGAGAACAGAATACCCATTTTTGATAGCTTGTTCTTCCTTGTATCTATCTGATTTCTGCTGTTCTTCTGGCGACTTCCAATTGGAGACTTGTTCGTAATGCTGCCTTCCGTCGAGTTCTATAATAGTTTTTGAGACGCAAAAGTCAAAAGGAAGAAAAGTGTTCTTTTCTGGATTCTTACACCACGAAACTTTGAATTGATGAATTGGGTCTTCGAAGTGTTCTTCGAAGAAGGGGAAGAGCTTCGTCTCGGTTTTATTTTTACAAACAGGGCACCAATAACCGTACGAAACATTCGAAAGTGCGGAAGAAAATTCGTGACGTTTTTCACAACGAAAGAAATATTTTTTGGCTGAGTTTTTGAAGACTTCTCTTGGACTTTTTTTGTTTTTGGCGCACCAAAAAACTATTTTTTGGTGCGAAGCGAAGCTGTTTCCAAAACAGCTCCCACAGTCATAAAAAGAACAGAGTTTTTGTTTTGAACAAAAAGGGCAAAATTTTCCTTTGGAGACATCGTAAAGCCTCATCTCGAAACTATGTTTGCATTTTCGACACTCAAACCAAAACTTTTTATTTGAATTCTCGAACACCTCCCTCGGACTCTGTTTATTCTTTTCGACGCTCCAAAATTTGGCCTTGTCGGAAGAAGCGAAACTCTTTTCAAAGCATGTTTTGCATTCATCCGAAGAGCAAAGTTTTTTACTAGAACAGAAGGGGCAAAAAGTCCCTTTCGAGACATGGCTTAAACTCGCTTCGAAACTATGTTTGCACTTTTCGCATTCGAACCAAAACTTTTTATTTGAATTTGCGCGCACTTCCCTCGCTCTTTTTTTGTTCTTGTCGACACACCAAAATGCGGAGTTTTTGTGGGACGCGAAGCTTTTTTTAAAACATATGTCGCACTCATCGGAGCAACAAAGTTTCCAATTACTACAATATGGACAGAATTGGCCAGAGCAAGAAATATTGCCCAGGTTGCTTTCAAAAGAGTGCCCGCATTCCCCACAAATAAAAGAAAATTTTTTGTGACTATTCTTCGCAATCAACAAAGGATTCTCCTGCCCTTCAGCCAAATATTTTGCTTTGTCGCACGAGGCAAAGCTTCGTTCAAAACAAGGCTTGCATTCCTCCCTTCCACAAAGTTTTCCCCTTGTCCGAGTTTCGCAGTTCATGGTTTCTTCTCTAAATTTCAAGACCAAGTTCCTTCCATTTTCCAAAAATATAAAAAGTTTTTATATTTTATTCCGAACACAGCCCTCTCAAAAATTTCCGAAACTTCTCCGGGTTCGCTCCGTGTCTCATCAAAAGTTTTGCACATTCCTTGTCTTCGCGCATCGCTGCCGTGCAAAGAGCCGAAGTCAAATATTTTCCTTTTGGTATCTTTTCCAAAAGTTTTCCCAGAGATTCAACATCCCCTTCTCGAACGACACGATGAGAAGATACCCCTTTGTCATAGTCAGGGTTTACAATCTCAATGTACTCTACAGCTTCCTCTCTGTTGCCATGAAGATATTCTGACACGAATTTTTCCTCTGGATAAGAATGACCGTCTAACCACGAAATGTAAGAAGACAAGAATTTTCTGGGCATTTTACGGAATAAATGCCCACGGTTCTTTCTTTTTCGATGTGCTAAAAATCGCACGCATTCGGATCTCTCCGAATGAAATTATAAACATGAATCCTGAAAACCTTCAGGTTACCTGCAAAAATTGTGGTGAAACAAAGCACCATTCCGAATGTTCCATAACCTTCCAAACTTGCGGAGACTGTATGAGCAAAACAAAATGACCGGGATTGAGCCTTGAAGAGAGGATGGAATTAAAAAGGATGGTGTCGAGGTTGAGAATACCTGAAGTTTTCCCTTCCCCCTTTGTTCAGGGGCCACGTACCTCGTCAACAGCACATCTAAAAAATACCGCGTTTTTTCTTTCCACACAAAGAAAAAAGTTTTATAAAACTGAACAAAAATTATGGGACTTTCATCCTTTGAAAAATGTTCAACATGTCCGACAAGAAAAAGGCAAAGAAAGAGAGGCGCAAGATGGCGAAAAAAATTGGCTTTGGTTTGACAGCTCTCGGAACTGCGGGTTTGGTTTTCTCTCTCCTCGCGAGAGAGAAAAAGGTTGACAAATTATCTCTAGATGTCGCCAAAAGGGTGCTAAAGTCCCCCAAGGCAGATTCTATGTACCTTGTCCACGCCCTCGCGAGAGTTCCCGATCCGCCGTCGTACGTTGGAACTTTTGTTCTATTCCCTGTCGGAGGAGGACCAGATTATGACCAAAGGGAAGGAAATCTTGCGATACTCCAAACAGGGAAGACCTTCAGCACAAAGTATAAACCCCTCCTTCTTCAAACGGACAATCCAAAATACGTGACTTGGAAGAACGAACACCCTCTCGATAAAATCCCTGATGAGCTCGAGAAGGAATTTCCAGGACGTAAGAGGTTCGAAGTCAAGAAGAACACCGAGCCAGTATACTTTTGCCCAAAGAACCTCCTCGCATCTGACAATCCCAACGTTCTCGCGAGACGCATTGCAAACAACGAAATGGCTTATGACAAGGTTGCGCTAGCGAGTTGCGCCTCTTCGGTCGGTGTGGGATTGCTTCTCCTGTTTGCTTTCTAAACATTTTGCAATAAAATGTTTCATCTTATATTGAACGAGCAGAATCTCATGTTTCGACCGTAACAATAAAATATTTTACCTCACAGACAAAACCACATTCTTGTCGCTAAAATTCCTTCTTATTTTTACCCACAAAATGTTCCATACAATCACCGTAAAGTGCGAAGGAAGTGAACACAAGTTCACAGGAAACGACGAGTTCGACACCCAGTCCAAAGCAGAGGCTTTCCTCCTCAAAAAAGCAAAGGCTATGTCCCGTGACTTGGAAGAGTTTGGCGAGTACATCAAACTCGTCATTCTTTCCAAAGGCGGTGTCTCACCAGAAGTGAAATGCTATGAACACCTCGACGGAACAGACATCACTCCCAAACTTTTGAGGACTGGGAGTTTGTTCTCGTTCCAGATGACCTATCCATCTGGTTTGACCCTTGACAGTCAATATTCCTACATGGCGTTCGAAGAATTTGGAAGGGCTCTCGACGAAATTTACGGTTCTTCGGAAGAGTGCATGAACAGCTCAGAGGACCTTCTCGCAGATTCTCGTCTCTTTGACAAGATTTTTCCTTCTGAGACCTTCCCAGAAAGCATAAGAGAAAAGATAAGGTGTCTCCTCGAAAAGCTCTCGGACCTGTCCTTGGAACATCAGGACATTCACGCCGGAAACATTCTGATGGACGAACAAGAAACTCTCAAACTCATCGACTTTGAGTACGTAGAGTTTTTGTGAAGTTGTTTTTATTCTTTGATAAAAACAAAAAAAGAGCTTTTGTGGTTCTTTCATAGGAAAGACTTCATTTTAAGATAACGGACGAACAAAGAGCAAACGTCTTTTTATTTTGTTTCAAAATGACGAGCAAACTCCTCCCTCACATTTACGCTCTTCTTCGTGATGAGTTCCTTCTCGAAAAAGACGAAGTCGTTGTTTCTTTGAAGGAGTATACAATGACCCTTAAAATACCGCCTCACGAAGGAAAGCCGACCATCAGCGTTTCCGTACGCTTTGCGGAAGAACGAATATGCAGGTGGTACGAACGGAAATCTCTCGGAAAAACATACTTTGGGAGCGGAGGGTTTTTTGAAGTACCTTCTGTAGCAAAAGGAGTTGACTTTGTGAGATCCCAGTGCGCAGACAACATCGCCGTTCGCGAATCTCTGGTCCAAAAGCACAAGAAATTCTTTGAAGAGAAGGAAGAACTTCTCGCAAAGATTAAACGTCTCAAGCAGAAGAATAGAGAGTTCAAGTACGTTCCGGGAAACGCAGGCGCCCTCAAAGCGCAACAACACTTTGAATCACTGACAGAATAAATTATATATTTTTGGAATATATAAACCACAACTTCAAAAGATATCTTTTCGAGAAGACTCTTTTCTTGAGCGTCGCGTTTTTCTTTCAAGGGAAAGAGGCTTCTGTATCGCAAGAGTTTTTCTTTGCGTCTAAATATTTCTAGAGAAATATTTTCTACCAAACAAATTCTTCTGCATTTGCCTCTACGTCACCGGCCTGACATTTTCCCCTCATGCAAAAAAGTTCCTTTACGTTCCCTTCTTCGTCGTACCTGGCAAACTTTCGAATTTTCCCCGTTTGAAGTTCTTTCATGACAACTCTTCCACTCCTTTCGTAGACGACCTTGTTTTCTCTCGCTGTCACGACAATACCGTCTGGACGGTACTCCTTTGTCAGAACAATCTTTCCCTTCTTCCACCTCTGCTCGTGCCAGAGACGTCCATCGATTGTCCACGAAAATCCCTTTCTCTTCTCCCCGTGTCTATAGAAGAGTTCTTGTTTTCCTCTCTTGTTGGCGCTCTTTGAGAGTTTGGTCAAAAAGAGATAGTTTTCGTGATGAGAAAACTTCCTTCCATCATCTTGCCTTTCGAGAGTTTCTTTTGTGGTGTCCCTTCTCCATCGCTTCAGCAATCTCTTCCTGAAGCTTTTGGAAAAATAGGACGTCCTTTTCTTTTGGGTCTTAGGCAAAGCAGCCATGTTTTTTGCCTTTCTCGTCAAAACCTTTGGACAGCATCTTTTCAAAGTAGAATATTTTAAACAAAATATTCTCTGTCGTTCGGGATTTCTTTTCCCAATCTCATCCACAACTCGAGGAGAGAAATAATCCTTCTCTCGTGCCGCATTGGCAGTTTCTTCCGACACAGAAAAATCTCTGTTTTTCAAGAGCCAAACGGCAAGTCCTTTGGTCTTTGACCATGTGCACTCCAAGAGGATTCGCTTGTCTTTTGGACATTTGCTCTCGTTCCATTCCAAAATTTCAGATTCTCCACCGGAAAAATCTCTTCTTTGGCGGAACGTTTTTACATTTCTGACATCTCAATGGGCTCCATCATCAAAGTCGAAGCAGAGGGGAAGATTCGCATCTTCCGCGGAAAGGACGATGTCGACGCGCAGTGCAAACTGGACGCGTGGGTGGAACGTAAAGAGTTTGCTCTGCGTCCCGAAGAAAGGTGCGGAGAATATCTCAAAATTCGCAGAATGTACGGAGAAGAATGCGCTCCACTCGAGGTAGAATTTTACCAACATCTGGAAGGGACAGGCCTGACTCCGAAGCTCTTGAGATACGGAGATTTTTTCTCCTTTAGCGTCACATATGCGGAAACAGGGTTGGTGTTGTCCAACAAGTTTTCATACATCGCGGTCGAAAGATTTGGAAAGTCTCTCGAAGAGATTTACGGTTCTTCTCCCGAATGTATGAACTCGTCTGAAACGATGAGAAAAAACAAGCTTGTTTTCGACAGAACGTTCCCTTCAAAGAAATTTCCGGAAAACGTGAGAGAAAGTGTCAGAAAACTCATCGAGCGCCTTTCGAAGGCTTGCCTGGACCATCAGGATTTTCACGCAGGGAACGTTCTGACGAACGAGCGAGGACAACTAAAGTGTATCGACTTTGAGTGCGCTGCCATCACAACAACAGAATTTTGAAGAGCGGGCCATTTTTCTCATCCCATATTTTTTGTGGATGAAAACAGCAAAAATATTCATAAAGAGAATATTTTATTCTTGGTGTGTTCACGGTTTCCTCGAATGTGCAGTCCTCGGCATGTCCAAACAAAATGTTCTTCCGTTCTGTCTTGTCGTTCCAAACATCTTTCTGAAAAATCTCTCTTCCCTTGGAGCATTTCCGACTTTTTCTTTCACTCCAAAACATGCAAGCCACAAAGCAGTTGTTACCCCTTTCCGAAGATGGCAGAGTCCGCCACCAAAAAGTGAAGAGATGGCAGGAATGCGACTTTGTGGGAAAACTCTGCCATCACAAAAAGATTGTAAGATATTGCGACGGAGCAAAGCACGGAAACACAGACACCTTCATCAACGGAAGGATAAATGTTTCGACTCCATACGCTGACGGAAAGAGACATGGAAAACAAAGGATTTGGTTCAAGAACGGAATGCTTGCATCTTTCACTCACTACGTCGAAGGAAGAGAACACGGCATCCACAAAACTTTTCACGGTGACGGAAGAACAGCCTGGGAGTTGAGGTATGTCTGCGGAAAAGTCTTTGACGAAGAGACTTTCTGGACCTTTGGAGACGGAAAGAAGAACAAGAAGCAAAGTGAGAGATAAATATTTTAAAACAAAATATTTTAAGAAAGATGCCTTTCTGTGTTTCTTGTGGAAGTTGGGTCCAGAATCCAAAAGTGTCAAACGGACAGGTGTTTTGTGGGAAAGACTGCACCACAAAAGGAAATTTTTGCAGACACACAGGACTTCCGAAGCGCTCCTACTTGGTGAGACAGCGTTCTCTCGACTAAATATTTTCAAAGATAAAAATATTTTACTAAATGTTTGCTGTTTGGCTTGGCACTCCCACAAAGAACGGAATGCAATTCGAGAAGCCCAACATCCGCCAGGTGATGTCATGGTTTCGTTCTGGGGGAACTCTTTCATTCAAAGGATTGGACAACTGTTTCGTCTCTTATCGTGGAGAAAACACTCAAGGAGAAATTCTCGATGTCTGCGAACGCGTTCCTCCAAATAAATTTGAAGAACTCAAGCTCGTTCCGACCGTGTCTGACATTCGAGGTTTTGCTGTTTTCTTCCCAGAGAGTTATAAAATTCTTCTTTCATCATAAAAATATTTTTATATATTTCATTCGTCAAGGGGTCAAACACCTTATTCCTTTGGCTGCACAGCGCGCGCGGAACATCCTTTCGTTTATCGAAGAAACTTTTGTCCTTCCGTTCTCTAAAATAAGCATGAAACTCTGCCTGTTGTCAGATTGCCATTTGGAAATTTCCCCACAAAAGCTCCAAAAGTTTCTCAAAGGCAAACTTCTGGTTCCGGACAAGAGCAAAGTCCTTTGTCTTTGCGGAGACATTGGAAATCCTTGGTCGAAAAACTATAGCAAGTTCCTTGCGTGGTGTTCAGAGTCGTTTGAGTTTGTATTCGTGGTTGCAGGAAACCACGAATACTATGGAGAGCACACGATAGAAGAGACGGATGAAAGACTTTGGGAGCTGAGCAAAAGCCATTCGAACATCAAATTCCTCCAAAACTCTTCGTTCGACTACAAGGGCGTTCTCTTTGTGGGAGCGACGCTTTGGTCAAACGTTCCGGACGACGCTGACGAACTTATGAACGACTATCTCGAAATTCCTGAAATTTCCCCAGAGCTTATTCGGCAAAAGTGGAACAACTCCGCGTCTTTCATTCTCAGGGAAGTGGCAAAGGGGAAGAAGACCGTTGTTCTTACACATCATTGCCCTCTCGACGAAGACGGAGCCCTTGGAACTAAAAGCGAGTATCGAGAGTGCTATTGCTCCAACCTCGGATTTTTGGCGAAAGAGAACGTCTCTGCTTGGTTCTGGGGGCACACACACGTTCCGTTTCACGAAAAAAGAGGAAGTACAGTCTTTGCCAGCAACCCGAAAGGATACACGAGAGAGGAAGTGGGGTGGAAGCAAAATTTCTTTGTGGATATCTAAATATTTTTTAGTCAAAAAATATGCAAAGCTTTTTGAGCAAGAGAGAAACCTTGATGTTCTACCTCTCTGGAGAGAGAATCCCTGGAAACATTGAGGAGAAATTTCTCATAAAAAGGCAAGCGTTCACCTGCACACAACCTCCAGATTTTCGCATTTGGTTTGTATTGCCTGATGGGAGACTTCATGGAGAAGAAAGAGATTCGTCTGGACTTGTTAGAATCTGGAACAAAGGGGTCATTTCGGTCTTCTCCAGTTGACGACCCAGCTCTTTCGAGTCTTTTCGTATCTCTTTGCGAGCTCTGGATTTTCCTGAATCATCTTTTTCGTATCCACAGATTTCGTGGTTCTCTCTGACCTAGAAAGAAATATTTTTCCCTCGTGGGTCAGAGAATTCTTCCCTTTTCTACCCATCTCAAGAAACAGTTCTTTCTTGAGGCTGTCGACCTCTGCCTTCTTTTTGCGAATCTCTTGTTCGTATAGGGCGATAAAATCTTGGAGTTCGTGGATCTTTTTGACGCTTTCCATCTTATCGAAAAGAGAGGTTTGGCCGTATTTTCTTTTGTGGGAAATGGGAATTCAAGACCTGAATAAACTTTTGAAGGAAGAGTCGCCTGCTTGTTTCAGCAGGCATCCGATGTCCACGTTTTCTGGAAAAAAGGTTGGCATCGATGCGTTCCAATGGATATTCCGTTTTTTGAGAGCTTCCGGAGATGAAGGGGTCCTTCCTTCGTTTCTAAGTCACATTTGCGCTCTTCGCAAAAATGGTGTTCTCGTGTTTTGCGTTTTTGATGGAGCAGAGTGCCCAGAAGAAAAGGAAGAGGAAAGAAAGGACAGGAAGAAGAAAAGAGACGAACTTGTCGAGAAGAAGAAAAATCTTGAGAGGATTTTTGAAGAATTTGACGACGACTGCGATGTTGTCCCGAAAGACGTCCAGGAAGACGCCAGGAAATGGCTGCACAAAAAGAAATACGCAGGTGCTGACCTTTCTGACCCTTCTGTTTTTTCGAGGACAGTTCTCGAGTCTTTGACAACGTACACAAAACAGTCTGTTCCCCTCACGAACGAAAGGGTGGAATCTGTGAAGCAACTCATGGACGTTCTTGGAATTCGCTATGTTTGTGCAAAGGGAGAAGCCGATGGAGTTCTTTCGTCGTACGTCGCGAAAGGGAAGCTTTTCGCTGCTTGTTCGGCAGACACCGATGTTCACGCTTACGGAGTGCCTTTTGCGATACCAGAGATCGACACCTCATCAGAGGCTCTTGTCCTTGTTCATAGAGAGCAGTATCTCGAGGACCTCGGACTGTCAGAGGAACAGTTTTTGGACCTTTGCATCATGTGCGGCTGTGACTACAACGACAGAGCAAGTCAAGAAGCGAAAACTGCCGGGAAGAAGGCAAGAGGCATCGGTTGGAAAACCGCACTTTCTTTGATTCGGAAGCACGGCTCTTTGGAAGAGATTGAGAAAGTTCCTGGAGTCAATGTGGAGCCGCTCAACTACAAAAGATGTAGAGAGCTTTTGAAGACACAAGAGACAATGGATGAAATTCCCCCAGGAGGAAAGCCAAACAGAGAAGACTTGGAAAATTTCTTCCAAGAGAACAACGTGCGCTTCGACGTCGACTATGTGATGGATTGTTGGTGCCCTATCGACATCTAAAAAATATTTTGTTTGAACAAAATATTTTGATGGAAGAGTTTTTGAACAAGAGAGAAGCTCTTGTTTTTGCTGTCGCGACATTGTGTTCTCCAAAGAAGGAGAGGTTTCTCAAGTTCCATTCGAGCAAACATAGAGAGTTTTGGCTTCTTCCAAACAAGAAGAAGCACGGACCAGAAAAGATTTTTTGTGGAGAAGTTGTCACATCAGAAAGGACTTGGAAGAACGGACTTCTGCATGGGGAAGAGACCCTATACACAGAAAAAGGTAGAATGTTTGGCATGAGAACTTGGAGGGACGGAATCAGACATGGAAAAACTCTCCGCATCGAGAAGGCGTACACATCCGAAAAATGGTGGGAAAACGGAGAGCTTGTGTATGACAAGTGCACATCTGATGATTTGCTCCACATTTTTTTGGCTGGAACGACAACAACGTACAGAAAGGACGGAACAATCTCGAGAATCTATTCAAGAAGCTTTGGAGGCATCGCTTGGAATTTTTCAGAGGAAGGGAGCGTCAGAAGGCGTCTTTCCAACCATCTGTGACAATATTTTTTATGGATAAAAAATATTCAAAGCTTTGTGAGAAGGAGTGAGAAATTTGCCTTGTTGAGCTTGTTGTCCACCTTTTTCTTTGCCCATTTCGTCATCTCTTCGTACTTTTCGAGAGAAGTGTCTCCGTCTTTGTCTTTGAGCCAGATGCACGTCATCAGCAAGAACCAGAGCTGTTTTTTGTTGTACATCTCCATGTTCTGACACTGGAACATCAGAACCTCTTCCACCGTCTCGCGAATGTCTTCGATGTCTGTTGTCTCATCAATGAACTCTTGAATTTTTCTTTGTGAGAGTACATCGTCTTTTGGACCCTTCTTGCAAAGATAGCACACACGAAGGAACAAAAGGATGTGTTCTTTTCGCTTGTTTGAACGAAGAGACTCGATGTCGTCTCCATAGATTGTTTGCAGTGTGTTTACACAATATTTCACAATAGGGCTTTGATGAGCCAGAAGTTTTTCTGTGTACTTTAGCTGCATGCCGTCCTGAATTCTCTGGAACATTTTCATCTCTGTGGTTTCTTCCAAGCCATAGAACGTTACAAACCTCATGGGCGACCTCGAGTTGAACCACCTTCTTTGCTCTTCGGTGAGAACAAAAGAATTTCCTGTTTTCTTTGGACAAGAAGAGTACCAGATTTCTCCTTCCTTTCTTTTGTAGCTTATTTCGTTGGACATGAATCTTTGGACAGACAAAAGGCGTTGCTTGCCGTCCACACAAAAAAACACGTGGTCCCTGTACGAGAACAAAAGCGCTGGGATGTACATTTCAGAAAAAATCGTGTCTATCAACATGCTCTGTTTTGCCGAAGACCACACCATGTCTCTCTGGTAGCTGGCATCGAGACTGATTTCCCCATCAGAAAGCTTGGAAAAAACACTATTGAGGTCCGGGTCAGAACTCTGCGTTTGGCGCTTATTTGTGCCGACATGAAAAAAATCTGAAGTCTTCATGTTTATTTTCTTTGGAAACTAAACTCTAAGTCAAAGGTTCCAATCGAAGGTTCAAAAGTTCAAAAGTAACTTCTTTTCGTTATCGTTTGAACAAGTCAAAAACAATCTCAAACAATATGTCTTCTGTGAACGCTTCTTTCGTTGAGTTTCTTTCCAAGTTTTTCCTTGACTCTGATTTCTCGGAGAAGCTTGTCGAGTATCTCGCTGAACAGCTCGACGCTGAAACCTCTGTTGTTGAGACCGCACTTTCTGGCTTTTTCGAAGAGTATGAGATGGGAAAGTCGACCAAGAAGGTTGTCAGCAAGCCCGCGTCTCGTTCTTCTTCCTCCTCGTCCAAGGCCTCTTCGTCTTCTTCCAAGCTCGACATGAAGCTGATTGAGAAGAATGTGAAGATTGCCAAGACCAAGACGAAGGAGGAAGACAAGAAGCACTACTTCAACGTCAGCACCAGTCGTCTCGGCACCAAGTCCACCAAGACTGCCAAGATGTACACGTTCGACGACAAGCTGTACATCAGCGGAAAGAAGGATTGCCCCAAGTTCTTGGCTGCGAAGAAGGCTCTTTCTGGTTCCAACGACGAAGAATCTGACGCCGAGTCCGAGTCTGAAGAGGAAGTTGCCACTGACGAGGATGAGGAGCTTTCCAGCAAGAAGAAGCCGACCAAGAAGCCTCTGTCTCGCACATCTTCCAAGACTGTTCTGAAGGAGGTTCTCAACACCTCCGACGAAGAGGATGAGGAAGAAGAAAAGCCCAAGAAGAAGCCCGCTGCCAAGACAGAGAAGAAGCCGACCAAAAAGGCGGATGTGAAGAAGCATTCTGCCAAGAAGTCAAAGGCTACTTCTGATGAGGAAGAGGAAGAAGAGACCAAGCCCGCCAAGAAGCCTCTCGTCAAAACCTCTTCTTCTCGCAAGGTTGTCCCTGCCAAGAAGAACAAGAAGGATGAATCTTCCGAGTCGGAGACTGACAATTCTGAGGAAGAGACCAAGCCCGCCAAGAAGCCTCTCGTCAAAACCTCTTCTTCTCGCAAGGTGAACGAAGAGACAAAGGGAAAGGCCAAGGTGGAGAAGGTCGCCTCGAAGAAAAAGGCAGAGACTTCTGATGAGGAAGATGAGGAAGAGACCAAGCCCGCCAAGGGAAAGGCCAAGGAAGAACCTGTTGTCGAAGAGAAGAAGGTGCCTGCCAAGGTTGAGAAGAAGCCTTCCACCAAGGGAAAGGCCAAGGAAGAATCTGCTGATGAGGCAGAGGTAAAGAAGCCGACCGCCAAGAAGTCAAAGGTCGAAGAAACCAAGACTTCCAAGAAGGAGAAGGAAGTTGTCGAAGAAAAGGTAAAGGCGCTTGCCTTTGACCAGAAGAACGCCAGCGACCTTTCTTACAACGAAGAGACTGGTCTTGTTCTCCATCCTGAGAATGAAGGAGCTGTCTTTGCGATGATGGATGGCGACGACATGGTCGAATTGGACGATGCTGCCGCTGAAGATGCCAAAAAGCATGGTCTTATCGTCCACAAGGAGAAGAACTTTGCCAAGTATGTAGCGTCTCTCGCCAAGAAGGAAGCTTCCAAGGAAGAGGGAAGCGATGAGGAGGTCGAATTCTAAGTTTTTTATATTTCTTTTCACCAAGAAATATCACACAGTTCCCATTTTTTTGTTCCAATCTTGTCGTTTACAAATCGCAGAGAGTTACAATAACTTTTGGTCAAGTGAAAGAACAATGGCTGACTTTAACAAACTCGTGAAACTCGCAAAGGATGAGTCGAACAAGGAACTCGTAAAGTTTTCAGAGTTTTTGGTGGAGAAGTTGTCCCTTAACAAAGAAGATGTCGAAGCTGCGCTGAAAGACTATGGAAATGGTGTTGTTCTGAGGAAGCCTGCAAGGACCAGAAAGCCTGCCGCTTCCAAAGAAGACGCGCCAAAGGTGCAATGTTCCATGTTTATTCCGAAAACTGGAGCTCAGTGCAAGTACAAAAGTTCCGCCGAGGTCAATGGAAAGATGTATTGCACTTCTCATGCAAAGAAGCTGGCAAGTTCTGACGCAAACACAGCTCTCGCCGTAAAGGGGGCAAAGAAGAAAAACGCGAGTCTCGATGAAGAGACGACAGAGAAAAAGAACTCAAAGCTTGACGAGTACCTCAAGAAGATGTCGTTGAACAAGTTGCAAAAGAGCGAAAAGACGGGCAACTATGTCCACAAAGAGCACGGTTTCGCTTTCGACCCAGAGGACAAAAAGACTGTGATCGGCTTGGAGACGAAAAACGGCAAACTTGTGGCTCTCACAGAGGCTCAGAAAGCGACTTGTTTGGAGATGGGCTGGGAAGTGAACGACGGAAACCTTCCACTTCCAGAAGATATGGATGATGTTGACCAGGAATCCGAATCAGAGAGTGAAGAGGAAGAACCTCTCGATGCAGGAGACGACCTCGACATTGGGGATGAAAGAACCTAGATATTTTTGGCTTTGCAAAAATATTCAAAGATTAATGAGCAGCTACTCTGAATTTCGTCCTTTGACAGATACAAACATGCTGAACTGGATTCTTCTCTTGTTCATCGTGGGCATGATTGTTTGGCTTGTGTTTTTCCGAAAACCTTCAGCTGTTCATATCGAACATAAGGAGGGATACGATGGGCAGGAAGAGTTTGTTTTGACAGAACTCAAAAAGGCGATGCTCCTTCCAGACAAGAGCCATCTGGAAATGACAGAGGCCGAATTCCAAGATGCGGCGAATAACAAAAGAATTCAGATGGCAGCAGTGTCGGATGCTGGAGTTGAAAGTGTAGATGGAAAGAAAAGGGAAAAATATAGTTTTTACTTCCCTGTGGGAACTTCCGGATACCCCCTGAACCTTTATTCGAGTTTATACGATTATACCCCAAGAAGTTTGTCGTTCGCAGGATGGAGATTCCTCAAAACCGACTCTCCCGTTTGGTTGCCCGGAAGGTGGAGGCTCTTCAACGGAAAGTGGTGGTTCGTTATGCCCTGAGAAAACAAAAGAATATATTTGGTGGATAAAATATATTAGAAATTGTCTTTTCAGAATCCGGAGAGAATCTAAAGGAAAAGTCGCCGAATAAACTATTATTTTCTGGATAAAATAATGAACAGACTCCTCATCTTTGCCTTTCTTGTTATTTTTGCTCTCTTGGTCGTTTGGCTTCTCTTCTTCCGCACTCCAACAAAGCATGTCCCTCCAGTCAAAGAGAAAGAGTCTCTGATGCTTGATATAGTCTCCTGCGGTTGTCCCGATCTTGCCACTTCGCACCCAGGAAGGATAAAACACAAAATGACATGCTCTGTCTTTCGTTCTTTAAATCCAGGTCTCACCGTGAAGCAGTTTCTAGAACACGAAGGATTCCCAACAGACAAGGATTCCGAATGGCCAAAGCTCCCATAAAAAAATCCCATTTCTTCCAACGAAAATATCTCAAAAATTTTACATAATGGCTTGTGTCGCGGAGCCGCTTTCTCTCGCTCACCTCTCTGCTTTTGTCGTCGTCGAGGAGAATGTCGACTGGACGGGTAGAGTCGACGAACTATCGAGAGAAACCATCGAAAAGGTCAAAACGAAGATTTCCGTTCATGGAATACACTACAGAAGAGGCAAGGTCGGGCCGTACATTGCTCAGCTGGCAGAAATCATCGACAAGTTTCATAGGGTGTACCCTCTCGTCCAACATAGAGGACGCTTCGGAGCGTGTTTCAGCTCCAAATTTCTCAAAGCTCTTCCAACACCAGACACTGTCCAGAGAATGACAGAAACCACCAAAGACCAACTTTTTGAGATTCTCCTCTTCTGGGAGTTTTCCACGCCAGAGCTCATTCCGGACGAATTCTTTTCTGCTCTGTGCGAATAAAATATTTTGAACTGAAAAAATATTTCTTTGTTGTTCCTTCAAAACAAATGGACAGATACACTGAAGTTCTCGCGGAGAAGGGATGCGTTCTTTTGGGAGAGTTTAAGGGAGAGGAAGAAAGATTTGCCTTTCGTTGCAAGTGCGGAAAGGAGCCGTGCTTTGCCTATCCAAAGCACGTTGTGAGAAAATCCTGGGTGGGTTGTTCCACTTGTATCAAGAAAGCGCCAAAACAGAGAATTGTTGACTTTTATCAGGCGCAGAGGAGAGCTCGAGAGCAACAACAAAACATTCACGAACATGCGCAAGAATAAACCTCTTGTCAAATTCATCTCCGATGTTCTGTCCATCATCGACACATGAAACGTCAAATAAAGACTCTCTTTTTCTGGCTGATTGTGTCCATAAAAGAGTTTCCAAAGAATTTGTTTGACGTTCTCTGTTCGTCAAACAGAGAACCGACTAAAAATATGTTTTGTTTTAAAACATAAAAATGTTGGAACAAGAGTCCACAAAGTTCACAGACGACGTCACTCGAGGTCTCGGCGTCGAATGGCAGTTCACGAGGCGAATCGCGGAAAAATACATCAACATCTCACATCTTCCCAGAGAAGAGAATTTTTGGGTGAGGATATCACTCGAAGAAGATGGGACTGTTTTTTTCAGCGGAAAACTCGCCAACTTGACAACATTTTCTCCAACAGAAAGGGAACTATGCGTCAAGCTTGTCAGGAGAGAGATTGTTCTGTCTGAAACCTACCAGCTGATGAAGGTTCGAGAGCAGCTGGAAGAGATGAACAAAAACTTTTCGAGACTTTTAAATCTCCTTTCCAACGGCATCGAATATTCTCCCAACAATGAGAAAAAGATGGAAGAACTCGAAGAACACTTTGTTGGACTATCGAGAGAACAATAATAAAATATATTTTGCAAAATATATTGTCATGTCCCTCTGCGTTGCAGAGCCTTTCAGTCTTACTTTGCTTGCTGCTTTTGCGGTCGTCGAACATTCTTTGGATCGAGAAGATGTGATTCTTGATGAGCTGTCAAAGGAAGCGATAAAAATTGCAAGGTTCAACTTTTCGTCCCCTCACGTACTGTACCGTTTGGGGAAGAGCAGAGAATACATCACAAAGTACGAGCTCTTTGTGGTGGACATTGAAAAATTGTACCAAGACATAAGAGGTCACAAATACGAAGAAGAACTTTCTCTTGGTGTTCTGAACGGACTCCCCACGTTGGACGTGGTATCGAAAAGTTCGCAAGAAACAAAGGATGCTCTCTTTGGACTTTTTCTTTTCTGGGATAAACTTCCCATTGAAAAAGTTTCGGAATCTCTTTTTGATGTTTTGTGCGAATAAATATCTTTTGAAAGGAAAAGATATGGAGTTTCTGGCGTCTCCAGAAAAAGAGATGCTCGCCATCGCCGATCCGGAGGTGATAGGTAGACTTCCAAAATGCTGGGACGAACTTCCCAGCATTTTGAGGAAAAAAGTCTTTGATGGTTGTCCAGAAAGGGACTGGTCTCTGCCGTATTTCTCTTGCAGTTCGTGCAACATAAAAACCAATGTTTCGCTAAAGGGCGAAAAAGTAGAATATTACATGTTAGTGATGTATTTCGACATGTTCATATCAGCAGAGACCAAAACTCTCTGGTCTCTCGAAACTTTCACCAAAGAGCTCTCCAAAATTCGAGAGTACGTCGGAGATTACGAAGAGGAGCTGACAAAGTTTGACGGGTGGTACCAAAAAATATTTTAGCCATATTTTTTAAGAAAAGCCTGGACAATGTCAGGCTCTTGGTCGAGAGGAAGTTCTCTCGGTTGTTCAAGAGTTCCGAGAAGTCTCTCCACGAAATTTTGAAGATCGTGAAGTTCTCTTTTTTTGTCTTGCAACTTTCTCTTCAGATTTTTGTTCTCTTTCTCAAGGATGTCGACTCTCTGCCTTCCAAGAAAAGACTTTCGTTCCATCCCTTATGAGATGAAAATTTTTGGGAATTTCTCCCTTGAAAAACGGATTTGTCTCAGAACCATCCTTCTCTCTTTGCCTTTGCGTAAGCACAAGCTCTCACTCTTTCTGGGTCCATGTCGTTCCTCGCATAGGCAAGGGCGGCTCTCGCTCTTTTTTCTGTGTTCACGGGAAAAGAACCTGGAACTGTCCCACAAAAGTCTGAATCTCTCAGATGTTCCTTTCTGTATTTTTTAACGTTTGACGCTCCTGGAAGGGTTCCTTTCTTTGTCAGTTCGAGTGGCTTTTCTTCAGGGAGAATTCCCCTTTGAACGAGAGAAATGTGGGTGGGACCTCCTCGAAGAATCTTTTTTCCTGTTTTTGGGTTGATGAGAGCTTTGTGACTCATCTTACCTTGTGTCAAAAAAACATATCCAAGATTCTTCTTCTGGAGATATTCCATAAATTCTTACTTTTCCTTTGTGAAGAAAAGCCCTGACAACACACCAGAAAGTGTTTAGAATTATTTCTCCCTTTTGTTGTGCCATTTCGAGGCACTCGTCTTCCGAAATTTTCTCTCCTTGAACAGAGAAACAACTGGTTTCCAGATCGGGGTCGTCGGCGAGCACAGCAGATTCGTCCATATTTCTCTTGTTCTTTGCAAGTATTTCTGAGAGTCTTTGAATGGTGCGATAGACCATGAGTTTGCAATGAGTTTCATTGTTCACACAGAGACAGACATCGTTCGCAAACAGAAATCCCGGAGTGGCAGAAAGAAGAACGCCGAGCGTATCCTGGCCCTTTCTGGGGGATGGAAAGCTTGAAAATTCTCGAGGAACGTTTTTGTGTTTGGACAGCCACAACAACCACATGGATTTTAAAGTTTCCAAACTATATATTTTTTGGATGCAAAGGTCCATGAGTTTCTTTGGTCTTGGCACGCATTGATACGCAGAGAGCCAGTGCTCTGAACCCTTTCCCCTTTCTTCTGGAGCGTAAGCGCTCAAAAGTCTCAAAAGACCTGTTTTCCTTGCGAGAGTTCTTTCTTGTCTCTTCATCCGCGACAATCTCTTCTCTGAAAAGAGCTGGAACGAAAAAGCTCTGTCGTAAAGCCAGAGCTTCAGCCTTATTTTCGCAATCTTCATCTTACATTTTCTTTTCAAAACAAAAGAAAGTTTTTAAAGGTCGAAAGAAGCCAGAAAGTTTTTGGCGATGATGTATTCGATGCTGCCTTTTTCCAAAGAAAAGCTCGTCCTGCCCCCATCGTCCCAAAAGACGATAGAGTTCTCTTCCAGACGAATTTTCTTGTCTTTGTAAAAATTTGTTGTTCCTCCCTCGAGCCAGGTGATGGTTATTTTGCCCTTCTGGCGACACTCCATGTTTTTGTACGAAGCGTTCCAATCCCTCGACGGTCCAAAAGACTCTGTTTTCACCAGCCTTCCGTTTTTGTAGGTGGTTTTGTCCACCCATCTATAACCTCGTGCAATTTCTATCCCGTGTTTCTCTCCGTTTGGAAGTTCGTGATGGTATCCTCGATCCGTCATTGTCTTTTTGAGAAACCTCGCCTTTTCTACTTTCGTCTGTCCTGTGCAAAGAGACCAAGAAACAACTTCTCTTTTTTCCAGAAATTTCTCCATCTACACTCCGGGGAGGTGATAGTCCTTCATCCACCAAAGGCCGGAAACTCCTCGATTGATGGAGATGCTGTTGATCGGATATTTGATGACGTGCGCTGGAGCGTTGAGAACTCTTCCGTTTTCTGTGTCGTACAACCAGATAAATTGCGGTGGATAGCCGTATGGATTGACTCCGAGGTCCGCCTTTGTTCCTGGCTGAAGACGAAAAATAATGGGAGGAGGCTGGGATTGGGAGAGACCTATGCCGACATCCACAGCATGGTCTCTCGAATTGTTCTCGAGAGCGAGATATCTCTCATCGATGGATTTGACATTCTTTTTCGAGAGAGGATAGGACCCCTGACTCACTCTGTAATCCTTGACTTTCGAAACGACAGAACAGGGCGCGTACGGCTGCATGCAGTTTGCAACTCTCGAGTTCATCGGTGGCAGCGTGTCAAAAGGCCCCCATTGCTTCCACCAGTCACCAACTTCGAGAGGTCTTCCTTGTGTGTCCAAGAGTTCCTCCCAAGCCTCGCAATGACCTCTCCCGCGACAGCTTCGAGATTTGCAAGCAGGGCAGAAAAGACCTGGATATTGAGGAACTCCTTCCGGAGAGCTGACAGCAGAAACCCAGTCGCGAGCGGTCGCCGCTCCAGAGACGTAGAGGTCTTTTGTGTTGTGAGGAAGGGAACGAGGGTCCACATTTCCAGGAGAAACTCGGGGACGTTTCTGTCCGACGTTCATATCATAAATTCCTGACCAAATAACATCTCTCGAAGTCAGAATTCTTTCTGGGTCATCTGGCCTTTCTTCAGAAAGCAAACAATACATCTTACTAATCAACAAACTCTGATCGCAAAAGCTTTCACCTTTTTGCATCAATGGATTTCCAAATAATTCGAGCAAAGAGGACTGTCGTTCGGATGATGTCTGACAGAGGGTACATGCCCATCAAAAGGTTGCCAGACCCCAGAGAATCTTCAGCAAAAGAGCCGACAGTTTGGGAGTTTGAGAACGAACAACAAAAGAAGGCGAACGTGTTTTGGGACCTCGACACCGAGTCAAAGATGCCATTCATTCAGTATGTTTTTGAGGTGGCGACGATGGACAAACTCGAACAGGTTGTTATTGTGGTTCTAAAGTCCCTTGTTTCGAAAGCAAAGAACACTGTCGTCTCGATGTCTGCAAACGTCGAAACAACGGTGTTTGAGGTTTCTGACCTCCAGGTCATCACTCCAGACCATGTTCTCGTCCCTCCTCACAAGAAGCTCACAGAAGAAAAAAAGAGGGAAACACTGGAAAAGTACAAGGTAAAACTTGAAAATTGTCCAAAGATTCTCAAGGATGACCCCGTCTCCAAATGGTACGGTTGGGTTTGCGGCGACCTCATCAAGATACTTCAACCGAAAGAGGGGAGCTTTGGGTCGAGCGTCAACTACCGTTTTGTTTGCCTAGATTAGAAATTTTTTCATAAAAATTTCTTTAGTAATGCACAGCTCATGGCATGACTTTATTCAGGCGCACTCTGGCAAGGGACACTCGATGGCTGAACTCGCTGCTCTTTACAAAAAGAAGCACGGAGCGAAGCGTGGTGGAGCGATGAGGGAAGAGGATGTGATTTGTTATAAGCGAACTCGAAGCGCTGCTGGCAGGAAAAGGGCTGCTCCCAAGAAGAAGTCTCCCGCCCAGAAGAGGGCTTCTCCTGGAGAGCGCTGTCGCGACGAGAGGGGCCGGTTCGAGAGTTGTTAGTTTCTCCATTTTGAGAAGGCGTAGCCTGTTCCTGCAAGGGCAGTGTAGACCACCATAAACAAAAGAACAGAGAACAAAAGCTCGAGAGAATTCGGCTTTTCATCGGGAATGTGGCTCATAAGAAGAGCGAATAGGGAGCTCAAGAAAATGCCAAAGGCAAACAAGGAGACCGCGAGTCTCGACATTTAGTTTTCTAAAAGTTGAAAACTAAACGCTGTAAACACGCAAAAGAATTCTGCGATATGAAGCTTGAGCTTTCCCTCGAATCTTTGCCTCTCGAAATATGGTGCCACATCTTTGGCTTTTTGGGTGATGGAAACGACATGCTGGCGATGAGAACGTTTTGCAGAGAGCTTCGCGACATTGTGGATGAAACCATCAAGAAAAAGATAAAACATGTGGTCGAGAGGTTTGGCGAGAGATGTGGCGGAAAGCACCCGAAAAGGTCAAAAAAGGAGGGATGCGCTCGCTTGATGTGCCTTGGTGACTTTCGGAAGCAAAAGCCGATAATGAGCAGATACCCTCATCCGCCTCCTCCAGTTCCCGTTGAAGCTCCTCTTCCAAAGTGCAAGGACTGCGGTCTGGAAATCAGACAAAAATCCCCTCTCATTTTTCACATTCCTTTTGTGGAGGAAGAACTGCCTTTTGAAACTTTTCTCAGAATCATGGACGTGTTCACCGGAAAAATATGCGTTCCAGGAAGGTACGAGAAACCCTTCGACCTGAACGAGTTCAAGAAAAGGGTGGAAAAAGTTTTGGTGCTCAAGTTTGGCTTGAGATGGGCAGAAAGAAACAAAAAGCGCTTGTTGGATGGATGCGACTGGGCAAACAAAAACAAGCAATTGATGGCTGTTTTGAGGAAGTAGAAGAAATATATTTTGAAAGAAATATATTTTGAAAGAAATATATGCAGAGCTTTTTCAAGAACGGAGAGTATATTTCCTTTTGTTTGTCAGAAGGTGTTCCCCCTCTCAAAGAACAGAGAGACAGGTTTTTGAAAAGGGAAGAATGTATGGCTCCATCAAGGATAGGGAATGAACTTTTGAAGCTCGTCGTTTCTGAGCTTAACGAAACAGAGAAAAAGGCTCTTCTCGGAAATGCGTGCGAAACAGAAGACATCGAGAGGTTCGGTACGCTGACGTCCTGGAAAGGAAATACAAAATACATCGCAGAGAACGACGATGAACTTTTCAGTCCTTCCGCGGATTTTTACTGCGACATGTTTGAGAGGGACATGCTCAGCACTGTGTCGCTCGTTAAGTTTGTTGAGAACGACAAAGACAAGCTGGCAAACATCGCGTACCTCTTGTCTTCGATGCTTCAAACGATGAAGGAGAGGAGGAGAGGATAATCCAAGAAATTTTCTAATCAACATATAGAAGAGAACATATATTTTGAGAAAAATATATGCAGAGCTTTTTCAAGAACGGAGAGTATATTTCCTTTTGTTTGTCAGAAGGTGTTCCTCCTCTCAAAGAACAGAGAGACAGGTTTTTGAAAAGAGGAAAACACATGGATGTATCAAAGATAGAGAACGACCTTTTGTCTCTTGTGGTTGGAGACATCGACCATTTTGAGAGGGAAAATCTTTTGGAAGACGCTTGTGAAACGGAAGACATTGAGAGATTCGGAATTCTGACGTTTTGGAAGGGAGACACGAAATACATTGCAGAGAACGACATGGAACGGTTCAACCTTCCTATAGATTTTTATTGCGATATGCTCGAGAGGGGCATATTCGACACTTTTGTCTTTATGAAGAGCGTGGAGAAATCTGCCAGAATGTCTGCTGCTCATATTTTGTGTGCGATGCTTGGGATGATGGACGAAAGGAAGAAAAAGGAGTTGGAAGAGCTTCGGTCAAAGTTGGAACGTTTTTCCAGAGACGAGATTTGAAGACTTTTTTGTTTCTGGTGTTGAAGAACCATATCTTTCAAAAGTAAAGATATTTTTTAGCTTCTGTCTGGTAGGACGAGGAGACCTGTTTCGTGAGCGTGGCGGATGTTTCTGGAGGGAGTGACCCATTCGAGATTCGAGACTTTGTTGTTGGACGCGAGAGCGAGGAAATTTCCATCTTAGTTTCTGGGATGGGGCACCATATTTCTTCCATATCTTTATTCTGAAAATATATTTTTAACTTCTGTCTGGGAGGGAGATGAGACCTGTCTTGTGCGCATGACGGTCGTTTCTATACTCTTCTCTTGTTGTTCGCCCATTTATATTTTGGGCTATTGTTGTCATTGTTGCCCAAGAAAGGTTGGAGACTCTGTTGTCGTCTTTTCGACCATTTATGTGCATCACAGTTTTTTGTTCTTTCTTGGGTTCCTCTAAAAATGCCTTAGCCACGAGCCTATGAACCTTCATAGTTTTGTGGTACACATGGCCATTGTCACACAAACTTCCACAGGTTTTTTTCCTTGCTTTTTCTAGAACTCTTCCAAAAGAAGAAACCGTCACTGTTTTGTTTCTGTAAAGAATTGTCCTCCATTCTTCTCCGTCAAGGTCAAAAGAGGACTTGTAACACCATAGAAATCCCATATACTTTTTTCCAGAAGATAAGGCTCTGCCCAATCCCGAAAAACTTACCCCCTGCGTACTCGAAATAGCTTCTTCTTTCGTTGCAAACTCACGGAGAATTTCGCCCATTTCATTCATCTGGACAATGATGTCTGTGGACAGTTCCGTTTTTTTCCTTCCAATCTCTTCTCCTCTGCGGCAAATTTGCAAGTTTTCGACTTGGAGATTGTAGGGATTTCCATCGATACAATGAATCACGTTTTCTGTCGTTCTCTCTCCAATGAAAGCGTCCGCGACCAACTTTTTCACAGAAATAATTTTCCCTTTGATTGTCACAACCACATTTCCGTAATTTTCTCTCTGCCTGAGTAAAAAATTTTCGGGGGACGACACTCTCCCTCTGCTAGAGACTTTGAAGTTTTCCATGTTTGGTATATCTTTCCAGATTTCTCCCTCGAGATCGACAACAACCATAGACTCTTTTTCCTTCTCGCTAAGGAAACTATGCCTCGTGTTCCAAGAATGCGTACATATCTCTAAATTCTCCACTCTGTTATCGGAAGGCTGAGAATTGCGGTGGTTTACCACAAGATCGTCTCTGAGTTCTCCACAAAAAGCTTCGGCAACCAACCTATGAACAAAAAGATTGGAATATTTCATGTATCCCCTGGTGTTCTTCTTGCCAAATGTTTTTATGTTCCCATTGAGCAAAAGTCTCCCTTTGTTCGAAACTTTGAGAATGTTTCTATTTTTCCCCGAATAATTTTTCCAAACTTCTCCCTCTAGGTCTGGATCGTCTCCCCACTTCCACACAAACCCGGCAAAAGTTTTGAATTTCCCGTTACAACAGTCTCTGACCTGTTGAACCTTCGAACTAAAGACTCTCGCTATTTCTTGGGGGCTCTCCCACAATCTGACAAAAGACCCATCCTTTGTCCATTGTTCGACTGGTTTTAGTCTAAGAAATTTTGTTGACTTTCGAATCCCGCGAGGAGCCCAAAATAAATTGGAGACATGGTTGTTTTCGCAATCCTCGTCGTGTCTGTTTACGCATTTCATACCCTCTGGGTTAGGTAAAAAGGCCGCCGCCACGATTCTTGCCACTCTCACTTCTTTTTTTGGTAGTCTGACATGAGAAGCTCCTCTCACAGTTTTACACGGGACCAATTGTCCATTTTCATTCTTTATTCTCCCGCAAGAGGACACTTGATACTCATATCCTTCGATGGGTTTCCAAATCTCTTCTTCTCCGCAATCGCACATTTTTGAAAGAACGAGGAATTTTGAGTTTCTTTCGCGTTTTTTCAAAAGAAATATTTTGTTGACAAATTTATAAGTAATATGTCTTGCGTTCCAGGAATGTGCGATTCTAGTAGAATGTCTAATGGAAATTTTGGTGGATGCGGTGCTCCTACAACTCCCCCAGGATTTACCCTCCTTGGCCAGCTTCCGTATGGGGGGTATTATTCGAATTTTTTAATCCATGCGTACAGACCCTCTGCGGCTGCGGCGAACATGCAATCCTACGACTGCGCCACGAGGGTACATCAGCCCTATGCTGCTTATCCACCCACTATACCTCGCACCCAAATTGAGAGTCTCTACCAGCCGAGAGCGAGCCGTGGTTGGGTCGGTTGTCGCCAATAGACGTATCCCTTCTCAAAATATCATTTCGAAGAAAATATTTGACATTTCAAAATATTTTAACAAATGAAACGCCAACGCACCTCCCTTCCCCTCTCTCCTCTCCGTCCTTCTCCTTTCGTTCGTTTCCGAGACATTCCCCTCTGTGTTCCTTCACAGACGAACCATTCCAAACAGACTCCTTCTGAACAACTCCCTCCCTCTTTTGAGAGACTCGAGAAGAGACATTGGAAAACACTGAAATTCTGATGGATAAGAAAGGAGCAATTTGTCTCAACAAAAATCTTAGAAATATGGAAACTCTTTCGTACGATGAAGAGCGAAAGTTTCCCACTTCTCTTTGGGGGACGAACCCCAAAACTTTCGCCAAGAGAATGAATCATTTTGACGACAGCTCTCTCCGTTGCGAAAAAGATATGAAGAGACAATTCAAATCTCTGGATGAAGTTGACCAGAAAAACTAGAGTTTCATCAGATAAAATTTAAAGAAATTTTATCATCATGTCTTGTGAGTTTTCCGAACAGAACGCTTTTTCTCTCCTTCTTCAGCTGCCGACGGAACTCCAAGAAGTGAAGGAGCTTTGTTCTTCAGAACGGGACAATCATCCACAGAAAGAACAAGCTCCCTTTTGCTCTCCGACTCTGGACAAACTCGACCAAACAATCCTCTCGTGTTTCTACAACCTTGCTTTGGAGTCGTACACTGTCGACAGACAGGCGTTTCCAGAGAAAATCAGACTTGAAAAGATTCTTTCTTTGGACGAAGAAGAACCACAAAATGTTCCTCTGAACATCAAAGACGAAGGAACTTCTCCTTCCAAAGAACTTTTGTGGGAGAAAAAGTTTGGAGAGACGCAAGACAACAAATTCTGGGAGAAAGTTTCGGATTTGTGGAACAAGGTCGACTAGAAAACCGATGCGCCTTTGGTGACTTTGCTCTCAAAATTTCACAACATGTCTTTGGATACGGAGTTTTTCCACGTCGCTTCCGAAGTCGAAGAAAATCCTGAAATCTCTTGGGAAGAACCTTCCAAACCCAAGAGGACGATTTGGGACATTTCGTTCTCGTCCGATGACGAACCTTGCGAAGAAGATGCAGAACAGTTTTACAGATGGGTATATTGCCAGAAGAAACAGAAAGTTTGTGAATAAAATTTGAAGAAATTTTATAGTCATGTCTCTCCACGAGAATAGTGAAAAACTTTGGCCAGAATTCAAAGACCTTTCTGACACTTTCTCCCTCCAACAAAGCATCTCGAATTGGAACTTTGGAGAAGAGAGTCTTTGGAAAGACGAACCAAAGGATTACCGAGATTCGTCTGTGTTGTTTCGAACTCTTGGCGAGCAGAAAACGGGAGGACTACATGCAAAGAGCATCTCTCGAGAATGAGATGGGAAGAACGACCATTAAAATATTTTGTTTGTAAAAATATTTCAAAATGTTCCTTTGTCTCTCTTTGACCCTCCTGTTTTTCTTTTGAAGCACCTCAGAGTAAAAACTCGCATTGTGGGGATTCGCAAGGTTCTCTTTATCTTTTAGAAATTCTCTCCCTTTCTGGGCAAGTTTCGTACAGCCAAAAGACTGAATTTCTTCCGTTTTGTGAAAGACGTTGATTCGAGCCTCTGTTTTGCCAAAACATGAAAGGCGTCTTCAGATGCACGACGAAAAGTATCATCCTTGTCTAAAAATATTTTTTAACCCTTCCTTCTACGGTCAACAAAGAAATTTTCTCGGTGTGCGGCGAAAGCAAAAAAATGCAACTTTTTCAAGAATTTTAGTTGGGTTCGAAATAAAATATTTTATCTGACAAAATATTTTGCGGGAAGGGAGAAATTATATTTTGTGGAAACGCTCCTTGTCGTTTTGGAGGAAAGGTGCTCTTTTTGGGATTTTTGAAAATTTCCCAGCCCAAAAAATTTTTCAATCCCAAAAACCTCGTCCTGTGACAGGGTTTTTTGAGACCTTTTTATGGTATAAAACCAGCCGCAATATATTTGCAATGATTGCAAATATATTTATGGAGAATCTTTCTTGTCTTTATTGTAAAAAGAAATTTTCTAGCACACAAGCCCTCAAACTTCACACAAAGACAGCGAAAAAATGTCTTCTTTCTCGGGGAAACTCCGAATTACTCGACTGTGACTACTGTGAGAAGGAATTTCCTGGAGAAGAAAGTCTTCAAAGACACCTTTTGACTTGCAAGTCCAAAGAAAAAATGTCTCATCTCTTCGAAGAGAACAGAATCCTCAAAGAGGAACTTTCGACAGCGAGAAAGGAACTGGAGAAGTTCCGAGCTTTTCGCGAAAAAGAACTCACATCGAGCAAAAATACTTTACTCGATGTCGAAGATTTTCAAAAAGAATTTTTTGATGCGTTCGAAAAAGTTCCTACAGACACTGTCATAAAAGGGTAAAAGAAACCATCAAAGCGATAAAAGAACTTTCTTCATCTCAACGCAAGACCCTTTGGATTTCAAACAAAAAGAAAAAATCTGTCACGTTCGTGGAGAAAGGAGTCGCAAAAACGGAAACAGAAGATTGCATGGATACATTCTCCCTCGTTGCTGACACGTTCTTCTCAAGTTGCGTTCAGAAAATAAATTCCCTGATCTGCGACATATCTTCTACAAGAGAGACGTATAATGTATCCTTTATGCAAAAAATTCTGAATGCACAGGATAGCTACTCCGAGAACAACCGCAAACGTTCCAAAGAATTTTTTACGCAGTTCATGGACAAACTGTCCATGTGTAAAAAAGAGAAAGTTCTGGATGGGGCTTTACCTCTTTTGTTCGAGCTCAAGAAAAAAATGAGGGCCTTTGGTCTTTCGAAGGGAGGGGGCATCGTTTTCTTAAACGGAGGAAAAAGTCAGGGAAGTTTCAGAAGACAAAGGAGAATTTTTTAGGTGTTTTATCGAATTGGTGGAAAGATGTAAGGACGTCTGTGTTTTTGAAGCTCATAGCATGCCGTGCAGCAGCCACCTAAAAAAGACAGTGAGGGCTTCCGATGAGTATTATTCTCTCGAATATGGAGCATTTTTGGAATATATGAAAAAAGATGAATTTTTTTCGTGATGTATTCCCTCCCGCCAAAGCATCTTTTGTTTTAGAAACAAAAGATAAAGAACCTCGAATGAACGAGTGCTAACAAAGACTCTGAAAATGTTCCTCCGCCTCCAAAGCGCCTTTTTTTCCTGGAGAATATTTGAGCTCCCTCTTTTTATGACGAAGTTCCTCGACCCTTTCCCCGAGGAAAGAAACGCGTTTCCAAAGGTTTTGAATTTGCTCTACCTTTTGAGAGGCGAATTCAGGGCATGAGAAGATAACTTTTTCAACGTCTTCTTTCAGGAACCCGAGAGCATAATCTTTGGGTATCTTGTGGATTTTTTCCTCGTTGAAAAGAAGCAGAGCTTTATCCGTTTCTCTCCACCTGTTTCTTTCGAGTGAAAAGCCCTCGATGTCGTACACAACTTCAAAAAGATTTGGAGAAAGGGCTGTGATGCCCCATAAAATATCTTCTTTTGGAATGTTCAAAGACTTTGTAAGAAAAAGGTGAATTTCGTCTTTTAGAAAACTTTGCATTGTTTGATATTTTATTGGATAAAATATCCTTAGATTTTTTGAAATCTTCCACATCAGCTCTTTTCTTTGTGTCTTCTTGTTGAGTCGCAAGAACGAAAACGTCCAGAGAGGAGTACCACAGCATATTATTTTACCAGCGTAAAATAAATCAGAGAACTGGAGACAGTCCGCCCCCATGACAACCGCATCTTAAGAAAGTTCCTTCTTCGTCGGCGTATTTCTCGACATTTTTTCCCGTATTTGGACAAACACCACTCCCGCAAAGGACGAAAATCTCGTCTTTGTTTTGACGAGACCCTTTTAGCTCCCGCGAGACAAGAACTCCGTTGCTCCATTCCTCTGTTTGCACGTAGGAAGAGTATTTTCCGAAAACCAACATGAGCGTTCCCATTGCCGTTTTCGTTGTGGTGCCGTGCAGAACACCTTTATGAAACATTCTCTTGTTTTTGACGATGAGGCGGCACTTGAATTCGCTGCTTGTTTGTGGTCCGTGAAACTCTCCATTCAGGAAAGAGTATGTGTTCCCAGAAACCCTTGTCTCTCCCTGGAGCTTTCCAAGAGGGTCGATGTGGTAATGACCCTTTCTTTTTCCCCAGAGTTCGAGTTTCTCAGAGAGGCGAAGAGGAAGTCTGTCAAAGAAATTCACCTTTTTGTGGAGGAACCTGCTGTTCCTTTTGACGAAAGCGTTCCAGGTTTTCGCAGTTTCCCCAAAAGACACGAGACCCTTGATGTCTACAAACTCGAGGATTGCCAACGAAATCTCTTCGGGAAACAGGGAAAACATGTTGAAAGAAGTATCCATCAGATAAAAACTTTTTCTCCAAAAGTTTTTGAAAGGCATCCATTTCACAAGAAATTATCTCCTCTTCTTTTTCTCAGACAGTCTCATCATCTCCTGTTTCTTCCTTTCTCTCCCAAAAATCTCTTGTGTTTCCGATGGAACGAGAGAAGGAAATATATGGGCCAAAGGTTCATGGTGGGAAGATTTCCGGATCTCTCTCGCCACTTTTTGTTCTATCCTAGCTTCATTCCAATAAACATTGTGGGGTATGATCTCACATCTGTTCATGGTCAACGGGCGAGGAGAGGAAATTTTGTCAACGGGAACCTTTGGCCCATATATTTCCTTCATCATCGGTGACTCCTCGGGAAGAATTCTTCCCAAGGCTTCGGAGAAACAAACAAAATTCTCTTGCATCTTTGAATATATTTACTGAAGAAATGTGTTAGTCTGTTTTTGCTTTGACCCAGCGATAGGCAGTGTATGGAAAGACGGCAGATTGTATCCACGTTTTAGCAAGAAGAAGAGAGAACACCTTGACGTTCATCTCTCCTTTGTGAGCAAGGCCGTTCGAGAAGCCGATGGGAACAGAAAAGATAATCACTCCCCACGAATAGGCGTTCACGAAACTTTTTGCTAGCTGCATTTTACCGTTCCGGAACATTATGAAAGAATTTGCGATTATCCCTTTCATGCGTCTGCTGACAAAAATTTTGAGACGCACAAACGACGCGCAGATTCAGAGACAGGAAAATATATTTTGAGAAAATATATTTAAAAGGCTGCAAGACGATACAAGGCCTCTTTGTATTCTGCGTTGTTGGAGAATATATCCATAAATTTCGAAACGTCAAGGTTCTTTATAGTTTCGATGAGTTCCTTGTCTTGTTCTTTCTCTGGGGAGCTTCGCAAGAGAAACTCAAGGAAAAAGACCATCGCCGCTCTTTCTCTGCGCGATGTGAGAGGTGACATCAAAACGTTTGTCGTTCTGCACAGCTCGTAATAGTCGAAAAACAGTTCACTGATAAACTCTTGAGGAAGGAGAGAGAAGAACTCTGCTGATGACATCCTTTACAGAAATTTTAATACTTGGTTGTTCGAGGACGTTACGTTTCATTTTATACTATAAAATATCCAAGGAAAAGATGTATCTTTCCAGACCCATCGAAAACTTTGAAGCAGAAAAGTTCAAGAAAAAGGTAAACAAAGAACTCGAAAAGGTGGCGTACAAGCTCCACAAAACTCGCAAGCTTTGCAGGTCAAATCTCGAGAGCGAGGAGAACGACAAACAATACAGAAGGAAAAAATACCTTAAGCGATATAGGTCGTGGCTGAACGAATGTCTTCAGGACCTCGACGACATCCCACAAAGGAGTTCCTTGGAAGTACGATTATAAACCAACCGGAGGGTGGAGAGGAGTTTCCCAACATTGGTACGAATGGGTAGATCCAGAAAAGGAAGAGTTAAAAACACCAGAAAAGAGAGTTTCATATTCCACCGTTGACAAAGGACCAATTCATCCGGCCTTTGGGAAAAACGTGCCAGACGACGGTTCGTATTTTCCTCGCCTTGCGATGACGAAAGCGGACGCTCTTGCGGCGCTCGGGTACGACGAAAGTTTTATCGCTGCGCTCTGTCTTCCATAGAATATACTTTCGTGACACAAAAATATTTACTTCCTTCTCTTTCTTTCCTCGCGGAGAGACCTCTTTTTCTGTTGTCGGACCTTCTCTTCTGTCATCTGCTGTTTCTTCCAATTCTCAAACTCCTCGAGAGGAGCGATTGCCTCATGAGAGGGTTTTCTCAGAAAATTAGAAAGGATGAGACCTTCGATGTGAACTGGTTCGCGTTCGTCACAGTCTCCGTCCCAGTCTCCATAGTACGCGCCGATTTTTGACCTTTCGATCGCGATCGAAGGACGTTCATTCACGAAAGGGAACCAACGCTCCAGAGTTCCTTCTTTCTTTTTGTAAAGTTCCGCTTCGTCGTCGTCAAGAGAGAATTTCACAACAATGTCGAACTCTGCAAAAGTCTTTTGCCCCTTCTTAACGAACGAAACGTTCACAGTCTGCATTTTTATGGATGAAAATAAAGAAGAATTTTCTCCAACAAATTTTTAATATTTCAAAGGAACGAGTTTATCGCTGTGTAGACGTTCGTTCCGCTCTCCGCTTGCAAGTTTCTACTTCTCGTATAATGTGCTCTTCTGCGGGACAAGTCAAGATTTTGGAGACTCTTTGTTCTTGATGGATGGGGAGAAAAGAGAGTTTCCACTCGACAAACAAAGTTTTTGGGATGCATTTGTGGATATATTTTTATCTTGTAAAAAATATTTAGTATTTCCATCCAGAACTTTTTGTAAAATTTCTTCCTTGTACGTTTGAAGTGAGTCCTTCACGGCTGCCTTTCGAGAAAAAGTTTCAGAACGAACTCATCCTTTGGGGGGAAGCATATCAAAAGGAATTTGACGTCGCAGTAGAGGCTGTGTCGGTACGAGTCCGTTCTATGAGAGGATTTGAGAAATGTCTGGACATTGAACAGAGACAAACACTTGTGATGCACTCCAATTCTTCTCTTCCTTTTCAGAAAAATCTAGAAGATAAAGCTTTTTGAACCGCTTGTCGAACGTCTCAAGGCAGACACTCTTCATCTTCAGAGAATATTTTTATGCTGTAAAAATATTTGGAATGAAACAAAGGATAATTCACCCAGGGAAAGAGAAATTTCCCTAATCAAGAGGAAGCACTCGCCATTGACCTCTTGAGTCGTCAAAGGTTTTGATGAAGAGGGAGCTTTTTGATGTGTTCGCGAGAGACGAATGGTCGGAAGAATAAATATTTTTTTACATTCAAAAAATATTATTTGTTCGAAAAGAACAGAATGTTTGAAAGAACGACGGGAAGCGACAAACGCGCAAAAAAACAGTTACCTATGTATTTTCGTTGTCAACAAACGCGCAAAAAAATAGTCACCTATGCATTTTCGCTTCCGACAAATACGCAAAAATATCAGTGACCCCTGTGTTTAATCAGACGAGGGGTCATCATTTTTTTGCAAAAATTCCATGAAGTTTGAATTTGTGGAATTCCCAAGGCCAGAAATTTTTTTTGAGAAGATTTCACTTGTTCGCAAAGAGTGAAGATGTATATATTTGCGCAAATTATCACATTTTTTATTGAGAAATAAAAATCCGAGACTTAATGGAGCAGTACGAGTGCGAACTGTGCAACAAAAATTTCTTTACCCTTTCCAACTACCGGCAGCACCTAAGAACTAAAAAGCACCAAAAAGGTCAAATAAAACAAGAAAAATTCTTTTGCGGTGCCTGCCAGTATGAAACTACTGTGAAACGCGACTATCGTTCCCATCTTCTCTCGATGAGGCACGAAAGGAATTTTAGAAACAAAAGAGTGGTCCGAGAAGGGTTTTGTGAATGCTGCGATTTCGATGCTGGGTGTCACAGCAAACTACAAAGGCATCAACAAACGAGACAACATGTGCTTTCTTTTGAGAAATTTTGTCGTCTTTCTTCAGAAAAACTCAAAAAACTCGAAGAAGACATCCTTGAGTGTCTCCTAAACGAGGATAAATCTCCCTTCACAGAACAAAAAAAGGCGTTTTCTGTTGACCTTTGCCCTGTGGGGCTTTGTAAAAACCCGAAAAACGTGCACTCTTTCTTTTTGTGGATAAAAACAACCATAAAAACCATTGAATATTTCGTAAAAGATGACGAACAAGGAGTTTGCGTCATTTCTTGGGTAAATCACAAGCATAAAATGTCTAGAGGAGATTTCATGTATCTGATGTTGTCTTTGGCCGACAGAGTCAGAGAAAACAGGGAAAAGTTTACAAAAAGAGAGGTGGAAAGGAGAGTTTCAGAGGGTGAACGGGCGACATTCTGTTTTGACGGACAAAATGGGCCAGAATTCGAGAGTGTGGTGATGAAATATAAAAATCTTTGTTTTGAACAAACTCACCATGCTCTTCGTCAGTGTGAAATGTTTTGGAGGTGGTGGAACGAAGAAAAAGAGTTCCACCACCTTCTCCGACAATGTTCCTTGTTTTTGCGAGTAGAAGAAGAAAGTAGACCTTCTTACGGTTTAACGAGGACTTTGCTTGAAGAAGATAAATTTTTGGATGTTCTTTGTAGGTACTCAGCGAGGACACGAGAAGAATATAAAGAAGAAATTTTGGCTCTTTCCTTTCTTTCTCGCATCGAAAACTTCCTCTCTCCTTCCTCAAAACCTGAAAACTGTCCAAAGTTCTATTTGGCATTTTCTGCAAGGAGAGAAAGGGTGACGAGGGACATTACTGCTTCTTATTTTAATATGGGGAAACCGGGACCTTTTTCGGCTAGGGTAGTTTCCATCTTGTGCGAGCGAACTCAAAAAGCCGAATAACAGTTTAGATAAACTGTCGTGTAGTAAAATGGGGAGTAAGAAAAACACCCAAGATGTTCGTCTCGAGTGCGAAACATGCGGCTTTTCATCCACAAATGATCACGAATTTGGAATTCATGTAAGAGAACACTACGAAAAAATAGGCCTTTCATGTTCAATGAAATGCCATTCTTGTTCGTTCGAAACAGACTCAGCCACACTTTTGTGGATGCACGTACAAAAAAAGAGACACATGGCGTCTAAACTATATAAGCAAGCTCTCGAACATTGCAAAGGAAAAAGGAGCGACGCATATGCTCTAACAGCCCAAACGTATGGCGAAAAAACAGCAACGAAAGTGTCAAACGACCTCGCGGACAGATTCGTGCCGGTGAATGGCGAATGGATCATTTCTGTCTTGCCATAGAATATTTTTTAAAGAAAAAAAATATAGTTCATCACCGAACCCCCAGAAACGTTCATTTCTTGGAATGGAAAGATTCCCATACGAGCAATTCTCATTCAGGGCGCGCAGTTCGGAATATACCAGTGCGGTGTCCACCTATTTTCGAATTTTTTCCCGCAGTCTGGAGGACATCCGTACGAGCCTGTGACGACGCCAGCGCTTTTTTCTCCGATTCGGTTGTTCCAAGTGTTCCAGCCGAATCGCGAAGAGACGTTGGGGTCGGGTCCATGCTTTAGTTCGTACGTATTCCCGTCTTTCTCAGAGATGTATCTGGTGACTAAAAAGTCAAAATTCCAGTTTCCTCTGTCCGCGATGTCTCTGGCAAAATATGGACGCTCTCTCACCCAATCTTTTTCATAAATATTGTATGGGAAGTTTGTACCTGAACCTGGCATGAATCTGGGAGCACACCTTCTCGGGTCTTCTCTCGTGTCTTCGGTCGTCTGTGACAAAATCACGCGAGTGGGAATCAGATTTGCGATGGCCAATTCCCTTTCATAGTTTGTCTGAAAAGCGCCAGACATCTTTACAATATTTTTACTTCCATAAAAATATCTTCAGTAGAAAAAGTGCTTCAAACGTTTCGGGTACGCTCCAACAGCCAAATATTTTTCTTCAATGTATAGACTACACAAATGCATGGGAGGATGAAGCTCTCCCATTTGAGGGTAAGTAAAACAATGCGTTCCCCTTCTTGCTCTATAGACGTGTTCGCATTCCTGTTGCGTTTTACATCTCCAACCATTCGCCACAAATTTCACAAAAGGGGATGTGTAAATTTTTCTTTCTTAAAAATTTCGGATCAGAAAAGACCTCGTTCATTACACGTGAGAATTATGTCCTTTAGTTGCTCACGTTTATCACAGCATCGTGGTTTGTCCACAAGGGTATGTCTTTCTGTTCTTCTGAAAGCTCCTCGTCCGACGCAAGAGTGTTTTCCAAATTTACCTGGTTGCCGCAATCTACAACATCCCACTTAACGCTTCTGCCGTATTTTCCTTCCCATTCTTCATCATAGCCGAGGGCATGGAATGCTTGATCTTCTGTCAAAAATGGTCGAATAGCCACTGCTTTTCCCTTTCTGTCCGCTTGTATCATCACCCTGTAAAAAACTGCAAATTCCAAAGGGAGAGGTGTATTTGTTTCCCTCATTTTATCCACAATCTTTAAAAATTTTCCTTGAAGCAACTTGTGTTCGTCGCTTGGCGACGGGAGATTCTCTTCCATTTTATGTAACAAAGTTTTGTTTGAAATTTTATGCGTTGTGAAAGAGTTTACGACTTTTTTTGTCGCCAAAGGCAAAGGACGCGCCGAATTTGTTCCTGGAGGTAAAAACGCGAGAGACAATTCCAAACGACGACGTCCTTCCAAGTATATTTTTAAAAATTGTGGAATATTCTTTCGTCGAAAGAATATTTTGAAAAACATGGAGGGAGTTATCCGTTTTGAGACTCTTGATGGAAAGACGATGAATGTGGATGCAAAGGCCATACGTGAAAAGTCGCCTTATTTCGAAGCGCTTCTGAGCGAAAAATGGAGGGGAGAACAAGAAAAATTGTTCGGCATTGGCCTTTGCCTGAAAGAAGCAAAGAGAATTTTCTCTTTCGCTCTCGATGGTTCTGGTGCTCTCAAAGAGAAGGACAAGGAATCTTTTTCATATCTCTTTCCTGGCGTTCCGATGTTGAATGCGAAAGAGGTTCTTCCCTTTACGGAAGACACGTGCAAGCTCCTATTTCCTGGCTCCCTTGTTGTGGACAGCGCATCTCCCGCACAAAAGTTTGGATATTACGAGTTTGGAATGACTGGAGGGTACATCGTCTCCAAGCCCCATGAGGGGGAAGTCGACGTCAAAGACTTTGTTCTTGGGCTCGGAGACTTTTCTGCAACAAAGGTGTGCTATGGGTACGCAGGAAAGTACAAATGTTCCGCTTCTGGATTTTTATTGTGGTGTCATGTAGTCATTTCGAAGCAAGAAGAAATTGTGAGAGAGATGTACAAACAAACGGGTCTCGTTGTGGTCCCTGCACACCAGTTTTTCCTACGTCTCTTCTGCGAAGAGTGTTCTTTGCAAAAAGGAGGAGAACTCGAGTTTTTCTCAGAGAGGAAAATGTTTTTTGTTTGCTGCGACGACGTTCGTGTAGTACCGCAACACCTCGAGTTCTCAAAATACGACAACACAAAAAAGAAAGATTTACCCTGGGAACACTCCAAAAAAGTCGAGACTTTGCGAGCCGGTGTTTCTTTCGACAAGGGATTTCTCCTAGGAGAAAATTTCCCACAAGAAGCCGAGGCTGCCTCCATAAGGTTTGAAAAAGAGTAAACTTTTGCTTCGAAACGAAGAGACTATAAAATTTCTGAATAAATTTTATCATGTCTGTCTCATTCTTTTGGTCCGACGATAACCTCGCGTCGCTCATCGCGAAATATCTTCCACCAAGAGACGTGCTTTCTCTTTCCCATACAAACAAACAGAACAAGAGAACATTTTCAAATGCCTTTTCTGGGTTACTGAAACAGAGTTGGTGGACAAAAGGAGCCACAGAATTTTGGAAGATATTTGGTGGTCATGTTTCGCAAGAACTTCTCGAATATGTTTTGGAAGGGGAAAGCGCGTTCTACATCACAAACATTCTTATCCAGAGGGTACTTTACCGTACAAACAGAGAATATTTCGACTCTCTCGTCAAAAGGAAAGTAGTTGCCATCGTCAGAGACCGCATCAGAACAAAAGACAAAGACGAACTGTATCTTTGTGGGCATTTGTTCCAAAACGGAGGAGAAGAAATTATGGGTGAGCTTATTCGTAGAGGGGTTCGCATAGAAAGATTTTGCGGAGATTGCCCCAGATAGAATTTTGTTTTGAACTCAAAACAAAATGCATTCCCCTCTGCTCCTCTCCCTTTCCGAGAGCCTGTCGATGATGTCGTCCATTTCCCTTGCGTTTTGTCTCTGAATGTCCATACAAATGCGTACAACCTCCTCGTCAGAAACTCCCCAACTCTCTATGAGCTCGATGTCCACCTTTCTGCCGTCTCTAAAACATTCTATCATGTAGTTTTTTGCCAAAATCTTTGGGTCAGAGCCCTGCATTATTCAGGGGTGAAGGTTGCACTTTTTCTTTCTGAACAGACAATCAGAGCAATGAACCTCTGCGCAACAACACTCGCAAATCTCGTCCTTCAGTTTGACCGTATTGCACACCCAGCACTCGAAAACGATGTCTGGATATTTTTCTAGCGCTTCCTTCAGTGCTCGTTGGAGTTTCTCCTCTGTTTCGACGATCTTGACTCGATAATTTCGTATTTTCCACTCGCAATCTTCTGGAGTGGACATGGTTATCTTTTTTTATTTCAAAAGATAAATTCTTTTAGTTCACGCTTTTCTCTGGCACTTTGAAGCAAACAAAAGTTTCTGCCAAATGGATGCTGTCGTTTCCGATGGGGAAAGGAGAGTCTTTGTCTCGGTAAATTCCTCTCGTCATGATGTAGAGTTTTTCATTGTTGTCAAAGAGAGCCTTTGGGAGAAACATGGCTACCTCTGCCAGAGAAGGTTTGAAAAGGTACGCGTATTTGTGCATCGTGATGTATTTCCTGACTTTGAATCTCTCTGTCCTTGTACCTTCAGCAGAGCCGTCGTCCACGAAAATGCCGCACTCGGAGAATTCTCCGAGGTAGTTTATGGGTGTTTTATCCCATAGAAACGTTTGGTTGAAAACGTCTCCTTTTTCCGCCTCGAAACACATCCTGTTCTCGTCCACAAAACAAGGAAACATTTTGTTTGTCCTTTCGCGAAGTTCCTCGACGTCCATCTGCGGAAGTTCTTGGTAATATTCTCCCATTCTTTTTTGTGTTTTGAAAAAGCTTTCCCTTTCGCAACAGATAAATTTTCAAAATTTATCAATCGATTGAAGAAAGTTCCAATACATTTCTGTTTTTCGTATCACCAAACATGAAGATCCGCGCAGTCCAATTCTCTGTTTCCTCTCCCGAAGAGATTATTTCCAACTCTTGTTGTGAAGTCACAAAGGCAGAGACGAAACTCGAGAAACCCGACAAGCTGAACAAGACGAAAGGAGCTCTGGGAAACCCCCAGGATGGAAGTCTCTACGACGAACGACTCGGAACTTTGGATAGACTTCGCGCTTGCAAAACTTGCGACCAGAACAACGTCCACTGTCCAGGTCATTTTGGCCACATAGTTCTGAAGAAACCCATCATCCACCCTCATCATTCGAAGATTCTCAAGAACATCCTCGAGTGCATGTGTCTCTCTTGCTCTCGTCTTCTCATCACGGAAGAAGCGTCAGAGACCCTCGGCATTCTCAGGCACAAGGGAAGCGACAGGCTAAAGGCTCTCAACGAGTATTGCAGCAGTGTTTCCGCTTGTTCGAACTGTGGACAGCAAACTCCCCACTTCTTCCTCGAAGGATATCATCTGGAGGCTTGCTATACCGATGAAGGTTCAAAGAAGGGAAAGCCAGACAAGACAAAGTCAACAAGAATCCCGGCAGAGTCTCTCATCACCAAGCTCAAAAAGCTGACGAACGAGGACTGTGTGATGCTCGGCTTGAACAACTTTCTCATCGACGACGTTGCGTACAAGAACAAGGAACTGTTCCCTGTCGACATGGGGCATCGCCATGCAACGCGTCCAGAGTGGTTCATCCTCACTGTTTTGCCTGTTCTTCCTCCTGTGGACAGACCTCCTGTCATCATCAAAGGAAAGCAAAGAGAGGACGACATCACAGACGGGTACGTTTCCATCATCAAAGCAAACATCGCTCTCACCAAGCACCTGAACGGCACGACGAAGAAGCGAATGAAGGAAACTACCAAAGTCGCAAAGGTGAAAAAGGACCCATACGACGAACTCTGCGAAAAGGTGAGAATTCTCTTCGACAACAAGGAAAACAAGAAAACTGTGAATGGACAAGTCCCTCATGGGTTTTCTCAAGTTCTCAAAGGGAAGGACGGAAGGTTCCGAAACACAATCCTGGGAAAGAGGTCAGACCACACCGCAAGAAGTGTCATCACACCAGAGCCTTCCTACCCCATCGATGTTATCGGTGTCCCCCGCTCTATGGAGTCTGTGCTCACAGCCAGAAAGATGGTTTGTCGAAGCACTTTGAACGAATGCAATGACCTCATCGCTTCAGGAAAGTGCAAATCCATCATCCGTAGGGGGAGACCTCTCGACGTTGCAAAGATTGTGGAGAGACTCGGTTCTTGCAAGCTGGAACCAGGAGACACTCTAATCATCCCTTTGCCAGAGAGGTATCCTGTCATGTTCAACAGACAACCGACACTCCGCGTTGAGGGAATCATGTCTTTGAAAGTTCAGTATCACGACGATAAGACGTTCAAGTTCAATCCAAGCCTTTGCACTCCTTATGGAGGGGACTACGACGGAGATAAACATCATTAATGTCTCCAACAGGCGGCTGCCCCATAAGTTGCGAAACTGCTTATGGGGGAAAACAGTGTAAAGTTTCGCGAGAGTTGCGCGGTGGACTCTCATATAACCGTCTAGTCTCTTTCTTCCACGAGCCAAAAAGAAGGAAGAGGCAACATCCTCAAATTGCGGGAAACTCCTAAAGGTATTCGGTACAACTTTCAGGTAGAAATATTTGAAAGAAACTTCGCGTAATGGCGTTGGAGCTCCCTTTTCTTCCAGTACCAAGAGACAACATTTTGGAAACTTCGGAAGGAGTAGTCGTTGAAATATATCGCATCACTTGCAAAACAACAGAAAAATTGTACATCGGCCAAACGGTCTCCCATGTTCTCAACCACAAAAAATGGAGAAGGTTTGGCTCACACAAGAGGTTTCTCTCTCATGTTTCCGAGGCTGTGAAAAACAACAAGCCTAAACAATGTCCTTACCTTAACAACGCAATTAGGAAGTATGGTCAAGAAGACTTTGTTGTTGAGGTGATTGGGGTGTGTGAAAAGAAAGACGCTGACAGATACGAGAAAGCTGCGATTCAAAGTTACGGCTCGTTGTACCCAAACGGTTACAACATCAAGCTTGGAGGTCAAAACTTTGAACACACAGAACAAAGCAGAGAAAAAGTATCATTGGGCGTCGAGGCGATGTATAAAATAAAAAGAGAAGAAAAGTTCTTGAACGTTCACATCCTTTCACAATTCGACCCAGAAGACTTTCTCTATCCTCTTCGAAGAGATGGCAAAGTTTATGGGTGGAAGTTGATGATGGTGACACCTGAAAGAGAAGTCATAAAGACAGATTTTGGTGGTTCAAGAAGGCCAGAAACAGAAGCAAGAGAAATGGCGATACAATTCATACGACAACTTCAAGAAAAGGAGGGCGATGTAAAAATCCGAATATATGCGGTCCCAAGAAGGACCAAAATGGACAATCCGCAGCCAAGCACCCACACCTCGATCTGAGACGGGTGAAGGTTCAGAGACTAAAAGGGGATGCGTCTTTTCAAAAAGGCGTAAGATATAGTCCACTCCAACCAGAGATGGTTCTTTGAGCATATGTCCTCCAAAAACATGGAGGGAGACACTCAAGGGCACGAAGACGCGAGAAGGAAATGTCTCGTCGAGTGTGGTAGGAAGGGAAATGAACATACATGTCCCCCAAGGGGAAGCGGAAAAGGCAGAAATGGAAGAGGTGCTGTTGACTCCGCACCACATCGTTTCAGGTCAGAACAATGCTCCCATCATCGGTCTCATTCAGGACGCTTTGATCGGAAGTTTTCTGATGACGAAGAAGGAAACGATGGTGGATTGGGACACGTTCTGCGATTGTTGTATGTCGGCAGATGTCGGCAGCGTAGACATCTCTTTTGTCTGGGACACTTTGAAAAGAGCGGAAAAACACTATCCAGAGTTTATCAAGGATGGAATGCCCATCGAAAGAAAAACATACCAACCTGTCTGCGAGAGCAAGAAGTGGTTCAACTCGAAAGAAGAAGTTGTTCATCACAACAGGTGCAAAAACAAAAAGAGATGTCGCGTGGACAAGCAAGTCACCAAGAGTTTGCCAGGAAGGGTTTTGTGGTCTGTTCTTTTGCCAGAGAGGTTTTGTTACGACAAGGAAGATGTTCACATCGAAGATGGCGTCATCCTCCCAGAATCTGCGCCTTTGACAAGGGCTGACCTTGGGCCAAAGGCAGGAAGTTCCATCGTACATCTGCTTTGGTTGGAGAGGAGTGAGCAAGAGTGCGCGGATTTCATCCACAAAACCCAACAACTCACTCATCGCTGGTACACGCAGAGAAACTTGAGCATCGGAACAGAGGACTGCCAACTCACAAAGCAGGGAAAGAAAGAGATTGAAAAGGAGATGGCGAGCGTCCGTGTGCGTTGCAAGGTTGAACTCGAGTCTGGAAAGACTGGAGATGACCTCGAGTCTTCCATCACGTCCATCCTCAACTCTGTGGTAAACTTTGGCCAGAAGTTGACAAAAGAGCACATTGCAGGCGGAGAGAGCAATGGATTTGCAGTCGCCATCATTTCTGGTGCAAAGGGAGGGTTCATCAACTTGTCCCAGGCCCTTGCGATGGTCGGACAACAGAACGTTGAGGGAGGTCGCATCAAAATGTACATCTCTGGTGAGAGAAGGTGCTTGCCTCATTTCGAGTACGAAGAGAATGGCCCAGAAGAGAGAGGTTTCATCTCTTGTTCATACTATGAGGGAATGACTGCAATCCATGCCTTCTTTGCTGCCATGGGAGGAAGAGAAGGCATCATCGACACAGCAGTCGGCACAGCAAACTCTGGATATCTTCAGAGAAAGATTGGCCACAAAGTCCAGTCAAACACTGTCAATCAGCTTCTCTCTGTGACTATGTGCGACGGCAAGGTCATCCAGTTCATCTATGGAGGAGACGGAATGAACGCCTCTCGGTTGATGAACGTGAATGGCGGTCTCTCGTTTGTGGACCCCAGACGCTTTGTTCGAGAACTCTCTCTTCGCGAAGAGAAGCTCGAAAAGCTTGGAGAGGAAGACATTGACTGGATTCTGGAACCCATCAAGCACAATGCCACCCCTGCGATGAAGAGGGTCGCAAAGAACGTGAAGACTCTCCTCAAAACGCAACTGATGGGCCTTTTGTTCCCTTGCTTGGAGGAAAAGAAGAAACAGTTGAGGGACAGACTCGAGAAAATGTTTGTCAAGGCGATCGCACCTCCTGGACACTCTGCCGGTTATGAGGCGACTTGCAGCATCGGTGAGGTTCAAACTCAGTTGACTCTCAACAGTTTCCGCCTGTCTGGCATCGGTGAGAAAGCAGTGCTGACTGGTGTTCCGAAATTCAGAGAGTTGATGCTTGCTTCCAAGTCTCAAAAGCACAGCTCAGCCACTGTTTGCATCGAAGCTCTGGACTTTGAGGTCGGCACAGACGAAGAAAAGAGAAAGGCACTCCACATTGTCGAAGAGCAGAGGAAGGTGTTTGAGCATCGAAGAGTGTCTGATTTTGTGGAAAAGCACGAACTTCGGTACTTTTTCGGAAGGGAAGACGAGTTCGCTATTGGAGAGCACGCTTCAGAGTTCACCGACCAGGAACTTCTCAAATATCAGCCGCAGTGGTGGGTGGATTTCTACCTTGGAATGACCAAACAGACACTCGTTGGTTATGAAGAAAAGGGAGAAGATTGCGTTTGGGTGGTGGAACTCAAGGTCAAAAAGGAGATGCTCTACAAGTACCGAATGACTCTGAAAGAACTCGCCATCGCTGTCTCTGATGGAGGGGATGTGGCATGTGTCCCATCGCCGACTTGTGAGTTGACGCTTCTTGTCTACCCCGACTATCAAAGGGACGTTTTCGGAGAACTCAGCAAGATCCGAGCTGACGAAAAAGTCAGTCCCATCTTCAACGACCAAAACGTCAACTTTTTCTTTGCGAGAGATGTCGTGACTCCGCACATCTTGCAAAAGAGAGCGTGCGGCGTAGAGGGAGTCGGCCGTATCTTCCCTCTTCATCTCAAGGGAGAAAAGAGGATGGTGATAGACACAGAGGGTTCAAACTTCAAACAAATTCTCAACACTCCTGGAGTCGTCCCAGAACAGACCACATCCGATGACCTTCATCAAGTTCTCGGTGTTTTGGGTATCGAAGCAGCGCGATCTGTTCTTCTCAAAGAGTTCCAGAAAGTGATGAGCGGCGGCTCGTATGTGAACTCACGACACATCCGCATCCTCGTCGACGCGATAACACAGAGCGGGAAATTCACACCCGCTTCTCGAGATGGCATCGAAAGGAGCGTCGGGCCTTTGGAGATTGGAAGTTTCGAGAAAATGGTGGACAACTTCTTCACATCGGCAGCGTTTGGAGAAAAGGACGATATGAAGAGTGTCGCGGCAGGTTGCTTCATGGGAACGCCAGTCTTGAACGGAACAGCGACTGTCACTGCGCTGAGAAAAGATGTGAAGCCCCCAGAGATTGCAAGCAGCGGCGCTTCTTTGCTCGAAAATCTGGTAGAGAACGTCGCGTCCGAAATCAAGAAGCTTTTTGTTGTGCCTTGTCAGTGAGAGAATAAATATATTTTGTTGGATAAAAATATATACAAAGTATCAAAAACTTTTTTGAGAAAGTGGATGGGAGAACGCAAGCATCGTTTTGAAAAAGTCAAAATGTTTGGCGAAAGAGAAAAGACATTCAACAACAAAACACAAAGAATGGCGCGTTCTCCCAGAAAATGTTTGGAACAACGAGATAGTTTGGAAGAAATTTTGCTTGAACGCATCAAAAACCATGAAACGCCTCCACCGTAGAGAGTCTATGAGAATTTTCGTTCCCTCTCAAAAAATATATTTTACTTCAAAATATAAAAAGGAAAAACATCCAGAACTTTTGAGGAAATATTTTCATCACTCAAAATGACAGTCGCTTATCTTGTCCGCAGCGGAAAAAATTGGGGACGCACCACTTATCAATTCGGAGTCACTTCAGATTTGGAAGAAACAAAGAAAAGTTGGGAGGAGGATGGAAACGTTCCAGAAATTCTCGCTGAGGCTTTCGTTGGCAACTACAAGGACGCCATTGAAAAGCTAGAAAGGACGTTCTCTGAACATTTTGGCGAGTGCACCTACGGGTTTTTCTACCCCAACTCTGAAGATGTCTGGGAGATAGTCTCCCTTTTTGAATTTGCTCTCGGCGTCACCGTCCCAAAGAAACATCTGTATGACGGAACAGGAAGTTCTCTACGCCCCGAAACGTCGTGGTCAGCACTCTGTGTACGAGATGCGTGGTATCGTGAGCGGCCCTGTGCAGGTGCGCGCCATCCGCGAAGCTCGAGTATAAAAACATATTTTTGTTCAACAAAAATATACGACCCGCGGAATATTTGCTCTTGCCCTTTTGAACGACCTTTGCACATTGAAGCGAACCGCTCTGCCGAGAAACCAGACTTGGGTTGAAAAAGGACGCTGTTTCCCGACCACAAACTTGTCTGTTTTGGAGACAGGAGGAATATGGATGCGTTATACCTTTGAAATATCTTTTTACAAATCTGGGCACGTTGGAGCTACAAAAGATATGTTGTTCAGCGCTTCCTCGCCTTTGCGAAGCCGAGCCTTAGTTGGTCATCACAAACTATTCTCGTTTCAAAGTAAAGCTCGTCCTTCCCTTTGAGCGAGACACAAAGAATGTTGTCTAACAGGTCGAGAGAATATGTGTTGTTTGTGGTTTCGTCTTCCCATGAAAAACTCGAATTCTCTTCGTTCACGATATTTTGGCAAAAGTTGTAATACTCTTCCTGTTCTTTGTCGTCGAAAAGAAAGGGAAGGCAGATCGTCGAGCCGTTCAGGTTAAAGTGAAGCACGTGCTTTGGCATTTTTCTTTTGGATATTTTTATCGTTAAAAAATATCATGTACAAAAAGCGCACTTCCTGGTTCTTGTACACTGTATTCTGAGGTGTTCCGCATATTTTTCCGTATACTCACAATCGGAACATTTTGGAAGATTGCACCAGCAAAGAGGGTAAATGAGGTCTTTGCTTAAGAGCTGAAAGCGAAAGCTCACTATCGTTCCGTCGTCTCTGCGTTCTATGAGGGGGTTCACGTCGAGATTTTTCCAATGTTCCGCCCAATAAGCGAGAAGGTGCTCTTTTTGTCTTTCGTTCATTTTATATTTTGTGGTAAAATATAACCTTTAGAACAAAGAATCTGGCATGTCTTTTTGGTGCTCTGGGCAACAGTGAGCAAATAGCTCGCAGTCGACGCTCCCTCCAGAGTCGCTGTCTTCCACCAGGTAATAGACAAAAAGAGAGTCTCTGTTGTGGCAGTGAAAAACATCGCACACAAGTTTTCCGCCTCTCTCGCTGGTGTACTTTTTTGAAGTGACGAAAGACCTCATGTTCATCACTTTTTTAAAGTGGTTGTTTGGAACGACTATGAAACTCTCGAAGAGTGCTTTGAGCACAACAGTTCACGATGGAGAGAGGAAAAATGGACACCAGAAAACGAGAGGCAATTTAGAGAGTGCACGCGCGCCATCAAGGACTCAGAGTACCTGTGGAATGAGGTGAAAAAATATCAAGAGACCTGTTGCACCAAAGAGAGCCATCCAGACGACATCAAGTATTGTCGGAGGCTCACAAACATTTTGAAGAACGAGGCAGAAAACAGAGAATGGAGAGAGGGGAAGAGGAGAATGATGAGCTAGTCGAGGATTTTATCTTTTTATGAAAAGATAATTTATTGTGGAGGGAATCAACCGTTTGAACTTGCAATCTGTTTTTGTTGTCAGACTGAGAGACAATAAGCTTGTTTTTTACATACGATGAACATCAAACATCAAGTTTTTGGAAACACTTCTCCTTCTCGAAGAACTCTCTACTTTGTTGTGAAAAAGACGGAAGGGAACATTGCCAAAATCTGCCTCTTCCCCGCCCATGTCAAGAAATTTTCTGGAGACACTTGGTCTTGTGGGCCGGATTGGGAACGTTTTGACGAGGCACTTCAAAGCAACAAGTACATCAAAGCAAACATTGGCTGGGAAGACGACATTCCTTTTCTCGAAGTGAAAGGACATCTTCTCTTGTTGTGCGGAAGAGAAGACGAACGAGACCTGTTCAATCCACAATAAAATATTTTCTCCAAAATATTTTTAAGAGAAGAGATGTTTTCTTTTCTCCCACAAGTAACATGACAACAAATTTCGAAACTCGGAGGGACCTCACCGTTTCGAAAAATTTCGTCGTCCCTGTTGTGCCTTCTCTCGCGGCTGCAAACATCGCAACACCCGGTTCCATCGTTTTTGACAAGTCAACGGGGAATTTGAACGTCTCTTCAGGTTCTGGTTGGAGTCCTTCAAATCTCCCCATCGCGACTCCGACGGTGAGAGGTATCGTCTTTGGTTCGACAAACACAGGATCAGGAAGCACAACCTCCCTCGGATACCTCTCTGGAACAGCGGCAAGCAGCTCTGTGTTTGTTGGGTATTCGGCAGGTTCTTCTGTTGCGGCTCTGATCACGGATTGTACGGCTGTCGGCTTCTCGGCCATGTCGACACCCGGAGTTCTTGATAGGTCAACAGCCGTCGGCGCAAGCTCTGGAAACATCGCAGGGTTGGAAAACACTTCTGTCGGAGCCAATGCCGCCAGCGGTTCAACAGGAAATTCAAACGTCTGTTTTGGCTACAATTCAGGCATAAACATGACAGGTTCTGAGAACGTGATATTCGGAACGCAGGCGGCCGACGGAGGAATCTCTGGGCCTTTCAGCGACAATGTGGTCGTTGGCTTCCAAGCGGGAAGAGCCGCTACCACTGCCTCTGGAAACGTCGTTGTTGGACAAGCTGCTTGTCCAAATCTCGGGACCTGTACAAACTGCATCGTCGTCGGAAGGGCAGCGACAGCAGGAACTTCAGGAACAAACAGAATAGTTCTGGGAGCTTCTGCCGTCGGAGCTACGGATAATGAGCTGACCATCGCTCCCACAATCACACAATGGAGAAGTCTCGGTCTTTCATCAGCGGCAGCGGCGAACACGCTTCAGATTAATCCCGCGACAGGCATCATCACACAGGCGGCTTCATCCAGAAGATTCAAAGAAAACATTCGCGATCTCGAAGTCGACACAAGCAAACTTTACGAGCTCGCTCTTAAAACGTACGAATACAAGACGGACGGGAGGGAAGATTACGGTCTTATCGCTGAAGACACCCACGAAATCCTTCCAGAGATTGTCACTCTCGACGCAGAGGGAAATCCTCACGGCATCAAACATTTGACCCTCGTGATGCTCCTCGTTGCCGAACTTCAAAACCTCAAGAAAAGAGTAGAAGCACTCGAATAAATATTTTTGTTCTAAAAAATATTTACATGTCATCGAACGCGCTCTCTCCGCACTCGCAAAAACTTTTGGGAAGGCCGTGCCCTTCCAGCCATGGAAGTATCAGGTCCCTTGTCAAGAAAAGGCAATCACAAAACATCGTCATAAAAATTTCTTGGACCTCTTTGTTTTGCGAGAGGACGTCTCTGTGCCTGCAAACGATAACCCTTCCAGCAACTTCCGACACAAAATCCGAAAGGGAACCTTGCTTTGTCTTTTTAAAGTAGAGTTTGTACCATTCCGTTTTGTCGCTCAACGACAGGACTTCTTTTCTCGTAAAGTTCAAAAAACGCTCCTCATCTTCCATTGTTGCTTTTCCGAGAAAGGGTGTTTATTCCAAATTTAACGACATGAATATTTGTGGAAGTTTCAAACCATTATTTCCTTCTGAGACGAAACGACTTTTTATGCGCGAAATTTGTGGAATATTTTATCCTTTGAAATATGTCTCTCGCTTCCAACATCATTCAGCACAACGGAGAATTCGACCTGGTGTCCTTCACCTATAGAATGGAAGGGGCAAGCATCGAGTTTCTTTGCGACTTTGGAGACAAGCAGACGTCAAACAGGAAACTCTCCAAACTTTTGGCAAAGGTCCTGAGCGGCACAACGTATACAATCTCTTCAAACGGCAACGATGGTGAAGTAGAGATTGAACACGACGGAGGAAGGATAAACTTCTCTGTCAAAAGCTACGGAAGCGTCAGAGGTTGTCTCAGCGTTTCCCTTGCGGCAGAAGCTTGCATCTTGGCCCTTGAGAATGCCATTAGCGAGACATCATAAATATTTTTGAAATAAAAATATTTTTAAAAAGTCTCTTCACAAAATATTTCGTATGGATGCTCTTCGAACGCACACGGCGAGTTCTGAACTTCCCACAGTCCACAGAGAAAACATCGGGCTGTTCTTTAAAATTCAAGGATAAAAGCACCCTTTCAAACCGGACTTTTTCTTTCATAAAATTTGTTCTTGCTCGTTCCCCCTAATTTTCATGGAAAAAAAGAGCACATTGGATGAAACAACAAGGTCTTGAGATAAAATATTCTTTGTAATATTTTTTTGTAATGAGCAGCACATCAAACTCTACCATAAAAAAGGAGTTTGTAGTTTCTCGAAACCTTGTCATTCCCGTCTACAAAAATCTCGCGGCAGCTCCAGAGCCCGTTGTTGGGTCTATCGCGTACAACGCAGCGACGCAAGGCGTCATCTCGTCAAACGGCCTTTCTTGGTCTTCTCCTTCCGCAAGTGCAGCAACGCCGACAGCGAGAGGCATCGTCTTTGGTTTGACTTCCGTTTCTCCAACGACCACAACAAGCTACGGAAACGGAAGCGGAACCGCTCCCAGCGGCAACATCTTCGTAGGATGGAGGTCAGGATTTAGCAACAACGGTGCGCAGACAGGCATCACAGCCGTCGGGCATCTCTCGTGTTCTCAGGCACAGACAGTGACGAACAAAACGATGGTCGGAAGGTCTGCCGGAAATCAGGGAGCTGCACAGCAAAATTCCACAGGAGTCGGAAGCACAGTGTTTACGTCGGGCGCATCTGGTTCAAACAACTGCGCTGCTGGCCAAAGCAGCCAGAGCGTCAACGTCGGCTCAGGAAACTCGTCGATGGGAAACGCCTCTCTTGGAGGGACTGGGGCGCCCACGTACAACAACAGTGTAGGGATAGGTTATCTCTGTTTGTCAGGAGGAACTGCCTCTTCTGGCATCGTCAACATCGGAGCGGCTCCGGGAGGGGCTTTTTGGAATCCAGGCTCTTCCACAGACGTTGTTTTCATCGGCAACGGGACGAGTCTCTCTGCAAATATCACAAACGTGGTTGCTTTGGGGAGAGGAAACTTTTCTGGCGTCACTGCAAACAACACGCTCGCGATCGCAGACAACGTCACGCAATGGAGGTCTCTCGGTCTCGCAGCTTCCGCTTCCGCCAACGTTTTGCAATTCGACCCTGTCACCGGTTTGGTAACACAGGCTGCTTCGTCCCAAAAATTCAAACAAAATATTCAAACTCCTTTGGAAGGTGAAAGTTCCGACATTTTGGATATGAAAGTTTGTACATACGAAATAGATGGTCAAACTGACCACGGAGTAATCTCAGAGGAAATTCCGGAAAAGTACGCCACCTTTGACGTCAAAGGGCAAAGGAACGGCGTCAAGATGTTGAGGGTCATCATGTCCCTTCTTTCAGAGATCCAGGTGTTGAACGAACAACTTTCTCTCGTTGAGGAGAACGCATAAAAGAAGAGCATTTTCTTTTCTCTCAAAAGAAAATTCAGAAGTAATATGACCACAAACTTTGAAACTCGCAGGGAGCTTGTCGTCTCGAAAAAGTTTGTCATCCCTGTCGTTCCTTCTTTGGCCGCTGCATCTGACGCGACAGCAGGTTCCATCGTTTTCGACTCTTCTTCCGGGAACATGAACGTTTCCACAGGAGAGGCATGGTCGGCTTCTGGCCTTCCAGCCGCGACTGGCACTGTTCGAGGTCTCGTTTTCGGTGTGACAGATTCCAACATCGGAGAGACGACTTCTCTTGGATACTTGTCAAACAGCGCTGGTTTCGGTTCGACCTTTGTTGGCTACGCGTCTGGAGACGGTGCTGGTGGCGTCAGCGATTGCACTGCTGTGGGTCATTCATCCATGTCAATCGCTGGAATCGGCCCTCAGTGTGTGGCTGTGGGTGTCAACGCTGGAAGGGCGGTAGGTTCACAAAACATCTCTGTCGGTGTCAATGCGCTCAACGGAGCGACAGGAAGCAACAACATCTGCTTTGGCTTGGGTGCGGGCCAGGGCATGGCAGGCTCTGGAAATATTATTTATGGAGCGAATGCAGGAGACGGAATTGTGGGAAGCGTCACGAACAACATCGTCGTCGGCTTCCAAGCAGGAAGGGCAGGAACGACGGCGTCTGGAAACATCGCCATCGGACCAAACGCTTCTCCGGATCTCGGAACGACAACAAACTGTATCAGCATCGGCTCTGCCGCGACTTGCGGAACTTCAGGAACTGGCCGCATCGCTCTCGGAACTTCTGCCGCTTGTGGTGTCGACAATGAAATGACCATCGCTCCCACAATCACACAATGGAGAAGTCTTGGTCTCGCTGCTGCCGCTGCCGCAAACACTTTGCAAATTAATCCCGCGACGGGTATCATCACACAGGCGGCTTCATCCAGAAGATTCAAAGAAAACATTCGCGATCTCGAAGTCGACACAGAGAAACTCCACGAGCTTTCTCTCAAAACGTACAACTACAAATCAGATGGGAAAAAGGACCATGGTCTCATCGCGGAAGAGACGTTTGACATCATTCCGGATATCGTGACGCTCGACGCAGAGGACAAACCGCACGGCATCAAACATTTGACTCTCACGATGCTGTTGCTCGCCGAATTACAAAGTCTCAAAGCTCAGGTTCAAGAGCTCCAATAAAATATTTTCTCTGATAAATATTTTTAATGAGTAGCACATCAAACTCTGTCATCAAAAAGGAGTTTGTCGTTTCAAAGAGATTGGTGGTTCCGGTTCTTGCAAACGCAGCAGCAGCCACCGTTGCGACGCCAGGTTCCATTGCGTTCGACAACACAACACAGTCTCTCGTCGTTTCTGGCGGTTCAAGCTGGGTCACGCCGACTGCCGCAGCCGCAACACCGACGGTAAGAGGAACTGTTTTCGGCACCACACAAAGTGTCTCTAATGCGTCTGTCGGTCTCGGGAGCAACATCGGCGTCGGCACTGGAACAAACACTTTTATCGGAAACAGAGCGGGAGTGGGAAATGCCATCGGCCAAACTTCATTGACGGGTGTGGGAGAACAAGCGTTTTTTTCGACTCAGAACGTGTTGAACAAAACTGTCGTCGGAAAGAGCGGTGGAATCTCGGGGTCGACTGGAGCAAACTCGACGGGAATAGGAAATTCCGTCTTCCGTATCATGACTTCAGGTTCGAACAACAACTGCGCTGTTGGCACGGAAGCTCAGTCGACCACAACGGGTTCGGGAAATTGTTCTATTGGAGACCTTACGATGAGCCCCGCTTCGACGTCGAATTCGACAAACAGTGTCGCCATCGGCCACTCACGTCTTGCCTCTGTGTTGACCACGACCGCATCTTCCGTCATCAACATCGGCTCTGGAACAGTTTGGTCTCCAGGAACGACAGGCTCAATAGGTGCCACGTTCATCGGAAACGGAGGAACTCTAACAAACAACACAACGGGAACTTTCGCCCTTGGAAGTGGCGGTTTTGCAGGCACAACTCCATCACAAACGTTTGCAGTTTCAGACAACATCACACAATGGAGGTCTTTGGGTCTTGCAGTTTCCGCCTCTGCAAACGTTCTCCAATTCGACCCAGCCACAGGTCTCATCACACAGGCAGCTTCGTCCCAGAGATTCAAAGAGAACATCGGAGACGCTGAAGATTTTTCGAGCGATATCCTGGAACTCAAAGTTTGTTCTTATGAAATAGATGGTCAAACTGACCACGGAGTCATTGCGGAAGAAGTTCCTGAATTTTTTGCCACCTTTGACGCAGAAGGGCAAAGGAACGGCGTGAAGCATCTCCTCTTCACGATGGCCATTCTCTCAGAGATTCAGAAACTTCGAGAGCAAGTAAAGTTTTTGAGAGAACAAAGAGGCATCTAAAATATTTTTATAAAAATATTTGGTATACACGAGACATCAGAAAGTTCATACATTTCCTGTCTTTCTCTGCGAGCGCTTCTTTTGGGGGCAGTGACTCCATCGGCGCTTCAAAAACTTGAAATTTCTTTTTGTCCGTGAAGAGAACAACAAGTAGCCAAAGAAAATTCACGGGTCATCCCAACAACAAAGAGCACAAAAGTTCAAAAGATCGCCGAGACTCAAGAACGAAAAAACGTGCTGGGTGATTTCGTTGGGGAGGTACTGCATTTTGAAGCGAAAGAAGAATTTTCAAAGCCCTTTGGAAAGTTCGATGTTTTAAATATTTTTAAGAAATTCTCTGAGGTCTGTCTATAGATACGCCGATGATGACGATGGTGAAAACAGAACACAGAAACCAAAGAAGGGCGCCAGCCAAGAACAAAATAGCAAGTTCAAAATCTTGCATTTTGTAATGTCTAGAAATAGTCAGATACTGCAAGGGCTTCAGATCCAAAAATCCTTGATTCTTCCTTTCACGCCCGTACCGAGGAACGCCTCAACAGGAAACATTTTCGTCCAACAAAACACAGGAGACCTTTACGTTCGAGATTCGAACGCGCAAACTCTTGTTGTCGGCGGCGGAAGTGTGCCATTCGACCCTTCGTATTACATCTCCACAACAGGTTCTGACTTGAACAACGGCTCCCTCGCCTCTCCCTTTGCGACTTTTCGAAAGGCATTTGAAACGGCCACGAGAAGAGGTTGGATGAACACATGTTCCATTCGTTTCCTTCCCGGAACGTTTCAGATCGGGGATGGAGCGACCCTGAGCTATGCGGTTTCAGGGGGTACAAAAACCGGTGCTTTGACCATCTATGGAAGTTCGACACAGTTGGTCGCTCCAGTCGCGGGAGCGGGAGCGGTTTTCAATCCGGCGCTCATTCAAACGGACATGACATACACTCCTGGCGGGTTGACCCCTGGAGCGCTCACAGGAAAGTTTTTGCATTTCCTTCCCACATCCTCAGCATATTTTGCAGACACATTTCACCCCATCGTCGACAACACAGCGGGAATCATCAGCGTCTCTTCTCTTTTCTCCTTGCCCGTGACGGCAGCAGATACTTTCGAAGTCGTCGAAAGCACAACACAGCTGATAACCGACCAAGCGCTCCTTCTTGTGACGGTAGACAGACCTATCATTTTCAGGATGCTCAAGATAGACTCTGGTTCTGCGAGCTTCAACTCCACCATAAGTTTGATAAATTTCCAGGCATGCTATCTTTCAAGCACAAATCCAGCGACAGAAGGCTTCAACTTTAGCACATCGAGGGTGGTGTTCACAGACATCGTTCGTCTTGTTCTTGATCCGTCCAATCAAATGTTTGCGAACGGTTCGGTGCTTGATGGGGCGATAGTAAACCACCAGTTTTCGCAGCTCTCGATACATTGCGGGAATTTTGTGATAAATTCTGTAATATCTTTCGAAGCTTCGAAGGTTGTGATCCTTGTGTTGCATGGTCAAAATTCGGAAGTTTTGACTGCAAGTTCTACCGGAATCATCACACTGGCAAGTTTCATCGGGCAACGACCGGGTCAGCCTCAACTTTTCATCAGCGGTTCGGCGGCGGTTAACATCTCACAGGTCGCTTTTTCGAGCACTCCTGGCATTGGTCTTCTCGGCCAAAATGCGAGAATAAACGTCGAGAGTTGCAGTTTCGACACGTGTGGCTTCGGAATCTTTGGTTCTCAGTCGGACCTGTTCGTCACAAACAGCAGTTTCAATGCTTGTACGTCACCCATGTCTTTTGAAAGGGCATGCAGGGTCTCGTTGGATAATATTTCTGGAACGAACGCGGGCTCAACAGTGTTAACACTTGCAAGCGGAAGCAATGGAGTGGCAACAAGTTCTGTGACTATTTCGGGACTAAACGACTTCAAAATTGGCTCCAACGCTGCCGTTGCTTCCCCAGGTTGGCCGTCTTTGGTCGGCGGAGGGTCCGCGCTTCTGTCTGACTATGGCGCTTTGAGCCCACAATTTTGCACATTGCAAGCCGTCTAAAAATCTTTTTGTTCCATGGCTCCAGAATATTTCTTTCGCAAAAGAAATATTATTTCACTGGCCCTTCTCCACCAAAAATCCATCCGGATTTTCAAAATACAGCAGGTCGTCTGGCATGTCTCCTTGATGTTCTTTGCAACAATGGTAGAAGCGGTTCTCGACTTTGTGAAATCCCATTACGCTCGGAAGGTGCAGAACGTTTGATCTGTGTTCTTACAATAAAACCCTTGACGAGACGTCTCTTCCTCGTAGATGGCGAGAATTTTTCTACCCTTTCCCGTAAGAGTAGATTGTCTCTGAGCCGTTTTCCTGTGTGTGGACATGGTAGTTTCTGTCTCCGATATATCGCACTCTGCGAGAATGGCCGTTCCAATCCTTTCGAAAACCTTTGCTGTCGTGCTTCCAGATTCCGCGACACGTTCCCCGTTTTTGTAAGTCCCGGATTCGACGAATCCGTTCTCGGAAACTGTCATATGAAAACCGGAAAGAACTCCGTGTGAATAGGTGAAAGCTGTGGCTTTTTCTCCAAAGAAAGTAAGGCAAAAGCCGTGAAGCACTCCAGCAGGAGAGATATGAAAACACCCTTCTTCGATAGACAGAGGAAGAGTTCCATACTTTTTGCGGACGAAGCGCATGTCTTGTTCGCGAATGAGCTGATGATAGGTCGAACACGTTTGCGCAAAAGCGTTGATGTGCTTGACCAAAGGGAGGAACGAAACGATGTGAGAACCAATCTCGAGAGGAAGATGTTGAAACTCCATATTTTTTGCGAGTGAAAGAAAAATTGTTCTCCCGAAGGGTCATTTTCTCTTGCAAAATATATTTGAGATGAACGAGCCACAAAAAGAGACTGTTGTTCGGATGTTGGCAAAGGCTTGGTCCATCCACAATATTCCTCCTTTTGTCGAAAGGGGAGAAGACGGGAAAATCTTAAGAATCCGTTTCTTGAGGAACGACAAGGATTTGATACATCCTCTTTGTTGGTGCTTTCAAGAAGGGTGCGAGAACTGCGAAAAGACGAGGGAACGAGAAGAGAACGAAATGTTCAGATGCAGAATGACGTGCTCTGAAATAAAAAAGTGCTATCTTTGTGCCTGATAAAATATTTTTAGATATTTTATAGTTGAATGCCGTGCTGCTGAATGATATCGCGAAGAAATTCGAGTTGTTGCCTTTGTTTTTCAAAGTCTTCTTTTTCTTTTTGAACCTCTTCCTGTCTCCTTTTGCGGTACTCTGTCTGCTTTTTTAGGATGTCATCTTTGTGTCGTTTATAAGAATCTCTGGCAGTTTGTCTCACTTTTTCTCTGTTCTTTTCTCTGTACCTTTTTGCGGCTTCGAGATGGGCCTTTTTGGCCTTCTCCTCTTTTTCAGAGGACATGTTCATCATTGTATTACTTCAGGGATGTAATACAATTTTTTATCATCAAAGAAACTTTGATGATGATATTTAAAGGAAAAGAAACGAGCCCGTAATGGAACGTCCCGGACAAGAGATTATTCCATCACAGACTAACGATACCTTCTTATCCCTTTATACTTTTTGCGAGCCCAAAACTTTCTCTGATAGAACATGCCTTATTTGCCAAGAGAAGTTTTCCTCAGACGAACAAGTCAAGAAACATTTTCGTTCAAAAGAACACATCCAGAATTTCTCCTTGCAAAACAAACTCCCTCATCAAACGGCGGAATGGTGGGATTTGTTCGAAGGAGAGAACGAAATTCAACATTTTTTGAGGATGGATATCGCAACGACGATCGGTCCTCTCCCTTCGTATATCAAGTGCATCTTTGCAAAAGGAATATTATTCGGGAATCTCTGGGAAGTCATTCCCAGAGATTTTTGACAATGGGAATTCCGTAATCTTTGATATTCTCAAGCAAAAGGTTTTTCCAATTTATCCTGTCGTTCCATACATCTTCCTGCAAAATACGAAGAACAGAATATCCGTTTTTGATAGCACATTCTTCCTTATATCTGTCTTTCTTTTGTTGTTGTTCCGGGGTCTTCCAATTCGATACTTGCTTGTAGTGCTGAATACCATCCAATTCAATAATTGTTTTTGAAACACAAAAGTCAAAAGGAAGAAAAGTGTTCTTTTCTGGGTTCTTGCACCACGAAGTTCTGAACTGATGAACCGGTTCAACAAATTGTTCTTCGAGAAAAGAGAAGAGCTTCGCTTCGGTCTTGTTTTTGCACTTGGGACACCAACTACCGGAAGAGATGTGGTGGAGAGAAGAGCAGAATTTGTGTTTCTTTTCGCATTCGAACCAAAACTTTTTACGTGAACTTGCAAACACCTCCCTTGGACTTTTCTCGTTCCTTTCGGTGCTCCAAAACCTTGCCTTGTCGGAGGAAGCGAAGCTCTTTTCAAAGCACATATCGCAATCACTTGAAGAGCATAGTTTTTGGTTCGAACAAAAGGGGCAAAACGTCCCGTTCGAGACGCTGTCCAATCTTGTTTCGAAGCCGTGTTCGCACGTCCCGCATCGAAACCAAAACTTTTTGTTAGAACTTGCAAACACCTCCCTTGGACTTTTTTTGTTCTTTTCGGTGCTCCAAAACCTTGCCTTGTCGGAGGAAGCGAAGCTCTTTTCAAAGCATGTTCCGCATTCATTTGAAGGACAGAGTCTTCTGTTCGAACAAAAGGGGCAAAACCGCCCATCAAGAATGTTATTTAATGTCGCTTCAAAACTGTGTTTGCATTCGCACCTAAACCAAAACTTTTTATTTGAGCCCAGGAACACTTCTCTGGGACTTTTCTCATTCCTTTCGACACTCCAAAATTTTGCCTTGCTGGAAGAAGCAAAGCTTTTTTCAAAACACGTTTCACATTCGTCCAAAGAGCAGAGTTGTTTGTTCGAGCAAAAGGGGCAAAAACTCCCATTCGAGACGTTGTTCAAAATAGCTTCAAAACTATGTTTGCATGTTCCGCATTCGAACCAAAACTTTTTATTGCTGGTCCTCGGTATCAAGAAAGGGCTTCCATACTCTTTTTTCAGATACTTTGACTTTTCATGCGAAGCGAAACTTCGTTTAAAACAAAACTCGCATTCCTCTTTTCCACAGAGTCTGCTCCTTCCTTTTTTTGTTCCACAATTCATCTCGTTTCTTCTCTTCGTATTTTCCAACTCAAAAACATTGTTCTTCTTTGGTTTTCGAAAACACAACAAATATTTCTTTTGCGAAAGAAATATATGGAAAGCACGCTCCAGGATGATACGTCATGTAGATACCGGATTTGCAACTCTGTTTGGTTCTTGAGTTGGTCTCCTTCGAAAGAAGAGTCGACGAAGGCAAGAACGTCGAGAGGAGAACAGAAGCTCAAAGGACCACAATATTACGCTCATCTCTTTGCGAGAGGAAGGTCTGAATTCTTTGCATGTTGCCAACTTCCTTGGTTTGGAGGAGCGAGAGGTTTTGGAAGTTTAATCTCAAGGAAGAAAAAGACCATTACCACAGAAATATATTTCTGTGGGTATCTTTACCGTTAAGTTTCGGGTGAAGGAAGACCCACCAAAATGTGTTTTTGACACTTTTCTATATATACGGGTCTTCCTTCACCCTCGGGAATGTGGATGGACTATCCATAAAATATCAAAAATATTTTATTGGTTCATCTCGACCAAAGGAATAAAAATTTCTCCATCGCTTTGTATTTCTTCGCCAAATCTCCAGGTGGCACAAAATTTGACAGAAAGAGAGAAATTTTTCTTTCTGCTCGTCTTTTTGATGGTGAACCCGAATAAATATCTGAGCTGTCCGTTCAGCCATCTCAGGAAAAATTCTGGCTTTGCTGGTATCGTCCCAAAGAGGCTGACGAATATCTCTTTGTCTTGGTTCATCCTTCCAAGCGCACACTCTTTTTGATATATTTTTAACAGGAAAACACACAAAGCGCGAAAATTGTCGGTCCGTAAAACATATGGATGATTGACCCACAAGTTCCGAATATCTGACAAAAAGTAACGAAAATTTGCCTATTCGTAAAACATATGGATGATTGACCCACAAGTTCTGAATATCTGATGTTCTCGTATTTTTTGACATATTTTTTCTTCCACCCTCTTTCAAATTTTTTTCGAGTGAAATTTGAAGTTTTGTCAGATATTCGGAACACATGGATGAGTGAACCACAAGTTCTCTGTTCTCATGTTTTTCATTGTCTTTTTTGTCAGATATTCGGAACTTGTGGTTCAATCATCCACATGTTTCCACATCAACACAAGTTTCCCATTTTTCCTTTGCCTCTTCTTTTCGAAGATTTTGCCAGCCGTTTTTCCAAACACGTTCGCATTTGGAATGTTCTTGTACCCGTTAGCCTGTGCCCAAGTCACAAAATCTTGATATACTTCCGAAGCAGAGAACCATCCATCTTCATCTTTGTCGTATTCCTCTGCTGAGAAGTCTTCCAAAAAGAGCTGAGAAACGTTCTTTGAGTTGTTTCGACATTCCTTTTTCAAAGAGGTCTCTGGAATGTTCTTGATGTCCACTCCCTTCCAGTCAACAAGGAATTTGATAAAATGTCTCGCTCTTTTGTCTGAACAACGGAACATCGCATATCTCCTGTCCGACTGTTCGATCTTGACTGAAAAGGTGTTATTTGTGGTCAAAAGAAAGTTGACGAAACTCTCCTCTTCGGTTGTTTCAACTCCCTTTCGCTCAATCTGGACGGTCTTTTCCGTGATAAGATGTTTTATTACGTCAAAGGACTTGTGATATGCTCCAGCGTCAACCTGGTTCATTTCATCCAGAACGACCAAAAGTTTCTTGTCGAGGACAGAGTTGAAACGATGAACCACCCTCTCGATGTCTCCGATGCATTTGCCAAGTTTTCTCCCAAAGACTTTGTCCAATAAAAAGTCTGTAATTATTCCCTTTCCTGCGCCTTGGGCTTCACTGAGAATGACAAGGGCGACACCAGTTTTTTCTCTTGGATTTTTGATGATATGCGACAGCCATGAAAGGATATATTCGTAATTTTCTTTTGAACTGTCCGCCCAAACTCCGAATAGATGGTCGAGAAGAGGTTGTATTTTCTCTCTGTCGACCCCTTCGTCGACAGGTTGAGCTTTGAAACCCTCGAATGTGTTGATGTACTCGACAGGCAGACGGGAGTCATCTTCTTCTGGAGAAAAAGGGAAGAAACAGAGTCCGTGAACGGTGAAGCTGAGATGATTCTCTTGGAAGAAACTAGCCAGTGAAATGGGGAATAGTTCTTTGGCGCCTTCCACTTCAAGAAAGAATTTCATCGCTGCGCTTTTGACGAATGAACTTTTGTGAATTTTGAAACATTCATCCTTGTTTGCTTTGACGACAACGTTTCCGCTCCCAGGCACATAAGCAAAAACACGCCTCATATTCGGGATGATATCGTCCCTCATCTCCTCTTTGTTCTTGTAGACTTTCCCAGAGAATTCCATCGAAAAATTTGCCCAATGCCAACGGTCGCTCGGGTCGATGAGACAAGGTAAAAACCCATTTCTCGCTTTTTTCTTCCTTCCAACAAGAAGGATTCTTCTTTGTTCTCCGTTGTTGTTTGATGAACGACATTTGAGCCAAGTGTTTCTTGGTCCCATCGAAATATAGGGAGAGTTGAGGTTCGAACTGTTATCGTGCTCTCTGTCGCAAATGGGACAATGCCAAGGACAAACCATTTGAAAGTTGAGGAAAAAGTTGCTGTTTGTCTGTGTCATTCCCTTGTACTCGAGGCTTTCTTCGGCTCCGGGAAGTTTGTAGAGTGTTCGCAAAGCTTTCGCCTCCCGTTCATCGGAAGGAGGAGACACGTCCTGTGTCATGCATATCCTGGGAATGGAAGAATCTGCCAAAGAAGGGAGTCTTTCACACCCCTCGACATCACAAACAAACAGTTTTGCATCTTTGGTGAGTTTTCTCTTGATGGATTCCATACCCTTCCCTTTCTTCATGCATCCTGCGAGTCTCAGGCATTGCCATGAACTGTAGACTCGTGTGTCCAGAAATTCGTCATATCCGTCTCCTCTTTCTTTCAGGGAACAACAAACCCTGCGAGTGAACTCTTTCGCATCCTCCTTGTTTGAGAAACAATAGGTGTTGATGTACACATGGAAGCTGTCCTTTATGTTTGTGGATGAAGTAAAGGTTGAAAACTCATCGTCCGATAACTTCTTTTGAAAACACTCTACAAAGATATACTTTATTTCTCGAATCACAGCAGCCAGAATTTTTTCTCCCCTTCCTCCTTGTTCGTCACCTTTCCTTGGAGCGTCGATGTCGAAATACGGACATCTCAAGACAGAGCCCGGAATCACCTCATAGAAATTCCTCTCTAAATGTCCCAGCTTTTTGACAAAACAGAGTGCCTCTTTTCTTGTGGAGAAAGCACAGCACAGTTTTCCTCCCCCATCATTGATGTCCTTTGCGACGATGCAGCAACCCCTTTTCGGTCTGAGTGACCTTGTTTCAAAACATTCTGGGTAAAAACAGTAGAGATAAGGTTTGTTCACAAACGACTTTCCGAATACGGACACTTGAGTTAGAGTTTCAGTATGATGAGAGTCGGCTTTTGACGGGATGGCGCTCATTGTATTGGGATTCTCAAGCCTCTTAATACATGTCATAAAATATTTTATGACATAAAAATCAGCAAAAATTATCACAAGTAACACATCAAACAGAAGAAATGTCCACAAAGACACCCATGAGTGGCAAAGAGAGGTCCAGAAAACACAGGGAGAAGAACAGGCAAAGTACAAGGGACAGTGCCAAAGCTTGGTATTGGAGAAACAGGGATGCGGTCATAGCAAAGAGACTTGAAAAACAGGAGCAACAAAAAAAGATGGAGGAAGAATTCCAGGCGCAAAAAGAGGAACTGGAGAGGCTTCGCTCTCTCGTTGGTCAAAATTCGTAAAATGTTTTTCGAGCGCAAAAAAGATATTTGACGTCCTCCTTGAAAGGTACACGCAAAACTGGAGTGTTTTACACCGCCGCCAACTTTCTAAAAATATTTTATTACAAATATTTTTATGTTCTCGCGTCATCTCCGCGTCTCAAAAGAGGAAAAGCTTCGAATAAGTCCAAAGCTCGAACTCTCAGATGGTCTTTTTGAACTGAAAGAACCTTGAAAACGCACTTTCCTCCAAAGTCGATAAAAACATCGTTCTCGGGAAGCTTGCCGATTCTTCTCAAGAATCGGCTGCCACAGAATCTTAGCACGGAACAGTGAGTGTATTCCTTCTCCAGTTTTACTGTTTCTTCCAGAACCACAAAAGTCTGCCCAGGGTGAATGTCAGGTGAATATGTCCAAAGATTGTGGTGAGGAAGAACAAACGTGTACTTGTCAAACGGAAGGCGAAAATCTTCTCCTTGTATCCCCCCCTTAACTTACCTTAGAAACATTAAAAAGGAATCCGAATTACAGATTTTTTAAATTGATTTTGGATAACAGCTCATCCTTGGTTAATTTTCTTTTACCCATAGAACTAGCTCAATATAGAGAAGCTTTAAGTTTTGCTCAATTTGGTAGTGATCTAGATGAAACAACTAAAAATTTATTATCAAGGGGTAATATGTTAACAGACAGTACAATCGATTTACCAGTGGTATACATTTCTCAATCCTCTCGTACAAAAGAAACATTTTTTTAGTTTTTACAAAATGACAGATAGGAACCGAACTGTCTCACGCATGAAAATCCACTATTACTAGTGGCATGGACTATATCTTCATCCATAAAAAAATTTATTATGGAGTTAACGTATTATAAACCGACGTAGTTTTTCGTAAACAAAGCTACATCATCAAAGCTGTTTATTGCTAGAATAGGGTATTTTACGTTACAGGTGAAATGTCCTAGCTCAGTTCGAGAATGTCAGGTGAATATGTCCAAAGATTGTGGTGAGGAAGAACAAACGTGTACTTGTCAAACGGAAGGCGAAAATCTTCTCCTTGTATCCCCCCCCCCACCATTCTTCGAGGTCGTCTGTGTTCTTTGGAAGGTGTTCTCTCGTTCTCCAGTTCGCGATGCTGTCGTCGAACGACAGTTCCATATGAATATGTCCAAAGATTGTGGTGAGGAAGAACAAACGTGTACTTGTCAAACGGAAGGCGAAAATCTTCTCCTTGTATCCCCCCCCCACCATTCTTCGAGGTCGTCTGTGTTCTTTGGAAGGTGTTCTCTCGTTCTCCAGTTCGCGATGCTGTCGTCGAACGACAGTTCCATATCTGGTGCTTCTACACAAGCGTATGTTTCGTTTTCCGGAACATTAAAACCTTCGCTATAGAGCTTAAAATGATGAATAAGTGATTCCATTGAATACTTCATGTCAGTTAAAAAATAAAGAGGAAGTTAGTTTGATAAAAAACATTAAACCTAATAAAACGACAAATATATAATTATATAAAAATCCTGTTTGAAACGAACTGAATATAATGTTACCTGTTTTTGTTCTGGGTTTTTATTCTAATTTTAATTATTTTGTTAAGCATATTTCTAACTCCTCTAAAACTTTATTACATGTGTTAGAAGGGTCACATTGATTGAGTGCTAAGATTTCAAAAAAATTCTCGTCCAAGCCGATATTTTTGATAGGAGATTCCTCCTCTTTATTAAAAGGATCTTTAATTGTGCCATTATTCAATTTTACTAATGTGATTTGCGATAATTCAGGATGACCAAAAAATCAGAATAAATGTTGATAAAGGATAGGATCGCCTCCGCCTGATGGATCAAAAAAGCTAGTATTAAAATTTCTATCAGTTAAAACAGTTGGTTTATCATTTTTTTAATTATTTTTCAGTTAATAATAATTATTACATATATGATTCTATAACTCGTAATTCGAAAATTATGTCATTATGTTTTAATAAGTTTAAAATGAAGGGGTACAATTTTTTCTAGTTTTATTTCTTATGGAGGCTAGTTTTACCTTAAAGTTTAAAATTCCGCTTTTGCGCAAATTTTAATGTTTATATTTTCAATATACAATAAATAATAAATTGACCTTAATACAGGCTTGCTTAAAAAATAAGGTCGACATTTCTAGATTTTGTTTTCATGAAAAATTATCTATTGCAGGTAATTGTCGTATGTGTTTGGTGGAGGATTTAAAACAAGTTAAACCTTTAGCCTCCTGTGTCAAGAATTAGTATGATCGTTTAAGCATAACAGAGAATCATAAAAAATAAAAAGAACGGATAAAGACACCATAAAAAAAATAAAAAACTTGCTAAACTTAAAAAAAGAAGAGTCAGATGTCGACTTTATAGAAGCAAAAGTTAATAAATTCTTAGATAGCGTGTTGATATAAGGAGCAAAAATAGAGTGAACTAATTTTATCAACTTAGGGGTATTATTAAATGGTAATTTATGCATAGATAAACCAGGTACTCTCATATTAAATATCGTAGTAATAAAGTTTATAGCGCCTAGAAGAGAAGATATACCTGCAAGATGTAAACTAAATATTGCTAAATCGACGGAACCGCCGGAGTGAGCTACAATAGAACTTAACGGCGGGTAAACTGTTCAGCCGGTTCGAATATCCACCCGTATATTACTATGTAGTGAATCTAAAACGTCTATTGAATTATAACTTTTTAACTCCCAAGGCCTTGATGTAAAAGCAAATGGTTTAGAAGTTAAAGCGCCAAAAATTATTTTTTGGAAACATTGATATTTCAATTACAAACAATACAATAATTTTATTTGTAATCCTTATAGGCTTTACATTTTTATTTTATGTAAATTATTCAACTAATACTTATATTGTAGCTATTTTGGTAGGCTCTTTATCCTTAACTGGATTTCCGTTTTTGACCGGTTTCTATTCTAAAGAAGTAGTTTTAGAGATAGCATTTTCTAAGTTTTCGATTAATAGTTTTTTTATTTATTGATTATATTTACATTTTTATTTTCTTTTGAGGAGCTTTCTTTATTTCTTGCTTATTAATTTTTCTTTCATATTTCCTGGTTTATCAGGAATCAGATATCGAAAAAAATTCTGCATATGAGTGCGGCTTTCAGCCATTTGAGGATACGAGGAGCAAATTTAATGGCTTAAAATTTTTTTTTAGTCGAATACCCATATTTAGATAATTTTTTTTTTCTCTCAAAGCTTTCTTTTCAACTAAAATCGTATTTACCTTTTATTAAAGTATAACGAACACCAGGTAGTGATTTACAAGATCAGTCAGTAGTTTTTGGGAGTGATAGGGGCCGGTTTTATGAATTTAAACGCTCTGTAGAGGATAAGGATTGTGGCCCGCTCATTAAATATTTCAATAATAATAATTATCAGGATAATCGGGGATCCTTCGTGGCATACCCGCTAAACCAACGAAATGCATCGGGAAAAATGTTAAATTAACGCCAATCTGTTTTTAACACTAATGTAATTTTACTATCTAATAACGAATATTATAAAAAAAAGAATAATAATAACGTTGTAGCCTTCTTTATCAGCTATTTCAAGTTTATTACTACTAGAAAAAGAAGACGTCTGTTTAGAAGCAACTAATATATAAAATGTTAAACTTTGTAATTCAATTATAAAAAATAAGCTAATCAGATCATTAGAGTTCAATATTAATAAGCTGCTATAAGCAATTACTTATAGGTGTAACAGAATAGAGGGTAGCGACTGTTTACTAAAAACACAGGACTCCGCTAAGTTGTAAAACGATGTATAGGGTCTGACAC